TAATGTGGATTAAAGAGTTCGTGCATTGACTTCGAAAGTGCAAGTAATCATTAATCATTAATCTTTACTATTAATCTACTAATCATTAATTAATAAGTTAATCATTATAATTAATCGAACAATCCATAAATCATCAATCATTATAAAATCTCGTATCAGAGTTTTTTCTTTAATATATGGATTAGATTTTTAGAGCGAGCAGATATATTAGCAATATATCATGGAGGTCATGAGGTGAATAATCTTATGACCTCCTTTTTCTCCTCTATGATATATGAAATAAGAATGTGGTTTTCGAATCACATTCTTTTTTTGTATTCCTTGTATAATATTGTTAGTCATTCTATTTTAGAATATGTATAAATATAGTTAGAAAAAGAAAGGTGTAGACAAAATATGGAAAGAGTGACGGTCTATGATAAGCTATTAGAAGATAGAATTATTTTGTTAACAACAGAAGTTAATCCGTTATCGGCTAATGACATTAAAGCAAAATTATTATATCTTGAAGCAGAAGACCCAGATGCAGATATTTATCTGTATATCGATAGTCCTGGTGGCGAAGTGCATACTGGTCTTGGTATTTACGATGTTATGAATTACATTAAATGTGATGTAAATACAGTATGCATTGGTGAAGCATGTTCCATGGGTGCTTTTTTATTGTCTAGTGGGACTAAAGGTAAACGATATGCATTACCTAATTCTCAAATCATGATACATCAAGTATCGGCTGGTACTCAAGGTAAAGCAACAGACATGGAGATTTCTTTAAAACATGTCCTTAACTTAAAAAATAAATTAAGTGAAATTATTGCTAAGAATACTGGTAAAGATATTGAACAAGTTAAAGCTGATATGGAGCGAGACAAATGGCTTACAGCTCAAGAAGCTCTTGAATATGGTTTAATTGACGAAATAATGGAGGTGCGTGAATAATATGGCTGAAGATATTGCAGAATTAACATGTAGTATTTGTGGTAAACATTCTGAAGAAAACCCGAATCTTGTAATGCTTCGCACGAAAGATGTAGTTATTTGTTCTGATTGCATCCATAAAATGTATGATGCGGTAACTCCTAATATTCCAGTCCAAACTCTTGAAGGGCAAATGTATCAACAAGAAGAATTAGAAGAACAATTATTTTTAGACACATTAAATATTACACCGCAAGAAATTAAAGAACATTTAGACCAATATATTATCGGACAAGATATGGCTAAAAAAATGTTAGCTACTTCTGTATATAATCATTATAAAATGATTAAAATGAAAATTAATAATCCAGATAATCAAGATATGCAGGAATTAGGTAAAAGTAACCAGATTTTATGCGGCCAAAGTGGATGCGGTAAAACAGCACTTGTTAAACATATTTCTAAGATTTTAAATGTTCCATTTACGATTGCAGATATTACATCTTTCTCTCAAACTGGTTATGCAGGTCGAGATGTAGAAACTATTCTAAGAGATTTAGTATCTGCGGCAGATGGTGATATTGAAAAAGCAGAAGTTGGTATTGTGTATATCGATGAAATCGATAAAATTTCTCGTAAACAAAAAAAAATTGCTACTTCTGCTGACCCAGCACATGAAGCTGTTCAACAAGGATTATTAAAATTAATTGAAGGTTCTGTCGTAGATGTTCCTAAATCTGGTGCTCGATTAAATCCAACGCAAGAAACAATTAAAGTAAATACAGAAAATATTTTATTTATTATGTCGGGAGCCTTTGAGGGTATCGAAGATATTATTAAAAAACGTCTAGGTACAGATAAAAATAAAATTGGATTTGGTACTAAAATGAATTCTAATAAAGAGGATACTGTAGAAGAAAAAAATAAAATTATTAATAGTATCACAGTAGAAGATTTAAAAGAATTCGGTATGTTACCAGAATTTTTAGGACGTGTACCAGTTGTATGTCCAATTGAAAGTTTGAGTGAAGAAGATTTAGTTAGAATTTTAACAGAACCAAAAAATGCATTAGTAAAACAATATCAATTGTTATTTAAAGAAGATGGGTTCGATTTACAATTTTCTAAATCTGCTTTAATTCAAATTGCACATGAAGCGATTGAACGTGGCACAGGTGCTCGCTCTTTGCGTGGCGTCATGGAAAGAGTACTTGGTGACGTTATGTTCGATTTGCCATCTTTAGATAAGAAAGATGGTTTAATTATTTATGTCGATACTGTCGAAGTAGAAGATGAGGATAGAACAGATTGGCATATCGACCAATTAAAAGTATTAGAAGAAAAAAGTGAGGAAAAATAATGGCAACTATGACTGAGGCATTTCGTGCCTTTATTAATGAAGCAAATAAAAATTTAGGTATGGTAACTGAACCAGCCAAAAAAGCTGAAATTTGTGCATCTTTAGCACTGGCTATTGCAACTACTGGTCTTGTAACTGAAGTTCCAGAAGAAATAAAAGCTACTGTTGAATCTACTCCAGTTCAAGAAACTAAACCAACTGGTCATGAAGCATTAGCTAAAAAAAGTAATATTAAAGTCGAAGCTAAACCTGAAGTAGTAAAAGTAGAAGAACGTGACGTAACTGTTGACGATACTTGGGAAGATGAATATTGGATTAATCATTTTGCCAATGAATGTGAATATCTACAAAAAGCAGTAGAAGAATATGGTGAAGAAGAAGTTAACGAAGCTGTTAAATTATTCTCCCAAAGTAACTATCAATCTGTAGATGACATTCAACCATTTAATATCGTTGCATTCGTAACATATTTAAAAGAGCTCACTGAAGAAGCTTAATAGTATTTTTGTTTACAAGATAGAACATAATTTAGTATAATGTAGGTATACAAAAATTATGTTCTATTTTTGTACATATAATTTTTTAGGGTGAAAAGATACTTTAATTTTCACTAATCATTTTAAGTGCCCTAGATGGCAAGAAAGAGGTTTTTAAATGGCAGTACGCAATTCTGTACATCTCAATGGTTTTATTCCAAAATCTGAAAAATTCAAGATTCTTAGTAATGTAAATGAACAAGATATTCCTAAATCTTATTATCGTGGTTTCTTAAATGTTCGTCGTGGTTATAAAAATAAAGATGGTCAATACGATTATGATTTGATGCAAATTACAGCATTTGGCTATACCGCTAAATATCTTGTGGATTATGCACATCATGGTGACCAATTGATTATCGAAGGTGAACTTCGTCGTGGTGATGATTATGAAAAAGATGGTGAAGTGGTTCGTGGTCAACTATATGTATTAGTAAATGATGTAATCGTTGCAAATAATAGTGGCAATGCATCTACTACTACTACAACTGAAAGTGCACCGACAGCTCCAAAAGCTCCTAGTACATCTCCACTCAAAAAGAAACTTTTCGGTAAATAATAATAGAAAATCCCCTGGTCTTTATATCAAAAATATAGTATAATAAATGTGTCAGTAGATATATATTAAAAAATATCTATTGGCACATTTTTACATTAAATCATATATTTTTTAATACATAGAAAAAAGTATGATTTATTTTTTTTAAAGGAGGTGACAATAATAGATAATCAAGAATTAGAACGTTTACAACAACAGATGTATGATGAAATGATTGAAGCTCCGACAATTCTCGATGAGCAAATCAATGACTTAGCAGAACATCTTGGTAAACAATTAGTGTTTAAAGAAAAACAAAAAGTTAATTTTGAATTCTTAGAACATGTATATACGATTATGTATCGTAAAGATGTTGTTAATTTTAAACAAGTTATCTTAATGATTATTATTGATACATCAGAAATTAATCCTCAGACTAATTTGCCTCGAACATATAATATTAATGCTGAAATAGATAATAATTTATCTATGTCTGAGTGCTTACGGGCAACAGTCGCATCGTTTTTGCGACATCAAACAGGTAGTCTAAAAGCAGAACTGCTTGAAGATTAATATGATATGGATTAATGTTATCCAGTGAGATACAATCCATATATTTATTTATATTTTTTAATTCTTTAAAAAGGAAAGACAAAAATGGCAGAAGAAACTAAAATTTCTGTATTGCGGTATCCAGACAATGTACGTCTTAGAAAAGGTATGTATTTATCTTCTAAAGACCAATGTGTATTTGAAATTGTAGATAATTCAGTCGATGAATATGCTGCTGGATATTGTAAACAAATTGATGTATCTATGCTATGGGATAATGACGATTATATTGTATCTGTTAAAGATGATGGTCGTGGTATCCCAACTAAACCATCTGATGACCCAGAATGGAAAGGCTATTCTCAAGCAGAAGTAGCAATGACCGTTTTGCATTCAGGTGGGAAATTTTCTCAGTTAGATGGTGCTTACAAAACTAATACTGGGGGAATGAACGGTAGAATATATTAGATTTTAATGCTGTTTTAAAACTTTTTGAATTGCTGGAAACTCCTTAGAGCTTTAAAAGATTGGACAATCAGCAGCGAAGCTTTTTATATTAAAAAGAACGTTCAACGACTATTCCTTATGGAAGTACATTTAAGCAAATGGAAGCGGAAAGCTCTTTATTGAAAAAAATAATAAAGATGAAGATATAGTCTCAACATCTATAGAAATATAGAGAAGTTCATAAGAGAACTGCATAAGAAGTAGCGAGCTTATGTGAAGATATTGGTAGGTGCAAGTTGTGTTAATGCAGTTAGTGAAAACTTTTCATTATATATTAATCAAAATAATAAAAAATATAATGCAGAATTTTCTAAAGGTGTCATTACACAACGACTTAAAGTTGTTCCTTTTGAAAAAGATGAATCTAAAGATTCTGGAACAACTGTAATTTTTAAATTAGATAAAGAATTGTGGACGATTGAAGAATATGATATTAGTCATATTAAAAAACGTTTACGACAATTATCTTACTTAAATCCAGGTTTAACTATTAATTTTTCTTTATTGGAAAAAGATAGTGAAGAATTTAAAGAAGAAACATTTCATTGTCCAGAAGGATTAATTGGATATGTAAATAAAATTTCTACAGGCAAACAAAAATTAATTGATATCGTAGAAATGAATAAAAATCTTGTATATGCATCTACTACAGATAATCAAGAAAAAACTGTAGATGTAGATATTGCATTAGTGTATACAGACACATATTCTTCAGATGTTAAATCTTTTGTTAATAATGTAGCTACTGAACGAGGTGGCGACCATGAAACTGGATTTAAAATGGGTTTAAATTCTGCGATTAAAAAATATATCGATGAATATAAGCCAAAAGGAATTAAAAATATTGAATCAACAGATTCACTTGAAGGTCTTTTAACTATTATTTCTATTAAATTAAAAGACCCTAACTTTAAAGGGCAAGATAAAAGTAATTTAGGTATGCTCGAAATTCGTCATAGCATTAAATCTTTCGTAGAAGATTTCTTATATGATTATCTATGTAAAGATGAGAAGCGTACTAAAATTATTTTAGATAAAATTGCTCAAGCCGCTAAAGCTCGTGAAGCAGCTAAACGTGCAAGAAATGCTGCTCGTGGTATTAAAAATGCTACGGCTAGTGGTTATGTAGAAGATTTAGCTCCATGTTCTAATAAAGACCCAGAACAATGTGAAATCTTCTTTGTAGAGGGTAAACTGCTGAATTGCTCTCTTTAAACCTATTTAATTGCGGGAAAGATTTATTATATATTAATAACTAAATTAATGTGGTGACATATTAATGGCAAGAGTAACGACCAAGGTATAGTAACATCATTAATATAAAATTAATCCGCAGCGAAGTTTCTTTTTTATTTATAAAAAAAGAAAAACGTTCAGAGACTATCGAAAAGCATATATTATATATATGAACTGAGTAGAGTAGGGATTAGCATTTATCCCGAAATGGTGGGATTATTTTTAATAATAAAAATAATAAGATATAGTCCACAAATGGATTCAGCCGCTGGAACTTGTAAACAAGCACGTAATAATAAGTTCCAAGCAATTTTACCTGTCTTTGGTAAAATATTAAATGCAGAAAAATCTTCTCATGATAAAATTATAAGTTCCTCTAAATTAGTAGATATGATAAAAGTACTTGGCTGTGGTATCGGTCAAGATTTCGACATCTCTAAATTAAAATATCATAGAATTATTTTATTATCAGATGCCGATGTTGATTAAAAAAAGAATTAGTCGTCCTTGTAGGAATACAAGAGATTATGAGTACCCTAACGCTATTAAGCGGTGTATATTAATTAATAATATGCTTACGGTTGGAGTTGAATAAGGCAAAAATGCACGAAGGCGCTCCTATAATCAAGAGAACCTGATGAGCCAGAAATGGCTAGCAATGGCAATACCGTGCTAAGTCGATATTAAAATAATATCGTAAATGTGTAACGACTATAGAGGTGCTATCCAGAACGGATAAAAATGTAGTCTAGTCCCCTAACGAAGTATCGGGAAACCGAGGGTACATCGGGCAGTCATATTCAATGTTTACATATGACTAATTTCTATCGTATCATGCGTCCTATTATCGAAGCTGGATATGTATATGCTGCATGTCCTCCATTATTTACTTTGCATAAAAATAATGAAGTTAAGTATATTATTAATGCTGAAGAATTAGAAAAATTTGATACTGAAGGTTGGGTTATCAACCGCAATAAGGGGCTTGGAGAGCAAAGCCCGCAAGAGCTATGGGATACTACTATGAACCCTGAAACTCGTATACTTATACAAATTACAGTTGATGATATTGAAGATACTGAAGAAGCATTAAGTTTATGTATGGGCAAAGATGTAGACGCACGTAGAGAATTTATTTTGGAGGAATTTAAATAATGGAATTTCTTAATTCTCTAACTTTGTATGGCAAAGTTATTTCTAATGAGAAGGAATATGAGTTTGTAAATAAACTTGGTAAAACAATGGTATTTTACAAAATCATGTTAGAATGTATTCGTAAAAAAGATAGTGAAGTAATAGATATGATTCCTATTATTTTAGGGTATCCTCTTGCTAAAACTATTCAAGTTGGCGACTTGCTTCAAGTCGATGGTTCTGTTAGTAGTCGTAAAGCACAAGATGATGACGGTAAAAACATTATCGAAACGTTTGTGTTTGCAAACCATATCTTTAAAGTCAATGAAGATGAGTATGAAGAATATTGTACTCGTAATGAACATTTAATTAATGGTATCGTAACTAGAGAACCAAAAGTTAGACAAATTAATAATCATAATAAGATTGCTTCATTTGTAGTTGCTATTCATAGACCACATGAAAATAGCACTAAAGTTGTTAGTGACTATATTCAATGTGTTGCTTGGGATAATTTAGTTAATGATGTAGAAGATTTTAAAATTGGCGACGAAATTTCTTTGTGTGGTCGTTTCCAATCAAGAACCTACACTACTAAAGAAGAAAAAACTAGAACTATTCAAGAAGTAGTAATTAATGAAGCATCTTTATGGAAAGAAGAAGAGGCATTAAATAATGGCTAAAGAAGTATTTCCAATAGGTAATGTCATTCAAGTACCTTTTGCTGAACGTATGAAACAGCAATATATGGAATATGCTAAATATGTAATTAATGATAGAGCGGTTCCTGATATTCGAGATGGATTAAAACCAGTTCATCGTAGAATATTATATGGCATGAATGAATTAAAATTGTTTTCATCTAGTAAATATAAAAAGTCGGCAAAGACTGTCGGCTATGTACTCGGGGCCTACCATCCTCACGGCTTATGCAATATTCATGTATTGTTCCAAAGTGTTGACCAATAGAAAAAAATATTTTATAATAATTATAATTTAAAAAATAATTACTATAAAAAGGAGGCATAAAATGCCAGCAAAAATTCAACTTACTGAAGAACAAATAAAAGAAATGTATAGATTATTCTCTAAAGAAAAAAATACAATAGCCCAAATTGCTAAAAAATTTAATGTTAGCAATCAAACTGTTTCTCGAAGATTGGAAGAAACATTTAATATTAAAAATTTTTCTAACAATAAATATATTTATAACGAATATTATTTTAATGAAATTGATGACCATGATAAAGCCTATTGGTTGGGTTTTATTTTTGGCGATGGATATATTCACGAAGGCAGAAATTTATTAGCAATAAAATTAGGCGGTATTGATGAATCACATTTATATAAATTTAAAGAATGTATCCAAGCAGAAAATCCAGTGAAAATAGAATATCACAATATAACTGGAAATAAATTAGTAAAAATAGAATTAAGTGGAAAACAAATTGTTTCTGATTTACAAAAATTAGGTGTTTTTAAAAAAGAAAATAGAAAACAAGTTCCTAATATTGATAAAAAATTTCTTCCAGATTTTATTCGTGGATTATTTGATTCAGATGGTGGGATATATAAAAACCGATTAGATTTATGTGGTTCATATGAAGTATGTAAATTTGTTCAAGAGACATTAATTGAAGAATGTGGTGCGTCTCATACTAAAATATTTTTTCATACAAATACATATAGAGTACATTTTGCTGTAAATAGATTAAATATTATTCGTTATTTATATCCAGCTAATATTGATAAAAATATTTATTTAGATAGAAAATATAAAAGAGCAAGAATAGAATCTTTACATTTATTGAATAAAAAAAATAAACCGTCCATACTAAAACCATAATATAAGGTATGGATTATGAGAGCGGAATTAAGCGGGGAGGGTTTAATATCCTAATCCGAGTTCGAAGGCTAGATTTAAAAGTCTAGTCAGACGCAACGCATAGGCAATGAACCTTACCTTTGTAAGAATATAATTTGCCCACGAGGCCGCTCTGTGCTTATGGAATATTTTATTTTTAATAAAATATTAATGCATAAAAAGATATGCTATGCTGGGTTAGAAAAGACTAACCGATGAAAATGAGGGAAACCTCCAGAGGTCAAGATAAAAAACTTGGCGATAATAACAAACAGGATTCGTCTGTTTATGACGCGATGGTAAACCTAGCACAAAATTTTAATTTACGTTATCCATTAGTAGATGGTAAAGGTAATTTTGGTAGTTTAGACCGCGACCCTAGCGCTGCATCTCGCTATACTGAGTGCCGTTTAAGTAGGATTGGGGATATTATGTTAAAAGATGTAGATAAGAATACTGTGCCTATGAAGTTGAATTATGATGAGACTGAATATGAGCCAGAAGTATTACCTACATTATTCCCAGCATTATTAGCTAATCCTACGACAGGGATTGCCGTTGGTCTAACATCATCTTTTTTACCTCATAACGTAAAAGATGTATATCAAGCTATTGATGTTATCTTTCAAAATTTACTAGAAGAAAAAGAAACTTCTATTGATGAAGTTATCGACATTATTAAAGCCCCAGATTTTCCGACTGGTGGCGAAATTTTAGGCTATGCCGATGCTATAAAAGCATATAAAGAAGGTCATGGTAAAGTAATACTTCGAGGAAAGTATCATACAGAAGACAAAAAGAATAAAATCTTAATTGTATTCGATGAAATCCCTTGGGGTATTTGTAAAAAGAATACGGTTACTAAAATCGTTGAATTAAGTAAAGAGAAGCTTGCAGATATTACAGAAATTCGTGATGAATCTAATATGGATGGCGTTCGAATTGTAATCGAATGCAAGAAAACAGCTAATGTGGATTGGATTATTAAAAATATTTTTAAATATACAGATATGCAGTCTAATGTTAGTATGCGTCATGTTGCTTTACAAGATGGAAAACCAAGAGTTAATTTAACTTTATTAGAAATGTTAGAAGCATTTATTGAGCATGCGATTACAGTAATTCGTAATCGATGCCAATATGATTATAATAAGTTAGATGAACGTTTTCATATTGTAGAAGCCATTACTAAAGCTCTCGAAACTAAAAATGTAACGATTGAATTAGTTTCTAATGCCACTTCATTAAATGAGTCTGTAGAATCTTTAAAAGAACGATATGCTTTTGATGATAAACAAGCAAAGGCAGTTGCTAATTTAAGATTGTATACATTGAATGAAGAATTCATTCAAAAATATAATGAAGAATATGAAGAATTAAATACTAAGATGAATTTCTTATCTACTATTCTTCATAATGAAATGGAATTAATTAAATACACTCGTTCTGAAATTCAACAAGTTGCAAAACAATTTGAAAAAGACGAACGCAAAACAGCTATCGTAGATTATATTGATGAAAATATTGACCAACGTGACTTCATTAAAAATGAAGATGTAGTTGTGGCAATTACTCATAATAATATGATTAAAGCTGTAAAAGCAAATGAATATTCTGCACAAAATCGTGGTGGTAAAGGTGTTAATGCTAATACTCGCGAAGATGATTTCGTAACGCAACTATATTCCATGCAAACTCATGATGATTTAATTTTTGCGACTAATACAGGTAGATTTTTATTATTGCCTGCTTATAAAATTCCTGTAGTCTCTAAAAATGCATTAGGTAAATATATTAATAATTATATTCCTCTTCAAGAAGGAGAAAAAATTGTTAATGTATTATCCTATACCGATAAAGAAGACTTAATGGTTTTATTCGTAACCAAACAAGGTCGTGCTAAAATTACTTCTACTAAAGATTTACCTACACGAGCTAGAGCATATCGAGCTATTAAATTAAGAGATGAAGATGAATTAGTTGAATGTTCTATCGTAAAAGTTTTAAATCAAGATTTAGCTTTTATTACAGAGCAAGGTATGCTAATTCACTTAAAAGCTTCATCTGTTAATGTGCAATCAAGAAATTCTGGTGGCGTGAATACTGTTAAATTAAATGATGGTGATATTGTTGTGTCTTCTCTTCATGTAAAAGAAGATGGCCAGATTGCTATCATTACTAAAAATGGTATTGGTAAAATATGTAATATTGAAGATTTTAGAATTACGAACCGTAATGCTAAAGGCTCTCGTTGTTATAAAGTAAATGAGAAATCTGGCACTATTGTTGGTGGTGCTCCTATTGAAGATGAAAATACAATTTACATTATCACAGTAAATGGTAAAATCATTAAATTAAGAGCCGAAGACATTCCATTAAAGAAACGTACTGGACAAGGTGTTAAGATGATTCGTTTCGACGACGATGATTATGTTAATGCTATTACTGTAGGTCCTAAAGAAGAGGAGGAAGAAGCTAATGAATGAAATAATTAAACAAGGATTTATTCAATATCTTGTTTTAGCTTCTGATGATTCTCCTCTTCAAGGAGATAATGCTCTTCAAAAAGGAATTGGCGACCTATGTGAAATCTGTTTAGAAATTTCTGTAAATAAAGATAAACATGAAAGAAATTTATTTATTTTAAAACCAATTTTTAGAGCCACTATATTTTTACTAGAAGAAAGATTACAACAAATTAAGGCTATTAAAAATGTAGATACGTATGCACAAGTTAAACAGTACGAAAGCAATATTCAATTTTTACAGAATTTAGTAGATAACATTAAAGAGGAAGTTAAGTCATGGGTGAAGTAAAAACATTAGCTGATAAATTAGCAACAATTGATGCTATTACAGCTAAAATTAATAAAAAATATAATAAGGCAGTAATTGGTAGAATTGCTAATAATAAAGAAATTGAAGAGCAATTATCCGTTACAAGAATTCCAACGCCATCTATTGCACTAAATAGTGCTATTGGTGGAGGTTTTCCAAGAAAGCGTTGTACATTAATTGTTGGAAAACCAGATAGTGGTTATATAAACATTCTTTAATTTATTAAGAATAATAATAGCCTCAATATTCAGAAATGAGTATTGATATTCCTTCAAATTGCTGGAAAATCGTAAAGCTTAATATACTACAACATGATATCTTTTAAGATATGAATGTGAATGTTATGAAAATAGAAAAAAATATTAAGATGGTATATGGTTAAATCCTAAGTACTTTATAATTGATAATCAGCAGCCAAGTCCGTAAGGAAAGGTTCAACGACTATATGGAGGATATCTTCAAATTAAGATAAAGATATAGTCTAGTCCGCTAAAAAATATCGGGAAACCGACGGTGTAAACGAAAACAACTCTCGTTCTCGAAAGTATTAGTTTGGCAATGTCAAAAAATCCAGGATTCACAGCACTTTGGATTGAATCTGAACATTCTATGGATAAAGAATACATTGTAGATACTTTCGGTGTAGACCCTAATCGATTAATTTTTGTTCCATTCGACCCCGAAATTGGTTCCGAAGCTACATTAGATATGGTTCAAACTATTATTGAATCTGATTCTGTAGATTTAGTTGCTATTAATTCTTTAAAAGCTTTAATCCCATTAAAAGAGAACGAAGCATCTTTAACTGAAACACAAGTGGCATTAGCTGCTCGTCAAAATGCTAAGATGTCTCGTAAATTTACTGCTTTAGTAGCTAAACATAATGTAGCTTTTATCATGGTTGGGCACTTATCGACAGAAATTGGAGCAATTATGTCTCGTGACCCTTTAATAATCAGCGGTGGTTCGGCTATTCAGTACTGGTCTTCTCTAACTTTAGATATGAGAAAACGCTCTATTGGTCCTAGTGACCCAATTACTAAGGAAGAAGGCGTTAAAATTCATGTAGCTATTAAGAAGAATCATACTATTTCTAATCGCAACCCATATGTGCAAGTAGATTATTATGCCATTTTTGGTAAAGGTATTGACCAAATGCTTGAAGTTATTGAAGAAGCATTTAATTCTGGTGTATTAGTACAACGTGGTGCATGGATTAATTGGCTTGATGATAATGGCGAAGTCATTGAAAAATTCAATGGTCGTGCTGCGATGAAAGAATTTTTCCACAATAATCCAGATAAGTGGATGGAATTTAAATCTTTATTTGATGGCTCTGCTTCTGTAAAAGAATTATCTCAAGATGAAATTAGAGAAATTGAAAATGAATCTAAAGCAATTGCGGAAACAATTCCCGATGAGGTAAAAGCCCAAGAAGAATTAAAATCTAGTCTTAAAAAAACTAAAAAGAAAAAAGTCGATAAAGAAACTAAATAGTAGTATAATTAAAGCAGGGTATAAAGAAATATATCCTGCTTTATACTATTAAATAATTCTTTTGCGAACCTTGTATAATATCGGTATGCCATTCCTTGGCATACTTTTTATTATATATTTCGTAGAAAGAGAGGTATTATTTGCCAGAATGTGAATGGGGATACGAGAATTGTAAATATATCGGAACTGCTAAATGTTTTGGTTGTTTAATAGATGGTCAATTATTTGAGGAAAAAGAAATTAAAATAAAAAAGGGCCTTAATAAACGACAACAAAAACAAGATAAACGACAAGGTTCTGGTTTTGAATACAAAAATCATGTTGCTAATTCTAAGTTATTAAAGGATGACATTCGAAGCTCAATGACTCTTAATAGTGGTGCTACTGTTATAGAGAAAGGCGATGAGCAAATTCGCGGGCTTATTAATGTCATGGAAGAGTTAAAAACAAGAACTATTAAACAAGCTCCTGGTAAAAAAACATTTACGATTCAAGAAAAGTGGTTATCCAAATTAAAAAGAGAAGCATTAGCCGAAAATATGGATTTCTATTATTTAAAATTCTCTTTTTTTGAAACAGACCCACAAGTATATGTTATTACAGAACAAGAACAAATTATGTCCATGGTTAAAACCATGGTCGAAGATAGACGTTCTAAAAAAGTTCTTGAAAGAGATAAAGAAATTCTTCTTAAACATCAAGATGTGTTAAATGCTAAAATTAATGAATTAAGAGCTGAATTAGCATTAGCTAAAGAATTAGTAAAAGAAGAGGATTGGCCATGAATGAGGAAAAAATATTACAATTAATTCAAGAGGAAAATCCAGATAATCCTTTATTATATGTTAAAAATCTTGTGAAGCCAATGATGATTAATAAAATTAATAATTATATTGAAGAATGTGATTATTGCCCTAATCGTTATTCTGGATTTAAGACAATTCCTTATGGAAATATTAATGCTAATATTTTAATAATTTGTGAACAGCCTTTACAAAGTCAATTACAATTAGATAAAGATATTGTTTCTGTATTAGAAGGTACACAAGAAAAAGAAATTCTTTCTACTGTATTTGAAGAATATAATGTAAAAGAAGAGCAATTTTATTTTGTAAATATGGTAAATTGTTTGTCAAAAATTATTATTAATAATGAAACAATAATTAGACCATTTGCTTTTGAAGAATTAAATAGTTGCAAAATATATCTTGATAATTTAATTGAAGCTATGAACCCCAATTTAATTATTTGTTTAGGTAGTTCAGTTTTTAATGTATTTAGCGATGTATCTTTTAATAAGAGTAAAAATAATTTTTTTAAGATTGGTTTTATAGATGCTATTGCTATTCAATCTCCTACATTTTTAATTCAACAAAGAGAAATTAAAGATGAGGAGTTATGTGAACAAGAAGAATTAGAATTTATGGAAGGCTTCAAAAAAGCTTTCGATTTTTGCCATCAAAATGGATGGCTATAGAAGACAAAGAAAGGAAATACAATATGTCTTTACTAGATAGAATTAAACAAAAACGTGCCGAAATGGAAGCTGCTCAACAAAATGCTACTGAAGCTCCTAAAACATTAGAAGAAATTGTTGAAGCAAAACAACCCAGTTCTCACGAAGAAGAAAAAGATGTACCTACTGTTGATACAAAGGAAAAACCAAAGGTTGACGAACCAGAAACTGTTACAGAAGAAACACCAGTTGCGGAAGAATCTGAACCTGTAGCAAATAATATGCCTTCTGAAGATAAAGATTATGAAACTATGCAACCAGTTGTAGCAGAAGAAGAGGAAAACGAAAATGAAATCATTGCCGAAGACACTGCATCTGAAGAAACTGAAGAAACAGTTAAAGAAGAATCCAAAACTACAGAAGAAACTATTGGAGAGGAAGGAGTAGAAGAAAAACCTAAACGTCGTGGTCGTCCTCGTAAACATAAAGAAGAAACAACAGATGAATCTACTGAAGAATCTTCTGAAGAAGAAAATCCAATTCTTAATGCCATCGAAGAAGAAATTGATAAAGAAGATAAAAAATCCAAAAAGAAATCTTCTAAAAAGCATGAAGAAGTAGAAAAAATTGGTATGACTACTATTGATGTTCTTGGTGACCAAATTGATGTTAATGTATCTACCGCTGAATATTTAAATTATTTTGTTGATGATGAATGGAAAGAAAAAGAAAAATATTTCTTGGATAAAGTAACTAATATTCGTATTGAAGCAGATATGAACCCTGGTACCTTGAAATTTACATTAGCAGATTTGTGTGCATTAAACGATGAAGTCATGCCTCATTATTTAGAACAAAAGAAAATTTATGACTCTCTCGTAAATAAAGATTTCGGTTCTGCGACTGCATTTAAAATTGCTAACTCTACTGGTTCTAATTCTGAAGAACGTAAACGTAGTGGTATCTTGGCATTAATGAAAGCAAAAATTAATGGCCAAGAAATTAACTATATTACATTGATTAATGCCGTACAAATGCGATATAATGCTCTTAACGAAATTATGAAAATGATAAAATATAAATCCGATATTTGCATTACAATGGCATCTGCCATTAAAACTGAAATGCAATTAGTTAATGGTTAAGAAAGGAATTAAATGGTTAAACCTTTAAAAATTGATGAGGGGCTGCAAAAGCTCCTCAGTCAACAAACTGACCCTACTTTAATTCGTAAGCGTCAACAAAGTGGTACAACATTATCTTATATCACAGGATATACTGTAGTAAGAAAATTAAATGCTGCCTTCGGATATTGCTGGAATTGGAAAGTAGACAAAGCGTGGTTAGAAGATATTAGTGGTGCTAAACCTGGTCAAGTGTGTCATGTACTTGGGACATTAACAGCTATGGTTACAGATGATAATGGAAATTTAATTCCGTTGTCTAAACAAGCGTATGGTTCTAAAGTATCTATCCTTAAAATGGGGGCTCAAGATAATCAAAACCTATATAAAGTAGCTTCTACTGATGCACTTAAAAAAGCAGCTTCTATGTTTGGCATTGGTGCTGATTTATATCTAACAGAAGAAGAACAAGAATTCTTAGACATGGAAGAACAAAATCCATGGTCAGAAGAAGAAATTGAAAAATATAAAACCGAATGGAATTATATTCAACAATTCCAAGAAAATTATCAAGTTTCTGATTCTGAATTAGATGACCTTGTTTCTGAATTTACAGAAGGAGCTGTTAAAAGTGTCCTTATGTTAAAGCCAAATTCTATTAAAGACTTTGTTGCTTATATTGAAAATTTAATTGCAACGCAAGGTGAAAGCTAATGGCTTTATTATTTGCTGAAGATTTAAATTTAGTTAAATGTAAAGAATGTAATCATACTGAATTAATTAAACGAGAAATCACTCAATTACTCAATAGCAAACATAATACATATCAGTCTATTAACAAACGAACTGAATATGTATGTAAACAATGTGGAGCTGTTGTTGTAACAATTGATGACGATGGACATTCTTACATTAAATAAAAGAAAGAGTTAAGATGGAAAATAAGTTAAAGATTTATGATGTTAAATGGGAATCTGATGCTTCTGGTCCATCTCCATATGATAATATTAGGACTGAAGTGTTCCTTGCTGGCTGTCGAATTGCCAGAGAGGGTACTCCATGTCCTGGTTGTTTTAATCCAGAGCTGTGGGAACAAGATGTTTACACAGCTCTTTCTTCTTGTACAGAAGTTGCTTATCAAATTCATAAATTCGGAAGTAAATATGTAACTTTTGTTGGAGGAGAACCATTAGACCAAGTATGGCCATTAATTGAAGTATGTGAGCGACTTAAAACATTAGGTCATCATATTATTGTTATCACGCATTATACAATTAATGATATCTATGATATGGGGTTAGAACCATTATTCGATGTATGCGACATTATTATCGATGGGGAATATAAACAAGAATTGCATCAATTTGACCATGATATTAAAGATGGTTTTACTAACGTAATTGGTTCTGGAAATCAAGTTGTATACGATTGTAAGAAAGAAATTGGAATGCCTGCTGGAATTTTAAGTGGTATTTCATTAGATGAGAAAGATAACTTGATTTTCCATATGAAAAAATAAGGAAAAATATGATACTAGCTGAAAAAAAATTTAAAGATGCAACTGTATATGTCGATGAAAAAACATTCGAATTCTTTAATCAAAAATCGTTACCGATTAAAAGAATTATGCCGATGACATATCTTTTGAATACACAAGATATAAAAAATATATTTGACGAAAATATTATTGATTATGTTTATGAATATGATAAACCTAGTGAAACAGGTACTGTTATTGGTAAATTAAATAAATATAAGTTTGCTCAATCTTATAATGTTAATGTATTGGCTAATGCAGTTCTTGATACTATTAATGAACAAATGGATAGTATCGATGAAAATACATTTATTCAATCTATTAAAGACACAATTAAAAATAATATTTTACAAGAATTATTCGCTAAAGAAAATGTTATTCACCAGGATTTGCAATTAAAAGGCTTTGGATATATTGAATATAATGATACAATTTTAACCGCTTTTGAAAAAATTAGTTTTGAAGAAGAAAAAATTGTATTGTCAAATGTTATTTCTGATATTTCTATTAAAAATATCGATAAGGCAGTTATTAATTTTATTCCAGACCAAAAACGATATCCTGGTCGTTATATTATTTTAGATGATATTGCTAGTTATACAAGCAGAAATCATATAATTGATTGTAAAGCAGCGATTAATCTAAGCAAGAAAATTAATGTACCTGTATATGTAGAAAGAAAACAAGAAGAAGATTTCTTTACATATTCAAAACGTTTTCTACAAGAATTAGAAGAAGATAGAAATTCAGATACATTTGAATTGGATATCGATTTGTAGACAAAAATAAGAAAGGAACTATAATGAGAGATTTATCAGAATTAAGAGATTTGCTTTCTGCGAGAACTGAATGTATTTGGGTTCAGACTATTGAGGAAGCAGATTTTTTAGAAGATTTTTTATCTATGCTTTCTAGCATGGAAAAATTTAAATTCTGCAATATTAAAGAATGGTCTAATACATTAGGTGTAGTACCAGTAGACTTAATTACTGGTCCTAATTATGAAAAAGTAAATGTAGGAATGAAAGAACCTCCCCAATTATTTGAGTTAGGTATCATTCCTGATTCTTTTGATGAAGATAACGTCAATACAAAAAATATTTGGATTTTAAAAGATTTAGACCCATTGTTTCAAAATCCTAAAACTGCACGATATATTCGTGATGTAAAAGAAGGACGTAAACCTGTATCGTATACGCCTATTATTGTTGTATCTCCAAATGCAGTGCATTCTTCTATTGCTCATCTATTCAAAGTATTTGAATATACGTTACCTTCTAAACAAGATATTTTTAATTTCTTAACGGCTACTCCAATTAAGACATTAGAAAAAATAAAAAATCGAGCTCCAGAAGAAAAACGTGAAGAAATTCAATTACCAACTAAAGAAGAATTAGATGTGCTTGTTAATATGTGTTCTGGATTAACGATTAAAGATATTTCTCAATTATCTAAAGAATCTATCGTTAAATTTAAGAAACTTGATGCTACATATTTATCTCAATCTAAAATCAATATTGTAAAGAAATCTGGTGTACTAGATTATAAAATTCCAGAAATTTCCATGAAAGATATTGGTGGTAATGCTATTTTAAAAGATTGGTTGCACGAACAGCAAATTTCTATGTCTGAAGAAGCTCAAAAAGCTGGTTTAGATATGCCAAAAGGTGCTTTATTCTTAGGTATTCCAGGTACTTCCAAAACTATGAGTGCTGAAGCATTTGCTGGTGAATTAGGTGTACCTTTAATTAAATTATCTATGGATAAAATCATGAATCGTATGGTTGGCGAATCAGAACGAAATATAGCATATGCGATGGAAGTTGTTAAACAATGTGCTCCATGCGTTCTCCTTCTCGATGAGGTGGAGAAAGCTGTGGGTGGTGCACTTTCGCAGAATACCGATGGTGGCGTAGGTGCTCGTGTCATGAAAACACTATTAGAGTTTATGCAAGATAACAATAATGGTGTATATGTAATTATGACTTCTAATGATGTGAGCGTATTACCTCCAGAATTTACACGTTCTGGTCGTATCGATGCTCAATGGTATTTTTCTTTGCCTACTACATCTGAACGAGAAGCTATCTTTAATGTACATTTAAATAAAAAGAATGTAGTATTAGATGATGTTTTATTGCAATATGCTGTACGACATACTGAACGTTTTGTAGGTGCTGAAATTCAACAAGTAGTTAAAAATCTAAAACGTATTAATTATATTCGCACTATGAATCAAGAAGATAAAACTATCGTTCTTGAAGACATCGATAAAGCCATCGAAGAAGTAATTCCTATTGCGACATCTTCTAAAGAAAAAATTGCTGTATTAGAACAATATTGTAAAGATAGAGCAAGAAAAGTAGCAGAAGATGAAGTAAAAGAAAATAAACGCAAAGCTTCTGTATTGGACCTTGATTTATAATAAGGAGATGGAGTATAATGAAACGTGAGATTATTCAAGAATTTAAGGGCACAATTAATGAAATAGAAGTAAATGATAAAACGACTTTTTGGACATCTGATTGGGCTTTAGATTTAATTGAAGATGAATTTAAAATTGAATTACCTCAAAAATTCATTGAAGATTTTATCCGTTGTATTCATAATATTTATGAACAAGAAGGTGTTTCTGTCGTAGCTGATTTAGAAGATGATATCATGAACTCTGTTATGCAATCTGAAGATATGAACGATATTACTACTTTAGAAATTTGCCCAGCACCTTACGACATGGGACATTATTATTTTTTAACTTTAAATCAGCATATTAAAGAATGGAGTTTGTTCTATAAATAATGAAAATTAAAGAGATACAAAAATTCCAAGGAAAAATTAATGGTGTATTGATAGAATCTGAACCTGTCTTTAAAAGCTTAATTTTTTTAATAGATGCATTAGAGTATCATTATTCTATTGATATGCCATTTAGTTTCGTTGAAGACTTAGCTACCATTATGTTAGATGTTGAATACGATATTGATTCCAATGATTTTTCTTTCAAAGATTTTGAAGAAACTATATTAGATTGTATAAACAAAGCAGATGAAGACATTACTCATTTACGTTTACATGCTAATATGCTTAATGAGAAAGTCTTTGATGAAATTAATACAAAATTGGCTAATTTTAATACAATATATGCCAATGAATTAGTAACTTATTAAATTAAAAAAGGAGGACATTAAAATGTCTTGTTACCGCCGTTATACTTGTGATGTATTGAAAAATGTAAAAGTTGATTTGTTAAATAAAGCTATGGAAGCTCTTGGTGTTCAATTAGATTGGACAGTTAAATCTATTAAATTCCGTCATGGCAATGATGGTGATGCAGTAGATGCTTCTTTCGCAGATAATTGTCTTGGTATTGTACTAAAAGGTGATGAAGAAAATCATTTAAAAGTCGTTGGCGACTTCTGGATGACAGGGCTTAAAGAAAAAACTTTCGTAGATGAACTTTCTCAACAATATCAAAAATTTAATGTAATGCAACAATTACAACAATCTGGTTATATTGTTGAAAATGTTGAACAAAATCAACAGGGCGAAATTGAAATTGGTGCTTATTGTTATTAATAAGTAAATAGTTAGGACACATAGTTCATTATGTGTCCTAAAGTTATTTTTAGGAGACAAAAATGAAAGTATATATGTGTTTAAATGAAAGACAAAATATGCTATGTTTTTTACATAGCATGCTTGCTTTTGCAAGTAGCAAGAAAGAGATTAATAATACATCTTTTTCTGTTCGATATGAATGTGTAAATACAAATGTTCAATATATTATTAAATGTGTGAATGAATTTGATTCTATGATTTGTAAAGTAATGGTAGTAGAAAATAATACATTAGAATTTTCTAGTAAAGATGATGAAATTAAAATAAAAACTATGCTAAATCATTTTGTACCAGCAATTAAACAAGTAATGGATATGGCATTTAATATTAAATTAAGACAAGGAGAAGATTACAAATGGAAAAACGTGTTAAAGTAATTATTGATAAAAAAGGCAATATTCAGGTAGAAACATTACAAGGTTTTATTGGTCAACAATGTCATGAAGCAGTAGACCAAGTTATGCAAGTTATTAATGGTTCTATTGCAGAATCTAAAGATAAAAGTGAATTTTATATGTCTGATAATCCAGACCAATTTTTAAATTTAAAATAGGAGATTTTAATCTCCTATTTTTAGAAAGGAGATTAAAATAAAATGAAGACTAAAGAAGAAATTCTATCACAGTTAAATGACCAACAAAAATTACCAGTTATGAATTACAAAGAAAACATGGTAGTTATCGCATCTGCTGGTTCTGGCAAAACTTATTGTATCACTCAAAGAGTATCGTATATGATGATTGATGGTGTCAAACCAGAAAATATTTTAATGTTTACATTCACTAAAAAAGCAGCCGAAGAAATGAAGGACCGTATTATTAAAGTAGCTGGAGAACAAGCTGAAAATTTAACAGTATGTACCTATCACGCTTTTTGTGTAAAATTACTAAGAAAATATTGTCATTTAATTGGATTCTCTAATCCATTTTCTATCTACGACCCAGAACAATGTGATGAAATTATTATGGGTATTTTAAAAAGAAATGAATTGGATTTTGACTTAGGTTTTGTTAAATCTTATATTTCTGACTGTAGATTAAATATGTTATCTCCTGATGATACTATTGCATTAGAAGAAGACCATATTGAATATGCACATATTTACAAAGAATTCCAACAAATTTTAAAAGCACAAAATGCTTTTAATTTTGATGACTTAATTTATTATACGATTAAAATTTTAGAAAATTTTAATTCTGTATTGCAAGAAGTTAATTCTCAATACCAATATATCATGGCCGACGAGGTTCAAGATAGCAGTAGTCAGGACCTACGTTTTATTAAATTGTTATGTGGTCATCATTCTCATTTATGCATGGTTGGAGACAACGACCAATCGATTTATGCGTTTCGTGGCTCTGATGTAAATTATTGGGCACAGTTCATTAAAGACAATAATTTAACTATATATAAACTAGAGCAAAATTACCGTTCTAGTCAAACTATTGTTAACGCTTCTAATTCTGTAGTCGCTAATAATACTAAACTATTTGATAAAGTAGCTTATTCGGAAGGTGAAGTGGGTGCTCCTATTGTTAGTTTTGAATTAGATACTCATAAAAAAGAAGCGACTCGTGTAACTCAAATCGTTAAATCTTGCGTTAAACAAGGTTATAAAGAAGAAGATATTGCTGTATTGTATCGCATGTCTTATTTAGGTCGCACAGTAGAAGATTCTTTTTTAGCAAATGGAGTAAATTATCATATTGTAAATGGTTTGCCTTTTTATAATAGAGCAGAAGTAAAAGACATTATTTCTTATTTACAAGTATTTAATAATCCAAAAGATTTTACAGCTATTTGTCGTGCTCTTCAAGTACCTAAACGAGGTTTTGGCGAAAAAGCGATTGAAATATTAACATTTCATTTCTTACATAGTGTAGATTCTGTTAAGGATATTGCTTCTATGAAACAAGTATTATTATCTTGTAAAGGATTATCTACTAAACAAAAAATTGGATTAGCTAATTTTTGTGCAGTATTAGGGCAAATTCAAGAAGGTAGTTCTTTTATGACACCTGCTATGTTAATTGAACTAGTAGTTGAAGCAGTAAACTATAAAGAATTTATTAAGAAAACAAAAGATGCTGAAGAATTTGAAGCTCGTTGGCAAATTGTTAATGAATTAATTGCTATCGCTAAACAATCTGTAACATTACAAGATTTATTAGATGCAATGGTTGTAGGTCAACAAGAATCTGAAAATAAACATGGTGGTGTAACATTAACTACCATTCATTCTTCTAAAGGGTTAGAATGGCCCATCGTTATTATTATTGGTTGTAGCGAAATGCAAATTCCTTCTTTTATGGCGATTAAATCTCATATGGAAGAAGAAGAACGTCGTTTATTTTACGTTGGTATGACTCGTGCTAAATCTCTTTTATTTTTGACTCGTCATAATAAATCTAACTCTCGCGGAGCTTGGAGAAATTATGAAGAATCAAGATTTTTAAAAGAAATTGATGACAAATATATTAAACGCATGTAATACTATGAGTATGGAACAATTAGTATTAAAATCAAAAGAAGGGTCTTCCTATGAAATTGAAATCAAATCTGTTTCTAGGGAAGACCTTAATTATTTATTCTGTCTTTTTAATTCTGGTAAAGTCCAATACAATTTAGATAATAAAACTTGGATTGTATCTGAGCAAATTTATAATGAATTAGAAAATAAATTTTCTGTAGATTCGTATTTTAATTTAGGTTCTTGTATGAAATTGCAACCTTATGACTATCAAAAAGAGGTTGCAAATTTTATTTTGCATAATAAAAAGGCCCTTACTGTCCTGCCTTGCGGAGCTGGCAAGACTGTTATCGTTATTTGTTCGTATTTAGAAGCTTTGCATAAAAATGTAATTAATGGTCCTGGTCTTATTATTGTAAAAGCTAGTTTAAAATATCAATGGCAACAAGAAGTTGGTAAATTCTCTGATTTAAAAGCTACTGTTATTAAAACATATTCAGAATTAACTTCTAATATAACAAATAGAATTAAAACAAGAGAATCTAAAAAAGAAAAAACTAAAGAATTAAAAGAAGAAATCAAACAATTAAAAAAAGAACGTAGCCAATTATTTAAAAATCAATTTAAAGGCTACGATTTATATATTTGTAATTACGAAACTTTACTAGATAAAGAAGTTAGTAAAGAATTATTAGCAATGAATTTAGAATTTGTAGCGGCTGACGAAATTCAATATGCTAAATCAGATACTTCTAAAAGAAATAAAGCATTAGCTAAATTTGGTGATGCTAAAATGACTATCGGGGCTACTGCTACACCAGTTCAAAATAATCCGTTAGATATCTATGGATTATTTAAATTCATTCAGCCAGAATTATTTCCTAAGAAAACTAATTTTTCTTCTTTATATTTAAAATATGGTGGTTATGGTCGTGTGATTGGAGCTAAAAATACTAGACAATTACATGCTAAAATTAAACCATATATGATTACTAAGAAAAAAGAAGAAGTAGCTAAACAATTACCTCAATTAGTTGTTAATCAATTATATTGTGAATTCGAACCAGAACAATTAGAAATGTCTAATAAGTTATTGGATGAATTAGCTGAGTTAAAACGGAAATTAGAAGCATTAGATAAAATATTATCTCCTGCCGAAGCATTACATAATGAAGAGCGTGCTAAACTAGATGCTGGTATTATGGCTCGTCAAGCTTTCGCTCAAGAACTTGCTAATTCAGAATTATTATTGTCTGAATCAGAAAGCGAAATGGCAAAACAATATGTTACTGGGTGTAAAGAAAATCATAAATTAGATTTATTAATGAATTTAGTTGAAGAAATTATTGAATCTGGTGAAAAAGTTTGTATCTTTTCTAAGTTTAGACGCATGCAAGATGTCATTACTAATCGCGTGAGAGAAATGAAGTCTATTAAAGATATCGGTATTGCATATGTTAATGGTGGTATTTCTGGTCAAGATAGATATAATGAAGTGTATAATAAGTTTAAAGATATGGATAATTATAAAATCTTATTATGCTCTGATTCTGGTGCTGAAGGGCTTAATCTCAATGCTTGTAAGTATTTAATAGAATATGAAGCTGCGGATAGTTATGCAATTCAAACACAACGACATGGCAGACTTGAACGTGCAGATTCAATTCACGATACTGTATTCGTATATCAATTAATCGTTAAAGATTCTTATGACGAAATTGGTCAAAAAATAATAAATAAAAAAAGAAAATATGATGCCGAAATTGTAAAAGGCATGTATTAATTATAGCCACCTTGTATAATACTGGGTGGCTATAATTATTTTATAAGGAGAAAATGTATGCAACAAGAGCGTATTCCAAAAGAACAAATTCAAAAAGATGTTAAGAATGGTGTATGCAAAGTCATTGATGGCTTTTTCGTATACTCAGATAAAGTAGTACAACATACATCTCATTTTGGATATACAATTAATCGAGGCACTCTATATAAAGCAAATGGTATGGTTGTTACAAGAGTAACAGATAAAAAACGTTTTTCTATTGCTAGATTAATTGCCAAAGCATTTTTATTAGAACAAGAAACAGAAGATTTCTTTGTTGTTTATAAAGATGGAAATAAAAAAAATTGTTATCTTGATAATTTAGATATTCAATATAAAGCTAAAGAAAAATATTGTAAGATTTGTGGCAAAGAACTTGGTAGAGGAAACAAAACTAATGTTTGTTTAGATTGTAGACGTAAAAATGATGATATTATTGCTACAGAAGAAGAAATTTTAATTCGTAATGAAAAATTTAAACATGCTAATTTAGATGGCGCATCTCAAACAACATTAGATAAATTACATTTATATTTACAAGGGTATACATATCAATATATTGCCAATAAATATGGAGTAACTCGTCAAGCAATTGAATATGTTTTGAAACGTTTATTAGATAAAAATCGCCGTAAATATACTAAAAAAGATAATAAAGAATTAATTGTAAGATTACAAAAAGCTATCGAAGAAAAACAAGAAGAAATTGGCAAATTATCTTATCAGATTATTCAAAAACAAAAAGAAATGAATAAATTAATTCGTAAGCAAAATACATTAATTAATTAATATACATAAGAAAGGGGGAATACTATGGCTAATGATTCATCGTTTACTGGCGATGTACTTTTCTTTAATAAAACGTTAGAAAATACTCCAGAAAATAGAATTAAAATGCAAGGCTTGCTAACTGCTTATTTAGATATATCAAATAATTATTATGGTAGCTTCGAAGAAGTGTATGTTGAAGATTTAGAATTTAATTTGAAATCAGATTATGTCGAAACTATTTCTAGGTCATTTTTTAGTTCTGGTAGATGGACATATGAAAGTTCTTTTAACTATCTTTTAGATTTTAATAAAGAAAAATTTGATGATGAGATTGAACAATTGTGTAAAGCAGATAGCCAGAATAAAGAAAAATATGAAGTATTAACCTTTGATGATTTTATTGGTTTTGGCATTAGTGTAATGGGCACTGATTATGAACCTGGTTGTCATGTATTATATGAATTTTATGGAGAAAGCCAAATTATTGGTACCCAAGATGATAAAACTATATATGACGTGCCTGACCATACTATTAAAAAGCTCCCATTTACTTCTGAAAATATTAATGATGCTGTTGGCAACATAGAAATGTTTGATTTTTCTACGTATTATGGCATTCGTTTATTCTTTGAAAAAATATTTACTGATTATCTTGAAGATGGAGACGATAATTATAAATATGTGATGCAATTAATGCCAGTAGCTGGCCCAATTATTATTAATTATTTAGGCTTTAATCTTGGTATATATCGCAGCGTGATTCAAATTGCTTCTTATATCTTTTTAAAATACATAGAAGATTATAATTATGAGTATTATGAACTAGAAGTAACTTTTGGAAAAGATGAAATTCATATTGGAGATGTAATATACGAAGAAGATATTGTTCCAATTTTAAAAGATATAGAAGCCGCTGTAAAAAAATATATTAGTAAGAAAGAGTTAAAGAAACATGTCTAATGGAATTTTTAATGGCACATTAATTCTATGTAGTCATAAAGCAAGAAACATAGATGTATTTATGCAAATATCGAATTTATTTTTAGATATTAATAAATTAAATATGTTAGAGACTGAAGCAACATATCGGAGAGTTGGAACTACTTTTTTTTGTATTATTAAAAATTGTAGATTGTTTCCTACTGGAATTAGTTTTTTTATCTATATACAAAATTTAATAAAAAACCTATATTATCATCCAAAAGTAGTTAAATATTTTAAAGAAAGTTTTTTGCCAAGGGATATAATTCTTGATTTATTTAGTATACGAGTATGTGGTAAATTTTTAAATATAAACGCTTCTTACTTAGAAAGAGTTTTGTACTCTATTAAATTAATTGATGGTGAACCTGAAACAGCAAAAAAAGAAGAACAAGCTATCCCATTTTCAGAAGAAGCAAATAAATTTTTCTCTGATAAACCATTCTTTGATTTTAAAACTTTCTACGGTATTGAGGTTTTTCTAGCAATGTTTTTTACTATTGAATATAATGCTGTAGGAGATATAATGTCATTAGCAACAGAACCAGAATTAAAAAATTTTAAAAAAACATATCCTTTGTTATATAATATATTTGCTTCAAGCGATATAGATTTAAAACATGATATGTATTCTATTGCTATCGATACTTTTTATCCTTATGTAAAAGCTAAATATGGAGATATATTTGATTTTGGAAATAATAAAATTGCTTTAGAGAGAAATAATAATAAGTTATTTTTACAAAATGTTTTTATTAATATATCTCTCAACGATTTGTTTTTTAAAATAGAAAAAAAAATATTTAATTATTTAAAAAGGAGAATGGAATAATGTTTGCTTTGTTTTTACTTGCTGTTGTTTTAATACCATCATATATAACTGATGAGTATTATAGATTAATTGCATTTTGTGCGTGGTGTATATGTGTTATGATATATGGTGTCGTGCATATTATTATTAGAAAGGATAAAAAAGATGAGCCTTTTATCAGTTTTCGAAAAGAATTCGGAAATCGGAAATAACGAAATCCCGAATGTTATTTTTAAAGCAGATGAATCTTTAATTTGTGATTTAATAGAAGATATTGAAGCTCAAGATAACGAATTAATTTCTGGTAACTCTTTAGATAACCCAGAACAAATGACTCGTGAAGAAGCAGAATATTTTACTAAAAAATATATTGAAGCAGCTAATGAAATTAAAGAAGCAGAAGAAGCTGCTAAGCAATATATGGAACAACAACAAGAAAAAGTAAATAATTGGTTAGAAAAAATTAAAAAGAATAATCAATTTTTATTAGATATTTATGGCGGAGCTTTAGAAATGTATACAAAAGCTCAACTAGAAGAAACTGGTAAGAAATCGATTAAATTAATTCAAGGGACTTTATCTTTTAGAAAGAGTCGAGATAAATATGAGTATGATGAAGATGTATTGCGTAAATCTTTAACAGATAATCATATTGATACTTTCTTTGAAGAAGTAGAACCTAAAATTAAGAAAGCAGAATTAAAAAAAGCTGCTACCGTTAAGAATAATAAATTGTATATTAATGATACATTAATTGATGGTGTAACTATTACACCACAAGAAGATGTATTCTCTGTTAAATAGAAAGGAAGATTAACTGTGAGATACTCAAAAGAATTTATCGAAGCTGTTAAGAATAATACTAATTTACTAGATTTAATTGCTGAATATGCTTCTGATATTCGAAAAGTATCTAGCACAGTTTGGTCTTGTAGATGTCCGCATCCAAGCCATAATGACAGCACAGCTTCATTTAGAATTTGGTTTGAAAATAATAGATGGAGCTGGGCATGTATGGGTTGTCATTCTGGTAAAAAAGACACAGCTCATAAAAATTATGGTTCCGATGCGATTGCTTTTTTGCAATGGATTTCTAGCGTTCCTGGCAAAAAACAAATTGGTTTCGCAGAAGCTGTTGAAATATTAGCTAAAAGAAGCCATATGGAATTAGAGAATAATCAATTAGCATTTCAATATAAAATATTAAAAGCTCGTGCTAATGGTTATCATGCTAATTTAACTAATAAAGCCAAAGAATATTTATATGCTCGTGGATTAAATGATGACGATATTAATGAGTGGAACATTGGATATACAGTTAATAAAGAACAAGATGTTCTCGTTGAGCGAATTACAATTCCATTAGTAAATCATAATAATGTCATCGTTGGTTTTACGAATCGAGATTTAAATAATATTTCTAATGCTAAATATATTAATTCTAAAAATGATGAGGTCTTTAACAAGGCCTCATTTTTCTTTGGTGCTAATAAATTAGATAGAAATTGTAATGAAATCAAAATTACAGAAGGAGCGATGGATGTCATTCTTGCTTCTAAATATAATGTTAAAAATATGGTAGGATTATTAGGAACAGCGTTAACAGAAGAAAAAATAGATATCATCGCTAAATTAAATATGACTCCTATTTTGTGTTTAGATAATGATGTAGCTGGACAAAAAGCTACTAAAAAATCATTGATGTTATTGGCAGAAAAAGAAATTTATGCTAAAGTATTCATTATTCCATCTGGTAAAGATATAGCTGATTTAGCTAATGAATTACAAGAAGATTTAGATGAATATATTTCTAGCCATGCTAAACCATTTTGGCAATACCAATTAGAAGAAAGTGTTACTATTTATGATACTCTGATTACAGAGGCAAAGAATAAAGTATTGCAAAATGTATTAGATACATTTAAATCTGCTCAAACAGAACAAGAAAAAGCAATTATGAAATCGTTTGTGTTAGAAAGGATGGGGATTGTAATATAATGTTTTTGTGTGATAATTGTCAGATAAGAAGTATTTGTAAAATTTTTGAAAGCATTAGTCCATATAAAGACATTATCGCATTATCAGAATGTGGTGCGAAAAATTTAATTAATCATCAATCTGTAGTACAAAATGCTCCACCAGAACCTGCAATGGACATGCAAGAAAAGATTGATGCGATTAAAGAATTAACAAATACTCAAGACGAAGAAGATGATTATATTAGAAAATCAGAAAATAATATCTGCGAGGATTGTAAAAAAACAGATACAGATTTATTAATTTGTTCTGAGTGTAATAAACATATCTGCCCAGACTGTGCTACTGAAGATTTTGATGGCAATGTATATTGTCAAGAATGTTATGATAAAAAAGATGGTGTTAGTCTATGAAAATGGAATTAATGCAATATCTTAGTCGTTTTAAAATTGAGGATTTTACACTAAAAGAACTAAAAGATATATATGAAAGAAAAAATAAACAATATCAAAGTATTTTAGAAAGAGATGGTTCTGTTAAAATATTAGATAGAGTTAATATGAAACATAAATATCTTAATTGTATTTGTAAATATTACGAATTACCTGATGGTACTCATGTTAAAGAATCTAGTAGTATCTATAGAACTTGTGCATATGCACAAATATTGTTTTTTAATAATCCATGTAGTGGTTCTGTACAAAATTTAAATTGTCTTCATTGTCATATTCAGGCGTTAGAAGCATGTAAAGCTGGTAAGCTTAAACAAATTAAGAAAATTAATTTAGTTAAAAAAAGAATTTTGTCTAATTTGTAGGAAAAAGCTTGCAAAATATTTTGGAATAAGATATAATGCAAACAGAAATCGGAATAACGCCGATATTTCCATTGTTTTCTAAAATGGAATATTATATTAAATATTATTAAAGAAGGAAGAGGTAACTCTAAATGCAAAAAATTGAATTGATTAAAGCTGTTGCTGCTAAATCTGAGGCAAAACAAACTGTTGTAGAAGCTGTATTGAAAGCTTTCGCTGAAGTAACTTTAGAAGCTGTTAAAACGAATGACAAAGTTCAACTCCCTGGTTTCGGTTCTTTCTCCAAGAAAGAAGTAGCTGCTCGTGATTACAAAAGCCCATTGGATGGTAAAGTAGTTCATAAAGAAGCATCTGTATCTCTTAAATTTAAAGTTGCAGAAAAAGCTAAAGAAGCTTTAAATGCAAAATAATGAATTAGTATTTACAATACCATTCATTAAAACAAATCATATCCCAGAAGGCTTTTGCGATATAAAGCAAGAGCTTTCTGATTTTGACTTACTAGGGAGCTTTCTTCGCAGAGATACTATTGAAGGAGATAAAACACTTCAACAACTTGTCTCTTTTATTATTGTTAGAAATCCAATTAAAAAGAAATTTTTTATTGGAAAGCGAATTTCTGGTGAAGAAAGATTACTTAATTGTTGGTCAGGATTTGGTGGTCATACAGATGTAATTGATTGTTGTTTAAATACTATATCTATTATTGAATCTTGTGCTAAACGAGAATTAGAAGAAGAATTATCTTTTAATTTATATAAAAAAGATACTTTGTCCACGGCTTTTAATTATATTGGCACAGTAAGAGATACAATGAGTGAAACTGGTGACCACTTAGGATTTGTATTTTTACTAGATGTGAAATCATGTTCTGTAAAAGAAACAGATAAAATAGAAGGCAAATGGTTTTCTTATCATGACATATTAATGAAATTTAGTATGTTAGATAATTGGACTCAATATGTCATCGAATATCTGTATAAAACAACAGACTTAAAAGAATATTTAAAGCAGAAGAGTTAGTATATAATTGTATATTGACTCTTCTTTTTTAATTGGAGAAAAATATGGAAAGAGAAGTTGAATTTGACTGTACCATTACGTTAACAACTAAAATTAAAATACCTTGTGAATATCATAATGGTAAATTAGATTTAGATGGTATTGAAGATGTCATTGCTGATTTTGTAGGTTACGATTTGAAGAATACAGAAGAAGATTATGATATTAAATATGTAGACGTAATGGGTTATGAAGAAGTAGAACAAGATTACGAAGATGACGAAAGGGATTAAGATTTTTCTATATGTTTGAATTTCAAAAAAACGATATTAAAATTATCGAAGACTTTTTGAATTTACTAAATACTAGGGAAGAACAACATTGTCATTTATTTGATGAGCGAAATAATTTAACACGTGAACAAAATGACTTATTGCATGAGCTAGAAAATAATCCAGATACAAAAATTGATATTATGGAAGAATTAACTCGTGTCAGAAAAGATTATCGTTACACAAAAAATGAAATGGAATTCTATTTTCCATTAAAAGAATTTAGTAAGAAATATAAAAAAAATTTAGAGGCTGCTTTACAAGAAATGAAAGAAGTAGATACTTTACAATCAAATCGAAAAACAACTCCTAGAATTAGAACTGATTTAGGATTTAAAACAACGGGTGGTCGAGCACCGAAATATAAAAAATGAACCTTGTATAATATCATTGTTTCATTTTAGAGAATATAAAAAGAAAGGAGGGATACTATGAATATTCCAGTAATTGAAAATCAAAATACTAAATTAAAAGAATTAGTATATGATAAAATTAATGAATTACAATTAAGTCAAAAGTATATTGATAGAGTTGAAAAAGAATTATCTATTATTATTAATAAAGATTTTGCTGGCTATTTTTTAATCGTAGCAGATTATGTAAATTACGCCAAAGAACATAATATTAAAATCGGCCCAGGCCGTGGGAGTTGTGTAAGTTCCTTAGTGAGTTATTTATTAAATATTACTGAAATTGACCCAATTCAATATAATTTAATGTTCGAACGTTTTTTATCTGAAGATAGAATGGAAATTCCAGATATTGATGTAGATATTGAAAGTAAAAAACGAAAAGAATTATTTATATATTTAATAAATACATATGGCTATAATCATGTGGCTAGATTTTTGGATAATTCTAAGCAATCTATGCATAGTTCTGGAGTAGTAATTTCTAATTTAGATTTAATGAAAGCAGATACAAAAGAAGAAGATAATATGTTAGTTCTTCAAAATACGCAAGAAGAAGTAGAGAAAGTATTAGTAAAATTTGATATATTATCTTCTAAAGTATTATCTATTATTAAAGAGTTAGAAACTATGACTGGTGATATTGTATCTATTAGAGATAATAATTTTAATGATACTAATATATTTAAATTATTAAATACATCTTTGACAGCTGGAATATTTCAAGTATCCTCTTCTTTGTATAAAGAACGATTGCCTAAATTACATATTAATTCTATTGAAGAATTAGCAAATGCATTAGCGTTAATTCGTGCTCCATTTTTATCTATTAAAGCAGATGTACAATATATTAATTATAATCAGAAACGTATTCATCCTATATATGATGAAATTACAAAGAATACAAATGGCATTTTATTATACCAAGAACAATTAATTAATTTATTGTGTGCATTTAATTTTTCTTTACAGGATGCTTATACGATGATGAAATTATTAGCTAAAGGAAAATCTATTAATACATATAAAGAATTTTTCTTTAATCAATGTGATACTCATGCTAAAGAGATTTGGAATATTATTACTGTAATGGGTTTGTATTCTTTTAATAAAGCTCATGCGATTGCTTATGCAACATTAGTATATGTGACGGCTTATTATAAAATATATTATACGAAAGAGTTTTATGCTGTTATGCTAACGAAAGCTTATAAAGATAAAGATATAAAAGCAATTCAAGATATTCAAAAAGAAATGAAACAAATGCGTATTAAATTATTGCCAGTAGACTTTAATATGTCTAAATATAATTGTGTTGTAGAAAATAATCATATTAGATTAGGTTTAGTATCTATTACTGGTATTGGTGAAAAAGCTGCGAAACAATTATTAGCTACAAAATCTTTATATGAAAATAAAGATATGCGAACTTTAATTCCTGCTATTTTTGCAGGGGTGTTTGATTCTATTTATAAAGAGTCTCGTTATTCTATTTATAAAAATTTTGCATTAATTACTGGTAGAAAGGTTGAAAAAGAATTTTCATTAAGTAAGTTCGTGAGCTTTAATAAGGATGCATCCAATGAGATGTTAGATAAGATGTTAATGAAAATTATATAAGGAAAATAATATGAGTTTAATGAAATTAAATCAAAGTAAGTTAGAATATGAATTAAAGCGAATTGAAACATATTTAAAACAATACAAATTAAAAGAACTTACTATTGTATTAGAAAATTTAGATAGTATTGAGTGCTATATTTATATTTATAATAATAAATTATGTGTTAATATCGATGACATGGATTATTATTTATACCTTGAATATGACCAAGAGAATAATGTTATTCATTGGGATATAAATACGAATTTAACTTTTAATACTATTTTTTATGATGTAATTGCTCCTATTAAAGAGTACCGTAAAGAAAATAAGCCTCCTAAGAAAAGAAAGTGGGTGCATCATAAGAAATGATATATAGTCTTGAAGTTTTAAAAAAAAATATTGAGCGTGCTAAAAATATTAAAAATAATTTACAACGATATATAGATGGTGAAGAAGTAAAATATAATTTTGATACACTTTTTTATAATACGAAAGATGTATTAATGAATATTTTTAATTCTTTTTCTGAGGCATTATATTATAAATATTTAAATGCTGGACGACTTACGTATCAATTACAACCAACATTTAAAGAAGTTTTTCTAATGGATACACTAGAAGATATGGATAATGCAAAAAAAGTAGTAGCTATATTAGATAATTTTTTACATTTAGTATCATATGATGATGATGTACAACAATTAATTCGTTCATATGGTTCTTATTGTAAAACAGAATTTAATGAATTTGTTTCTAGCTGTAATAGTTATCGAATTGACCAAGATGCTTTATTACGGTTTTGTCATTCTATCGAAAAAGATAGAGATTTAAATATATTGGTATATGGCAGTGATGATGCTCGAACTGTCGAAACAATTAATATCGCGTTAGAAAATAAAATTTATTCTGTATCTATTGATTCACAGTGTTCATATCGTAAACGAGATTTTATTGAGAAAAGTATTCTTGGTGGTCAAGGTCGCTGTATGATTACTAATGACTCTTTTGATGTATCGTTTGGATATATTCAATCTCAATACGAAACATCAAATGCGGAATTAATTAATCCAAAAGATTATGAATATATTTCTCGTATTGTTGCTTATACTAAACCATTAGGAATTATCTTTTTAGTTATGCCAATTTGTCGATTAACAAGAGGCATCTGTTCTTTTTTATCTAAATATATTACAAATGTAGATATTAAAAAAGAAAAAACAGGTGAAAATATTGTTATTATTACTGGTATTAAAAAAGAAGAATGTAAAGGCGTTGAAGTAGATGAAGAAATATTCAATATATTACGTTATTATAATGTAATGAATTCTTCCTTTGGATTTGAAAAATTTGAAGGTAACGAACGTAAATTTACAGTAACTGGGTTAAAACCAATTATTAAATATTTCCGTGGTTCTATTATTTCAGATGAAGAAATTCATGAAATGTATGAAGTGTCAGAAGCGGCTTCTAATTTTTGGGATAATCAAGAACAAGAATTATTATCTGATTACCATAAACGTCCTTTATTGCCATTTAATATTGGTCATCTTGGTTTAGTGCTAACATCTGGTTGTTTAGATGGCATTGTGCAAGAAGATGAAACACATTCACATCTTGTAAAGGGTCGAATTGTTAAATCAAAAAATAAAGAAGAAATTTTAGATGATAGTGGTTTATCTGCCACGATTGAAGAAACTACATCCAATCAAGTAGAGATTAATTTATTTTTACCAGATGGAACATATCGTAGTTTAATATAAGAATATTTTTGGTACCGACAAAAATGTCGGTACCAAATTAGCTAGTGTTAACTAAAAAACAATAAGGAGGAAGTACATGGCTTTAAGTTTTTCAGTTGGAAACTTACCATCAATGAAGGGTAACGTAACATTATTTAGTTCTCGTGGCGTTGCCTTTATGTCTGGATTTGGATATTCTACATTAATTAAAAGTATCCAGTCAGAATTAAAAAGAAATACTAAAATATACAATTCAAGATATACGTTAGATGCTAAAGCCAAAAGTCTAGTATTAGAGACTGCTAAGATTCCGAATAGCGATTTTTCTAATATTATTATTTACGCTAAAGATTTTACTGAACGCAAAGATGAGTCTTCTAATAATGAAACAATTAATTTTAATATCTTCGTAGAGATGGAAAGTAAATACGAAAATTCTTGGAGTAATATTGATACATCTCGCGATGCATATTATACTTGGGAAATTGATGAATTTTTAACCGATATTTATAAAGCAGTCGAGCCAGAATTAAAACAAAAGGTATTAGATGTTGCATTTAATAAATTTTACAATTTATGTCCAGTTCCCATTAAAAAAGAATGGACTGATTTCTTACTAAAGAAATTAAGAAATAGATATTGCGTAACAGCTTTTTCTGGTATGGACATTCGTAAAGATAAACGAATGTTTGGCTGGAATATTTCTGCGAAAGTAAATACAATTATTGAAATTCTATCTACTGGTATTAAAGAAGATGAAATTTCTGTATGTGCTACAAAAGAAGTATCTAATACAATTAAAGAAGTAACTGGATTAGACACTTATCTTAATAGCTATAAAGAAGTATTGGCAGAAAAAATTAAAGATAATTTCGTACCAATGTTTAATCCAGAAATAGATACATATTCTAAAGACTTAACGGAAGTGGCAGACTATGTTGATTATATTGGTAATATTAATTTATACGATGCTCAACGAGGTGTAATTGAGACTGTTTCTCGAACACTCAAAAAACAAAAAAGTGTGTTTATTGTAGCAAGCATGGGCAGTGGGAAAACCCTGATGGCTATGTCAGCATGTTATTTACATAATCTAACTGAGAATAATAATCAACAAATGACAAATGTAATCATGTGTCCAGGTCACTTAGTTGAGAAATGGAAACGTGAAGTTGAAATGCGTTTACCACAATCTAAATCAGTCATCGTAAATAATTTTAATGATTTATTAGATATTCAATCTGATATTACAAACACAAAACGAGGGTATCATTTGTGGATTATCATGTCTAAAGAAGCTGCCAAATATGGCTACGAGGAAAGACCTGCTGTCATTTGGAAGAATCAAAAAGATAAAAGTACTGGAGTTACTGGATATTATGCGTCTCCTGTAACAGGTAAACCAATTTACCGATATGAATATCATGGTACTGGTCGTAGACGTTATCAGCTTAAATTAAATTTAACTGAGTTAGATTTTCTAAAACCTAATAAAGATAATTATATTATTGATGAAACAATTCAAGTATTTAATAATGAAACTAAACGTTGGGAAGATAAAATAATTAAGACTAAATTATGGACACCAGTTAATTCTGCATTAGATGATAACGCAAAATGGATTAAAGTTGGTAAGCATGGTTATGTTGAAGTTAATAAGATTCGAAAACTCTATAATGAAATTTCTGGTAAAGATATTAATGGTAGAAATAAATTAGAAAAAACATTATTGCCAGAATTCGATAAAATTCTAAATGGTGAAGTACCTATTCAAAGAGCTCCTAGAAAATATCCTATTGCAAAATATATTAATAAATTTTTAAAAGGACATATCGATTATTTTATTGCCGATGAAATTCAAGAACTTAAAGGTAAAGATAGTTTGCAGGGACAAGCATTTGGTATTTTATTGGCGACAGCTAAAAAATCTTTATGTTTGACTGGTACTTTATTAAATGGGTATGCATCTTCTTTGTACTATACTTTGTTTAGAGCTTTTCCTCAGTTAATGAAAAAGGAAGGCTTTGAATATTCTACTGAATCTGAAAAAGAATTCGTAAGAATGTATGGTGTATATAAAACTATTTCTTCCTGGGTTATTGGCGAGAATAATCAAAAGAAATCTGGTTTAAGTACGAAAGAAATGCCTGGTATTAGTCCGTTAATCTTTACTAAATTCTTATTAGAAAATGCTGTATTTATGACACAAGAAGATATGTCTGAAGCTATGCCTGGATATGAAGAAATTCCTATTGGTATTGATATGGATGAACCATTAGCTAATGTATATAATGCTATGCAAGACAATATTAAGACTGAATTGAGTCGTAGTAGTACTGGTAAAATGAAAGTAATGTCTCAAATTACACAATTAATGTCTGTATATCCTGACCAACCATATGGACAAAAACAAATTATTAATCCAGATAATGGTAAAATAGTATATACACCAGAAGAATTAACTGAATTTACAAATAAAAAAGCAGAAGAATTGTTACGTATTTGTAAAGAGAAAAAAGAAGCTGGCGAAAAAGTATTAGTGTACTATCACTGGACAAATCGTACTGATATTGGTACAGACTTACCTAAATATCTTGAAGAGAATGGAATTAAAGCCATTACAATGACATCATCTGTTAAATCTTCTACTCGTGAAGAGTGGCTAGATAAAAAATTAAAAGCAGGATATGATGTTGTGTTATGCAATCCATCTCTTGTAGAAACTGGTTTAGATTTATTGGCATTTACAACAATTGTATTCTATCAGATGGGCTATAATTTGTTTACGATGCGTCAAGCATCTCGTCGTTCTTGGCGTTTATCGCAAGATAAAGACGTTCAAGTCTATTTCTTGTATTATAAAGGAACCATTCAAGAAACAATTCTTTCTTTAATGGCATCTAAATTACAAGCATCTATGGCTATCGAAGGTAAATTTACCGAAGAGGGTTTAAATGCCATGAGCAATAACGATGATATTTTGAATCAAATTGCTATGTCTATTACAGATGGCATTAAAGATACAGTAGATGTTGCTACATTTACAAAAGTAACTTCTGAATCTCAAAAGAAAACTGCTAAAGAGCAACAAGAAAAATTAATTAATATTCCTAGAGTATTTAAATATGAAACTTTACAAGAAATTGTTAAAGGTAAACGCAGAACTAAAACTAATAGTATGAATGTATATGATACTCTTGCATTAGCAATTGGATAAAAAATAATTGGCGGTCTTGTTAGGCCGCCTTTATTTTTTTATTAATGGTAATAATAGTTAATAGATATTTAAAAAATATTATTATTGTTAATAAGAGAATAAAGGATTATAGATATGCTATTAAATATTTTAATTACGAAAGCAGCTGTTGCATTATTTTGCATGGCAATTTTAGTGTCAATAATATTTACTTTTAAAAAATTAAAAATCATGCGGTTTAAACATGGCAAAGAGACTACAATCGTTGTCGGTCGAAAAAAGATTTACCTCTATTGCTTTTTAACTATGTTATTGTCTATAATATTATTGGCTATATTTTTACCACCTATCAATTACATTATGCATCAAGATGATGTACAAAATGCAAATAATCGTGTATTAGTACAAAGAAATTATGAACCTGATGAAAAAGCTTTTATATTAAATAGTCCTTTTATTGTTAGAGGATATGTCGAAAAACATATTGACCTTAACGGAGAAACATGTGCCGTTATCACTAATGAAATAAAAGGCTCTAATATAGAAAGTAATAGTCGAGTTAATTTTGTATATATTATCGATAAAGACAATGAGTTAAAAGATGGTACTCGTGTAGATGTTGTTAGCAAAGCATTACGTTTTACTAACGTATATGTAATTAATGAACAATACAAAACAATTGTTTTTGGTGAATATATTGTTGATATGCCAAGAAAGGACATATGATATAAATGAAAGATTTTGGATTTAAACCTTCTCGATTTTCCGAGACTAAACAATTAATTCAATATATTTTTGATTTTAAAAATGGATATTCTGCTATCGTAAATGAAAATTTTTATGCTGCTTATAATTATAATGAACCATTATTTGAAATCTATGTAACAGATAATACATATAATATTTTGTCTGGTTTTGAAAAATATAATGGATATAAAACGCAAGAAGAAGTATCTTCTATTTTAAAAGAAATTAATATATTAAAAGCTAAGAAGGTTAAATAACTATGTGGTTATTAAAACGAATGTTATATCCTAATGAAGTAATGGATTGTGATGCATCTGGTACTATTATGGTAGTTGGTGACTATTACTATGAAAATACTGAAACAGGAGAAAAAATATTAGCTACCTATTGGCAAAAGAAAAAACTCCAACAATTAAAAGATAATAATCCATTACAAGATTTATTAGACCAAGCTAAAGATGACAAAAAAGAAAAACAAGATGCTAAAAAAGAAAAACAAGAAGAATTATCTGATTTAATGTTAGATGATACTAAATTTAATAGATATGATTATCAAAATATAGATGATAACTCTATTAATAATGATATGACATGGAGTTTTAGAATGGACCCTGTAGAACAAACTACATATGATGGTAGACGTTATTATGGTGAAAGAAGATATTATGATAACGATAGGCATCATGCTCGACTTGAAGGTGACTTTAAAGAAAACCATGAATTGAATACATTTAGAAATAATCCATAAGAAGGAGTTATATGAAAGAAGATTATGGCACAATGTCTGATGTTAATGGTGGTCAATATTGGGCAAAGCAATCTGGTAGTGCTTCATTAGAAGGTGCACAAGCTTGTGCAACAGATATTTTAGAAGCACTTGGTAAATGGTATTATGAAAAATCTGGTGGCAATAAATTATTATTAACATCTGGTACAGATGGTCATCATGCATCTGGTACGCCTCACTGTCATGCTACTGGTTGGAAAATAGACGTATCTGACTATGGCGGTGCAGGCTTACTTGTTAATGAAGGTTCTGAACCTGGTCCATTAGTAGATGAATTTTTACGATATGGTGCTTCTCTTGGTTTAGGTATGAACTGGGAGGGATATCAAGATGGTGCTGCTAATAATGAACATATAGATATTGCTTTTGATGGTGACGCTTGGTCTCATTATTCTTATGGTGGCAATGGTTGGGGCGGTGGAGCGTCTGGTGCTAAAAATGGTTCTAGCAATGGAGCTGGTGCTAAAGGCGGCTCTTCTATTTCTGGTTCTGCTTCTTCTGATAGAGGATTTCGTATTGTCCCTAAAGGAAGAGATAGAGTAGAAATTACTAAACTTCCTCAAGGTAAAACATATTGCGAACCTATTTATCCAGATTTAGTATGTGTATCTGATACCATTCCTCAATGGGTATTAGCTAATACGATTGAAGTAACTAATCAAGACGCCACACAAAATAAAGAAGACGAAGGTGCAGATTCTGATGTTAAAGCTCCTAATGGTAAATTCTTTAAACAAAATGATTTGCAGTATTTACTAGATAATAAATATACTAAAGAACAAGCTATTGCTATTTTGTCAAATACAGATAAATATAAGAAAACAGATAATACAAAATCTGATACAGATAAAACAAAAGAAGATGTAAAAAAATAGATATCTGTGATATAATATTGGTGTTACTATAAAAATAACACCAATATTTTTTTAAAGAAATGGTAGGTGAAGTATGGCTGAAGAGCAAAGGAATAAAGTAAAAACTACTATTGAAGAAAATCCTAAGCCTACAGATAAACAAGAAGACAAAGATAAAAAACAAGAAACAGATAAAAAAGATACATCTACACAAGCTACGCAAGGAGCTAAACAAGCTACACAATTAGGTGAAGGTGCTGGCTGGAATGATGTAACGACAAATATTATGAAATCCATCGGCTTGTCCGATTTACAATCTATCATTGGTGATTCAGAAGCTATTAAAGCTCGTCAACATTTATTAGACCCTACTAAGTATGAGCGAGAATTTAAAACTTCTAATCCAGGCAAAATGCCTAATAACGAAGATGCCTATCCAATAGATTTAAAGATAGAAGAACTTGAGTATCATAAACCAGATGTTAAGCCATATAAAGAAACAACACATATTCATGGTAAAGATGCTATGATTGTGGCAATGCGTGTTGGTGATAAAGCAGAAAAACGTATTGTTAAATTAGAAAATATGGTTGCTACACTATTTAGGTGGATGGGAAGACTTGGTTCCAGAATGACTATCAACTGTGTCTATTGGGGAGGAACACAACCAGGTTAATATAATGGCCGTTCAAAAGAGAAAGTCATAGAATCTTTTGAATGACTATCGCGGAATTAAGCGGGGAGGGTTTCACATCCTAATCCGAACCGAAGGCTAGAAATAATATTTTAGTCAGGGGCAACGCATAGCAGATGAACCTTATTTAGATATAAGAATATAATTCTGCCAAGAGGCCGCGACACGCTATGACAAATAAAAATGCGTGAAAAGGTATGCTAAACTGGACCAGAATTAACTGGTCGATGAAAATGAGGGAAACCTCCAGAGATTGAGATAAAAAACTCAATGTTAATAATTATTGCAAAAATATAAAACAATCAGGTGTTTAGCTGATGATAGAATTAATGAGGGACAAGAAGTTCAAATAGACCAATGTTTATATTGTACAAGGTATGAACCAATTGCAGGTTAATTATATGGCCGTTTATAATCAAAAGCTATTGAAGATTATAAAATATTAGAGTGGTATTAAGCAGGAAAGCTAAGTCAGTAGATATGCTAATCTGAACCGAAGGCTTGATTAAGTTAAGTCAGGGGCAACGCATAGGTAGTGAAAAGATATAATCTACCCAAGAGACCGCTCCACGTATAGCTAATTAAACGTGAAAAAGTATGCTGAACTTATAGGAAACTATAAGAACTATAAGATAAAAAACTTATAGGGTAACAAATTGCAGATGTACGAAATCATGAATGACCTTGGTGCAAATGTAGCTACTATATTAGATGATAATCAAATGGGTTACACTAATATGGAAGAATACGATACACTCTCTCGTGTAGAAAAATATTGGAAAACAAAAGATGATGGTAAATTTAATTTAGCCATTGTTGAAAAGAAAAATACTGCTGAAGTATTTGATTTCAAAGATATTTGGGGTGAAGGATTGAAGATGAATTGGTCCTTAACTCCTAAAGAAGACCAAATCCCTCACATTAATTGGCGTCAGTCTTTAACAGATGATGGTTCTAATTTAATGCGTCTTGCTTCTTTCACTGGGAATGAAGTGAATGCTGGTAAAAATCTAATTAAAGATGGTGTAGTGTCTGATGTTATGAAAAAGAATAAAGAAGCTATGGATTCTTATAATGAAAATACTGATGTAAATTATAAAGCTACTACTATCAAAGCATTAATTGCTGACGCTAAAGAATACACTAAATCTATTGAAGATGAAGTATTAAATAAATTTAGACGTGGTTTACAATCTGAAGTTAAAGAAATTATTGGCGATGATAGCAAAGTAGATAGTTTATTATTGGCTTGTGCTTCTCATGTATTAGGTAAACCTCCTAAAGAAGTATATGAAAAATACAAAGATTTCCTTAATAAAATATCTACAACAAATGTAACTATTGGTTTATCTGCTTTTAACGGTGGCACAATTCCATTTAATGGAGATAAAGATAAAAAATGTCCTCGTATAGATAAGGCAGGTCAACCATATACAGACCCAGATAAAAAACCTACAGGAACTGTTACTGGTAATGGCAATTCAGATACTAATCAAAATAAATTACCTCCTATTAAATGGGAAGAACGAGATGGTTGGTTATGGGTTGCATACGCTGGACATCATTTAACAAATATGCCATTTAGTGATGGAACTGGTGATGGTAAAGAAAAATTTCCTATGATTTGCTATCTATATTGTGAATTAGAATCTAAAGCTCACTTTAGTCGTTATGATGAAGCTAACTATAGTTTCCCATTTACAGATAAAGAATTAAATAACCCTGGTGTTACTATGGGTGATAATTATGGACAAACTGCAAATGGTAAATTACATACTGGTACGCAATTCTTAGTACAAGCAGGGACTCCATTCTATTCTGTAGCGGATGGTAGAGTAACTGGTTGTGGTAATGATGGTGAATACGGTAAAGAATATAAATCTATTAATGTGCAACATAATGATGGTACATTTGCTAGATATATGTGTTCTTCTCAAATGTCAATTAAACGTGGAGATACTGTTCTTCGTGGACAACAATTAGGATTAACTGGTATAGATAGTACAACTAATACACCTTGTTTATATTTTGAATTGGGTCAAGGTGATTCTGAAAAATCAGTATGCCCTAATAACCCAATGCAATTCTTCCCTAAAATTAATTATAAAAAAGGTGAACAAATTTTAGCGACTGGAGCTAAACCAAAAGATGGAACTACTACTGTAGTACCACAAGAAAAAAAATAATATATATTTAATATAGCTCGGTAGAAATACCGAGCTATTATTTTGAGGAAATATATAAAATGAGAGAATTAAGAAAACAACAATATAGAAAAATAATGAAATTGTGTAAAACTAAATTTGAAATTGATGATGAAATTATAATTAGCGGCATTTCACCTAATTATAAAGTTCAATTTAAAGTTATTGAAAATATTTATGTTTTGCCATATAATGAATGTGTATTAATTTTTAAAAATATATTATATTATCGAGGAAAACATTTTGCTACATTAATTCATGGTGTAGATAAATTTGGGAAGAAATTTTCAATTAAAGGAAATTTAATTCTTGGTAAATATAAAAAATTAATTAGTCCACATTGGATAAAAACATATAGTTAAAAAATAAATTTGAAAGGAGGTGAAAAAAATGAACCAAGCAGATAAACAATATTTAGATATCGCTAAAAAAATCTTAGAAAAAGGTACTTGGACAAACAATCGTACAGGTATGCCAGCTATTTTCTTACCACATCAAATTATGCAATTCGATTTGCAAAAAGAATTTCCAATTTTACAATCTAAATTCGTAGCTTTTAAAACAGCCGTAAAAGAATTATTATGGATTTGGCAAATGCAGTCTAATGATGTACGTAAATTACAAGAAATGAACGTGCATGTCTGGGATGAATGGGCACGAGAAGATGGCACTATTGGTAAAGCTTATGGTTATCAAATGGGCCGTATTAATCCATACAATGATGTAAATTACAATAAAGCTATGGAAATGTTAGAAGCACATCAAATTAAATCTTGCGAACAAGATAGAAACGGATATGTATATCTATCTCAAGTAGATAAATTATTATATGATTTAAAATATAATCGTGATAATCGTCGTATGATTGTGTCTTTATGGAACGTAGCAGATTTACATGATATGGCATTACAACCTTGTGCGTATGAAACTTTATGGAATGTACAGGATAATAAATTAAACTGTATCTTAATTCAGCGTTCGCTATGAGCGCCATTATAAAGTAATTTATAATGCAAACCTTGTTAAATGGGGAACCTCTGTGATACAATATTATCACAGAAAATCCCATACTAAGATTAATATTTAAAGATATAACAAGGAGACATAGTTTTGAAATATTTTGTATATAAAATTATTAATGAAGAATTAAATAAATATTATGTTAGTAGTACAGGTCACTTAAAAGAAAGAATTAATAGACATTTTTCTGAGTTAAGGACAAATAAACATCATAATTTTGATTTACAAAATGATTATAATGAATATGGTCTAAATGCTTTTTATCATAAAGTAGTAGCAGAATTTGATACTGAAAAAGAAGCTAAAGATTTAGAACAAAAAATTATAGATGAAAATTATGACTCTATTTATAATGTTGGAAAAAATGCAAGATTTGGTGGAGATTTAATGTCTTATCATCCAAAACATGATGAAATTACAAATAAAATCTCAAATACCTTAAAAAATAAAATGTCAAAAATGACAGAAGAAGAACGAGCTTTTAAATTTGGACATCCAGGAGAATTAAATCCTATGTATGGCAAAACTCATACAGAAGAAGCTAGAAGAAAAATGTCTGAAGCCAATATTGGAAGAATTCCATATAATAAAGGTTTGAGTAATGAAGAATCTTTAGGGAAAGAAAAAGCAAAAGAAATTTCTCAAAAGTTATCAGAATATGCTCAAGAAAGAACTGGAGATAAAAATTCATTTTATGGAAAGCGTCATTCTGAAGAAACAAAAGAAAAAATTCGTCAAGCTAATAGAGGAAGAATTCCTACTAATAGATATGCAGTTAATATAAATGGAGTTGAATATCCAGCCTTAACTATTGCTGCGAAAGAACTAGGCATAAATACTTCTACTTTATTAAATAGAATTCGTTCTAAAAATTATCCAACATATAAAAAAGTTTAAATATTAATAAATGTCTAACGACTATCGAAAACACATATTAAGGATATGGAAGTGAGTAGAGTACGGCCAAGCGGTGGGTGAGAATCCCTTAAATGGAAAAGCAAGGGAGCCACATATTTGTGGTTCATGATATAGTCTAATCTACATAGTGATATGTAGCAGTTCGTAAGAGAACGCAATATGAGTAGCGACCATATTGGAATATTAATGTCAGGCGATATTGGCTTAGGGATTCCATTTAATTTAAGCCAATATTCATCGCTAGTTTATATGATTGCACATGTATCTGGATTAGAGCCAGGAATATTTACACATGTAGTAAATAATGCACATATATACAAAAATCATGTAGATGCATTACAAGAACAAATTGAACGTAGTCAAAACCTTGAAAATATGAAGCAGCCAAAACTCATTATTAATAAAAACGTAAAAAGTTTTTATGCTTATAAACCTGAAGATATTCAATTAGATAATTATGAACATCTAGGAAAACTTCCTATGAAAGTATCTGTATAAGGAGAATATTAATAAATGAGTAAACAATTAAAATTAATTGTTGCCACTTCCAAAAATGGAGTAATTGGCAGAGATGGTACAATGCCTTGGCATTTACCAGATGATTTGAAATATTTTAAGGAGAAGACGAATGGAAGTATTATTATCATGGGCAGGAAGACTTTTGATACCCTTGGCAGAGTGTTGCCTAATCGAGAGCATTGGATACTTACAAGAGAAGAAGAATCAAGAATCAACAAAGATAACAATCCAAATGTAAAAGTTTTCCATGATTCATTTTCTGTAGTCTCAGCATTAATGCGAGATACAAGAGAGGGATATGTCATTGGTGGTGGTGCTATCTACAAAATGTTTCTGCCTTTTGTTTCTACTTGTTACGTAACAGAAATAGAAACAGAAATTACAGATGGAGATACTTTCTTTAAATTGCCTAATTATTTTAAAGAAACTAGACGTGTTTATCATCCAGTCGATGAAAAACATGAATTTGGATTTTCTTTTGTAACATATGAAAGAACAAGACCCTTATAATAAAAACTCATAGGTCAAATTTTATAAACCTTGTGGTTATCACATTCTCAATTAAAACTATATCTTGTATTATGTTAAATTGATATATACAAGATATAGTTTTTTTTGTTACAATAAACGTAATACTAATCATGAAGTTTATTTTTCATAAGTTATTTTTAGAAAAGGAAAAAAAGAATATGCAAATTAAAAAACGCGACGGGCGTTTAGTTGATTTTGATTCAGATAAAATTAAAAACGCTATGCTAAGTGCATACCATGCAACTCAAGATAATGACAATGAATTAGATAATTTTAATAAAATTATTGATAAAGTAATTGAATCTATTAATACGCAAATTAATCTTGGTAACGTATTAGATGTAGAAACGATTCAAGACCAAATTGAAAATGCTTTAATGTCTGCTGATTTTAAAGATATTGCAAAAGCATATATTACATATCGTCACGATAGAACAATGGCTCGTGAGAATCCTCTTGATAAAGAAGTGATTGAAATGATTTCTGGAGATTCTGAATATTGGAATACAGAAAATTCAAATAAAGATTCTAAAGTGGTATCTACTATGCGTGATTATGTAGCTGGTATTGTATCTACAAGTTTAGCACGAAGAAAAATGTTACCTAAAGAAGTTGTAAAAGCTCATGATGAAGGTATTATTCATTCCCATAAGAATATTGTGGCCTAATACAGTAATGTATTATGGAAAAACCTTGTGAACCCATAAGGGGTGTAAAAATAATATTATATCTGATATAATAGTTATGTAGGAAATGACATATTTATATTTTTGCTAACAGGGAAACTATATAAAAAATCTCATATAAGTTTTTATATACAATCCTGTGCCAAGTTTTAATATTGATATTAAAAAAGGTCAATCGACTATCGAAAAGGCATTAGAAAATAATTCTAATGGAACTGAGTAGAGTAGGGTATTGTTGAAATACAATATTCGAAGTGCAAGGTATCCTTTTGTTAAGGATAATGATATAGTCAGCTAAAGCGGATATGGATTATATGCTAGAACCTAAAACAAATTGTGAGCTTGTTAACCTTGATGACATGTTGCAAAACGGCACTGTTATTAATAAAGTAAAAATTGAAAAACCTCATCGGTTGTTAACAGCAACTACTATTGCAACCCAGGTCATTTTAGGGGTAACATCGATGACTTATGGAGGTTGTTCAGTTACGCTAACACATCTTGCTCCATTTGTTAGAGATTCTTATAATTACTATATTAAAAAATATAAAGAATATGGTGGTTTAACAGAAGAGCAAATTAAAAAATTTGCAGATAAAGATACAAAAAAAGAAATTAAAGATGCTATGCAAACTTTAATTTATCAATTAAATAGCATGACAAATTCTAATGGTCAGTCCCCATTTATCACAGTATTTATGTATTTAAATGAAGATTTAGAATACAAAAAAGAAATTGCTATGCTTACTGAAGAAGTTATTAGACAACGAATTCAGGGTATGAAGAACGAACAAGGCGTTTGGGTATCTCCAGCATTTCCTAAATTGATTTATGTTCTTGAAGAAGATAATATTAAAGAAGGAACTGAATATTGGTATCTTACTAAATTAGCTGCGCAATGTTCAGCAAAACGTCTTGTGCCAGATTATATTTCAGAAAAAAATATGAAAGCTTTTAAAGACGGTGCTTGTTTCCCACCAATGGGTTAATACTATAGCTCATGTAAAACGATGTGAACTGCATTACAAAGCAGGTGTTAGATATTTTAATATCTAGCTAACGGTTCAGAAATTAGAAATAATAATATGAGTAAGAGAGTCTAAGTCCTGTATGGATATGATAATACCGTGCCAAGCTGTAACATACCTATAGAAAGTAGGTAAAGTTGGTAACTATAATTAAGGCCCCTAACTATATAATAGATGAATTAGGAGTTATAAGAAATAAGAAAACAAATAAAATTATGAAATCTTATGTTGACCAATTAGGGTATGAACAAATAGTATTGAGGGTAGATAAAAAACCAAAACATTTTAGAGTTCATACATTAATGCGAGATGCTTTTTTATTGTCTGAAAATAATGATAATAAGAAAACAATGATTAATCATATAGATGGAATAAAAACAAATAATATTTTAACTAATTTAGAATTATGTACTAATGCTGAAAATGTAAAACATGCATATGATAATGGACTATATACAAATAAAAAACGAAGTCATGAAATTGAAATTGACGGAGTTATTTATAAAAGTATAAGAGCAGCATCAGATATTTTACATTTAAATAGAAAAAGATTAACTGGAATTTTAAAAGGTCAAATTCCAAATCATACAAGTTATAATATTATTAGATATGTTACAGAAGGTGTAGAGACTATGGCTGATGAATGTAAGCCAGTAGAATAGATACGTACTATTCGAAGTGCATCGCATTATTAAAATATTAATAATGAAGAGATAGTCCAACTGGTTTTTAATATAGAAATATATATACCAGTCGTGTAGAAGTCAATTATCTGTTGATACTTTTACAGAAAAATATGGAAACATAGCAAAAGCTTTAAATTATGATGGCAAGCCAAAATACTATGGTAGAAATAATATTGCTGTTGCGACTTTAAATCTTGGCTATATTGGTTTACTTGCTAATAAAGATAAAGATGAATTTTGGAAATTATTAGATAAGTATGCAGAACTTTGTCACCAAGCATTAGATGTCCGCGTACAACGTATTAAGCATACAAAATCTGATGTAGCACCTTTATTATGGCAAGATGGTGCGTTAGCTAGACTTGATAAGGGCGAAACATTACAAAAATTAGTTGAAAGTGGTTATATGACAGTATCACTTGGCTATGCTGGTTTATGTGAATGTGTTCGTGCATTAGGTTATGAAAATCATTATTATGATGAAGGTAAGAAATTTGGATTAAAAATTCTTCAACATCTTAATGATTTATGTGATAAATGGAAAATTGAAGATAAGGCTGGCTACTCATTGTATGGGAGCCCTAAAGTGATTCAGTGGGGCATTGCATAGTAATATGTAATTTTAAAAGTTGCTTAACCTCTTAGAGGGTGTACATATAACGTTGAGTATATATAGGAAATGATATATAATATATGTGCTAACAGGGAAAACTACTATTTTATTAGTAACAATCCTGTGCTAAAACTATTTATATTCATAGGAAAGGATTTTTTCTATGATAAAAAAAATGCCAAAAACGGCAAAACAAATAAAAAACAGTAAAGATTTTGCTGATATAGATGGCTCTATTTATACGTATAGGTCCAACTATAAAGGTCATAAAACAAATAAAGTAATACAAAAAAAACAACGAAAAATAAAATGTGGATATATGTACTGTGGAATTTATAACAGTAAAGAAGGAAGATGTGTAAGTAGGCGTGTTCATAGAATCATTGCTGAAACATTTATTCCTAATCCAAACAATTATCCAGTAGTTGGACATAGAAATAATATTAAAGATGACAATAGAATAGAAAATCTTTATTGGACAACTTATTCAGAAAATACACAAAAAGCAGTTAATGATGGATTATTAGTTAATGATAAAGGATATGATGATAGTCAATCTAAACCAGTTAATATTTATAACACTCATACGAATGAATTAATAGGAAGTTATGGTTCATTGCGAGAGGCTGTAAAAGAAACTGGCTTATCATTAACAACATTATCAAGACAAGCTAGATATAAACGACCAACAAGAAGAGATTTTTATTGTAGATTTCAAGATGATATTGATGTAAGTGCTCCTATTATTGTTGGCATGTTTGATTTCGATACAGATAAATTATTAGAAACATTTGTTAACTATGGTCAAGCTGCTTTAAAAACTGGTTTTAATTATAAGACAATAGGTGACCAATGTAAAAAAGGGAGAAAACCATTTATTAAAAATTTTGATGTATATTTTATGAATATAAATAGTAAATGTGAACAGACTATCGAAAAGAATAACTGAGTAGAGTAGGATATTATTGAAATATAATATTCCAAAGAGCAACGCCCTTTGAGAAAAAGGGAAAAAATATAGTCGAAAAACGATTGAATCAACTACTTATAAATTTGCAAAAGCTAACAGAAAACGTTTTGGTATTATTCCAAATATTACAGATAGAGAATATTTGACGAACAGTTATCATGTAAATGTTCGTGACAACATGAGTGCTTTCGAAAAACTCGATATCGAAAAGGATTTTCAAAAATTATCTTTGGGTGGAAATATTAGTTATGTTGAACTACCAAATTTAACAAATAATATTCCAGCGGTATTGCAAGTAATTCAATATATTTATGATAATGCTATTTATGCTGAATTAAATACAAAATCAGATTATTGTATGAAATGCGGTTATGATGGTGAGATAGAAATTAAAGGCGAAGAAGGTTCTCTTTATTGGCAATGTCCTAATTGTGGTAACACAGACCAGAACCAGATGTCATTGGTGCGTCGCGTTTGTGGATACCTTTCTAGCAATGGCTTTAATCAAGGTCGAACAGAAGAAATTAAAGACCGTGTTCTCCATTTAGATGATAATTAATATATATAATATTAAAATAGTTCTTCTTATTTAATTATAGGAAGAACTATTTTATTTTATATTATGAGGAAAGAGAGATATGGATTTTAATCCTGTAGGATTCATTGCTTTTTTATTTTTTATCTTTACTTTATATTTAATATATAAAGTACTTACAAGAGATAGTGTAAAAAAGAATAATAAAAAAGAATTAATTTTATTAGATGCAGATAATGCCCATGATTTGGCTATAGAATATAATAAAAAGTATTTTTTAATTGTTCATAAAAAATCTATAGAAGCTATTATTGAAGGGATTAAAGAAGCATCTAGTACTGGTAAATTTGAATATAAAGTTACTATATTTAATAATGAATATTCAAAAGATTTAATTAAGTATTTAAAGAAAAAAGGATATGTTGTTGAATCTGCTCAAATTGAATTAGATAGTAAGCGTATTATTTTAACGATTAAGTGGTAAAGGTGGTAAAAATAGTATATGATGCAATATATGCCAGAACTTTTATTGGTTCCTGCAATTATAGGAATAATATATTTAATATATGTAAGAATGCAATATGATTGCAAAATAACAATATTACAAAAAGAAAATAGATATATTAAAAATAATAATAAATTAATAATGAACTCTTATACAGCCAATGCCTTATCTACTGAAGTTAATACAAAAAAATTTAATGAAAAATATGGTACTTTATTAGATAAAATTAATATGTATATGCAGGTCGCTATTGAACAAGGCAATTATGAATGTCATGTTCCTGTCGCCAAAGAAGATAATAAACCTAAAGAAATAATTAGTTATCTTGAGGGAAAAAAATATATTGTTAATTATATTGAATTGCCATCAGATAAATTATATAATGATTTAAGGATTTATTGGGGCAACCATTAATAGCAAGTGCCTTGTATCATAATGTTAAGTCTATTTTTCTTTGTTAATTATATAAAGGAGTGATTTTAATATGGCAGAAGAAAAAATAGAAAATAAATATTTAAAAGCTGTTCGGAGCGATGAATTATCTTCTTTATATGATGAACGATTTGTTATGATTGATATTCGTACTGGTGAAATATTAGATGATGCACAAGGATATGGATATAAAACAAAAACAAAAGCATTTGCCGCATTTTGTTATAAGAGAGACCATAGCAAATCTGATATAAAGAAAAAGAAAACTATTAAAAACACAATTAAGAAATGGTTAGAGAAGCATCAAAACTTTAGCGATTTACTAGATATGTATTTCTTAGAAATAGCTAAAGGTCAGCATGGAGAAGATGCTAAATTTGATGAACAATTAGTAAGAGATATTTTAAAAGAAAATGAGATTGAATTAAAGTCTTTTTCTGTAAAACAATTATTAGAATATTATGGAATTAAATAATAAGAAGAGGTTAAGTGTATAATGAAAACAAACAAATTTATGTTAACAGCTATGATTATTTCTTGTATTGGTAGTACAGCTATGGCGACAGATGTAACAACTCATGATTATCATACTGGTCAATATCCAGTAGCTGAGTCAGTTAAAAACAGTGTTATTTATGGTCATGATACAAATGTTACGCAAGCACAAGGTCATTTAAGTGGCATTATTGCTGGTGGCGAAAATAATACAGTTCAACTTGATGCACATAATAGTGCTACATTTGGTATCAGTAACAATAATAATTCAGAAAATTCTGTTGTAACTGGTAGCCACAATACAATTACAAATGCTAATAACTCTATTGCTGGCGGTATTTATAATGCTAGTCATTCTAGCAATACAGCAGTATTTGGTTATAATAATGCCATTGATTTTAATAGTGATAATTCTTTTGCTGGTGGTAAAAAAGTAAAAGTACAAGGTCAAAACTCTTTTGCCTTCGGTGAAGAAGCACATGCTTTTGGTAACAATGCTATTGCAATTGGTAAAAATGTAGAGGCATTAGGCGATGATTCTATTAATATTGGCGCTAATAATACCGTTCAAGATAGCTTATCTAATGGTGTAATTATTGGTACAAATAATACAGTAAATAAATATTATAGTGGTGAACTTACCGGAAAAAATATTGTTGCTATTGGTAATGGTAATCTTTTTGAAAATTCAAGCGAATCAATTGCTATTGGTGGTAGTATAATTCAAGGTGCTGACCGCTCTGTAGGTATTGGTGCTAATTCTAAAGTAGCCGCTCCTAATAGTGTAGCATTAGGTTATGATACTTTTGCTTATGATGTAGAATCTACTGAATCTGCTGAAATTAATGGTAAAACATATACATTTGCTGGTGGCATTGCACATGGTACAGTAGGTATCGGTGCTCGTGGTGATAATGGTGAACGCACAATTACTGGTTTAGCTGCTGGTCGTATTAATGAAGAATCTACAGATGCCATTAATGGTAGTCAATTACATGCAGTAATTACTGAAGTAGAAAATAATCGTACAAAAGTTAACGATACTATGGAAGAAGCTAAAAAGCATACAATTGTTTCTTCTGGCAACAATAATATTGATATAGTTAATATTATGACGCCAAATTATGATGGTACATTTGCTAAAACAAATGAATATGCTGTTTCTTTAAATAATAATATTAATATTCATTCTGCTAAGATTACTAGTGAAGATGAAAATGACAACCATCATATTGACATTACTTCTACTCATGTACAAGCTACGGGCACTGACCCATTCGGCAATGAAAGAACAGCTAGTATGAATAAAGATGGTTTTAATGCCGTTGATGGCAATCGATATAGTGGCCTACAAAGTTCTTATTTGCATTTCGGTGATACTGCTAAACAAGAATCTGCTCATTATTCTCTTAAAGGTATTCGTTTAGCAGATAATAACAGTGACCCTATTGAAATCACTAAAGAAAATATTAGTTTCGGTGACCGTCAATTACATAATGTAAAAGCTGGTACTGAATTAACTGATGCCGTTAATGTTTCTCAACTTAAAGAAGTAGAAAATAAAATTACTAATATTAGCAATATTGCTATGGATGGAGCTAAATCTTATACAGACTCTGAAGTATCTAAAGTAGGTGCTGCATCTGCGGCATTGAGTGCTTTGCATCCATTAGAATTTAATAAAGATGATAAATGGCAATTTGCTGTCGGTTTTGGTAACTATAAAAATAAAACGGCTACAGCTATTGGTGCATTTTATCAACCAAACGAAAATATTTTATTGAGCTTAGGTACTACTTTAGGTACTAACAATAATATGGTTAATGGTGGAGCAACATTTAAATTCGGTAAACATTCTAATAAACAAGTTGCGACAGATACTAAAGTCAAAAATCTTGAACAACGTTTAGCTGAAATGGAAGCTAAATATAATGAACTACTTGCTAAAATAGAATCTAAATAATGAATTAATAGCCTCTCTTTTTTAGAGAGGCTTTTTTATATTGAGGTATTTGATATGTTTATTCATGATTATTATCAAAAACAAGCAATAGAAGCTATTAAAAAAGATATTTCTAATTTTGATGAAGATTGTTTAACAGAAATTGCTTATAATGAAAAAGATTTTAATAACCGTATTTTTATTTTTAATTATAGTGACGACGTTAATTATTTATATGTAGTGAATGTACATCCTGGTGGGTCAATCGATATTGAAAATTATTATTATGAATATGGTTATTCTGTTGTAAATGGAAAGGTTGAATAAATGAAGTTTAAATGGAAAAAATTTTCAGAAGTTCTCCCTCTATTTGATAAACTAATAGTAGTACAGTTCGACGAATATGAATATTATGTTGGAAGATTACGTATGCTAGATGAAGATAGTGGAGTAACTGTTATAAGCGAAAGTGACGAAACTTTATTTAATATGCCAATTAAAAAATTAAATTGTTGGGCATATATCGATGAACCTCCAACTAAAATTAGAAAAAATAGAAAATAAATGTTAACTAAAGTTAAAGCGATTATTATTATAATTGCTACGATTCAGAATATTATATTTGGCTTTACTACTCCTACAGTACAAATATATTTTATGAGTTTAGTAAATGCCAGTACATTAAGTATTGCAAATTTATTAGATGCTGGGTTAGCTGGCACAATTAATAGTTTTTTAAGTAAAAATTCTTTTAGAAAATTATTTAAAAAATATGCTCCCATAATTGGGTTATTAGATGCTATAATATATGCAGTGATTGTATTATTTTCAGTTGACGACCCAACAATTAGATTTATTGGTATAGCTATTTCAAATGGTACGCTGGCTGCTATCTGGGGTGTTATGTTATTAGATAGTATTAATAATACGATTCATAGAGATGAATTAACATCTTTTAATAGTTTAAATAAATCATGTTGTTTATTTGGTTCATTAATTGGTGGAACGATAGGTGTAGCCATAGGAAATCATTTAGATATAAATACAGCTATTATATTGCAAGCCATAATGGTAGCTATTAATTCTATATCTGAATTATATGCATTTTACAAATTAGATAATGTATAAAAGAGGAAAATATGATTTATGAGTTTGAAAAAGAAAGAGTTGAACGTGCTTTAAAAGACCATATTCATCTCTTTAATAAAAAGTTCTTAAAAGAAATGCATAGTTATGAAAATGAAACAGGAAACTATGTTTTTATTTACAAATATTATGATGTGTTAGATAGTCTATATATAGTAACTACATATCCTGATTATGTAGATATTGATTCTTATTGGTTCGAATCTGATATATCAGTTAAAATTAAATAGAAAGGAAATAAACATGACAAGTCATGAACAAAATCAAAAAGTAGCTATTACATTAGCTATGTCTGCTTTAACACATAATTATGGGTATATGTTAGAACCAGAAGAAGTATCTAGTAAAATTAATGAAGATAATATGTTTGTCGTTTGGTATTGCAAAACATTACAAAATTGGAAAGCATTAGTAGGATGTATTGGTATTGACGAATATGTAGAAGTAACTCATAATGGAGACAAAGAAGAAACATATGTTGATATTTACAATAAAGCATTAAATGTTGCATATACTAAAGATACTACAGATGAAATTATTAAAGGATTAAAATAATTATGTTATATGATATCAGCATTAATCCACCGATTATTTCCGTGTTAACTATTATGTTTATGATTTGCATGGAGATGCTATTAACTATTTATATAAATATTGATTTTGAGAAGCTTCAAAAAGCTGAAGATATTAAGACACGGATTTTGTTATTAATTAGTATATCTTCAAAAGCATTGGTGCTTTTCTTTTTATTAGTTAATATTGTTATTTTATATACAAAATTATGATTACTAAACTCAGAAATCAAAACTACGAAAGAGATTATAAATGCTGTTCTGACTATTATATTAATTATTGTTTACCTAGAGCTTCTATTGAAGTTCTTAGAAATAAAAAAATAAAAACAATGATTTATATAACAAGAAATGGATATAAGCCATTTAGCATTTATAAATTTCGACATAAGAATTTAGAAAAAGCTTTGCATATGATGTTGTATGTTAAATTGCATGAGGAATAAAAATGGCAGATTGGTATAAAGGACAAATCATTATTCGTGGTTCATTAGAAGCCATGTCTCATTTTGTTAAAGATAATTTTTATGATGATACTGTAACTAAGTTCGATAATGATATTAAATTTGAATCGTTACCTAATTATTATTTAAGCGAAGAATACGGATTAATTACTATTGAACGTACAGAAAAAGCAGAAAATGCTAATGAAAAGCATACATTCGATATTAAAAATATCGGTGATGCGTTTGGCCCATCTTCTCATTATCAAATTAATATTTATTATGATGAAAGTAAAAATATTTGCTGGATGCAAATGAATATGGATTTTAGATATGGTATAGATACAGATACATTTTTAAATATTGCTAAAAAATATATGCTAGGTTTCAAAATATCTTGTGCTGACTGGAACGAAGGTATTGTAGAAAAAGTTACTATTGTCGATGGTAAACTTATAGAAGAAGAGTATTCTTATTATGATGATAATATAGGTGATATCTTCTTTGAAAAATTATAAAGGAGTACATATATGAGAGATTTAATTATTATGAGGGGATGCCCAGGTTCTGGTAAAAGTACAGCTGTTAAAGAAGCTGGACTTGAAAATTATACATTAAGTCCAGATACAATTCGCTTAATGTTGCGGGCACCTGAAGTAACTGAAAATTCTACGTATAGCATTAGTCAACAAGACAATGCTTTAGTATTTGAATTATTAGATACAATGCTTGTGAATCGTATGAAGACTGGTTCTCCTACCATTATTGATGCGACGCATTGTAGTTCTGGTAAATTTCATACTAAACAAATTAATCGCTATCGTGAATTGGCTAAACAATATAAATATAGATTATTTTATTGGGAACCTGACCGTGAAAATGTACAAACATATATTGACCGAAATCAATATCGTGATGGATTGCATCAAGTTCCTGAAAATGTAATTCGTAAAATGTATACTGCTTGGGAACAAAATAATTTACCAAAAGATTTTATTAAATTAAATACATTAGCTTTTCGTGATGATTTCGTTAGTCTTACTAAAGATGTATCTGATACATATGAACAAGTTATTGTTGTTGGCGATATTCATGGCTGTAATACTGTATTACAAAAATTAATTAATCAAGATGACGAATTAAATATTAAAGACAAAAAAAATCTTTATATTTTTGTCGGAGATTATTTCGACCGTGGTATTGAAAACTTAGAAGTACTCGATACATTATTTGACATTGCTGAACAAAAAAATGTAATTTTACTGGAAGGAAATCATGAAGCACATTGGGTAGATTGGGCTCATGATAGAGATACTGAACGTACTGATAATGGCATGATTCGTTTTAAAGAAACGACATTAAAACAGTGGCAAGGTAAATACAATAGCGATAAAGATTTAAAAAAGAAACTTCGTGTCTTATATCGTAAAATGCTACCTGCTTATTTCTTTAAATTCTTAGGTAAAGAATATATTGTAACGCATGCTGGTTTAGCTTGTTTGCCAAAACATCATATGGCTACATGGCAATATATTAGTGGCCATGGTAGCTATGACTTTGACGTAACATCTGCGTATGAATCAAGAGCGTTTCCTTCTAATCATTATCCAATTCAAGTATTCGGTCATAGAAGCGCAAAAACATCTGAACATTCTAAATCATTAGAAGGTCAAGTAGAATTTGGCGGTTTCTTAAAATATTTATTATTAAATGAAGAAGATAATGATATTTGCCAAATCAGAAATGATGTATATGATAAAGAGTATTTAATTCATGAAAATGAATTATCTAAACAATTTAAAGGTACTTATATTGCTACCGAAGATGAAGAAATTAATGCGATTGCTAACAGTAAACATATTATTGCGAAAAAATTGCCTAACAATTTATTAAGTTTGAATTTTAATAAAAATGTTTTCTATCATGCAATTTGGAATGATATTACCATTAAAGCTCGTGGCTTATTTGTAGATAATATATCTGGTAAAGTTGTGGCAAGAAGCTATGATAAATTCTTTAACTTTGGCGAACAAAGTGATGAACAAAAAGAAAAAGAATTTTTAGTATATCCAGTTAGAATTGCTAAAAAAGAAAATGGCTTCTTGGGTATTTTATCTTGGGATACCAGAACTAATCAACTAGTTCTCGCTAGTAAATCTACCACAGAAGGAGACCATGCTAAATTATTTAGAGACATATGGAATCTAAATTCTTGGCATAATCAATCTTTAATTGTTCAGCTATGTCAAAAATATAATGCGAGTGCTATTTTTGAAGTATGTCATCCAGATGATATTCATATCGTAGATTACAATAAAGAACCTAAATTATTTTTATTGGATTTTGTTCCTAATCATTTACATTTAAAAGGAAAGAACATCGATTTAGGTTTTTCTGAAATGTTATGTAAATTCGTAGAAAAAGAATATAAATTAGATGATGAAACTGATTCCTTGCGTTTAGTCGAAAAACATATTTGTAATACGCCAGAAGAAATGAAACAATGTACTGATGCTATTATGAAAAAGGATAATATTGAAGGCTATGTTTTAACAGATAATAATGGAACAATGTATAAGAAAAAAACAGACTATTATTTATTATGGAAATATAGACGCAATACAATGGAAGATATTAAAATCGGAAAGCGTTTAGCTGATAAACAATTAGAAGATGTTGAATTTATTAATTTCTTAAAAGAGAAAAGTTGTTTTAATAATATTATTGAAGCTAAACAAGCTTTTGAAAGTAAACAATAGAAAGGATTTTTTAACTATGGAACAGTGGAAAGAAAATGTGTTAGAAGAATTTAGGAACTTAGATACTAAAATTAATAATTTAATTAGTTTCCTAGATAAAAATAAACATCATGAAGATTATTATTTACTATGTAAACAATTATCTCTTATGATTGACTATCGTGAATGCTTAGTCAAAAGGATTAGTAAATATGATGCTAAATAATAAAGAAAAGCTTCAATATGATATTGAAGTATGTATTAGCAACTTGTATGATTATGTCGAGTATTGTTCTTATAAAGATGAAGCTGTTGAAGAACTTAATACATTGAAAGAATATATCAAAATAGTTTTTGAAGAAAAGTAGGTGACAATATGCCAGCTAATTTACGATATGCTGGGATTAAACCAAATGACACAGTAGATGGAGTTGGTATTACTGTATCTTTCTGGGTGCAAGGTTGTGAACATTTTTGTCGTGGATGTCATAATCCGCATACATGGGATATTAATGGCGGGTTAGAATTACCAAATAATTATATTGAACACATTATTGAATTATTAATTAAGAATGGAATTAAAAGAAATCTTTCTATTCTTGGTGGTGAACCTATGCTAGAACATAATGTATCTATTGTGGATAATCTTGTAAAAACTGTGCGTCAGCAACTACCTGATACAAAAATATTTTTGTGGACTGGTTATACATATGAAGAACTTGTTGCAAGAAAAGATTCTATTACAGATTCTATTTTAAATACTATTAATATTCTTATTGATGGAAAGTTTGAATTAGATAAACGAGATATTACTTTATGGTTAAGAGGTTCACCAAATCAACGTGTTATCGATATGAATGAAACTAAAAAACAAAATAAAATTATTTTGGTAAATCAGGATGGTACTCATGAAGAATATCATTAAATATATTTTGGTTCTTTTTATTTGTTTAACTGTTATAACTTTATATTCTGGTTGTGAGCAAGATACATCTAATCCTGTTGCATATGAAAGTCCATTAAGCAAAGTAGTAGATGCTCGCAATACTGATATTATTAATAAATTTAATAATGCATCTGAAATTGTTGTTAAATACGATATGGATAAAGAAACAGATTCTTTTGTTGATGAGTCTATTAGAGACATGGAATATAAAGGATATCTTGTATATAGTAGAAAAATGATTGAATCAACTAGAATTCTAAGTACAACTCCAGACGTTTTACAGACAGTCGTAGAATATCAAATTATTACATATAAGAAAGTGAGATAGAAATAGAAACTACAAATCAGATTCAGAATGTAGACAAAATTTTTATCGAACAGGATAAAGAAAAAGAATTAAAATATAAATATATTATTTTTGCTAATGCCGACCAATTAGATTTAGATAGAATTTCTAATGATAATATTCCTAAATATAGTTCATTATTTACCATATTTGCAATTAAAGATAATATACCTATTGCTTTTTTAGATATTAATACGATAGAAAGAAACAATTTTTATTGTGTCATATTCGTAGATAAACAATATCGAGGTAATCATTTAAGTCTTTTATTATATGAAAAAGCAATAGAAGAATTAAAAAATAGATATACTAATTTTCATGTAATAGATAGCATCGAAATCAATAATGAAGCTTCTATTAAGACGGCCGAAAAATTTGGTTTTCAATGCCATGGTTTTGAAGATGAGAACACATTACTATATATGTATGAATATGATAGTAATAATAAGCAAGATAAATAATTTAATTAGTTAGTAAAGGAATGTTTTCATGAATTTAGCTGATTATTTATTTTGCTTAACTGTCTTAATTTTGATTTACATTTATATCGATAATGATAGTGATAAATATAGACATTAAGAAAATGAGCGGGCACAATATGTGTCCGCTTTTTACGTTGAGGAAAATATATATGAAGTTATTAAAAACATTACTAGTTATTTTATTATGTCTTATTCTCTGTGTTTGTTTTGCAGTTACAGTATTCGTACCAATTTTAATCGTATTATATTGTTTAAATTGGATATACTGGATTTGGAATCCAATGACAGAGGAAGAAGAAGCTAACTTACCATGGAAGTGGTGAATTGGTGTAAGTAATCTATCTTTGCCTTGTATAATATGGTATAATTCTATATATGAGGAAAGGATGGTGTTAGCATAGATAACATAGAATTATATAAAAAAGAGCTTGGTATTTCTGATATGATGGCATCCATTTTAATGAAAAGAAATATTTCTTTACAAGATGCTAAATTATTATTTAGTGAACCATTATTGTTACTTGAAAACCCAGAAGATATATATGGAATGAAACAAGTAGCATCAGAAATTATTAAGCTATTTCAAGAAAATCCACAAAGGCCATTTATTATTTTTGCGGATTATGATGTTGACGGTATGACATCTGGTTATATTATGACATCTTGTTTAGGAGAACTTGGGTTGAACACATATCCATATTATCCAGAGCGAGATGAAGGATATGGTTTATCTGTTGCATTTGCTGAAAAAGTAATTGAACAAATGCTAGACCAAGAGCCAGTAGTGATTACAGTAGATAATGGGATTACTGCGTATGAAGCAAGTGAATTATTACAACAACATAATGTACCAGTTATTATTACAGACCATCATTTACCAGCTAGTAAAGAATTACCAGGGGATTTACAAACAGACCCTTGGATAGATGAAAAAGCTGGTACTCATTTATGTGGTGCTGCTGTAGCTTGGAAAACATGTTTATTAATAGAACATATGCTAGAAGAGTTAGCTGGCATAGAATATAATATTTGTAATAATTATATTCCGTATGTTGGTATCGGTTTAATTACTGATGTAATGCCACCACATATTGAAAATAGAGCTATCGTTAAGATGGCCTTAGACAAAATAAATAACAAAGAAGTTCCTGTTATGAATATGTTTAGTAAAGTGTTTGATATCAAAAACTTCACTTCTAAAACAATTGCTTGGTCTATCGGACCTAAATTAAATTCTGCATCTCGATTAGGAAATACAGAACTCGCGACAGATGTTTTCTTCTTGCAAAATCCAGACAATAAAGATGAACTAGAAGATAAAGTTATCGATATTGCTCGTATGGATAATGAACGTAAGAAGATTACAGATAAAGCGATTAAAGAAGCATTAGAACATAAAGAATTTGTAACGGACCCAATTTGTTTATTCAACTGTGAAAAATACCCTCATGGAATTGCAGGTATTATTGCTGGTAAATTAGCTGAAACATTTCAGAAGCCAGCTTTAGTATATACAGAAGATAAAATGGAAGATATTGCTTCTGCTTCTTGTCGAGGATTCGATTTAGATATTAAGACTTTAATTAATATTGCTGCATCTAAAGGTTATGCTATAGCAGCTATGGGACATTCATTTGCTTGTGGTGCTACTTTAATACCATCTTGTTTTGATGAGTTAAAACAATGCATTAAAGAGACGCTAGAAGAAATGAAAGAATCTGGTCAATTAATTCAAGAAGAAATTAAATTTGAGCCAGATTATATTATGTCTCCAGATGATATTAATAGTAAGAATTTAAAAGAATTAAATGCATTTCCATATTTAGGGGATTATCCAACACTAGTTTTCTATAATCAACCAGTAGAATATTCTACACCATTTAAAAATAAAGAACATTTAGTTTTTAAATTAGCAGATAAGAAATATGCTGTTGGTTGGAATATGTTATCTAAATATAAAGAATTAGGATATCCTGATACTTTAAATTTATATGGTAAATTAGATGAAGCTAGTTTTAGTGCTAAAACATTAGGACTAAAAAATTCTGATGTTATTTTTATGTTAGATGAGATTAATTAATGGGTTTTACACATTTACATTTTCATACGGATTATTCGTTTTTAGACGGATTTAATCCTGTTAAAAAAGCAGTGGCTCGTTTAAAAGAATTAGGTATGAATTCCTGTGCTATTACTGACCATAATCATATGGGCGGTGTCATTGCATTTAAAAAAGAATGTGAAGCAAACGGAATTAAACCTATCTTAGGCGTTGAATTATATTGGACTCATGACATGAAAGAAATTATGAAGCCAATTGAAGCACGTAAAGAAGATGCCACTAAACGAGCAAAAGCTGCTGGTATTACTGTTCCTAAAAAAGGAACTAAAGGTGTTACACAAAAAGCGATTAACGAAATTATTGCACCGTATATGTATGATAATTATGGGTATCATATTATTTTGTTAGCTAAGAATGAAATAGGGTACCATAATTTAATTAAGATTCAATCTGAAGCTGCTAAACATGGTAGGTTCAATGGTCGTCATCATTGTGATAATGCTTTATTAAAAAAATATCATGAAGGCGTTATTTGTTTAACAGCTTGTATGTCTGGGTATGCTGCTAAGATGATTCGTCAAGATAATTACGATGAAGCTGATAGATATCTTAAATTTATGACAAAAACTTTCGGCGATGATTTTTATCTTGAAGTTCAGCCATTTAATGACCATGAGCAAAATAAAATCAATCGATATTATTATACATATAGTAAAAATCATAATATTAAAATTGCAGCTACCAATGATGTCCACTGGACATTAGCTGATGATTGGGACGACCATGATACTTTAATTTGTGTAGGTCTTCGTATGGAAAAACATGATGAAAATCGTACACAAATGAAATATCCTTGGGGGCTTCATATTCGTTCTGAAGAAGAAATGAAACAAGCTTTTGAAGAACAAGCTGATACAATGTATGAGCAAGAACGAAATAAACAAGGATATTTAGAAGCAATGTATAAAGCTTGTGATACTACACAAGAAATTGCTGATAAAGTAGAAGTATATGGGTTAGCTCCTGACCATGATTTATTTCCTGAAGTAAATATTGGTAATATGACTCCAGAAGAAGCATTAGAGAAAAAAGCCTTCTCTGGTTTATATGAATATCTTAAAAAACATCCAGGGTATAATCAAAAAGAATATGAAGACAGACTTCGGTTTGAATTGAATGTCATTAATAAAAAAGGATACGCTCCTTATTTTCTTGTTGTAGAAGAATATATTACATGGTCAAATAAGAATGGTTGTCCTACGGGTCCCGCGAGAGGAAGTAGTGGTGGCAGCCTAGTTTTACATTGTATTGGTGTAACAAAAAATATTGACCCAATTCAAAATCAATTATTATTTGGTAGATTTTTAACAGAAGATAGAAAATCACCTCCAGATTATTTAATAGTCGTTCTTTATAGAAATGTAAAGATTAAAGAGCCTCGAATTGCTGGAACATCTTTAGAGACATTTTAACTACAACGTAATTTTGAAATAAAAGTAGGCGTGAATGTTTAAAAATAAAATGTATTAGATAATCAGCAGCGAAGCTTGTATGTAAATACAAGAACGTTCAACGACCAGTTCAAGGGAACGTAGAATATATTAAAATATATTCGAAGTGGGGCAACCTAAGTTTTTATTTTTAAAATAAAAATATGGTGAAGATATGGTCTAGTCCCTTTAAAATATAGCGAAAGCTAGGGTATAAACGATTGATACAGATTTTGCAGATGTAATTCCTCCATTAAAACATTTAGAAGAGTATTATGGCGAAGATAAAGTTTCTGCTATTGGAACGTATTCTACTATGGCTATGAAAGTAGCTATTAAAGATATTATGAGAGCATTAGGTTATCCTGCTACTGAAGGCAATAAAGTTACCAAAGAATTGCAAGCTATTATGCCAAAAGAGATATCCTTATCTTTTAAAAAGTTTGAGGCTTTAAAAGATGATGCTCCAGGTGATTATGCTGCTTTTAAAGAGATTGAGGCTCGTTATGAAGAAGTATTTAGATTAGCTAGACGTTTTGAAGGTTTACTTCGTGGTACTGGTGTTCATGCTTCTGGCGTATTAGTAACACCAACTCCTATTACTGATTGGGTACCTGTTCATACAACAGATAGAGATGGTAAAGATATCATCGTAACATATTATGATGGACCTCAGCTTGAAGAATTAAGACATATTAAATTTGATATTTTAGGTTTAAATAATATCAATATTATAGTTAAAACATTAAACTATATTAATCCAGACTTAACTATCGAAGATTTATATAATATTGTTGATATAAACGATGAAAGTTTATATAAAGATTTATATCATGGAAATTCAGATACAGTGTTTCAATTATCTTCTGATATGATGAAAGGCTTAATTGATAAAGTTAAGCCAACTGAATTTGATGATATTGTTGCTATCACAAGTTTGGGACGGCCAGGGCCACTTAGCGCCCATATGGACGATGATTATGCTGCTGGAAAAAATGAAAATAAAATTCATTATGCTATTAGTGGTTGTGAAGATATTTTAGACCCTACGTTCGGATGTATAGTATATCAAGAAACATTGATGGCTATAAGTAAACGTATTGCTGGATTTGATGATAGTCAAGCAGATAGTATTACGAGAAAAATTACAGCTTAATTTTAGGCCTAGCAGAGAAGCTAGAACTCAATAAACATTTATTATGAATGGTGTCGATTGCATAATCGGCTAACGGTAGAAGCAGAATAAGGCATTTGCTCGAAGTAGCTTCGTAAGAGAATCTAAGGTCTTTATTTTATAATAAAGATAGCTGATAATACCGTGCCAAGTTAAATCGGGTGTAACGACTAAGCGTTGAGCATATTTTAATAATATGAAGAGATAGTCTAGTCCGCTTAAAAATATCGGGAAACCGACGGTAGAAACGAAAAAGAAAAAAGAAATGTTCCCTATGATGATTCGTTGTCATATTTATGGTAAAAAAAATTGCGAAGGTCCAGAAGGTTGGGAAAATAATAATAAAGCTCCTTGGTATGACCCGAAAGAAAAATATGGTCCTGAAATTCCTGGAGCATTAGTAAATGGATATACAGAAGAAGAAGTATTAGAATATTTTAAAACTATTGAAGGATATGCAAGTTATTCATTCAACAAGAGTCATGCTGCTGCCTATTCATATGTTTCTGTGTTAACTATGTTCTTAAAGAAACATTATCCAGTAGAATATTTAGCTGCGTGTTTATCTTCTTGTGAAGGTAAAAAAGAAAAAATGGCAGAATATATTCCTGTTCTTAAAAAATTAGGAATTACATTACGTACTCCTGATATTAATGTATCTGGTAAAGACTTTACTCCATTACCAGATACTAATGAAATTTTATATGGTTTACAAGCTGTAGCCAAGGTATCCGATGCATCTTTAGAAAAAATTTTAGAATTACGTCCATTTAATTCTTTAGAAGATATGATAAAACGTATTCCTAAAAAGAATTTTAATAAATCTGTCGGAGCTAATTTAATTAAAGCTGGTGCATTAAAAGAATTTAATATAAGCAGAACAGAATTATTAAAACAATTCTATGAAGCTAGAGGTGATTCTGAATATGAAGTATATGATGAAGATACCGAAGAATTAATTATTAAATTCGAAGAAGAAGCTTTGAATAATCATGTTACCTATCATACATGGTTAGAAGAATTAAAAGACAAAGAAACTATTACGATTCCAGTTACATTAGTACAACGCAGAGAACATGTTCAAAAGAATGGCAAATTAATGTTATTCGCAACTTTATATCATAAAGGTTGTGAGTTTGAAGCATTAATCTTTGCTCCACAATATTTAAATTTAATTGCTATGTCTGGTCAACAAATGGCTCAAGTAGGATTACAATTTGAAATCACTGGTTATAAAGATGGTGATGCTTTTAAAGTCAGAAGTATAAATAGAATGCTGTAATAAATAAGAAATCTCCTGTAATATAAATAGTTGCAGGAGATTTTTCTTATTCATGAACGGAGATTTTTTAATGGCTTTAAACATGTTTAAATTCTTTTGTCGGCATGTTACTTTTACATGGCTTATTCAAATGATTTTGAATATGGCATGTATGGTATTATGCTATTTGACTAATTGGTTTGTAGTCTTATTTGCAGATAAATATGGTAATCTTCCTACAATATTTAAATTATGGCAAACTTATGATAATTGTTTAGATATTGAATGGATGATTTATGAAGGTCATGTGCCTAAACTATTTAGATACGATTTTAATAAACACTACAAATATCATCTTGAATACAAAGAAGATGATATATTAATTCCTGGTTATGTAGATATCATTAATGATAATTTTACTGTATGGGAATTAGTACAACGATATGTTTGTCGTTGTGCTTGGTTATATCGTAATTGTTCTTATGGTTTTGCATATTATATTTTCGGTAGAAAAGTAAAACCTCAAGAGTATATCTGCGAATTACAAGAACGAAATTTCTCTATGGGTTATGTCCCAGGGACAGACATTTTTTCTATTAAAGTAGACCGTAAATGGTATTCAAATCTATTTAAAAAAGAGTTTGAATTTACTTGTTATATAGGATATAAATGTGCTGGGATACAAAGAGACACGAACCCTAGAGTATGTATGATTGCAAACCGCATCTGGCCTTTTAAATAATTTTCTGCTATAATAAAGTAGGAGCCGCTTTGAGTTCCTACTTTATTTTTTTTGGAGGAAGAATGAACAAACGTAAAGATATGAATGTGACAAGTTTGTTACCGATGACAGAACTTCACATAGATTCTTTAACAGATACTATGCATCAAGTAGGTATAGATATTAAACAACTTAATGAATCTATAGCTATGTTAACTAGAGGATTAGAAAATTTAGATACAAAAACGCAACAATCTTTGGACGATGCAAAAAAAGAAAACTATCTTAGAGTTAATAAAGTGCAAAAATTATTGGATAATGAAGTAGATTTAAATGTAAAACGATATAAACATTGGAATACAATTCAGCGACGTAATAAAAGATTTTTTACTGTGTTATTAATTAATTGTATTTTACAATGTATATTCTTATTGTGTTTATATTATTATGTCTTCTGGATACAATAATATGAATATATGTAAATATATATTATTTCTTATAATAGCATTGATTATTTTAGATAGTATATACAGATTATCTATTTTAATTATTATATTAATTGGGTTAAGTATATTATGATTTTCTTAACGGATAGAGCTCAACAAGTTCCTTTTGTATATGAAATTGCTATCGGAGCTTATAATTATATTAGACAAGCGTTTAACGATGTGCCAGATAATATATTATTAGATATTACAGAAGATGAATCTTTATGGGGTCAATGTACTCTCGATAGAGATAATGCGTTAATAGAAATTTCTGAATCGTATTTATATAACCCGAAGGGCTTATATGATACATTAGTTCATGAATTTTTACATGCTTGTGAAGGCTGTCGAAATAAAGAATCTAATAATCACGAAGGTGAATGGTTAAAACGAGCCAAAATTTTAGGAATTAAACTATGAAAAAATGGAAAGAATTACCTAATAAAATAGGTATGAGAAAACAAATGTGGGTTGAAACTTCGCCACAATGTTTCTGGTGTGAACCACCATATAATAGTCCATGTAAGTTATGCTTACGAACATGCGTAAACCGAGGCGGAAGAACTCGTGGTCGTTGTGGTTTTAAAAAGGCAGGTTAATATGAAAAAATTAGATGTAGATGATGCAGTAATTTATTTATTCGCTCATCAAGATAAACATAATCCTATTCAATTTCCAGACACGTTAGTATATATTGTAGATATGTATACTAAATATAGAACAGATAATTTTCTATTAGAAAGGCATAATTATCGTTATGCTCCTAATGGAAGTTTTTATGTTAGAACAAAAGCTAATGTGACAGATGAAATTCTTACATATTCTGAAATGTATATTAATTTTCTTAAAGAAATTCAATCTATTAAAAATATTGATGACAAATTAGGACAAATTAAAAATGTATTAGATTATGAACGTCCATGTAATCAAGAAGACGGATTTATTTTATTTAAAAATAAAATGATTCCAATTCTTTTATTTGGATTTTACAAAGAATAGTATGTAAATTAAAACCCCCGATACTTTATTATCGGGGGTTTTTGTATATATATTATTTATTAGCTTCTTTTTTCTTAATAACTTCACCATTAATAAAAGCAATAAAATTAATAGAGTTCATTAAATGATTTTCTTCTTTAATAGCTTCTAAACTTTCTTCTTCAGTTAATGTCGTAATCCAAGCAACTAAATGCATAGATAAAAAGAAGATTTGAACAAAGATTTCCATTTCTTCTTCTTTGGTGAGTTCGTCCAAAGAAATAAATTGTGGCATAGATAAAACAGTATTAATGTATAAGTCTTTAATCTGTTCTTCTGTCAAAAATTTATTTTCTAATAATCCTTCTTTAAATGTTTCAAAGCGTTCTTCAAAAATGCTTTTTAATTCTTCTTCTTTATCTTCTGTTGTAAAAGAATGATGAGCTAAAAAGAATGTTAATAGCATTTCACTAATTTGTATGGATTTTTTTTCTTCAAAATCATTACGTGCGCTACTCATGACTTCTTGACATTTTTTTGTGATGAACGTTAATTCTTCTTTGGGCAATTTATTAAATGGATTATTTAATTTTTCTTGTTCTTTATAAGACTCAAAATCAATAACTTTATTATTTTCTGTTGGCTCTCTTTTAATATAATCATCTACTTCGACAGAAGTAATTACTCTTGGATGTAAATAAATAGTTCTATAACTATTTTGCAATTTCTTTTGTTGTAAAAATGGAATAGTACTAATCCCATTTAATTGTTTTTCTAATTCTTGTTGTGTACCATCATAGTATACTTTTTCATATACTGTATCAATGCCTACTTTTATTTTTGTAATTGTTAACATAACCGTCCTCGTTCTTTTTATAATTTATTTTTTTTCATCTGGTAAATGTCTGGCTTATGTTATTGCCATATATAATAAAAGCAAAATATGTTGCTCGCCTATGCTCGCTTTATATTTTGCTTTTATTTATTTTCTTTATTATATTATATTTTTTATTTAAAGTCCAGTTTTTATGCCAGATTTTCTACTTCTTTTTATTTTGTCAAATGGGATATGAAGATAGGATGCTATTTTTTTGAGGGCACCTTTTCGTCTTTGATTAACTGTATTGTGATGCAATCCAAATACTTCTGCAATTTGTTTGTCATTATAATCTTCAAGATAATACTTAATTAATATTTTTCTTTCAAAATTATCGAGTATTTTAAATTCATCGCTGCAATGTTCGCCGCATATCCAAGATATATCGGGGATGCCTAAACTGTTTTCATAGTATCTATCTTCTAATGCTGTTTCATAACCTTGTTCATTTTCAGATGTCATGTATTCATCAAATTCTACATTTCTAAAATTAATATTATTAATTTCTTTTAAGTATTTTTGTACATGACGGGTTACTTCAAATATATATACATTGGCGACGTAACCACAAAAATTGCGTCCCATAGGTTTATATCGTCTAGCTAGATTTAATAATAGTAATTGTAATTCAGAACGAATTTCTTCTGTTGATTTTTTGCCATAATTATCTCTAACAAATTGGAATTTAGAATTAATTTCTGCTTTAAATCGATAGGCAGTTAATGATTTTTTAAGTGCATATTTTAATCTTTTTTCGGACATAAATGTCATAACAAACATTCTTGTCTTATTATCTTTTAAATCTAAGATATTATTTTTAAAAATATTAAGATATTTTTTGATTAATGGTCTAAAGCGGTCTAATAGTTCTTGACCAGCTTTTTTAATTTCTGCTTTTTCTTCTCTAGTCAAAAAATCATTTTCTGTATCGAATTTTTTTTTGTAGATAGTAACGAGTTTTTCAATTTCTTCCCATTCTTTTCTTTTGTCGTCCATCGTTACTTTTCTCTTTTTTTCTTCTCGCGTGACTTCCGTTTGTTTGGCTCGTTTAGTTCGTTTGATATTTGTGGTTATTTCTTTATTAGATACAGCTTCTTCGTAAAGTTCTTTCATTAATGTATTTAATTTCCTTGTGTTATTTCTTTTTATTTCGAATACGTTTACGAGCTCTTCTATCTTTATTAATGTCATCTAGGTCACGCCATGCTTGTTGCGTGCCATCCAATTGTACACATCGAAAATCTAAATCAGGGTAGAAATAAAAGAACATTTTTTTCTTTAATTTAAAATCAGCGGTTTCTCTACCCTTAATATCAACTACTTTAATTATACCAGATTTATCTGTGATTACAAAATCTGCTATATATTTAACTGGTAAAATAGTTTTACCAGTGAATTTATTTTTCTTTTTAGGCAACAAATCAAAAGAGACTTGCATCTCAAACGATTTAATTTCTTTTTTTGCTTTTTGTTCTAGTAAATATAAATAATATTCGGCTTCCATAATAGAGTCAAAATTAATATGATTGACGACAATCTTTTGAGCTCCATATTTGCTTTTTTTAATTGAAGTTGGAATAATAAAATGTTTTGCGTATTTATTATTAGATAATAATACATGCAAGTCATATAGTGTTTTAGAAAAATAAGTAATGCCGTCGATATAATATTCTTTTTTTTGTCGAGCCATAATTATTCTTCTTTCGTTTGTAATTTTTCTAACCCAAGTTCGTCGAGTGTACCAAATAATTTGCTATTAGGATATGCCAAAATATAATTAGTGTCTAATGTTAATTCATCGTTGAGAATAATTAATTTTGTCATATAGAAAAAGCGTTGATTGATTTGCGTTACAAGATATGTTTCTTTTGGATTATTTTTAAAGAATAATATATCTTTAAGAGATACAAGTTCATCAGAAACATGTTCTTCGGAATAAGAATCGAGAAGGATATTAAACCCTTCTCGTGTTTCAAAGCCGTTTTCTTTTATTTTAGTAATGATTTCTTTTGTATCTTCTTTAAAGATAATAATAGAATTAATTTTTAAATCTTTAAAGTTAAACATAGTATTTACTCCGATACTTTAGCGATTACATCACGTTCATTTACAAGTAAATATTCGTGACCATCATCAGCAATTTGTGTACCAGCGTATTGTTGTACGATTACATTGTCTCCAATTTCAAATGGTAGTTCTACACGAGTACCATCATTTAACATATGGCCTTCACCAATCATAACAACTTTAGCGACTTGTTGTTTCTTGCCTTTTTGACCAGTTAAAATAATGCCAGATTGTGTTTGTTCTTCTACATTTTTTGGTTCAACAAGTACGTTAGCACCATAAATTTTTTCAATCATTAATTTTCATCCTTTGTATGTATTATTTATTTTCTTTTTTCTTAGAAGATTTTTTAGTTGTATTTTTTTTAGTTGTTTTTTGAGGTGTTGTTTTGGTAATTTTTTCGTCTACTTTTTTAATGTTACCTTTACCAACAAATTCTTTTACGATAATAGCCATTAGTATTTGTCACCTGCCTTTACGAGAGACCATGCTCTACATACTTGTTTAATGGAACAAGATGTACAAAATATATTTTCTCTAGGATAGTATAAATTTTTATCTATACATTCAGAAACAGAATCAATCGTGGAAGTTAATCGTTCAAAATCAGTTCTGTTCCGATAGCTGTAAAAATCTAAATTGCCTTTAACATAATGTATATGGATATAAATATCTTCCCCATACATTTGCTTAAAGGCTAATGCGTCTAAACTATATTTTAATTTTCTATCTAAATATGGTTGGTCAGGCTGTCTGTTGCCATAATCTACATATAATAATTCATATTTATTATCTGGGGTAACGGCAATACAATTAATTTCACCAGTGATACTGGTTGCACCTGTATTTCCTTTTATCGTTAAACCGTAAGGCATTTTAACATCGAGAATACGTAATTGTTTTGATTCGGCCCATTTATAGAAATTAGCTATTTGTTGTAAACCTTCGAGACATTTTTGCTCATTAATATTGTCTTTTTCGCAAATCATATCCCACTTACGTTTTAGTTCACCCATAGCTAATACCCTACCATTACTTAGATGGAGTAAAAAAGCATTTGTTAATTTCATTAATGAATTAGCTAATGTAGGTTTAGTCGCTGCTTTTATTTTTTTATTAAAGTTAGTATCGTACAAAGTAGGGCATTTAATGTATTCCCAAATTTGTTCTTCCGTAACTTTTTTATTATGTGTCATTATGTAAATTTCCTATTTTCTGTAGAAGATTTATTAATGATTTTAGGTGGAGAAAATACTGGACGTTCTTGTAAAGGATTTTGCATGAAGTCACTAAACATATTTTCTTGCATTTCTAATTGATTTTGATAATAATCGTAATGAGTTTTATAAAAATCTCTTTCTTTTATTGTGGCTCTTAGTTTTAAAATTAAGCAAATAATTAAAAAAATAGTTGCTGTAATAACTGAGCCAATTAACGCATCATACATTTGAAATCCTTTTTAATGCATATTCTAATTCTTCTTCTTTTGTTTTATATTGTCTATTTGGTTTAATTTGTGGTAGGTCTCCTACATCGAAAGTATCTTCTACTTCGATAGTAAGAGAACCACCGTCTAAAGAAATTACTTTTTTAGAATTTTCCATCCACCAACCGCATAGAGCAGTTGGCGGTACTTGTTTATATAATAATTTTAATAATTCGTTGGTACGCATAGCGTACATAATAAATAAAATAGGTTCATCTAATAGAGTTAATTTATATAGCATCGTCTTTATTATTTAAAAGATGTAGATTTTGGAAGTGGTTTATCCTGTTTATATTCAGTTACGAACCAACATGCCCAAGCAAATAACCCACTAGGAGATGCATCTTGTGGAATACAAGATTCTACAGGAGTTAGGTCACCTAGTTGTCCTTCTATCATTTGGAACATAGCAGCGATGCCATTTACAGGAACATTTAATTCTTTTGCGAGAATAGATACTTCTTGACGACATTTGAATAAAGAAGTTAATGTACCATCATAGAATAAATTGTGAAGGTATCCAGCTGCGATAGCAACAGCTACCCATGCTGGCAAATTAGAAATGTCATTTTTTTGAATTTGGTTTTTGCGATACAACATGTGAATGAATACATCAATGACTTGTTCAGCAATCATAATTTTTTCTTTACTGCCATATGTAATTAATGCTTTGGTTGTTAATTCAAATAATTGTTCGTAATTATTTAACCAATTAATGTATATAATTTCATCTTTATCGATGAGGTCTTGAAGTTCTTTTTCTTCCATCTACATATCCCTTTCATGTGTTATTTAAAATAATTAGGTCTAATTAGTTTTGTTATTAAATCTGCTCTATGTTTTTTTGTGTTGCAAACATCTTCTTTATAGGTGCCACATTCATCTAAACATTTTTTATATTTAGGATTAAAATTGCGGCATCCATAGCAGACGGGACACATTTCATAGTCTGGACATCGATTAACAAAACCAGATACAGTTGTTTTAGTTTTCATTAACTTCCTCTACTTTTGTTAATTCAGCTAATTTAACTAATGTTTCGTGAGATAAAATAATTTCTGTCTCGCCGATTGTTTTTAGTTTAAAAACTTTTTGTCCTGTTAGTTGCCCTTGTAGTTGTTTCTCGGCTTGTGCACGAGAAACACTATTATTTTTAGTATAATCAATTTTGTTAACAGTGTCAACAGTGTAGTCATTTGCTACATAAATGTTTAATTCTGGGTTATTTAAATTGTCTAAAATCATATTGTACCTCTTTTTATTATTAACTAGAGAAAATTAAATCAATGAAACGTTGTGATGTTTCTTCTGAACATTCAGTTACGCGAGAATAATTTGTATGAAAATTACAAAATGTTCTTCCTTTGTAGCTAGATTTTTTATTTTTTGCCCAATCAATTTCTATAATTGGAATTTTTTCATTATTTGGTGATACAGAAAAAATAGCGGAGTTTTGTTTATTACGAGACATATCATTATGAACTACAAATAATGTAGAGGCTTCATACGCATATCGACCAGATTCTTTTACGTCGCCAATATTTGGTCTACGATTTTGTTCTATTTTTCGTAAATGCAATGTACCAAATACAGGCACTTTTAATTCTTCTGCCGCCCATCTTTTAACTTCTTTTGCAGTATAATCATTAATTTGTTTATCTGTTTGGAAGTTTTTGGTAGCCCATCGAATATCCATTAATGAGTCAATACAAACAATAATATTATTATCTGGGTCAAAACTTTTTACGTAAGCTTGTGCTTTTTTACAGAAGTCTAAAATCTGTTCACCATTTTCAATTTTAGTGCCATCTACGATACGAAACTGATTCTTTTTAGATTTTAAAAATTCTAAACCTTCTGTTCTTTTTTTGAGCATTTCAGAATACTTATATCCTTCTTCACCTCCTTCATCTACAATTTCTTGATAGCGAGTTGGTTTCGATACAACAGAAATGGGAATAATTTCTTTACTGGCGATAACACGAGGAATCACTTCTTCTTTTGTATCATCTAACGAAAAATAAATACCATATAATTTATTATCTGGGTTTAAGCAATAGTCCATCATTAATGTTAATGCTAAGGCAGTATTATGAGTTACTGTTAATGCTTCACCTACACAATAACAATGAGATATGTTGTCTACTTGAATACATTGCATAGGACGAGTTTCTACTTCTTTAATATTAATAATAGTTTTATATCTAAAACTTTTTTCAGATAACTTATCTTTTAATTTATTATATTTTTCTGGATTTTTAAAACAAGGATTAGTTTTTGATGCAGCGAAATAATACCGAATGGCTTTATATTTTTTATTATCTACAAATACATCTTTTTCTACTTTAGTATATTTAATAGATAAAGAAGATAACAAAATTCCGAAGTCTTTAGATACTTTATTAGTGGAACCGAAAGTAATTTCTACTACACCTTTATTATCTACATAACCAATGCCGTCCATAATACCTTTTAATAGTTCTTGTCTATGTTCAAGACTATTATATAAATATTGTTTTGGAATATGTTTATTATTGTATACTTCTTCTTTTTTTAAATTAGTAATGAAACTTCCGTCATTAATAGAAAAATATACATTCGTTTCAGAATGTTGTACATAATTTTTAATATTATGGCCACAAGCATATATTTCATCATGTAAAAAATCATATTCAGAGTCTTTGCACCAAATTTTATTTTTTCTTTTATTTCCACTTGCAAGCCATAAGCCTAGAATATACGGATGCATCTTAATTTCTTTTTTATGTGTTTTAAACGTATCTTGCATTGGCACACGATATGAATATCTATCGTATTTATTCCAATCTTGTAGCATGTCTTTTGTCGTAATGATTAAATCTTCTACTGGCTTAGCTCCTATTTTTTTATACACTTTCCAAACATGGTCCGCATCAGCAATTAATGTTGTGCGGTCATCGAAAGTAATTTCATAACATTTATGGTCAGTAAAGACTTTAGATTTAGCTACGATAGTTGTCGGATGACCATCATCACCAAATACTTTTTGTCCTACTTTACAATCACCAATTGTTGTCCAAGTACCATTTGTTAATAATAATGGTGTAGTTAATTCGAGTGCTTTACCAGTATTAGATTCACCAGCAAACATATAAAGACCTTCTGTTAAGCCTTCCATATATTTATCGAACATAGGGAATGATGGACATGCATATCCTTTGCCACGTTTCCATGCTTGTTCATCAAATATTGTATAATCTTTTTCTGCTTCTTTAAAAAAGTCCTCCATAGGGACTGTGATATTATCTTTTAATTCATCCGACATTATTTACCTCCAGATAATTTACATTTTTCTCCTATACAATATCCTAAATCTTTATATGTATTGCAACCATATCTACGATTATGTTGTAGCATTGTATATGCACTATTAAACGTAACTCTTAATTCATGTTCTTCTAGCGGTGGTTCGTTTAATGTATTCCATTCTTTTAAGATAGCGAAAGCATCTTCTTTTGATTCACCTGATTGTAAAATAGAAGAGGCAATAGCTACGCAAGAATTATTTCTAGTTCCTTTTAATGCACCTTCTTTTAATAATTTAATAGCACAAGGTAACATTTCTTTTGGTTCTAGTGGAATTACGAACCCATCTTTTGTTTTTATTTTTATTTTGTCTTTAATTACTTTCTTATATTCTTTAGATGCTTTATCATTTAAAAAATATTCTTTTTCTTGTTCTTCATGTTTTTCTTTAGCATATGCAAGCATATTTGATAAAGAAAATGTATCGAGTAATTCTTTTGTAATTGGTACTTTGTAAAGACCAGTTTTACTATTAATGGTATTCGGTATTCTTAATAGTCTACGTCTATCGTAGATACCAGTATCTATGATTTGACAATTCGTATTTTCTTGTAGCCATAAAGCAAATTTTTTAAAATCCATATTTAGATTTTCTTTAGGTTCAAGACCAAGAATTTTATAATCAATAATAATATGAAAGCCTTTAGCACCAGAGAAAAAAAGTTGAATATCTTCATCTTTTAATTTAATGTAACTTTTTAACATAAAATAACATAAAGAAACTTGTCTTTTTAGTGTATTAAAATCTTCTTCTGTATCTATGTTGCCATCGAAATCTAAATATAAATTACTTATGATTTTGCAATGTTCTATATTATTATTTTCATAAGCATAAGAACATTTATATATATCTGTTTCATTATGTTTATGTATCCATTCTTGTAATTGTTGATTAACAGTAACTCCATTTACATAATAGTTTCGTTGAAAGCCTTTTGAGAATTTAGCACCGAATTCATATATGAAGTTCTGAATTGTGTTCTCCATATGATTGTATCCCTTCCATTAGCATGTAATTCAGCTAAATTAGATTTTAGTTTTTCATAGTTTGTCTGAATAATTGATGCTACTCTTGTTAAATCAAAAGGCTCAATGCATCTAAAGTTTTGAAAATGACATTCATCGATTAATGATAATAATAAATCGATAGGTTCAATGCCTTTATATCCTTTAAAACTTTGTAATATATGTTCTATCTGACCTTTATGCAATTTAATATTTCTATTTGCATATGGTGCACACTGTTCATAAAAATATTGTAATACATCGTCAGTTGTATATCGTATTTTTGTTTCTAAGTAATAAGGGAATTTACACTCATTACCATCTGGTGTAACAATCGGTGCAATAGAAAATAATTTTAATTCTTTATGAAGATAAAATTTATTTTTCTTTAAGAGCGACTGTTCCCAAGCGATTGTCGGAATATCTTCTGGTTTAATAACAGATACTTTTGTATTCCATTTTTCAAATAAATGAATGATTTCTTTATCTGAAAATTGACAATCTTGTAGATATTCTATTGTACATTTAGATTGAATATAATCTAATTCATTTTCGATTGGCTTGCCAATAATATTAGAATAAAAGTATTGTACTAAGTCCATAAATTTAAAACACTCCTTTTCCGTCGTTGTTAATATTATAACAAGCTGAAAGAGGAGTGTCAAACTTTTTTAGGGATGAATATTAAATTTTATGATTGAAATACTTCTATTAATAGGAATCTTAGCATAGATACTATTAATATTCTTAGGAATCGTGTATTGTGTAAGACCTTTAGAAGTGTCGATTTGGTAACTCAATTCGCCTTCTACATAATTCATATAAAATTCAATGTTTTCGTTCGTACAATTAGAAGTATGTTTACCGTATTGGTCATAGACAATAATATCTTCATCAATACGAGTAATGAAATTTTCTTTTTCTAATTTTACGATAACGTAAGAATTAGTAGAATAAGAACTACGTAAGAAATATAAATGATGTAGTCCGAATGGATATTTGCCATTTGCATTTTGGAAATTAATTGTAATATCGAAATCTACTTTATAAATATAATAACTTTCATTAAGTACGATTTTTGTCGTGCCAGAGTTCATTATATTTTTTGTGATAGATTTTGTCGGTGTATCTAATCGTTGTGCTTGATAATCTTGCATCGTATAGATATCAATTTTATTAATAGTATAAGAGCCAGGCAAATATGGCAAAATATCTATTGTATTAAATGCAGGAGAACCAAGTAATTCGTTAGGGTCGATTGTTACACTTAATTTAATATTAGGAGTATCATATTCAGCGAAAACAGTTTCTTTATTATTAATGCTGTCATCAATTAAAATATTGTTAAATAATGTACTAGATTTATCATTAATAGATACATGTCCATTATTTTTATAAATAGCACCAGTAATAGAACTAAAATTAAAAATATTGACTGGTGTTTTAACTAATGATGGATAAATAGATAAGCCATACGCTTCGTAATCACCATTTACGATATCTGCATTTTTTAAAAATACTGAAGTTAAATTTGTTGTTTCTTGTTCAGAATTTTGTAATTCTGTTAATTGCTGTGTATTAAATTCAAACTGATTTTGAAAGACTAACATGCGACGTTCAATTTCAGTTTTCATTATATTGATATTGGATGCTAATGTATCTATTCGTTGATTAGATTCATCTAGCTTATCCATTAAATCTTTTGAAGTTAATTTATATCGCATATATTATCCTTTTAATAATCTAAGAGTTAGCAATTGTTCTGACATATTATTAGGTTGAATACTTTTCTTAAATAAAGTATTTACTTTATTTTGTAAATCATCAATAGTTAATTCTTTATAATGAGTGAAATCTTCTACGAGTGCTTTTGTTTCATTATAATTTTGCATAATATTCAGAACGAATTTTTCATATTCAAAAGGACCACGATATCGAATGTTATAAATTATCATGATTCTAATTCCTGTAAAATAGATAATTCTTTAATCGCAATAGCGTTAACTGTTAAATCAGATTCACCGTCATTTAATTTGGATACCGTAACAGTAACTGGTAATGTCACTTTATCGTCTGTGTTATATTCTTCGATGTAATAAGATGGTACATCTAAATTATTTGGATAATATAAAGTATCGTTTTGAATAACACCTTGTTGTGTTTCTGCGTACACTGTGCCGTCTGTCGTAAAATCGAATGCCATACCTGCATCATATTCAAAAGTAATTTTTTGATGTACGTCCATGGATTCAATATTATAACCAGAGAAATTTTTACTTAATGGTTCTTTACTGAAATTAAAATAGGCATACGAACCATTTAAGATATAAAAAGTAATACGACCAGCTGTATCATCTAAATAAAAAGAAGAAGTTTCATCTCGTTGCAAAACAGAATCGCCATTTTTAACAGATTTTTTAATATAATTTTTGCCAGCATAAATAATATAATTATTATTATGATTAGGAGTAAAATTATTTAAATCCATAGGAGCCATAGTTTGTGTAACAGTATCATCAGCTTGCTCATAGGTATATGTTTTATAATTAGAATTTCCAGGGATTTTTAAATAGTCTCTGTTATAACTAAAAGGAGAGCAGTTAATTTTACCGATAGTGAAAATAACATTTTCATCTTGTGTTACATTAGAGTCCCAGATACATGCTAATTTAGAACCTTTTGAAATAGAAATATCCCCGAGAGCAATCGTATAGATATTATTATTATTTCTGATACCGAATCCATTAGTTTTAAATAAAACTGTTTTACCTAATGGCGTAGATTCAATTTCAAATTTAGTTTTATATTCATAGCGTTTAGCCATTTGTTCTAATTCAGATAAATGCATTTCTGCATATGATTTTAATTCTAAGAATTTTTTTACAGATAATTGATATACCACTTTATATAAAATAATTAAGTCTTGATAAATCGCTTCAAATTTATCATTAAATTCTTTTGTGTTAAATGTACTTCTTTCTTCGATTACTTTATTTTGAAATATAGCAATTCTTAAATTAATATCTTTTAGTTTATTTTGAATTTCGAATTGATTAGGATATTGTCCACTATGGATAATTTGTTGCGAAATTCTATCTCTGTAAAATTTAATTTTTTCTAATTCAGTTAAATAATTATCTGAGTTCATGTCTGTCTCCTATTTTACCAAAACAAATTTTTAGATTTGATACATAAGGAGTTACATTCGTATCCATTGTTTTAATAATTATTTTTAACGATGCACTTTTAATCGTTTCATTAATATGTACAACATAATTATCAATAATAGAATAATTAGATACACGAATGACTTTTGTACCTTGTTTTTGACTATTAATCGGTACGATATCATAATCGATACCATTAATAGTTAATATATATTGAATATATGTCTTGTCATTAGGGAAATATTCAGGGATATATTCATTAGCAAATACTGCGATAGATTGTACTGGGTTGGAAGAAATTAATTCTTTCGTTTGAAGATATCCTTCGGTGAATGTACCTACATGAGCAGTAATATCAGATATTCTAATGACATGGCGTTTAGCATTAGGTAATTCAATAATACGTTCGATTGGTTTTTGAGCATCTGTCGTATCAGTAAATAAAAATGCTAATTTATCATTAGATGCTCCATTAGATGCTAATTGTAATTTAACATATTGAGATGGAGGAAAAGAAATAACTCCTGTGCCATAAATATAATTTGGGTCGATGTAACTTTTATTTATATTATTGATTTCTTTAGGAGTTGTCCATGTACTTTTATACATAATCCCATCATCAGAAAATAAAACATCTTCTAAGATAACGTTGCTATCCATATCGAGATGTAACATAGAAATTTCATCTTCGCATCGAATATTGATAGAGCATCTTGCTTCTTCTTGGTCGAAGTTAATTTCAGCTGGTGTCGTATCTAATTTATTGCCGATAGCCGTTAAACGAGAATACTCATAATAGGTTAATGGATTGCCATCATAAATATTTTGTTGGTTAGAACTATTAATAGCATTACTAGCAAATTGTTTATCATTATAGACAAATTTATTGCCTTCAATACCATTACCATCTACGAATGTAACACCAAAATTGCCGACTTTGGCATTATCGGTATGAGCCGTAAAAATATAGTCACCTAATAATCCGACTGTACCATATATTTCAGATGTTCTAATTTCTTTAACCGTAGTAAATTCGTTATAGTTACCACAAATAATATTCATATCTTGAATACGATTGCGTTCAGCTTCCAGTGCATCATCAACAGCATTTAAACGAGTAACGATATCGGTCATTAAAGTAGAATAATTTTTAGTTGCTTCGAGAGCTTCATAATTAAGAGCTTGTAAGTCAACTGCGATATCAGTTAACTGATTATTTAATGTATCTAATTGTATTTCTTCTTCTTGATGAATTTCTAGTGGTTCTGTTACAGGTGTATCTGTAGCAGATGCAAATATTGTATTTGCTTTATTTTTATTGGAAGCAAGTAGCATATTTGCATATTCTTCTTTTATACTTTTTAAGCCTATATATTCCAAATAGCACTGCCTCCGTGACATACGATAGAAATAGTTTTAATAGTAGAAGGAACTTCTGTTCCTAGATGCCTTTGAATGACTTTTACTTTTAATGTATTGCTGTTAGGTTTATATCTAAAAGCTTCTTGTTTTGGCGTATACGTAATTGTATATTCATCGTCGCTATTAATTGATTGCAACTGTGAATATGTTAAATCTGTTTTGATATTATTTTTATAGATAGTAACTTCTTTAGATTCATCGATTGGGAAACGTATCGGTAAATTAAAAAAGATTTTTTCTTTAATTACTTGTGGTAATTCTTTCGGCTGAATCGGATATTCTTTATTATTATCTATAATATAGTATTCTTGACTTACTTCTGGATTTGTTTGGCTAACAGATACTGTAATAAAATTACTATTTTTAATTTTTACTTCTGGAGAAATGTATCCAGACACCGTTAATGGTTGTTTATTAAAAATATTAATCGAATTAATACCGAAGTTATATTCATAGGTTGTCTGACATCCTCTCACGACTGAAGTCGCAAGGTTCCTATTTACGCCCAACTTAACCTTAATTAATAAAATTATTAATTAAAACCAGAGGTCGAGTAAATTTAATAGGCTATCCCCGTATGCCCTACGGTTCTTACATATATTTATATAGAATTTAAAATTCGTAATCCTTCATTTAAAATATTAATTGCAGCATTAATATCTCTATCGTGATGTGCATCACAAACAGGGCAATCATGTTCACGAATATCGAGATTTTTTAACGCAGGATTTTTATAACCGCAATTAGAACATAATTGAGATGATGGATAAAAAGTATTTATTTTAGAAATTACTTTTCCATACCATCTAGCTTTATATTCTAATTGACGCACAAATTCTGATAACGAAACATCTTGAAAAGACTTAGCTAATTTATGATTCTTCATCATATTCTTAACTTTTAATGTTTCAACGCAAATAATATCATATTCCTTAATTAATCTAATAGATAATTTATGAAGAAAATCTAATCTTTGATTTTTTATTTTTTCTTGAAATCTAGCTACTTTAATTTTATATTTAAAATAATTATTGCTTTCAAAAACTTTTTTAGAAAGTTTTCGTTGCATTTTAGCTAATTTCTTTTGAGATTCTTTAAAAAATCTAGGATTATTAATTTTCTCACCAGTATTAAAAATTGCAAATTCTTTGAGACCTAAATCGATACCTACATTTTGATTGGTTTTCTCAAACTGTTCTGGTTCGAATTCGGTCACGCAAATACTAGCAAAAAATTGATTAGATTTGTTTTTGGAAATCGTTATAGATAAAATTCTTCCAGATATTTCTCTATATCCTTTGATTTTTATCCAGCCAATTTTAGGGATTCTAATTTTATTATTTTCAAATCTTAAATTACAATTAGTTTTATAGGAATCTTTAAAAGATTTTCTCGATTTAAAATTAGGAAAGTTAGCTCGTTTATTAAAGAAATTTTGATAGGCCGCATCTAAATTTTTAAGTGCATTTTGTAATGCACATTTATCTGGATTTTTAAGCCACTCATTTTCTTTCTTTAGTTGAGTTAATTCTTTAGAACATTCATTATAAGTTAAGCCTTCATTATTTTCTTCGTAGAAATTTATTTTTCTATTTAGAAAATAATTATAAATATATCTAACTCAACCAAACGTTTGATTTAATAACTGTATTTGATTTTCATTTGGATATATTCTAACTTTAAATGCTCTTTCCAAAATCTTATTTCCTTTCTTAAAATTATATTTAATAATAAATATTATAATATAAAATTAAGAAAGCGTCTATAATAATATATATAAGAACTGCAAAATTTTTTAAGAGGATGATTGTTCACATCAAAACGTCACTTTTAATGCGGCGACACTACTCGCACCTTTATCTTTCGATAAAGCACAGACTATATCTTAATCCTTTTTTATAAAAGGACCTCTACCATTTCCACTGCCATTATTGACTTGCAGTGTACGAGCTCTCGCTCTAGTCGTTGAACGTTCTTGTGCGTAAGCACAAGCTTCGCTGCTGATTGCCCATTATTTTATAAGACTTAGGATTTAACCATATCTCATCTCAAAGATTTGTTTCTACTTTCGTAACTCATTATATATTAAATATATATATAAGTACTTTGAGCTTTAGGAGTTTCCAGCAATTAGATAGATTTCCGAATGTTACCATTTGGCACATACTCATTACTGAATATGTGGACTATACGTGCTACTTACTCATGACTAAAGTCACGAGTGTGCGTAGCACACTTAATCATATGATTGATTTGTATTTAAATTTAAAGCTTCAGCATCAATCATGTCTATATTTTTTACATTAGTGTTAGCAAAATCAGAAGCGAAATTATCTGTGTTAATTGATTCTTTAAGCGTCATGACCTGTCAACTTTCTTATCCAATATCGAACTTCTTTATCTGTAATACGATTTTTTAATTTTTCTTTATTCATAATTTGGTTATCATCTATTTTTGTGACTTCAGGGAAGCGTCGCCAATCTTCATTCCAGAAATGGAAACTACCTACTGGTTCATACATACCATTAGACATTTTTTGCATAATAACTCCTTTGATACCAAGTACCCAAGGTCTATAGGTAGTATATATGTATTCGCCTGTGCCAGTAACTTGCTCAACATGCTTTTCTTTAACATCTTGTACTTGTTCTTCTTTATGAGTAATATTGGTTTCGATTTCTTTTTCTTTTGTAGTTGTGCCACTAGGAATAGACATATCGTTAATTGGAATATTTGTTTTAGGCGAATTAATTGTATTAACTTTTTTACCAATATTATAATTAACACAATTAAAATTAAAATTAAAACCAGATACAATCGTTGGATTAGTGTAGCCATTAATGATATTAATTGGCTCACTAGAAGATTCATGTACAATAGTAGGGTCTAATAATTGTACATTAGTAATATCTAATCCAATATAATTATAGGTTTGCGGATTAGAAATAGTAGTTTGTACTTGTTCAAGAACACCGCCAACAAAAGGATTATCTGCGAAATAAATAGAAACACCAGGTTTTTCTTTTAACAGATTATTATATGTATTGTTATAACAATCTATATCTGATTTATGGATAATATTATTTAAATTAGCTTTAGCTAAAATAGTACCAGGCATTTCTAATGAATGATTATTAATATCCATTTGCTGAATAATAGAACCATCTCTATCTCGAATCGTATCTTTAGATGCCAAAAACTGTATTAAGTATGATACAGAATTATTATTTTGATATAAATCAGATACATCTTCTATCGTTTTTAAATATTCTTTGAATTGATTTTCTTTTTTATCGATTTGTTCTTTTACAAATACTTCTGTGTAGTTATGTAATTGTTCGAGCAAACGAATTTTGTCATATATAGTATTAAGTTCTGTTTCTATGTATTCAAAAATCATATTAGCTTCATCGGATAACATAGTTTCAGATAACTTAATAGGAATTAATATTTTTTCTTCTGATAATTCATTAATGATATCAGATATATTTTTTTCAGTAATTTGTTTATTCATTCTCTGGATGATTCATATTTAAAAATCTTACGAAACGTGGCATTGTACCATCTTCTAAATATTGCTTAAAATCTTTTGTATATTGAATAGTATTATCTTCTTTATTAGTTTCTAATATATCTAAAAAAGAAATACAAAATTTATCTACACTATCGTGAAAGCATATAAAAGCAGAAATTTTATTATCGATATCCATAGCTAATCCAAGTTGAACAGGAGAATTAGGAATCACAAATTTCATACGTTTATACACTTTAGGAAAATTATGTTTAAAGTATTGATGAACTAATTTATTTTCGTCAACATAAGTGATATCTCTATCTTGATATCTTTTTTCGAAACAGTGAACGATAGTTCCATCAAAAATTAATTCTAGTGCTTGAAAAATAAGTTGTGTTGGTATCATGTGTGGTATCCTTCTTTCTTTACTATATATTACATTTTAATAGTAACATTATAACAAAAAAACGACGACTATAAAAGCCGTCGTTTAATTTTATATATTTAATTATATATTATAAATGGTCTGGAGGAGCTGCTTTTAAATCTCCGTGGAAGAATAATACATCTTTTACTTTATCAAAGAATTTTCCATCTAAAATTTTATAATATTGACCATTATAAAATACATCAATTTGTTTTGTATATCTATTGTGATAATCTGTATTCATACAATCTATCACCAAGATACCGCTATTTGTCATATCTTGAGCGACACTATTTGAAATTAAGCTTTGGTTGATATTTAAAATTTTTAATGCTGGAATTTTAGTTATATCATATGTTTCAAAAGTTTCATCTGGTATTGCTTCCCATCCAGCTGTGTAAATTTTTGCATGCGTTAAATTAATTTCTTCTTTTTTAGATAAAGGAGTATATGTTTGATTTTGTACTACTTCTTTTGTTCCAATTTGATTATTTGTAGCAGTAAGGTCTATATCTCTTGTTTTATTAACAATATTGGCGATAGAAGTTAAATCGATATTATCTAGTTTATCTTCAAGATATTTTTTAACTAATTCTATATTTTTAGTGTAATCTTGAATTGCCCAATATTTAGTTACTTCGCTATTTTTGTTAGCTAAGATTTTATTTTTATTTTCTTCTGTAATTGTTACCCAAGTTTTTGTGAATGGATTAAAGAATTTTGTGATATCTTTGTCTACAATGGTAATTCTATCAACATTAATTCCTTGGTAACTTTTAAAAATATCTTTTATATTAACAAAATCTTTATCTCTGTCTTCTAAGAAATAAATTTTTCCAGAACTTAAATTTAAAACATGATTATCTCTAAAAAGATTTTCTGTAGGACTATAATCAGCATTAATTAAATTATCAATCATTTTATTATTATAATTATCGAAGATATCTGCTGGCATCGGAATCCATTGCTGAATGATTGAATTGTAGAATTTTGTAAATGTTTCATTTACAAATACACAATAAGTTGGATATTCAGATTCTAACAAGAAATTTTTAATAGAATATGAAGATTCTAATTCTTTTGGCATAACCATAATCAAAAAATCTCTAATCATATTTAGTCTATCATTAATATTATCTTGTGATAAAAATATGATAAATGATGATGCAAAATCATCATGATATATTTTCTTAATATTTTTAATGGCTATATTTTGGTATTCTTCGGAAATATTTAAGTTTGTTATTTCTGATAAATTTTTCCAAGAATTAGTTCCAAGGTCTAAATATTTATTTTCCTTATTAATATACAAATATGTATTTTTTTGAGGTACATTAATTTTCTTTAATAATTTTTCTTGTTCATTGTCATCATAAACAACTGTAACTGTCATGTTACCTTTAAAAGAATAGCCAGTATCAAAATTAGTTAATTGTTTTGTTAGTTCAGCCATATGGTTATTAATAAAATCCATATAAGGAATTACTTTATATGTTTTTAAATAATGTCCAAATACATCGTATTCATTAATAGTATACTCTTTGGATGTGTTAATTTCAATAGGTAATTCAAAATTATCTTCTACAGGAGAAGCAAAATGTACGAATTTTTCAAATGTACCTTGTTTAATTTTAAAACCTACATTAGAAGATAATTTGCTATTTAAAATACCTTTAATAACATGAGGTTGGCTAGGAATATAATATACCGTTTCATTATATTCGTTGTCAGATGTTTGACCATCAGAGATTTGATTCTTAATAAATGGTACAAGCAATTCAAATGGATTTACAGAAATATTATTGGCTGTTGCAATTTCTGAATTGATACCAATTTCTGTTTTAAATTTTTCAATAGAATCTTTAATTTCTTTAGAGGAGCCAGCTACTTCGTTAATGGCATTAACAGTAGATGTTTTGTCATCTGTTACAAGAGTATCTGTATTACCAATTTTTAATTTAAGAGCTTTAATGTCGCCAGCTACTGCTTGAGCAAAAAGTATTAATCGTTTAACTCGATTATTCATATGAAAGAGTCCTTTCTAAAAATAAATTATTGTTTAGCTGCTTCATATACAGCTACTAAATCTACGTCTTCGTCAGCGTATTCTTGCACAATAGCTAAGACTTTTTGTTTAAATTCTTCGTCAGATTGATTTGGTTCTACCACTGGAGTTTTTTTAGTAGTAATCGCATCTTTAATATTAGAGAGAATTTCAATAATTTTTTCTAATGATTGTTTAGTAGTCATATGATACTAATTCCTTTCTTGTAGATAAACGGTAAGAAAGTCCTCTTCATGGAGTTCTTCTTCTTCGATTTCGTCTTTAATAGTTCTGACGACATCTCGAAGTTCTTTCCATTTTTTAATTGCATCATCAGGAGTATCAGCTGCCAATAAATCATGCATTAATCTATAGACTTCTCTGTCTTCGCTGTTGAGGCATTTGTCAATAATGTCAGGCATTCGAATGTCCTTTCTTTATGTATATAATATATAGGGTGAAGAATCTTCACCCTATATATTACTTTGTTACCATTTAAATTTAATGTAATTATCTGGTAAATTTTCAGTTGTATATCCAGGTTTTAGATGTAAATCATTAATTTGAATATCACGAATTACTAATTCTTTTAATGCACCGCAGTTTTCAAACATATTGTCTGTAGATACTGCATTATGATTATCTAAGCGAGGCAAGTTTACAAGTTTTTCACAATTAGCAAACATGCCGTCATATACATATACATTAGATAAATCTAAATTAGTAACTGTTGTTAATTGTTTACAACTATCGAATACGGATTTACCCATTTTTACGATATGAGGTAAGTTAACTACTTCAAGTTTCGTATTATGGAAAGCAGAGTTAGCTAATGTTACGTCATTAGGAATCCACAAATCTTTTACGTCATTATGAATTGAGCCAGGGTTAACTAACGTAATGAATGGAGCATATACTTTTTCATGTCCAGTTAATTCTTTTTGTGTTTCGATAGAAATAGGGCCACGACGATTGTATAACCAATAACCGCTAGGAGCTACTACTTTAGAAATACCTTTTGCATATTCTTCTTTATAATCGCCCCAATAAATAACATCATAATTATTTTCGAGAGCCATTACTTGATAGCCTTCAGGAATAGATAAGTCTCTAATAGAGCGTACATTTCTAATTAAAATATGTGTGATATTTTTATCATTAGCAAACATATCTTTTAAATAAAAATCTTCATATGCTTCATTATCGACTACATTTAAATCTAATTCGGCGTCAATTAAGGCATAGCAATTAGCAAACATATTACTCATATTAGATACGCCTGTTGTAGACATATTAGTAATATGTTTTAAAGAATTACATCCCTTAAACATAGCATTCGCATCTTGTTGAGATAACGCAACACCATCAATCGCTTCGATTGCGTTACAATTTTCAAACATAGAGCGAGATACTTTTACATTGTCATAATTAATGGTAGGCAATGTTTCAAGCATTGAACAATATTTAAATGCTTGTTCGAAGTTTTTATTGATAGGCAAATTAATCGTATCTGCTAATGTCATTGCTACGCAATTTTTAAATAATTTACTAGCAGTTGTAACTTTAGGTCCATTAATAGTAGGAGCAGAATAAATAGCTATACAATTTTCAAATATAGAATTTAAATTTTTAACATTACTATAATTGAGTAGAGGAATAACTCGAATTGAACGACAATCACGGAACATAGCTTCCATAGATTCAGCGTTAGCTGTGGAAGTCATATTAGGTACATATTTCAATGCGTTACAACCATCAAACATAGAAGTAAAGTCTAGGCAGTTATCTGTTACTAAATCGCCTACATTAATTAATGCAGAACAATTTTCAAATGTACTAGTTAAATCACGAGCTACATGTGTATCTAATTCAACAACATTTTTAAGTTGTTTAGAATTAGCAAATACATGATGACCAAATTCAACGACTTTAGGAGCTCTAAATTCTACTAAACGAGAATTAGCTAGTGCATAGTTACCTAAATGCATTTCATTAGGGAACCATAAATGAGTGACTTCTGTATTAGTAAATAGAGAACTATCTGTTTCATCTGAATGCAATTCTGTTACGAATGGTGCATATACTTTTGGATGACCTTGTAATTCATGAATATCTTCAGCGGTAATTGGACCTTCATGTCGCCATAACCAATAATCAGCAGGCACTTGTAAATCTTCTTCTGTTTTAGCAGGACGAAGTTTATCAATAGTATCCTTGCTATCATTAATCATTTTAACTAAATCCATTAAACCTTTTAATGCATCAATATTTAATGCCGTATTCGCTGGAGTAGGTAAATCAGTTACGAGTTGTTTGTTTCTATCTTCGATTAATACATCTGTATCAGTATCAATCCACAAGTCTTCAATTTTGCCAATTAATTTAGTATTGGATTCTTTACAAGATTTTTCCCAGAAGATTTCAACTTCGAAATCATTATAGTAAAGAGCATTACCTTTTTCGTCTTTAAAATCTGTTTCAAAAACAATACGGTCAGATAATGTTTCATCATCTTGCCAACCATTATTGATAATGCGACTTAATGGTACTTCATAACGACCTTCTTGCAATACTTTAGTTTTACATACTTCTGGGTCCCATTCTGTTAATTTAGCTTTAACGATTACTTTATAATTAATAGGATATACTTTAGCATTCTTATCTGCGTGAAATCCTTTTTTAACTGTTAATGCTGTGTGTTGAATATCAGATACTTCACGAATCATGTCGCCGAAAGCAACTGGTCTATTTTTAGAATAATAAAAACCATCAACGTCAAAGACTTCTTTACCTTTTACGTTAACGATTGCATTATCAGGAAAATCACCAAATGCTTGTGTATTGTATTCATCAGTTAAATAGAATACACCTTCACGACCGATACGTAAATTTACTTTAATTTTAGAAGAAGCTTTGTTGTCAGCATTTTTCCAATGAGCTGTATAAATACCAGTATCATGTGGAATAAACTGTTCACCTTCCGCTTCATACAAAGTAATGCCATAATATAAATCAGCTGCATCGATATCATAATTAGTGACTAAAGCATTTTGACGAGAATCTTGCCCTTGTTTAGTATACTCTAATGCTTTATTCATATTATGTACATCGAGGGTAGCCATTTTATTCGTAGCAATAAATGTTACATCATAATAGTTAGCATCATCAGCATTTGTTAATACTTCGATAATCATAACATAACGAACTTTGGTATTGCTCGTATCAGAATTATCATATTCTTTTAATAATGGATAATTAGATGGATTAGATTGTGCTGTAAAAGTAGATAAACCATTTAATCCATTTAATGCTTGTACGCTATTACGAGTGTTAGCATCAACTTCGCCATATGGGTCAAACATTTTAAATTCAGCCAAATGCATATCTTTAGATGCATCTACATTTAAAGGATATGATTCAGCTACTAATAATCCATCATCTTTAGCTTGGATTGGATTTTTAAAATGAGTTAAGTTCTTTTCATTAATTACGTAACATTTTAAAGGACCAGGTTGACCGAACTTCTTAACTTTAATCATGATGTTGCCAAGATAATTTCTTTGATAAGAAGTTGGAATACGGAATGTAGTACCCACACCTTTGCCTACGGAATTAATTTTTCTTACAATCCAATGTGTATCATCATCAGTAGATGTATGATATGTTTTTTGACCAGGATGAGTCGCAATAATTTCTCCCATAACAAAAGCTCCGTCTACGACAGAACCATAAGAGCGATAAATATCTACTTCATCTTTAAGTACTCTGAAGTCTACGGCTGGAGTAAAGATAATTGTTTTGCCATCTTTAGAAGCTTCGACTACTTGTACTTGTCGAATTTTATTTTCTACTTTAGAATGGAGAACAATATGGTCATCTTTTTTAAATAGTTTCCAATTATCCTCTGATACTATAATAGAAGTTTTTGTCATAGGGTCTTTAGAATCTTCAACAGATGTTGCAACTACGTCTTTAATATGACGAGGCATTTGACGACGAAATGGGTCGTAAAAACCTTCATAGGTTGCATAACTTTTGCCAAGACCTGCGGAAGCAATTTCTGCTCTGAGTTCATATACTTCAGATTTCAATGAGGCAATCGCTGCATTATATGCATTACGCATTGCTTCTGTGTCATTATTGAGTAATGCTCCCTTAACGGCAGGAAAGAAATAACTTTCTGATTTGCCGTTAAGATTCATAGCATTACGTACTGTTGTTCTATCTTCAGGAGATACAGCAACAGCAATATTTTCAGAAGGAACACCGCCGACATGAGTTGTATCATTTGCGGATTCACTGTTATAAATAAATCCTTTGACGTGGAGATACTCTTCAATGTCATGCATATTTAGCATTGAGATACCGACTTTAGTAAATCTTTCTGCCATTATCTATTCGTTTCTCCATTCTAAAATAATTTTTTTAGGTTTAGGTGAGTATGGTTTGCCACCATTATGTTTCTTATATTCTTCTGCTGCTTGTGGATTAGTTTTTAAATAATCGTTTAATGGGTCAGAGATAATTTCTTCAATATGATAAGGAGAATTAATTGTGATTTTTCCTCTATACATATCTTTTGTATATGTAAATGTAGAAGCATCATTATCTCGTAAACCTAAAAATAATCCATCAAGGTAAATCAGAATTTCATCATTTGTTTCTAAGATTGCTGGGTCTAATTCATTACCAGTAATATCAATCGAGAAACCATCATTAGTAGGAGGAACTTCTAAATATGTTTCTATTCTATCTAAATCTTGCTTTACTTCGATTAAAATTTTATCTGTTTCTGAATGTTCCATAACACGCAAAGAACCATCTACGTGATACATTGCCTCACCAAGTTCGTTACGAATCACTTCGTAAGGGAATGTGTCTTTGCCGCCAACTATTTTTGTAAGTGAAGAGTTAAAAGAAATAGTATAGTTGTCAACAATTGTAAAAGCACTTTGCGGTTGTCTTACACCATCTATATAAACTGATACACGACCAGGATAAAGAGATACTCTATCGTTAGGGTTTGCATCAGGGACATCGGTTCGGTAAGTCTTATATACATTAATCGTATTTGGGACGATATGTTTTTCGTCTAAAATAATACGTTTGCAATAAGACTCACTTGGAGCATCGACAGTTTCAATTACGTAAGTAACCATAGCTGGAGCTTGTACAGGAGAAGGTAAGCTAAAACCAAGTCCGTCTGCGTTTTCATTAACGTAATATTGTCTAATGCCATCTATGTAAACAGAAAGTAAGCCATAATTTGGCTCAAACTTATCTGGAATTTTAAAACGACGATTGTCAGTAGTGTATTTGTTTTGACCACCATCTAAGAAAATATTTTTAATAATGAGTGGTTGACCTGAAAAAGCTGTATATTTAAAAGCATATACATCAAGTCTATCGGAAAATTCATCGAAATGAATATTATAATTAGCTAATTTATCATTATTTAATAAGACAGACGTTCTGGCATTTTGATAAGAATGACAGAAACATTCTAGCTCATCGATAATTAATTTATCTTTTGCATTAGCTGGTTCATATTTAATCCATCCAGAAGTATCTTTACCTTGAGGGTCTTCAGATGTAATCCAGATGTAATAATCACCGATAACATTGCCATTAACTACATCTTTAATAAAGAATTTAATTTCATTAGTATTGCCTTTAATCTCTTCTGGTTTACCATGTTGATAAATAGAAGTTTCGTTATTTAGTAAAAAGCCATTTAAATATACTAATGTTTCATTAAATTTACCTGTAATCATAGCAGGCAATGCATTTGTATCACTAAAGAAACGATTGTATCTATCTTTAAGTAATGTGTATGTTTGCCCTTCATGAATGCCATTAATAGTTAACGTACCAGCATTTTGATTACGAATAATGTCTTCGTTTTTAACTAGAATGCCATCAATGAAAGCGATAATAGTATCTGTTGGTTTAACATCTACATTATCATAAATAATAACACCATCAGTTGGTACATGACCAGAACCATTTTTGACTCGCATAGTAAATGCTGGGTCTGATTCTTCACCTTGTAATTCAGCTACCGCCCAAACAGTATCTCGTGGACAATCTGGAATCGTATAGTTTTTATTATTTTCAAATACTAATCCATCTTGTTGTGTAATCACTTCACCACCAATAAATAATAGTGGGTCTTTATAATAATCACGAGATAATGTAATATGGCCCTTACGATTAATATCTACATCGTAAACATAACCAAATTCACGAATAACAGAATGGAATCCAGTTAATTCCATACCTTGTGTACTATCTTGAATGGTAATTATTTTTTCTTGGTCATCTTCTGTATAGGTATTATCTTCTAAGTTATAGCCATTAATAAATACATTGTGTGGAGCTGCAAAATTAGGAACATAATACGATGTTTCTTTTTTACCATTCCATACATGCTTCATTTGACCAGTTGTTTTAAAAGAACCAAATTCAAAAGATACGATAAGAACATAATCAAAATTTTGAGAATATCCATGATTTAAGAATACGCCATCTCTGGTTTTTGTGTAACCGCCATCACCAATAATTTTTTCTGGCAATAGTAATTCACCTAGAGGAGAATCTCCTTTAAATCCATAGAGTTCAAAATTTTGTTCATCGAACTTAATCTTAGTTGTATTTCTGTCGTCTCTGTCTATTTTAACTAACCGTTTTTTAATATGTCGCAAACGATTAGAATTAACGTGGATGAGTGATGGACGTTGTTCATAAATTTTACTTTTCGGATATTGGATACAAACATTAGATACAGTTTGATATGTAAAATCTAGTTTTCTATCTAAAAATACACGGTCAATATTAATATTAGGAACTAAGAATTGACTTAGTTTCGTATAATCTTCGTCTGTACTCTTAAAGATATGACTAGCAAATGTTTCTGGAATAACGCCATCGACTGGACATACGCCATCTTGACAAGTATGACAGATGCCGCCATCCATACCATTATTTACTTTTCCAACATCCCATGTATGACCATCACCGTGGAATTCAGAGCCAGCTGGAACATCAACTTTATTTTGTTTGTCTTCTTCGAGTTGAGTCTCGAAGTCATCTGCATTGTAATCCTTAATAACACTATTTCCAATGGAGTTTAATGGTGAAATTAATTTATGATTTTCAAACGCAGACATATCGAATTGGGAACCGTCCTGAATTAACGACCTAATTGGTTTCCACGTTGAACCATCGAAATACATTAGAATATCATTATTAATCCATAACTGACCTAATACTGGATTAGAGCTAGGATTAATATTTGTAATTTGGTCTGTGATTTGGAATTTTTCTGAGAAGAGATTTTCCCAAATCCCAGTATTTTTATGATATCGTTTTAATGCATTTTCTTTTAAATTTAACCATAAAGCACCATCAATTTTAGCGTCAGGAGTACCTTTTTCTTCAGTAGGCGTATCTAGTAAATGGCGAATCGCTTCGTAATTTTTAGATAAGTCTTCATTATAAAATAATTCAGATTGCCTACCTTTATTGAACTTCCTATCGTAAGGTAACGTCAAAAAGTACACCTACTTTCTTTATGCTTAAAACACTAGGAAAAGTTTGTTCATTGTATATATTACTATATTATAAAAAATAATCCTAGTCATATTTTAAATAACTAGGATTATTTTTACTTTTTATCTATATTAAAAAATTTGTGGAATTTTTCTATAATATAATTTTTAATATATTTCTTTTTCCAAAAATTAACGAAAGATTTTGCATATGTATGTTTATTATCGTTACATAAAGAACATGGATATTCACAAGTAGGACGTTCATTTAATAGCATAATCATGCGTAAGTCTTCTAATTTTTCTTCCCATTGTGACCATAGTTTTGAATTATTTTCGTTTACATCAATAAGACCATATGGATTTTCTCCATACCAGTCATTATTACAGATTAATAAGGAACCATCTGTATCAATCGATGTCGTAAAAAAAGGTTTGTGACAACATTCATTAGGAACGGTGTCATCGCCGATATTAATGTTCATAGACCTATTATTCAATAAACCTATATTTTCTAATGTGTAAAATTTTCTAAATTCTTTATGAGTAAGATAACTATATATTTTTCTATTTCGTTTTGTATCTTCTACTGTATATTCAGAAAAAACAAATAATACATCTTTTGTTTTTTTATGTATTTCTTTTATAACATCTTCATTATCGCCATTTGTTATAATTTGTATTTTAGCAGATGGGCAATACATTCTGATAATCTGACACATATAAGGTAGTTGTGGATTTTCTGTCGGTTCACCCATGCCATTAAAAACAAATACACCTTTAAAATCTTTTCGATATCCTTCGATAGCTATACGAGAAATAACTCGATAATCTAAAAATTGAGGTTTTGTTTTTAATATTTCTTCGTTTTTCTTTTTATTAGATTGAGGACAAAACATACAGTGTCTTCCGCAAATTCTTGAAGCACATATATTGATTTGCATTAACGATGTATCTTTATTTAATTTATGAATAGAGTGAAGATATGCTTTTACTTTTTCTTTTTTTTGTTCAATAATTGTCATATAGATAACCTATTTATTGTTGATGCACTCTCTACATATATTAGGAATGATATTATTTAAATGTTGTTCTTTGAGTTCTTTTTTAGTAATCACTCTCATATCTTTAATATTACCTAAAATATGTTTATCTGTATGACCGTAGCAACAAGTTCTGATATTTAAATTAGCATCTATATATAAGCCTTTAAATAAAGACCAGCATGGCATTTTATTTACTTTAGATTCTGTTTCGCCAACGACGCCACCAATACCATCTTCATTAAAACCGCCTTGTGTTTGTAATGGAATATAATAGTGAAATATATCTGGGAATAAATAATCCATAATTTTACTATGAGATTCTTTGTTATATTTTGATTCATCGATAACAGTGGATAAAGCAAACTCAGTATTATATTTTTTACATTCTGTATTCAGTAAATTAATATTATTAATAATATCTTGAATTGAAATATTTGTTTGTGTGATGTCTCTAATATCATTAGAATCTTCTAATAGATAATTAAAAGAAACTTTTAAAGAATCAATATAAGGAATGGCTTTTATAATATTATGTATGCAAGTCCCATTAGTCGTCAAATAGGTATAATAGCCAAGTTCTTTGACTTGTTTATAATAGTCTGCGAGCTTAGGATGTAGTCCAGATTCTCCCATATAAAATAATCCTACTTCTTTTAAATCTGGATATAATTTTAAATAAGATAGTACTTGATTAAATTCTTCATCTGTTAAAAAGTTTTGTCTTAGGTTATTTTGTTTCATTTCTTGTTGATAACAGAATTTACAATTAAATGTGCAAGCTCCCGTTAGTTCAATTTTCGCTGTTGTAATTTTTGTGTCTAAACTTAAATTAGTATTATTAGAAATTAATTGCACTCTATCTTGAACTGTCATTATGTATAGTAACCTTCCATTCTGAAGTTAATGGCAATTTATTTTTAAAACCCTTTTTGATAATTGTATTAGCTTCTTTGATTGTTTTATGTTTTAAAGGTTCGAATGTTTTTTGTAAATTTTCTTTTAATTTATTTGCAATCATGTTAATATCAAAATCTTTTGGTTCATATTGTAATGTAATATGTATTTTATTTTCTTTCATATTATATCTCCATATAGAAAAAGAGAGAATTAAATCTCTCTCGTTCTAATTTTATGAGCAAATTGTTTATAATAAGGACAACCTTTCGTCCAGTTTTCTTTCCAGCAAGATTTTTCACAAACATCAAAAAATTCACAAGTTAAACAAATAGCATGAGCTCTACATAAAATTCTTTTATTCATTGTTTCTTCGTAAGTATCTTTTGTAATATTTGCAAATCCATCGTATTCAGAAAATTGACTACAAGTTGTTATGTTACCAGATGGATGAATAGTTAATGAGGTAGAAGAACAATCTGGATACTCTTTATTTTCTTCTATATCTTGTGTATTTAAAATATTTTCTACGCAACAATTAACAATAGAATCTTTAGATATTTTATAGAATATTTCCATGAACTCTTCTTGTCGTTTGGTTAATGGTTGATGATTAGAAGCATCTTCACCATTATCTATAATTTTAGAGAAGAAAACTTCATCGAAATGTAACATAGTTAGTAATTTAAAAATTTTATGTTCTATGTTTTTCTTAGACAATAATTCTTTTGTCATACAAATATTTAATCGTAATGTTGCATTAGTATATTTACGAACATATTCTACATTTCGTCTCCACAACAATAATTGTTTAATATTTCCGAAACGAATGTCAATATCAAAACTTGTTGTGATAATATCCATCTGTCTTAATACAGCAATATCTAATACTGTTAATGGTTTTGTTAGATTAGTAGTAATTCGCCAAAAACAATCTTGTCTATTTTTTGCGAGTTTATACATAGATTCTAAATCACCGAGTAACGGTTCTCCTCCGAAAAAAGCTACGTTAGCGTATTTAGGTATCCATGTTTCTAATAATTGAAATGGATATGTAATGGGTTGTCCATTTTTATTAGCAGCGTCTAAGCAATGCTTACAAGATAAGTTACAAGCATTAGTAGTTTTGATTAGTATTTCCATATATTATCTATGATGACAGTTACTATGACAACTAGAGTGGCATAATCTTGTCGATAATTCTACAGGAGGTAATTGCTCCCATTTTTCATAAAATTTTTGCAATAAGTCTTTAAGTTGTTGAGCATTAGTTGATTGATTTTTTAATGCTACAAATTCTGGTTCCAAATCATTAACATAATTAGCTACACGATAATTATCGTTTAAACGAGCATATTGTGTATCTTCACCAGTTACTTCTATATGTTCACCTTGTCCTTCTGGTTTTTTACGCATTTCAGTTTTAATATGAACACGACGGATAGAAGACCAAAAATAAGCAATACGTTTTACTTTATTATATAAAATTTCTGCATCCATTTTTTCGCCTGGTTGAATATCAGTAGCTGTGCTCATTTGAGGTAAACTGCTATTAATACCAAATGCTCTGCGGATGTCTCGTTCAAATTGTAATAATTGGTCAGTAGTATCTAAATTACTAAATGGCACATTATCGGAATGCCATACAACTTTATTTTTAATTTTATTTGTTAATTGAGTATTAATGAAATCTAACACTTCATCAATACGAGTAGGGAAGTTTGCTTGAAACGCCATTTATAAATCTCCATTCTTTACTTTAAAAAAGGTATTTTTGGGGAATTTACAAACCCCTTTAAATGTTTCACAATCTCCGCCACAATATTGAAACAAATCACAAGTAAAACATTCTAAATTAATTGGCTCTATGTTATCTCCAGAACAAGTGTTAGGACAACTTAATATTGACCCATCAGCATTAATAGTAATTAAATCTTTACTACATTCTGTATTATATACATATGTATCATATGTGATAGCATCTTTCATTCTTAAATATAATACATTTTTTTCTTTAGGAATTAATGCAAATAATTTAGCTATATATAAATCTATTATTTTATATATATTAGGATTAAATTCATTGCCTAAAAAAGATACTCGTTCGATATCTATATATTTAGGATTTAATTCTTTAATAATAAATGCTAATTCTTTAGGAGATTGATTTAATTGCTCAATAGATATAGTAACAATTAATGTATAGTCTTTTAGTAATTTTACTTGTTGTTTGAATATTTCAAAATCTTTTTGATTATAGAATCTATCTATACTATAAGAAGTAGCGGTGTTTCCATTACCTAATGTATGTATAATTTTTAATTGCTTTTCACCAATAGGTATTACCATATTTGATGTCATAGAATATTCTTTATCTGGATATTTTTTTATAACATCTAATATTAAATCTGGATTCAATAATGGTTCGCCACCATGAAAAATAATGTAATCAGGATTATACGTTTCTATGTCTTTGTAAGCCACATCTTGAGTCATAAAAATAGGTTGTTGTGGCACATAACAAAAAGGACATTTCATATTGCAAGCTTCTGTAACTTTTAAGTACATAACTTGTTTTTTATTTATTGACAATTTTGTATCCTCTTGCTTGTAGTTTGCGAGCTAATCTTGTATTAAATTTATAATAATTTACATTATTATATCCGAATTTACAATCTGGATTATTAACGTATTCTTCGATAGACATATCAAATAAATCAGTATTATAGCTTCTTTGCTTAAATGTATTGCGTACTTTTTTATAGCAATCTTTATCGAATAATTGTTTAGATGTCATAATATCTGATTTAAGAAAATGAAAAGCTTCTGATATAATTCCGAATTCTTCATACTCTTTTCGTTGATAATTTCTAATTTCATTAATGATATCACAAATTCTAAAGTAATGAAATTTTTCTTGGGCCCATTGTGCATCTAAGTGATTAATAGCAAATTCTGCTGGAAAGAGTTTAAAGTTTCTTTTTACTTTAGACTCGTTGCTATGTCCATACCAATCTTCTGATTCTGGGTGAATAATTGCATTGGGGAATCCATAAGTATCTTCTGCATGACGTAAAGAAAAAATATTATAGTTAATAATATCTCTATATTCATCATATGTTAGTCCAAGAAGATGACAATACTCTTTTAAAAAGTTATTTATATCTTCTATTGGATATACATTATATTGTCGGGTAGAAGATGTTAAATCTTTTAAGTATTCTTCGAAATCGATATATTCAAAGATATTTTCTCTCCAATTTTCTGTTTGATGAATATTAAAAAAATCTTGTGTGATATAACTAAAATTACATGGGTTTTCTGTAATAAATGTCTTGTGCATAATATTAATAAACATTACATTTTTACCTCTCGTAAATTACGAACAGCTACCCCTACAGGATTTTTTTCTGTCGTTAAAAAATACAACATGGAATACCCTTTAATACATGGTTCAATAAATAATTTATTATATGTTAATTTATTTCTAGCAAATTCTAACAATACATATAAGTTCCAGAATTCTTCTTCTTTACGAAGAGAAATAATATTAGTTCCGATACTATTTTCTTTTTCTTCTAATTTAAGAATACTATTATCGTATTCATCACCAGCAATCATAATGTCTGCTGCGAATTTTAAATTTACGAGAGTATCTAATACTTCATGCAATAATTCAAAATTATTTTCAATAAATTCTTTATTCGCTGGATTTTTACTATTCATAATAATACTTTCCAAAGCATTAATAATAATTTTATTGAATACAGGAATAGATACTTGTCGATTCGTTGTTACATATTCCTTAATTAATTCTGTGATTAAAGTATCGTCTGCATCATCTAATATTAAATCACAATCCATTTTAGTATTAGCAATATAATTAATAATTTGTTTAGCAGATAATTCAGTACAATCTTTTAAAATAATATCGAAATGATATAAATTAATCGTAGCATAGTATTGTTCGATTTGTTCTGAAGTTAATGGTAATTTAGTTGTAATATTATTTTTCATCGAATTCTCCAGCGATAATACGTTTAAAACTTTCTTTAGGAAATGCACAAATATCTTGATACATTAAGCAGTCGCCACCACAATATTCTGTGATATCACATAGTAAACATTTTTTAAATCGAGTAGCGTATTTTTGACGTTCACACAAGTGGCCTACATTACCATCAGGTAAAATAATTAGATGTTTTAAGCAAGAACCACAATATACTGCTCTATGTTCTGTTTGTGTCAGTTTAGCCATTTTATAAAATCCATTAATGCGAGTTGGTAAATATTTAGTAAGTTCACCAATATAAGTATCTACTTGTTCATAATATTTTTGGTTTTTAGAAATTTCAGGATTACCTGGATAATCAAATAATCTATCAAAAATAACATTAGATGGGCCAATGATATTAATTAAAATAGCTAATTCTTCGGCAGGTATTTTTAATTGTTCTTCTGTGATAGTCACAAGAAGTTCAAAATCTTTTTTATTTTTTAAAGCATGAACTTGCTCTAAAAAACGATTGAATAGATTATTATTAGAAAATCTATCTACGCTGTAAGAAGTTGTAACGAATTGACATCGATTTAATACTTCTTTTCGTTCTGCATCAAGAGGTACTGTCATATTAGTCATAATAGCATATTCTAATTCTGGGAATGTATTCATTACGTCAAGAATAACTTTGCTATTTAATAATGGTTCCCCACCGAAAAATACGAGACGATTAATTCTATTATAGTATTTTTTAACAGATGCAATAGCTGTTTCACTGTCCATCATATCATCTGTATGTTCTTGGTAACAGAAAGGACAACTCATATTACAAGAATTAGTAATGACTAATAACATATTTAAATCTTTTAATGCTGGCATAGTTCCTCCTTGAAAGAAGACATAATTCGTTTTATATTAAAACAATGTTCTTCTTCATCTCCATTAACTTTAATGTCATGAATATTTTTGTGACATGAATTACATAGTAAGAAATTATCACAAGTTATACATTCTGATTTTATATATGGATAATCTCGTGCAATTTCTTGTTCATCGTATTCAGATAATTCATATGTTTTATCTGCTGTGTAATGATTATCTCCAAATGCTCCACATGGATGCACAAGCCCTTCTGGATTAAAACAACGAATACCAGAGAGGCATTCATTATTCCAAGGGCATACAGCAGTTTTACCGTTTAGTATTTTATTTATGACTTGTTGTGTATTATGTTCATATTTCATTAAACCAGCTTTGTAAATATTAATATAATGTTGCATCATTTTCCAATGAGGATAATATTGTTTACTTCTTCCTGATTGGACGGCTGGATTAATTCTACAAACTGTACCTAGACGTTTAGCAAGCTCTACTGTTTTTATAACAGTATCTTCATTTTCTTCTGATATAACAGCTAAAAACGAAAAACGTTCGCCTCTGTCTTTTTCATACATATCCATGATTTTCATCATGTCTTCTTCTGTATATGGTGTATTGTCTGGTTTTAATCGTTGGTTACCATATTGAAAAGAATTCATGATTCTAAATCTATGTTTTTTAAACAATGGTCGCCATTTATCTGGGTGTTCATAATAATCCCAAAGATTAGTTGTTAAACATACATATACGTCTGTATGACCATATTCGTCTAATAATTTATCTAGCTGAAAATAATAAGACGGCGGGACCATCAATGGGTCACCGCCGTTAATAATTACAGTTCCTATATTGTATTTTTCAAGATAGGGACGTAAGATATTTAAATCAAATAAGGTGTGTTTTTTAGATATATTATTAGATGAACAGAATGTACATTTAAACTGACAGGCCATTGTCGGTTTTATAATTAAGTCCATTATTTTAATTTAATCCTTAATCTACGTTTATCTGTTCTATCATCATCTTCAACTAAAATACCAATGATTTGCAATGGATTATCTTTCGTTGCGTCATATAACTTAGCACATCCTTTTACATCAGAAGGGACTACATAATTATTTCGTTTAGCTTTGCCTACGAAAGAAACATGTACTCTACCTGCCAATGCAACGGGGATATTCCTGTCTAAATTATAATCTAAAAAATCTTGCTTGTCAATTGGGTCTTCACCACCAATGATATGTCCGAACTCATCAGAATGAACGCCAATTACTGGAATATCTTGTTCTCCAGTATGCGCTACATATTCTTCTGTATCAGAATGTGGATTTAACATAATTAAATCGCCTGGATTTGTTTCTTCGCCTTTAGGAAAGAATTCAGCGTAATCAGACCAGTAAGAGCCATAAATACGTTGACCAGTAATTTCTTCTGCTGCAATCGTACCTGTTCTAATATTAGGGATGTTTAAAGTTTTTGTTTGGGAATTATATGTAATGTCTGGAACATATTTTACTTCTTTATCTTTTGTATTATTAATAAATAAAGCAGGCATAGCATTTCCATTACCTTGCTCGATATTAATAGAAGTAGCTCTAATATTAGTTAAGTTAAAAGAATAAGTTCCATCTTCTAATTGTGTAGCATTAGATTCAGCGACATCACCACCAACTTTGAATTTAAGTGCTTTAAATTTTTCTTTAACTTTATTTTCTAATTTTTCGAACATAGGTAAATATCTTGAGTCATGATGATGTGTTTCTACATCGCCAGTTAAACCAAGATTGTTTAACGCTGCCGTTTTATCTGTTAAATCAGATAAATTAGCAGTACGCATTAATCTATTTTTAATAGCATCCGCATAAATGCTAATCCATTTATTATTCTTTTTCCATTTTAAAATACTCATATTACACCTCAGAATAAATTTGAACTAGCACTTTAATTTTATCAGTAGTTTTATTGATAATATCGATACATTGTTTATCAGCTGCGTTTTTATAAATTGCTTTAGTAATAGCAGCGTCATTTTCTAAATATTTTTTATATGTAGGAGATGTAGTTACATCGTCTCGCACTAATACATCTGCTGCGATATATTTTGTGCCAAGACTTTCATATGTATATGTTGCACCTAATGCGATTTCTGTTTCAATAAATTTAACTGCATTATTAGCTACTGGAACTTCTGTTGGCGTATTATTCGCATTTAAATGATTAGCTGTAAATAATGCTATACCATTAGCTTTCGCTTTAGTAGCTTCTACAATAGTGTTAATAACAGGAGATGCTTTTAATGTTTTGTAATTTACATCACCTGTAATTAGATTAATAAAAGCACCATTATCGTTAAATAATACATAACCAGTTTTAATATCTAAAAAGAATTTTTGATTTAATCCCCAGTGAGTAGTAAGAGGGCCACCAGATGTATAATCAAAATTAAAGAAATTAGTTTCATCTTCTTCTGCTGCTGCATTAGGGTCTGGATTTGTAGAATGAATTTGTCCATCTGCTAATTCATTCGTAATTTCAATTAAAGAATATACAGCGTAATTGCCATAAGATTTAATTTTGCCTTGTGTATTCGTAACAGAAATCATATTATCACGAATAAATCCAGTTGTTACATAAATCTTATCATCAAAAATAGAAATGATAACTGGCATTTTTTTTGCTTTATAATCGTTCAATTCTTCTAGTGTATTAGCAAATACACCAGCGATAAATAAATTACCACCACGCAATTCACCAGTACGATTAACATCAGAATTAGTTACGAAAGCCATCATGCCATCCATACCATTAATTGGATTAGCTTTATTAACGATACCGTTAATTCTATCTTCAAGAGATAATAAATCTAATTTAGTAGGCAAACTAGATGGCATATATTTACTAAGGATTTTGCCATCGCTTAATTCAATATTATTATTGCTAACAGCATCGAGCTTTGTTTTTAGTGTATTAGTTTTTTCTTGTAATGCTGCAATTTTAGAGCTATTAGCAGTTGTGATATCAATATTATTTTGAAGATTTCTTTTTAATGTATTAATTTCACCATTTAAATTAGATACTGTTGTACCTAAAGATACAAGAGAATTAGAGGCATCTCCAGAAGTATTAGTTAATGCTACGATAGCATCGTTAATAGTTTTTTTAACGGCTTCTAATCGAGTTAATCGTTGCTCATTTGTTTCAATTAAATTTCTAATACTACCATCCAAATCATTCATTTCGATAGGAGTATCGGATAAACGAAGTCCACGTTTAAATGCAGTGTTAACGCCTTTTACAGAACGAAGCAATTCTTTAATGTTATCGTTCATATCATCAATAGTAAGAGGAGTATCTTTACGATGATATTCTAAACGAGCGTCTTCTTTACTTAATTTTTTAGTATCAAGATTGGTTAATTCATTTCGTACAGGCGTATCATTATAGGAACTTGTACCATGATTCGCATTCGTAATTGCATTTTGTAAATCTTGATTTAAATCAGAGAAACTAATAACGCCAGAATGTAGAGCATGTTGTATCCAATCTATTAATGTTTGGTCAAGATGCTCTAATTTAATTTTTTGGCTTTTACCCATTATATATCACCTCTATTTCCAAACACCATTGAATGTTAACCATTCATTACCTTGTCTAAATCGAATGACACGTTCATTTGTATCGAACCATAAATTTCCATTTTCAGCAGGCACTGGAGGATTCGGTCCAATAGCAATACCTTGAATATTAGCAACTTTAGGTGCAAAATCTTGACTAATTAAATGAGCTGGAATTTTACCAGAACTATCTAGTATAGGAATATTACCAGCGAGTTCACCAGTTGTATGTCCTTTAACATAATCAGCATTGCCACCATTAGCTGGTAAGTTAGCTGGGAAGTCAATGATATCACGAACATAATGTGAATGATTTTTATATTCTACGTTATCAATAATGCCATAACCACGTAAAGAATTAGGACGTCCAACAATTTGAGACCATTCGATTGTAGGTAATGGTTCTTCACCTGTACCTAAATGGTTATCATCAATTTGTTCTACTTCAATATCTTCAATCCATAAGTCGCCATTTTCAGACGCTTCTGGTTCACAGTTTCCCATAAATACACGAGGATATGGATTACCAATTCTGAATATACGCATATAGCGTACTGTTACTTCTTGACCAGGAATTAATTCTTCATCGAGTGCAAAATGACGAGTATCAATTTCTTCTACACCACCAGATTTAGCATCACGACGTAATATATCATCAATGTATACTTCCAAATAAGAACGTCTTGGGATATATTCACCGTGTTCTAATTCGAAGACATGCTTGCCAGCTTTTTTAGTAACTCTACGAGTTTCACCTTCTGTATTTGTATATACAGTGACTTCACCATTTTGACCTTGCTCAGAAGTTTTCTTAATCGTAAATACTTCTGTGATAATCATAGTATCACGAGCAATACTTAATGTACCGTCATTTTTAATACCAGCTGGTACCCAAGATGTCTCAGAAGAATAAGACATATCTGTAGATGCCCAAATTTCTTTTGTTTCGAGGCCTGTTTTATAATCGATTTTATAATAAGGTTTACCATTATTGTGATACACCTTATCACCATCAATGTAAGCATTTTCTAATAAGTTGCCGTCTTTAGTAACTAATGCACCTTTTAGTTTGACAGACATAATGCCACTTTGAGGATTTACTTTAATTGTGCCATAAGGAATACGAGACCAATCTAATCGGCTTGCATTTTCTTCTGTAATAATCATCGTGCGATTATGTTGTGCAATCGATTCGCCTACTTTATGTATTCCTCTTGGTTGTTGAGGAGCTTGAGGCATATTTTAAAATATCCTTCCTAAAATAATTTGTTAAAAAAAGCTTTTGTTAACAAACATTGGTTTGTCAGTATATATATTACCACATCCTATAAAATAAAAATACGGAGACTTATATGCCTCCGTAAGATTATTTTACATTATTAATTAACGTTTTAATTGTTGTGATATCACGTTGAATATATTCAATTTTACTTTCAATTTTATCAAAGTCATCTTTTTGAGGACTTGTGTCATGAAACCGTTTATTTTCGCTATCAATGCCTTTACTACGTTCATCATGTTTAATTAAAGTATCATTAATATCGTCTAATGTAGTATCAACATTAGTTAATATAATTTGAATATTTTTAAGCAATTCGCTTTGTTTAATAATGTCATTATGAAGTTCACTATTTATTTTATAGCTTTGACTTAATCGTCTTTCTTCAAGGTCATCACGCTTAGCTTCAGCGTCTCTTCTAATTTTTTCTTTTTCAGGTTGGATTTTCGCAACATAATACAAAGCGTATCCAATTCCAATGAATATAATAAGTATCTCAATTGGATTGTCTACATTTGATTGTTTAATGAACTCCAAGACTGAGATAATTACTTCACTCATTTTCTTTCCTTACTATGTTTAATAAGTAACAACATTCACAACTACATTATTACTTTCATTTTATTTTTAAAATTGTATGATTTCAAAATATAAATTTTTTAAGTCTGCTGGTTTAAAATTTTTATTTTCTGTTGATAAAATTTCGATGTTAATATTACAGAAGTTAGATGGACTATTTTTTTCTAGTCCATCATTTTTTTCTCCAGATAATACAATGTTACTCATATTAATAATGCCATAGTTATCTACTTTTTGAATTTCTACTTCATGGTTATTAACATATACTTTACAGAAATCTAGTAAAGTCTTATCTTCTTCGTGTTCGAAAAACATATTAATATTGAAGTTAGAAAAATCTGATACATTGGTATCACCAAACCGATTATTCCATAATTGTAAGAATAAATGAATTTGATTATTTTTATTTAATGTACCGCCATAGATTTCATTAGTAGGAGAATATGTATCTGTCGATTCTACTTTTGCATACCATTCAAGTGTATTATCCACGTCGTCCTCCTACTTTTAATCTATTAATATAAATAGTAGCACCAGCTTTTACAAGATAATCTTTTAAAATTATATTAGCATTAGGTGCTGCTACAGAATCCGTATCAATTGTATAATCTGCATCTTTAATTAATACACGATTATCATTTTCTGATACATAAAAAATAACAATAAAGTCATTAATGCCATAGTCATTAATTGTATTTGTTTTTTGTGCCGTTAAAATTAAATACTCTTCTGGATTTTCAGTAATCATTCGATTAGTAATTTTATTAGATAACTGGGAAATATCAATAATAGAGCTTGTAGTCAATACATTACTTGTATCAGGAATAGATTGCTCTACTGTATTAATTCTATTAGAAATACTTGTATTTGTATCAGTTTGATTTTCTTTAAATTTATCAAGTTCAGTATGTAATCGTTTATTATCTTCTTGTACTGCTTTAATTGTATCTAGTGTTTCTTTCATAACAAGAGATAATTGGTCATAATTCCAAATGTGTTTTGAAATTTTGTATTCGATACATTGGTTAATGGTTATTGGTTTAATAATTTTAAAATGACGAGACATAACGTCACGAACAGACATATCGTTTTTATCGACCGTTTCTGTTTCATTTCTCATTTCTTTAAAGTCTATATCATATACTAACCGTAAACCATCTACCCAAACTTCTAATTGATTTTCACCAACTTGATAATCTTCTTCTGTTTCAAATACTTTATTAGTATGGTCAGCAGAATAATAAATGTGATTTTCGTTCACGAAAACAGCTGCTCGTTGGAATGTCTCATTCGTATTAGCAGAAGCAACTTGATGATGTACGATAGCTTGTACAGGTGTACTTCTATCTAATGGTTCTACTAATTTAAAGCCAATACCTTTTGCAAGATATGGTTTATCTGGTGTATCGTTAGCTACAATTTCTTCATATTGGTCTTTCATGATAACGATATTATCAATTAAGATTAATAAAGAATCTGTACCTGGAACATAATTCATATCCATTCTATCTTCTGGGAAGATAAACGTTTGGTCATTTGTTGGATACTGTTTTTCGCTAGGAACAAACATATAAGAATTATTGATAGCCATAGTAGAATGGTCATTAATTTTTACCCAACCATATACGCCATTTGTTGCTTTCCAGATTAATAATTCATTATTTTTTTCATCATACCAGATGTCATTTTCTTCTGGATGTTCTGGTTCAATAAAATAAATGAATTTAGGTTTTTTATATGGCTCACCGTTAATCCATAGAATGCCATCTTTATCTACAAATAGTTTTCTGTATGTTCTATGATTAGTATAAATTGTAGCGGTGATTTCACCATCTACATGCCAATAAATTTGACCGATTAAATAATCAGGGGCATAATCTGGGATTTGAATATGAGAAGGAGAAGTAGAAATAACTGATTTTTCATATTTATATTCACCATCTTGTGTCAAAATAATAGAATCAATTCTATCTTCTGCTTTATAATAAGTTACTTTAATTTGTTGTCCAAGCCAATCACCAGCATTAATATATACTTTATTTTCAGATACTTTAATGACTGGTACATGAAGACCACTTTCCACTTCATGCATTTCTAGTTCTGCTTCTAGTGGTCGTGTAGTTGTTTGGTCTATATTATCATATACAATATGTTTTTTATTTATTTTAGAATAAGGAACATATTGTAATGTTAAATATCCATCTTTAGGGCATACAATAGTTTCTGTAATTTGTTTGGCGTTAATGTCACCTGCATCAAATATTCTTGCAGGAATAATTTGTTCTTGTCCTTGTTTATTAATAAAAGTACCATCTGTTACAGACACTTTTAATGTATTTGTATCAGCAGTAATATCGAAACCTTCTACAATTCCTGGACCGCCAAGTCGTAGACGTTCTCTGTCTAACCATCCTTTAACGGTCTCAAAATTATAGTTAATTTCTGATGCTTTTATTCCTGGACCAAAATCTAATGTTTTTAATTTTTTTTCCATAATAATTCCTATTCAAAAATTAAGACAGGGATTTCGCCAGAAGCGATGTGTTTATCTAATTCTTTTAACAATAATTGTTCATATTGTTGTAAAGCTTTAGGTAATTTAATAATAACTGTAGAACCAATTCGATATGGTCTACCATAGATATTACCAATATCAATCATGTTAAAATCATCTTGTGCATTATCTGGTAGGCCGCCACCAAAGATTCTAATATCAATAGCTTTTGGTGCCTTCGTTACTTCTGTATATAATTCACAAATAATGATGCCATGTTTATCCATACTGTATTCTTGTGCATCTACAAATTCAAGTAAATTAATTTTATCTACATGTCCTCGTTTTGTACACAAATAATATGTTTTGGTTACATCAGGAATTTCTAATGTTTGTTTATATGGTATATATATTTCTTGTTCTGAACTAAATATAGGGTCGATTTCAATAAATACTTTTTCTTCTCTATTAAAATATGAAATATTTAATTTCGTTTCTTTATAATTAATATCTTGTTGTGTATATAAAAGAACTGTATGTCTTGTTGTTAAATATGAAATATAATTATCTGGTTTAACTGGGTCTGTAATATATCCAGTTTGTTTTCTAAAATATAAATCTCCATCATTAGACATACCTACAAATAAGATATTTGGGTCAGATGTTTTTACATCTATTAACGTATAAGCATTACCTATATTATAATTATCATTTTTTAATAAGTTTTCTAAACTAATTGTGTTATGATACATATTAATTTTTTGACTACTTTGTGCAATATAATCTATTGGGTCATTTGTAATCCATGTATATTCACTTTTAGTTTTATAATATGCTTGTAAGAAAACATACATCATGACATCGTAAATAATTTTAGAATTTTCTACGATATTGTCTGCGAATGAATCAGGAGCTACGATTAAGAAACCAGATTTAGGTTTGCTATAAATTAATATATCTTCATAGACTTGTTCTAATGTATATCCAAGATTAATTAAAGAATCATCTGTCGGCAATAATCCTAATTGTTTAAAGAAATGTGCTGGTTTTTTATTTCTTTTTGTTGGACGATAAAAAGAATTTAAATGACCTTCTTGTGTAGTAAATTCAGTATCATCATTAGCTTCATAAATATATTGTGTATGTGTTTTTACGAAGCACCAAATATTTGAATATGAATTTAATATATCTTGGAAGTTTAATCCATTCGGCATATGACTCACATCATTGCATCTCACAAACATAAAATCAGATTCTGTTGGTTGATATTTTAATAGATATTGCGGGATTAATGTGCCTTCATTAATTGTGATATTAGAAGGGCATAAATTTCTATGATAACCATCGCCAAAGATTTTAATTAATTGGTTAGCCAATGGAAGTTCTTGTGTGGAGTCTGCTACTGTCACTTTAAGATTATATTTTTCTGTATCAGAGAATTTCATATTCTTTTTAACTACAGCACTAGCAGAAAACATAACAGGAGAAAATTCTGTAATATTTCTAGGTTCATAAATATAAGAGCTACCTAATCGTTTTACTTCTGTGTTCTTTAATAATTTATTATTAGAATCAAAAAAGAAAGCAGATGGATTATTAATAATATCATAAGCTTTGATTTGCGTAGATGTATTAAAAGAAAATTCTTTTTTTATATTAAAATGAACTTTATATTCAGAATCGTAAGTATCAATGAAGGCTAAAGGAATATCTTTATATTGAACTTCATTTGTTTGTTGTATAGCATCGTTGCCTAAATGAATTTTCATTGTTTATCTTTAGCCTCCCGTAAAATAACATATTGATTACCTGTTGGATAAATAGATGTATTAATATAAGAATTAATATGACCATCAGTATTACTGTCATAATTAACTAATACATCTAATTGATTTGTAGAAATTTCAATTTCGTACATATCTGTTTGTTTATTGTAGTTAATAGCATAACTATCTTTTTTCTTATATTCAATAACTAATTCATTATATTTTTCACTCATATCAGATGTTAGAGTGATAGTAGATGTATTATAATTAATAGAATAATTAGAACTATCTATTTTTTCATATTCATTAGCATATAAACCAATAGAATTAATAATATTTTTTGGTGTGCGATATACATATTGTTTATTTACAAATGAATCTTTTTTAACGCCGTACATTAAGATTTGACTATTATCTAAGATTTCTTTTTCTAGCGAAAAAGCGGCTTCATCGGCAGGAATAATTTCTCGTCCCCAATTTGTAAAATAATATGTGTAATTAGAAACATCTGTGTACTCTAAAATAAAATATTTGCACTCTTGTTTAGTTTCTGTATTCAAAGAAACTATATTATTATGTCTTGTATAGTTAGTAGTAGGTATTTCTGTATAGTTATGTGTAATCTCGTTAATTGATTTGGCATTCATATTTAATATAGTATCTTGTTTTTGGATACCATATAACTTAATGCTATAGGCATTATCTGGTAAATTGCCTGGGACTATAATTTGTTGTTCGTTTTTAAATAACTTATAGTTAAGTGTTTCTTTTACAAATTCACGATAACTAGCAGAAATATCAAAACTGTTTTGTTTATCTTTATCTGTTACTATAATAGGACTTTTTACAGAACCGTTTACATAGACTTTAAAATGACTATCCGCAAAAATATTTTTTGTTTTGCTGTCTTCCATATCTAAATCAATAGAATAGATATCTGAAATAATATTAAAGGCAATTGGTAACATTCCATTTTCTGGATTAATAACTTTAGTAGTTATTTTCTTATTTGTTTCTTTGTCTTTAATAATTAATTCTTTAGTGGCTACAGTGTATTCAAAAATATATTCTACTTTAGTATTAATAAATAAATCTTGAATTGTATTTCGGTTAGATTTACTTACGATACTATACGGAGCTTCTTTCGTTAAATCTTCATAAGTTGGTACATGATGGATAATCATATCCCATGTAACTTTTTTAACTTTATCAAGATTGATATCTATCCAAGAACCTTCTGTATTATATTGTTTAACTGTTGTTGGAATGAAGTTCCCATCTTTAATAGAAGTGATTGTAATATTAGAAACTTTACCTGATTCGCCTCTAAATTTTAAACTTATAAGAGTATCTTCTTTTAACGTAAAAGAATTAGTTGCATCCAATAAATTTTTAGGTTCGTCTTCTGTTGTTTCTTCATCTGTTTTAATTAAAGAATCGTAGGTAAATACAAAAGCCTGTATATCATTTTTATTGTTTATAGATTCAGCATCATATTTTAAATAATAGGTTCCTGCTTTTAGTGGAATACGAGATTGTTCTAATTCAAAGTCATGGTCACCATTTTCAAAAAGAAAATATTTATCTTTAAATTGAATACGTCCACCACGAGAATTTTCTAACTCATAATCCCATTTATCAGGAGTTTTTTGTTGAATATTCGTTTCTTTTAATACATTAGAATCATTAGAGTAAATACCCAGTACATAATTCGGGAACATATATGGCAAATCAAATTCACCTAATGTAATATTTCTATTTTCAGATACTACATATTCTAATGTAATTCTTTTTTTCTTAATTGTAAAAATAATCTGAATGTCTTTATGCTTTGGTTTTAATGAGTGAGCGTTTTGCATTAATGTATTAAAATTGTCATATTGTTTTTCTATGATAGAAAAATCATTATAACCAATCTTAAATAATAATGCTTTATTACTTTCTTTGACAGATTGCCCGTCACCGATAAAAAATCCAAAACCAGATTTATTATACGTTATTGTCGTAAGAATTCTTAGGTCGCCGCTAAATATATAACGGCAACCTAAAATATCTTGTTCAAAAAATCTAAGACCATCAGATACTTTTTCGACTCTACTATTTGGGTCAAAAATAAGCATATGGTTAAATTACCTCTAGGTTAATTGTATGAATAGTTCCTTCAACGGTATCATTTGTTACTTCAACTCTAAATTGGAAATATTGATAACCTTCAAAAATATGGTTATCTCCATGCAAGTTAATTGGATACCATTGTGTAAATACATTACGTGTTTCATCTTGACGATATCCACGAACATAGTATTTAGTATAATCTGGATGTAACGTAGAATCAATACTTGAAATTGTATATGTACCTACAGTAGTAGTGTCATAAATTTTAGATGTCATATATCCATTTTTATAATTTTTAATAGATAAAGGATATCTTGATTTTTCAGAGTATTGTAAATAAATTTCTATATTATTTATTACTTTGTCTGTGTCCATTTCAACCATAATTTGCAAATATTCTGAAATTGGCCCAGAGTAATGTAATAGATTTGTTTTCTTTTGATATTCTAATATGCTAGACAAATTATTGTTGTAAGTATTTAATGTAATATTGAAGTTTTTAAATTTGTCGGTAATAACATTATTAATTTTAACGAATACACCGACTACATTTTTATAATCTGGAATTTGATATTTACCAGATGTAATAGTAGCCATGTCTTTAGCATAAATAGTATTTTTAATTAATTCTGCATTTTTTAATTTATAATTAGAAAAATCGTTAGTGTCGGCATTAAGTTTCGTAATGCCCCAATCAACGTTGGAACCAATCGATAACATACCATCTCTATCAATATCTAAATGATAGAGTTCGTTATTTTGCATATCAAAATCAAAACTATATGTTGTTTCTTTTACGTTACGTTCATTTAAATTAAATCCGAGTTGATTAATAATTTTAGTATGTACATTATCATCAATATTATTTTTTATAATAATGTCATCAATTGTGCCAGACCCTTTTATTAATAGATAATATTTTTTATCTGGATTTACATTAGAGATAGTATAGGTTTGAATATTATTTTTTTTGGTAAAATTACCAATAATATTAGTAAAAATAGATTTGACAAATCGTCCTGCTTCCGATTGAATTTCTTCAGCAATATAAATAGATAAAGAATTATCACAAGCGATACTAATGATTTTATTTTCTTTATAAGCTTTTGTGATATCTAATAAACTATAAGCATTAGTATCATTTGCTGTAAAATGAATGCCTAGTCCATATTTTGTTTTACTAATTGTTACTCTTGTATTAAAAGAGTTCCATAATTGATAGGAATCACAAGCTGAAATATTATTTAATGCGGAGATACCATCAATTTTATGAGCATATTTTTTATAATCAATATGACAGACTGTATTCATAGTACCAGCAATACCCATATTCGTATGATATACAAAGTTATTAGTAGCTTCAATTGTATGGAATCGGTTATCTATTTCTTCTACATCATGTAATAGAATATTTTTATATTTCTTTTCTGCTTGTTCGAATAGATGTTCAAATAAATAATATTCTTTTTCTTTACGATAATAATACCCTGGGTGAACCATAATCGTATTATCGATATTAAGTTTTTTAACTGTAATTGTATTATTTTGAATTAATACTTGGAAGTTAGGATTAGAACATTGAGCAATAATTTTATCTGGTATTTTATTATTAAATAAAATAGTTTTTGACTCGCCATCTTTAATATCTTTAAGAATAATTTTATTATCTATTAATTGATATGCATCGGTAGAATAGTTTACTTTACTATATAAATCTTTAATATTTTTATAGGTGATACTAATCGGTAAATTATAGTTATAAGAGACAGTAACTGTTTTGCCAATTAAATTTTTATCGTACCATTCAATAATGCCTTGTTTACCCAATAAATTATATTTTGTATTAGAAATAATTTTACCGTTTGATGCATCACGAATATATAAAATAGCTTCGATATTAGAATGTCGTAATTTATTAAACATATCAGATTCAACAATAATATCTGTAAATGCTGTTGTGATAGCATAGTTAATTGTCATATTATCTGGTGGCGTGATAATAAAAGTACTCAATTCTTCTTTGTTACCATTAACATCATATAGTTTTTCTAATGGCATTTTATTAGAAATTGTAAACCCTAAGTTTAAACTATTAATAGAAAACTTAGTTGTATTAGATTCACTAGCAGAAATTCTACAACGAATAATAATATTATTTTGTTGTTTGCCTAAACACCATTTTTGTTCTTCTTTTTGTGTGGCACCTTGTACTTCAAAATTAATTGAAATATCTTTTTGGGGAGCATCTTTAAATCTTGCTTCTTCAATTCGATATAACATTAATTTGTTATCAGGAATAAAAGGAGAAAAATTATCTATTAAATTTACACGAGTAAATTCATCAATAATATTGGCTTCATTATACGCTATATAATCTTTATCGGACCGCAAAGAAATAAATGTATATTCAAAATTCTTATTAAAATTATTTGTATTACTAATAATATTATTTTTGGAATCAATAATATAGTTAGTAATCATATTGTCTGAGATACCAGTATAATAAAATATATTTGCTTTATTAGAAGTATCTGCCCTTACAATAACTTTCTTATATTGCTTGCCATCTTCTGTTTTAACAATAAAACCATCGATGTCAGAAGAAATAAACAATTCTTCTGTGCCTTGTAATCCTAATAGATTTTTCAAGTTTCTTGATTGAATAACTTCTTTACCTTGACCAGTAATTTGAATGGTTTGCATAGATTGATTAGGAGATAACGTTATATAATAGGCAGTTTTACCATTATACGTTGATTTGTCTAACGCAACGGAAGAAGAAGAAATGGATTCTAGTTGAGATAAATCTAATGGAATACTTTGTTTTGTAGCTGTATTATTCGTGATTGTTTGCTTAGGGATATAATTTTGTTTTAATAGAACTTCTTGATTATTTTCTATTTTATATAAATCTATATCACAATTACTATCTATAATAATACGTTCTGTTGTAGTTGGGGTGAAAGTATCTGTTTCATAAATAGAATTATCTGTACTTTCTCCAATATGAATATATTCAATGACTGGAGCGAACGAACTATGTGCTGTCATAGAAATATGTAATTGATTATTTTCTAGTCCAGAAGTAGGCAATAATGTTGCATCACCAGTTCTAATTAAAGACCCTTTATCTAACCAAGCTTTAATTTTATACCGAGTAGCTTTAACATTTTTAATACTAACTGGATATAGACCAGCTTTCGTAATCGTTACTTTTACATGAGTTAAATCATTATAAGATAATGTAAATTTTTTAGCACTCGACCATAAACCAGAATTAACTGTATCAATTTTATTATTAGCTTCTACATTAACGATAATAGAACCTTGTTCTTGTAAATTGGCTGCTTCATTAAAAGTAAATTCTAAATTATTGCAATCTAATTCAATAACTATATTGGATTGAGAATCTGTTGTATCAGAATATAATTCATTTTTATCATTAATTTTAAAGCCATTTAATGTAACGATAGATTTATCTGTCGTATAATCAATCGCTTCACAATACGAATTAATTCGCAGTTCTTTACCTTCTGCACCCGCAACATCTAGTGTCATTTCACCATAGGTAGAAGTTTTATTAATTGTTAAACCATCAATTGTATTTTCGATATCAGTATAATTTTTTAATTCTTCTCGTTTAGTGATATGAGCAAAAATATTAGAATTAACTAACGCATTATTTTTAAGAATAAATTGTTTCTTAGGTTTTAATAAACTTGTTTTTTGTTTATTAGTATTTTCTCTTTCGATATTATAAATAATCATATTGTCATATCGAGTATGAGGTTTTAGTTTTAATTTATATTGAATATTTGGCTGTAAATCATATTTAGGAGATACTGTTAAATTATCAGTATTCATAGCAAGGTCTGCTACATAATATGTATTTGTGCCTACGAAAGTTTTGTATTCTTTTAAGAAAATAGTTTCAGGATTAATTTTCTTAACTTCATTCGCTATGATTTTATAATTAGCTCGTTTAGGAATTAATTCGTTAGTATATCTTTTTAATTGTAAAGGAATATTCGTTTTTAATTGTTGACGAGCAATATAACTTTCAATTAATAATGGAGAATAATTATAGCCTTTAATTTCTACATCTGTTTTGTCTGTACTGCCAAGTTCAGAATTTAAAAAGACTTTAGCGTCTAAGCGTTGTCCAGTACCTTGTTGATATGCAGATGGTGTCGCATCCCATGTATTAGCAAGATATTCTAAATCTTTGAAGAAATTATTCCAGTACGTGATATCCCAAATTTTTGTACGCATAATGTCTCGATTAACTTTAGACATTGTATCATAAATGATTTCTCCATTTTTCATAATATACATATTATGTCCATCTGGAGCTTCAATTTTGATATTGCCAGCACTAATAGAATAGAAATTAATTAGCGTATTAATAATAGCGTTTTTTAATCCTTGTTTAGTGCTATTGGTTCGTAATCTAAAAGATTGTAAACATCTATTTAATAAATCGGCATTTGATTCATTTTCGTATCGTTCTAAAGAAGAGAACATAGCAAATTCATCGAAGATATTCCATGTTTGTTCTCGTCTTAATTTAGCAGTATATTCATTATCTTTAATGGAATAATTAATATAATCATTAGTTGTCGCATCTGGATGAATAATTAAATGTCCATCTTCGTATAATGCCAATGTATGATTTAGTAAAAATTCTTTTTGATTGTCTGTAACTTGTAGAGCTATGTTAGTAATTTTTAAATCTTGAATATTTACGTTACCGATATTAGCTATTAATGCTACAGAAAAATAATCATTTTCTTTGCCGATATAATTAACTAAGAAAAATGTCTTTTTAAATTCTTCAAATTCTTTATTAATTATATCTTGTTCACTAGAGATAGATTGTAGATATTGACCAGAAGTAGAAGTATCTGGTCGTTTTATTGTATCTGTCCAAGAAGGAATATCTCTTAGAATTTTTTTAAAAAATTGTCTTGAAGTATCCATTATATCCTTTCTTAGTTAATTTCATCTATCCATTTTATAGTATCGAAAATAAATTTACTATCGATTTCTTGCAGTACTTTAATTCTGTCTGTCTCATCATTGTCAATAAATAAAGAAATAACGTTAAAGTAATTTACATCTGGCATTTCAATACCAATTTTATTTAACTTACCAATTTCTAAATATTCACCTGGAGCTAAACCATCGATATATTTTTTAATTTGTTTAGCAATATTAATTTTAATAGCATCAATATCTCCATCATCAGAATGTAAAAAGATTTCAAGAATTACATTTCTAATCGTAGGAATAATATATTCTACATATGTACCTGCGGAACAGATAGATTCAACTTTTTGTTGTGCTTCTTGTAATGCGTCTGTCATGTATGGTTTTTCATACATTTTAGGAATCACATAACAAGTACCAGTGCCAGCTCCCCGTGTTTTCGGAAAGTAAGAATAATTAGACCCTTTCGTTGGATTTAATAATGTTAATTGAATCGCTTTTGTATTAGCTGCTTCATTGATTAACATCCAATTCATTAATCTATATTTGTACTGGCTATCTGATTCTCCAGTTGCTCTTGGTAAGTTTACCCATTCACCAGTACTATCTAACGTTTCATTTTGTAAGAAAGACCAAACATGAGGAGTTTTATTGTTTTCTATTTCTGCATATACATCTTCTAATGTGTGAGCAATAGCATCTGTATATAATCCAATGGCAGACCCATTATCGAATTCTTGTCCAGATTTCTTTTTAAAAATATTTTTTATATTTTGTAATATATCGTGAGCAGTTCTCATGAGTTTCCTTTCTATAATTCAAATATAAAGAATAGTTCTCCGTTTTTATAAATATATAAATTAATATTTTCAGTTACGAAATTATTATTTCGTTTTACTTGTTTAGCAGAAACTCTATAGGTATCATTCGTTATATTTTGAATAGCTTCTAAAGCAGCTGTTTCTAATAAACTAAGGTTTTGTTCATTAATAATTTTATGTCGTTGTATATTAATAGTGGAACCAAATTCTTTATGATGAAATAAACTGTCGAGCTCTGTTCTTAATTTTATCATAATTCGTTGTCTAATTTCATCATCAAAATTAATTGTCGCAATATTTTTTTCTTCCTCATTTTTATTGTCTGTAGTAAATTTCAAACAAAAATTTTGTTTGAAATTGTTTTTATTTATTTTACCAGATATATGAAAATTTGTTTTAAATACTGGATTCACTGAATTAATAAAAGAAAAAGTGAAAATATCTAATTTCTTTTTTTGCTCTAAAATAATGTCTCCAGATTGGTTTAATTTAAAATCTATCATTAATATATATATCCTTTACGCAAAAGAAAAAGTCCGTCAAAAACATAATGACGGACTCATATATTTAAAATAATTTTTTTAGACTGCTGGTCAAGCTTCCTATAGCCTTCGATGCTTCTTTATTTACATAAGTAGACAGCCTTTGTTTTTGTTCCTTAATAAAGTTATCTCGATATTGATTGACTCGTTTGCGAGCTTCATCAATTTTCTTTTGTACATTTTTGAATTGTTTAATGTGTTTCGTAATTTGTGGCATAAGTTTAGATGTGACTTTTGATGAAATGCTTTTATTAATTCGTTCAACAATAGGTTTAATAGAATCATTAATATTAATGTCTAAACCAATTGTACCAGCAATTGTATTAACTTTATTAAGTGTTTTTTCAAGTTGTAGTTGTTTATATTCAAGTCTTTCTAATGAACTATTAATATAATTATTTAATGATTGTTCATCTTTAATAATAGTAGTAATTTTGTTACCGTTATTAACTACAAACTTATCTATCTTATCATATATTTTTTCTATTGGCTCTAGCTTTTTAGTAATGGCATAGTCAGCTTTGTCTGCAAGTCCAAGTATAGTAGTTATTTGTTTGTTTACTAAATCTTGCAATTTGGCTTCAGCTTCATTTCGTAATTCTTGCATTAATTGTGGATTTTTAATTTCGGTAGTTTTATGTCCACGAATGATAGCTTTCATTTCCGTTATGCAATCTTCATTTAAAATAATATTACCTAAAATACCGTATTTCTTTTTGCATTTTTCAAGACTTTTTAACATAGCTAAGTCTAATTGGTCTTGAACAATTTGATGAGCTAAATTTTTAATAGAGTAATCTTTAAGATGTTGATAATCTAATTCTTTTGTATATTTAATATCTTTGGATAATACATCAGCTGCTTGCTCTTTTGTATATCCTTTATCCATTAAATATTTCATATCATTCTTAGAATATGTTTTGCCATTAGGCCCATATGTTAATGGGTCTTTTTTATGTAATGATTTAGCTGCCTTTTCTAGTTGTTCAGATGCTTCTTGTACATAGCTAGTTCTTAAAACAGATGCTTTTACTTCATCTCCTATAGCATGTTTAATAGCGTCTTTAATCGATGGGTCAGTGTATTTAGTATCTTTAGATAATAATTCAATAGCTGCTTCTTTTGAATAGCCATTTTTAGTTAAATAATTAATATCGTTTTCGTTATAACGTCTACCATTAGGTCCATATATATTAGGGTCTTTGACTTTAACTTGTTTCGCTACTATATTATTTAAAATTTCTTTTGTTTTCTTTTTATTAGATAAAGAGGACTTTACGTCCTCTATATTTATTTTTGACATAAAGCCCTCCTGACTCTAATAGTTGAATGTTGTATTTTTAAAAATGATTAAGGGAAATTAGTGAATATTAATTTAAATTCCTAATCTTTGTTTTGCTATTTCAGTATATCTATCAGATAATTTTTTAACTTTATCCTTAACAGATTCTGGGAATTGTTTCCAAGTACCAGTTGGTAAATCGACATAAGAGTCGAATGTATAGTTTACAAACAATACGTTTGCACTATTATTAGATTCTTTCATAGCATTACCACATAAGTTAGACATATCATCGTAATCTGTAGGAATTACGGCATAAATATGACTACTCATCATCATACTATTGGCATTTACTTTATTAGTATTTGTATAATAATAAAGATTTTCTTCTGCGTTAGTTATAGGTTGGTCAAAGTTAATAGAACTAATTAAAGACTCTAATAATTCAAGTGCAATCGGTTCGTATGTAGGATATACTGTAATTTCACAAGAACTTGTGCCAAAGAGATTGGAAATTCTAAGTGTAAATTCTTGAGTAATATCTACAGAATTAGGAATAGTTATTGTAGTAGCTTGGTAATTATCACTTCCATATACTTTAAAATTAACAAATCCATGGTCTGTACCGTTTTGAATAGCAGTTATAAATGCATTTCTATCTGCAAGTATACCAATCATAATTTCTCTAGTATTATTACCAGCGCGTTTGTAGTTTTCAGTAAATTGGTTATTAAATTTTTCTACAATCGTATCTTTAATCATGTCAGCTAAAGCAATAGGTGTATTATAGAATTTGGCTGCATCTTTGTTAATTCCTAAAGAAAAACCAAATTCATTAAAACCATTGTCTACAACTGTTTTAACTTCTTTTTTATCAACTGCTTGTGCCGCATCAATAGCATACACAACACCTTCTTCTAAAGTGCCAGCTGATTTTTTTTGCTCATAAGCCTCTTTAGTGGTAAAAATAATTTTATTAATATCTGCCATTATTATATAAGCCTTTCTATATCAATATTATAAGTGGTCGTTAGGTTGTAATTGTACAATACGCCAAGCTCCAGGTCCTTCTGTTGATTCAGCAATATAAATTGAACCATAAGATACTGCAACTTGTCCAGCAAAATCAGGTGTTTTTGTTATATCAGTTGCAACGATTTTATCAATATGAATATAATCTTTTAATTTATTTTCTATATCAGTAGTTTTGGCCAAACCTTCAATAGAAGGGACTTCAATATTTTGTATTGCATTAATTATTTCTTTACCAGGTAAAAAGTATGTAGTGTCCTCCTCAACTGTATTGGACTCAATCATGCTTTTAAGTTTATCATAATTAATTAAAACGGCTTTTTCTAATGTTGCCATTTATAATTCCTTTCTATATTGGGATTATATATTAATGTGGCTCTACTTCAACAGTAGTAATTTTTGCAAATGGATTATGCCATTCTGTGCCATTCCAAAATACAGGTACACCAAGAGTTGTATCGAAGTATTGTTGACCAACTACAAGGTTTTCGATAGGACGTTGTTCTGTAGTACCAGAAGCAACAGTAGCTAATTTAGCTTTAAGAGCACTGATTTCAGATTCAAGAGATTGAACTTTTTCATCATAAACAGATTTTGCTACAACTTCAGTAGTTTTAGCAAGACCTTCAATGGAAGGTAATTCAGCTTTAGTAGCTAAACCAGAAACGTCTGGTAATTCAGATTTCTTAGCATAAGTAGTTTCTACTTCGGATGCTTTAGCTAAACCAGTAACTGCTTCGGTAACTTCAGCTTTAGTAGCTAAACCTTCAATAGAAGGAAGTTCAGATTTTTTAGCATAAGTAGCTTCTACTTCAGATGTTTTAGCCAATCCCTCAACAGAAGGCAATTCAATTTTTTTAGCATAATCAGCTAATTTAGTTTCTACTTCGGTTGTTTTAGCCAAGCCTTCGATAGAAGGAATAGCAGAAACATCAGCTTTTGTAGTTAATTTATTATCAACTGCGGATACTTCTTCTTTAGTAGCCAAATTAGAAATATTAGGAATAGCGGATACGTCAGCTTTAGTTGCCAACTTAGCATCGACATCAGTCACTTTTGCAAGACCTTCGATAGATGGAACTTGTACGCCAGCAACAGCGTCTGTTACTTCTTGTTTAGTAGCCAAGACAGATACATCTGGAAGTTCAGATTTTTTAGCGTAAGTAGTTTCAATATCTGTAGTTTTAGCCAGACCTTCTACAGAAGGGATAGCACTTACATCAGCTTTAGTTGCTAACTTATCATCTGTTTCTGCTTTAGTATATACATTATCGACTTTATTAGCGATAGCTGTTAAATCAGAATGTTGAGATAAATTTTTCAATGTGGCGATAGTATCTGCATCCAAACCGTTAATTGCGTTAACAGCTTCTTTAGTTGCATATGTTGCGGCAACTTCAGCCGTTTTAGCATAATCAGCTAATTTAGTTTCTACTTCAGATTCTTTTGCAAGACCTTCAATAGATGGAACTTGAATAGCTGCTACTGCATCACTAATTTCTTGTTTAGTTGCAATAGTATCAAGTGCAGGCAAATCAGTTTTTTTAACAAGACGATTTTGATAAGCATCTCTAAAAATAACATTTGTCACATAATCTTCTGTATGAATATCGCCTTTTTTAATATAAACATTATTTAAGTCAGAAACTTTTGCGAAGCCTTCTACATCTTTTTTAGTAGCATATGTTGTTTTGATACCACTAACGTCTTTAGCAACAATTTGAGAGAAGGAACCAAGGATTCTTTTAAGTTGTTGTACGGAAATGCTCATTATTGTCTCCTTTAAGAAAATAATATATTATTTAAATTTACTAGACAAAAAAATATACTGTCTCTTCATCAACTGTGTTAGACTCAATCATTTGATTGAGCCTATCATAGTTGATTAGGACAGCCTTATTTAAGACTGTCATAAGTATAATCTTTTTATATTAATAAAATATTATAGATGGCTTTCAGAATCTTCATGTGTAGGTTCTTCAGCAGCTTCAGCTACAGGAGTTGCTTCTGGATTAGCTACTGGAGTTTCTGTGTGAGCTTCTTCTGTAGAAGGAGCTGCTGGTTGCTCAACATGAGTTTCTTCACCTGTTGCTGGTACAACTGGTGCAGCTTCATGAGTTTCTCCATTAGTTACAGGAGTTTCTGTATGTGTTTCTTCAGTAGTAGAAGGTTGAGCTGGAGCTACCTCATGAGATTCAACTGGAGCTGTTTCTTCATGATGTTCACCTTCTACAGGAGTAGTTTCATGTGTATCTTCAGATGGTACTACAGGAGATACTGGTTGAGTTTCTTCATGATGTTCTGGAGCTGGAGTTACTGTTTCATGATGTTCTTCAGCATGCGTTCCTTCTGCTGGAGCTTCTGTATGAGTGCCTTCGGCTGGTGCAACAGGAGCTACAGGTTGTTCTGTATGAGTTTCGTCTTTAGGAGTTGCAGGAATTTCTTCATGTTTTTCGCCAGTAGAAGGTTTTTCTGTTTCACCATCACGAGCTTTTTCATAAATATCTTTCATGAAATCATCATCAATAGTTTCGTTATCTTCTTCTTCTTTTTTGTCTTCAGAAGGTTTTTCTTCTTTATCAGTTTCTGGTTTAGTAGATTCATCTTCTTTTTTACCTGTATTTTCACCAGGAGTTACAGGAGTTTCTGTATGAGTATTTTCGTCTGGAGTTGCAGGAGTGTCTTCGTGTTTTTCGCTTGGATTTTCTGTATTACCACCAGTAGAAGGTTCTACAGTTGTACCACCATTATCTACTTTTGCTTTTTCTTGTGGCCAAATAGATGCTACATATAAACGAGTATATTCTTCACCATTAACCATAAAGGAAATTTTTTGTTCAATAGTAGATTGAGGAATATTAACTGTAATTGTATTTGCTGGTTCAATTTCTTTTAATTCATTTGTAGCCAAATTCAAGAAAGAAAGTTTCTTGATATTGCTTAAATCTTTAATAGAAATTTTGAATTTTTGTTTTTGTTGTTTAGCTTTATCATAATAAACAACAATATTCGCTACAGTTTGACCTTTATCATCAACAGTAGTATCTGTTTTATTGCCATTGTTCTCAGCAGGAACATATTTGTAATTATCGAGGTTTACAACTGTACCTTCGTCATTATCATTAACAACAGGTTTAGTGTTACCTTGATTTGTAGTTGTAGTAGTTTCTGGCATGTTGTTACCGCTTGGCAAGGTTGTATTATTATGGTCATCTACAACGCTAGTATTTTTTTCCTTTGGTTTGCTCATGTCAACAACTGTTGAAGTAGTATTATCAGGAACATCACCTTTATAATTAGGTTTTACGACTGCGTTATTATTTGTAGTGGAACCAGAATTAGTATCTCCTTGCTTCCCTTTCTTAATAATATCTTCCGATGCTAAGTTAGCAGCGTCAAGTAAATCTTTTAAATCTTTAGCTTGAGCTTTATCACTCGCACCCCAAAGTAAACTAGATGCAAGTTCTTTAATATTAGCGATTGCTTTAAGACGTTCTTCTTGAGACATACCGCCATCACCATAAGCTGCCTGTACTTTTTTACAAACTGCTTTGGCAGTAGCTCTATTAGCGTCTTTATCAAGCATAGCTAAGTCAAACCAAGCCATCAAAATATTATATAACAATTGGGCATATTCAACTGTTCTATCATTTTGAGGCAAAGTATTTGCTTTTGCTTCGATAAGTTCAGTAAAAAATGCATCTAGGTTTTTTACTGTTGCATAAAACTTACGAAGCGGAGTTGTATACAACTCTAAATTTTGCATATGCTATGCTCCTTTTAATAAAAGATAAACAACAAAAAAAATAATTGTTCTATTACAATATTACTTTATACTTTAAATGTATTGTATGTAAAATAAAAAATATTATTGTCCTTGAACTTCTCTAAGAGCGTCAATAAAACCTTTTGCATATGCTCCGCCTTCATCATCGCTATCAATAAAATAACCACCAGCTTTCATCAATTCATAATATTTCTGAGGGTCATTATTTTGTGATGCATTAACTAATTCTTGACCATATTGTTCATAAACAATTGTATGATTTGTAAATGCTTCTGCACATTGTTGTGCATTTGTATAAAAACCAAAACCAGTGGATGTCATACCAGAACCAGCGTCCCAACGAACATTACCATAGTTATAGTTACCATTAGGGTCATTTTCTTTACCAGACTCATGAATAAATTGAGCAAGAATGAAGTCCAATGAAATACCAGATAGTTTAGCGGTAGCCTTAGCTGCATCCATTAATTGGTCACCAACTTGAATATTACCGATTGATACTTGACGAGTAGATGCAGTAATAGGTCCATGACCACCACTACTACCTATACCAGAGCCACCATCTTTATCAGCTCCATAACGACCATATTTAGCATCGTCACGTTTAAGACCTTCTTTGCCAATACGAGAAGCTTTATCTTCAATTTTAGCATTAACTTGATAGCCTTTTTTAGATAAAGCAAGAATATCTTCTTTTACTTGTAGTGGGTCATCAATTTTTAATGCAGAATTAATATCAGGTACATTTAATTTTGGTCCAAATGGAGCAATGCGTGCTGGACGTCTAATCATCATATAACGTCCTAATTGTCTATCCCAAGCACGAACTAATACATAGCCTGCCATAGTAAAATTACCTACAGTGGCGAATTGATTATCTTGCAATGGTACAGTTTTAAATCCTGTAAATTCATATAAGTTAGGGTTTAATTTATGATTATTAATAACCATTTCATCTGTAAAGAATTTAACTCGATTAGAAGTTGTGACTGTTTCCAATCCTATTGTGTCTACTGTACCAGATGGATTCATTTTAATTTGAGCTTGTTTGCCAGCTGCTAAAGAGATTTGGCCGTTTTCACGGAGAGCCATAGAAGAACCATACTCTTCATTAACGAAACCTTTTTCTGTTGTTCTACCAATATATTTAGACTTGTCTTTAATTTCATCTAATTTAGTGTTAAATCCCTGTGGCTCATCAGCTTCTAATGTAACATCAATAATAGATTTAGTATCTTCAGAAACAGCGTCGCCAACTGTTTGTGGCATTGTTTCTTTAGGTTGTTCTTGATTAGGAGTTGATTGTTCTTCTTTTTTTATTTCTTCTTTTTTATCTGAATTATTTATTTTTTTATTTTTGTCATCAACAGGTTTATCTTTAAATCCCATTAAAATCTCCTTTACATGATAGAGCCACCAGCTGGTCTGCATCCCTCTTTATCGGAATATATATCTTGTTTAATTTCCATATTAGAACGAACATCCATATTGTAGTTGCCAATATGTCGTGCAATAACTACACAAGTATTTTGTGATTCTTCGATTAATACTTTATCTTTAACAGACGGAAACCAATCTGTACCAGAACCGTATAATCTTACGACTACATTTTCTTTATTTGTTTTATTTCCTTTACGGTCTAAATATATAATATCGACCATATTATTTTCTTCATGTGTATTAGTTACTTCTGCTACTAGTGTAACTTTCTCATAATTATTTTTAATGAGTGGATTTACTATATTTTGATTTAATGTATGTTTTATACTAGGCATATTATCTCCATTTAATAAATAAAGAGTAAGTAAAAAATACCTACTCTTTATTATATCATATTATTTTAACAATCTTAATAAAGACTCTTCGATATCTTGATGAAGACCTAGGCCAGACGTGCCGTCCATATCTTCCATATCAAATGTTAATTTTTTAATTTCTGGTGGGCGTTCTTCTTTTGTTTGTTCACCAATTCTATCTTTATTAGTTTTATTTTCTGCTTCAGGATTTGTTTTAATTATATCGCCACTGTCATCCCATGCTTTTGGTTGTACAATTAATGGGAATCGACAAGATATAACTGTTTTATTATTTCCTAAATCTTTTGAATCAAAAATTACTGGATTTAAAGATGCATTGTCTTTTGCATCCAATTCAATTTCATCATGAAATTCTTTAATAGCTTTCGCAAGTGCAGGAGCTGCTTTATCTACACCATGGAGAATAAATGTATAACCTGCACCAGCTACTGATTTATCATCAGCAATACGTAATGCAGATTCAAGAGCAATAAATGAAGTTTTTGTCTCTTCGTAGTTTTCATATGGGTCAGAAGCGTTAGCTGCTGGCATATTATTTTTCGCTCTTCGAATTAATTCAAATAATATATTTAGAGCTTCTGGATTTAACATAGGAATATCTAAAATATTTTTTCCATCTTGTCTTGTTTCAACAATTTGTTTAATATAAGCATCTTGTCCATCGAAACGAACATTTGATGTTTTAACATTTTTGCCTTGGTTAAGTCCAGGAGTTTCGTGAATAATTTTAAAGAAACCTTCTTTAATATATGGAGCTAAACGAACATCTTTAGAGATTAATCGATTGCGTTTTAATTTATTACTAGCTAACCAATTTTGGTCAGTATCCATATTGAAATAATCATAAGATGCTTTAATGGATTCTGGGTCATCATAATCAGCCCGTTGATTAATTTGCATTTGGCGATAATCTGTTTTAGATAATGTTTTTTGTTCATTAGTACCATCATTAGAAGCCATAATAGATTTTACTTTATTGGCAAAACGATTACCAGATTTATATTTATCATATTCATCTGTTGTTTTATTTGCATTATTTACGGCATCTTCAGTATCTTTATTTGAATTAGATTCATATTTATCTGCTGTTTCTTGCAATTCTTCTGGAATTAAGAAGTATTTTAATCCACGAGCAATGCCAAATCCACTGTCAACTTCGCCACTACCAAATACAGTATTAATAGCACTTTCAAGGAGACCTTGTTGGTTAGCAGTTCTTGAACCATATACTAAACCTTTTTGACCATTAACACCAGCTGTCCAAGGAATACCGTATCTTTGTAATGGATACATTTTTACGACTTGTAAATTTTTAGCAAATCTATTAAAACGTATCATGGCAAATTCAGCTACCATTAATATTTCACCAGCGAATGGAATTAATTTAGAGCCTACTTTTAGTAAACCTTTGCCAGCTGTTTTAAATATGGAACTAGCTACCTTTTTAGATATTTTAGTTTTTAATTTAAAATTAAGATTTTTAACGCTCTTAATTTTACCAATTACTTTGGCTTTTTTAGCTGATGCAGAATCTTTACCTAGCTGGACAATATCATCTTTAGCTTGTCGTAATTTATCACCAAATGTCTTCTCTTGCATTTTGTCAGATGTCCAATATTCTTTAGTTTGTGTTCTAACTGCTTTAAAAGAATCTTTTAAAACGCATACACTATGAGTAGCAGCTACTGCAAATACGGCCATATTAGATAAATCACGGAATATAGAATGAGTTGCATTTTCGAATTCATCATCTACAGTAACAATACATTCAGGAGAAATAGCAGTAGTAAAACCTTCACTACTAATCATGTGAGATACTTCTTTTACGATAGCTTGTCCACGAATGCCATTAACTTCATCATATACGTAAATTCTATCTAATGGATTTACAGATGGGTCGCCTACAACAATCATGTCGCCTGCATACATTCTAGCAACGGCTTGTCGTAAACCAGATGCTGTCATTTTCCAAGCGATATTTTGATTATTATTAACCATGCCTTTATCATCTTGTGCACCGAAGATATCAAACATACTCAAAAAATCTTCTACGTATTCATTATTAAATAATGAGTTAGTGATAGTTCCAAGATATGGGATGCCTTTTGTAATCAAACCAGTGTCATATGTCATCGTTCTTTGAGCATCTGGATAAATATCGATATCTGCATATAATGGTCCAATTTTTTCTTGGCTAACAGAATTAAAAGAACCACTGTTTTGATATAAGCCAACAGCAACAGTATGCATATCTTTAACAGATGTTACCCAACCATTTTGAATAATATCTTGGTAAGAATTATAAATATGGAATTGTTGGAATGGTTTTCTTTTTTCTACGATAGTATTTGTGTTTTTATCCCTAGCGTAATCATACGCATAATAGTATCTATTCATACCCATAAATACTGTTTGACGTAAACCAAAGTTTCTAATGCCAGCTAATGCATCAGGATTTAATGATTTAGCGATATGAATTACATCCCAAGGGGAACGACCAAATACATCGAATGAAATTTGAATTTGTTGACCATCGGCTACAATTTCTCCATCATCGACTTTATTAGGAGCTGTTACAGAGAAAATGTTTTGACATGGTTCACCAGATTTAAAGATATCTGTAAAATCAGGATTACCGAAATTAGTAATGCCAAATGCATTTCTATCTATATAGTCAGATACAATAGGAATATGAGAGCCAAGTCGTTTTAAGAATCCACCGCGTTGTGTAAATAATCCACGAACAATATTAATAGGAGAGTCTGTATTAGCAAAAGCACCGACTAAATCATCTTGTCTTGGTAGATGATAAGATTCCATATCTTCTAAAATAGGATTAATTAATTCTTGTCCATATCCAGAACACTGTAATATAACTTTATCTTCAGCAGATACTTCTGCGATGACGCCATTAAATACGGTTGGCATTAAATTAGGATTAGCTCCATAACCAAGTTTAATTGTTAACTTTGTACCTGGTACTAATCGTAACGCAGGTTTTACATCTTTAATTTTACGTTCTCGTTCTTCTATTTTTTCCTGTTCATTAGGAACAACAATAGGAGTTACGATATCTGCAAATGCATCCATTAATGTAAGATTTGATGTATCTGGGTAAATAGAGTCGTCACCAGTTAATAAGAATGAGCCATAAAAATTACTCATTTCAATTTCTGCCACATCTACTGGATTATCTTTAGAACGAGTAACGGCAATAGAACCTAATGCATTATTATTATAATAATTATCGTGTAAATGCCATTTACCAACATCACGTCCTTCATCAATAAGCATCATGTAGAAGGTAGGAAATGCTCTTAACATTCGACCTCTAGCATCATATACAATCATATCGTGACAAGCATGAGATGCATACGTCGTTACGTTTTCAGCTGCTTCTATATATTTTTTTTCATATATAGTGTTAATCATTTTATTAACAACTTTATCTTGTGATACGCCAGATGTATTAATATCTTTAATTCTTCCTAAGCCAGCTAATGCCATAATTGTTTTTCTAAATACCATAGCACTGGTCTCATTAGGGTTAATTGTTTTGCCTGGAATAACGCAACCTTTTTGATAAGAAGATAATGCATTATATTCTTTAGCTTTAATACGACTTAATAATTTAGAGTCACCATCACAAGCTGTTAACAGATTAGCTACAAATATTTTACCACTATCAATTTGATATTCATTCTTTTTAAAGAATTCAATATTTTTAAGAAGTTGTTCGTCTACATTACTAGAAACACCAGATTTCTTATATTGGTTTTGAATATCGAGTTCAGTAACAGATGTTTTTCTTAGTACATCAGAATTAATAGATGGATATACATATTCTTGTGTCAATCTTGCTAACCAATAAAATACTAAACGCAAATAAGCAATTGTTGCGAATTTAGTATTGACGATACAATTTAATTTATAGTCAGGTACTGCATTTTTATTGGCTCTATAATATGGGTCAAGTACGAACATAGCACTGTTAATTTTTTCTTTATTATTATCAGTAGCTACATTATTATTTTCTTCGCCAGTGATATTGTTAATTGCATCTTGTGAATACATTTTAAATCTAAATGTACCGAACTCTAATCCTTGTTCTACAGCTTCACCAACTGTGTCTGCATATCTTCTTTCAGAGGCATCTTGTGTTAATCCATTGATGACAGCAATAAAAGTAGAATTAGGTTTCCAATCTGTTGCTTTTTGTTTACTAGAATATTCTTTATCAGCTGTTGCATTACAAGCAGCGGCATAAATAATATCGCTTACTACAGATAAGAAATTATCATTTATATTAATATATAAAGCATTACATAGAGCTTTTACAGCATCAAATTCGAACCAATATTTTACATAGCTATAAATAGTACTTTTATCATTAACTCTTGCGATATCAAAAAAGTCTTTTCCTTTTTCTAAGAATATAGTATCTTTCGTAATATCTAATATCTTATCAGAGTCTTTTAATGTAATTGGAGTTTGTTCAAGATAATATAGGAAGTCATTAGCTGCTGAAGTAGATTTTTCAATTTGTTCGCTAACCCATTCACCTTCCGTAATCTTTTTACCTTCTTTTGCTATTTCTGCTTGTACATGAGCAGATGTAGTAGCGTCTTTATTATCTTTATTTTCTACGCTTTCTTTGTTAGCATTTTTTGAATTACCGAAAATATCTTTACCTTGTTTGATATCAGTAGATTTTTGTATTTCTAATTTATTGCTTTCTGTATTATGTTTTTCTAAAGAATTATTAGTATTTGGTTCTGGTGGTTTTTTATATTTATCGGTTGCAGATAATAAAGCTATAGCTTGTTCTTCTGTATATTTATTTTTAATTAAAAAATCTATATCGTTTTGTTTGAAGAACTTACCATTAGGAGCTTGTATTTTAGAATCAGGGCCGTTATCTGTTAATGCTTCATCAGCTTTTTTGCGAGCGATATTAGATTTTAATTCTTTATCGTATTTTCGTTCTAAAAAAATAGTTTTAATATCTTTACATACTTCCCATGCATCAAGATTGGTTTCTTGACCTTTTTGATGAGCAGCTTGTTTCAGATTTTCATTAAGTTTTTTTAATGCTATTTTTTTAGATGCTTCTTTAGCATCATTCATTTGAGATTGCTGTTCTTTAGCAATGTCATTCATATTTTGAATCGATGTGCCTAAACCATCTTTAGCAATTAAATCAAATTGAGCACCAGACTCATCAGTAATTGTTTGGTCACCATTTAATAGTCCATCTGGTTTAATTAATTTCAAAACAGATTCTCTTAATACTTGAGAAGTTAATGGGGCTAAGTATACAAAATAAAAATCAGGGTCTACATAAATTCTATCGTCTTGGAATAAATAGCGAGTAAATTTAAAACCTAATTTTTCCAATTCAGAAATTTTAGGCAATTCTAAATCTGGATATACTTCTACTTGTCCAATCACTTGTTTTAGCATTTCGAAGTTAGCTAAATTAGTATCTTTATATTCATCTTGGAACCAAGAACGTTCTTTCCATCCAGAGTTAATACCTTCAATAGCAGACATCGCTTCACGTTGACGCAATGTTCTATCTACAGAAACCATAGAGATATTAATTTCATACCATCCTGGAGAACCCTTAATTGTATCTACTTCGATAGAATGTGGCAGTACATCATTAATATCAATCAATTTTGTGATTTCTGATTCTATCTTTAATGGATAACATGGAAGAATCATTCTATATTTTTTTTCATATAGATTAATAGTTCTTGATAATCGAGATAAATAAGAAGCCGTTTCTTTATTATTTGTTACCATTTTTACATTAAACATGGTACTTGTGCCACCCATGTATTGACTAGATAATCCAGACCCATTTAATGTATTAACAGTAGCGAAATTATTACTAAAAATAGTTTGATAATCTGTAACAATTAAATCTGGCAAATTAACTTCTACATATTTTAATAATGAATAATTAAAAATATTAGCTGCCTGTTTCCAGTCACTATCATTAGACATTTCTAATTCATTCATATCAAAATCAGTATATTTCTTTTGCGTAGTATATTTATCTGCAATAGATAAAATACTAGCTGATTCAGTTGTTGTATCTAATACAAAATCACTAACTCGTTTATAGCTTCTATTATCTTTATCTTGTAATTCATATTTAGCTACATAACTAACAGAAATAACGCCTGGATTAGAAGGAGTTCTTCCTGCATTATCAGCATCAGAGTCATTGGGAGTAACCGTATTTTTTACATCTTTATTTTGTAAATAATATGGATATTTATCTTTATCTAAGTGGATATCCATTGTAATGAGATATAACATAGTTTCATGAGTATGGTCTGTAAAAATTTGATTTACTCTATATGTTATATCTTTAATATCGCCTTTATTTTTAAATTCAAGATTCATTAATGTATCTTTTAATTGAGGCAATAATTCTTTTGTTGGGTCATCAAAAGTTTTTAATATTTTAGATGTTTCAAATTGTTTCGGTGTTTCATTTTTATCTACGTCTGTATTATTTTCAGCATATTTTTTTAATGCTTTATTCCATTTACTAGAAGCTGCTGCTTTAGATATAGCATCACCCAATTCACCGATTTTAGTTAATTCGTCCCATTGGTCTTTTGTTTTTGGCTTCATAACGCCATCGGCACCAAATACATCTTCCATGCGTTGGTCCATCATCATATCGAGACAATCTTCATCTGCGATATACATACGTAATGTAGAGTTATGGAACTTCATTGGTTGTAAGATGGTATGATTTTTTAAATGTTCTTTAATATATTGATATGAATTATAATCAAAGTTTTTAGCAGCTAATTCATTACCGTTAATCAAAGCACGTTGATAATAATATCTAAATACTTTCCAATTAATAGAAGCACTAAAATAATTTCTATCTTTTTCAGAAATACCTAATGTTGTCATTAAATCAGTTATTTCTGGCATATATGTATTATAGTCAAATTCAGTTAATGTCATTTCTACTTTAACTGCTTTTGGTATTCCATTTATGTTTTGAATATTGATATTATTAATCATAACGGCATGAATATCAAATACATTGTTTAATAGATTGTTTTCTATTGGCAAATATGGAGTAAATTTAAATTGAGAAAGTAATGCTCGTAATCCATTCATATGATATAAGATTTTTTCACCATTAGGTAATTCATCTTCATATGGAAAACCATTAATTCCTTTATCTCCATAAAAATAGCCACTTAATGTAATAGTACGTTTACCATCTTTGTTACTTCGTATCATACTATTTTGCGCACGAAGTAATGGCATAGATTCTCCACTTGATTCCGATTTCATCGTAATCGTTTCTGGAGGAATCATAAATAATACATCGCCTAATAATACTGTCCAGTCATTTAAAATATATTTATCTTGACCTAATAATTTCTTTTGTATTTTATATCTATCATCTAATTCATCAAATACAGAATTAAATGCATCTACATATTTTTGGTCTTCAATATCATAGCCATTTGTAATATATGGATTTTGAGTATTTGGTTCTGCAATTTTTGCTTCTGTTTCACCAGGAGCTGTTAATAAATATTTACCAGCATTAAACCATTTGTCATCTGTTTGAAAATAAGCTGTACCAGATAATGTGTGCATGTCTAATCCAATATTGGCTACGCCAGTTACTGGACTTTTTTCAGATTCGAAATTATTATTAGCGATTTGAATTAATGCTTTAGCAGAATTATCGTCTTTAAATTTATTTAATACTTCTCGTACTTGAGATTCTGTACCTAGATTTTGAAAATATACAATAAATAATTTACTTGGATTAATATTAACATTTCTTGCTTTATCGTTTTTAAAATTAAAAGCAGTTTGTTTTTTAATGTATGTATCAAAATCTGCTGGGCTATAATTACAATCATTTTTTAAAGCATCTAACAAATCTTGTGAAATATTTAATAAAGCTTTTTTTAGTGTATCGATTTGAGAAAAATCAATAGCAGAATCTTTGTCATTTTCATTAGAAATCTGATTAATTTTTCCTAGTTGACTTTTATCAACAAATATATAAAGCACACCATTATTTTTATTAATGAGTTCTTCTAATCGTTTTTCAGCATTAACATTTTGCTGAACATCGCCAGTTTTTAAAAGATATTTATAAGTACCGTCTTTTAGTTTTCTAGCTTCTCTATCTTCACCATTAATTTTAATAGTTTGTGTATTATCATTCGCATGAATATGGTCAACTGCCCAAATAGATGTAGATGGAACAGTAAGCCCATTAATAATAAACTTAATATATTTATTTTTAATATAAGTATCAGGAGATACTTTTGTTTGATTTAATATATCTTCTCTATAAGCATTAAAAGCATCTTGATTGGCTTTAATGCCAGATTTTTCTTGAATAGCATCAATAGAACAAATTAATGTTCTACCATCTAATACACCAGATTCACGAATATCTTCCGTAAATTCTGGTTTGATTTCTAAAAATAATCCATGTTCTCCAGCATCAAATTTAGATTCTGCTTTTAATACTGGTGGAGTATCTGCACAAAATGCTGTTCGTCTAGCACTTGCGTCTTCATCTGTAGTTCCATTTATTTTTTTGTCTAATATTTTTAGGTATTCAGTATCAACTGCACCTAAATAAAAATCACCCATTTCTGGCAATAAGAAGCTGTCATCGTTAAGCATGTCTTTTGTTTGAGCGACACCACTTAATTCTTCTTTTTCTTTTTCTTCTTTACTAGCTTCTTTTGCATCATTAGTTATTTTTTCGAAGTCCATGTGATTCCTTTTATATATAAAAAATAATTAATTATTTGTTCTTATTTAATCAATATATATATTACTACAAAATGAAGAAAAAGAGAAGTTCAATACAGAACTCCTCTTTTTTATATATTAAATTAAAAAGATGATAACGCTTGGTTTACCATACTATTTAATTGACTATTAGTCATACGATTATCATTTCTATTAAATGAAGTATTAATATTAACATTTTTTCCACCGTCCATTGAATTGGAAATGGCCGTAGGGATTAATTGTTGAGCAATATCCTGACCACCAGGAGTGTTAGCATTAATATTAATAATGTAACCTTTCTTAGGAGCTTTTTGAAGAATAGGTAATGATGTATCAGATAACTGAGGAATTTGAGATGCAGAATATCCTTGTTCAGCCGTTTTGACATCTTGTGCTTGGTCAGTAGCTGGTGCTGGCATTCTTTTAATAATATTGCTATTGTAGCCAGATAACATAATACCAGCTGCTGCACCTAAAGCAATTTTACTGAATGAACCACCTGTAGGCATATTAGGTTTTTCACTCATTAACATTCTTTTAGCTTTACCAGCAATATCGTCAAAAGCTTTTTGTCCGATTTCGGCAGCTTCATCTTGTTGGTCTGCAATAGCTTTACCAGCTCTATTTTCTGCACCATCTTTTTGCATACGAGCGACAACTGCTTTATTATCACTAACAGCTTTGCTTTCTGCACCCAATTCTGCTTTAGCTTGTGCTTCATCTTGTGTATTAGAATTAATAATACTCATAGATTCAACTGGGGTTAATAATCCTTTATGTTGTTTTTCTAAATTATTAACATAGGCATTAACTGCATTGGCATTAATATTTCTAGCTTTATATCTAGTATTAGCTTTTATATATTTTTCGTCAACGCCTTCTATATCACCGAATGTAGAAGAAGCTTGTCTTATTTTGCCAGCTGGAGAATTTTCAGTATATGCTTCATCAGACATAGCTACGCCACCTTCTATTTTGTAGTTGGTACGTTGTGCTACTTCGTCTGTATTTCTGCCTACACCATAATTAATCCCAGTAGCTTGTGTTTGCATTAAGCCAGCTGTTAATACTTTAGCAATATTATGAACATGGTCTCCTTCTGCTCCAAATAATTCAGAGTTAATTAATTCTTTAGCAACTTTGCCTCGCATAGCTTCATCACTAAAAATTTCTACAGCAGAATTATAAAAAGCTTTAGCATGTTTTTCTACTTCTTTTTGGGTTTTAGCATTTACTACAGCATATGCTTTTTTTGAAAAATCATCAAAAGTCTGTTGTACAGAATAATCAAACGCTGTACCTAAACCAGATTTAGGAGTTAGTGTTGCTGTTTCTGGAATGTTACGAACAGCAGATAAAGCAACAGCAAAAGCTCTATTTTCTTGAGCGATAGCGGTATAGCCTAATTGGTCAGCTAAATCACGACCAGCTCTTACGTCAAATATACCAGCATCTAAACCACCTACAGCGGCTGCAATACTCGCCATTCTGGTTTCTTCTGTTGCTATAAATTGTTTACCTTTACTACCATATTTAACTTCTTCTTGAATGTCTTCTAATGTTTTACCGAAGAAATGTTCTTTAGCTTTACCTTCAAGTAAAGATTCAACCTGATGTTTATTCCAAATATCTGGGTCATCCATGGTAGCAGTAATGCCATTCATTTTATTTAATTGTTCGAAAGCTGCTTGTGAAATAGCTAATCGTTTTGTTTCACCATTAATGTCAATGGTAGCCATAGATTTTTTAATGGAGTTAGCGATTTGGTCAGTATCATAGTCACCGCCCATAGAACCCATTGTTTCTTTATCTATGGAGATTTGTCCATTTTTTAATGTGTCATCTACGAAAGTATATGTATTGGTATAGGAACCTTCACGTTGAGCTGGATAACGAATTGTATTTGTTGCTACACCATGAGTTTTTATAGATTCAATCATTTCGTTAACGGCACTTTTAGCATGTTTTTTACCTAGAATAGTTTCTAATTCTGTGCCATATAAAGCTCTTGCATCTTTTTCAGAAATACCAATAATACCAGGTCTAACTTTTGATTCTGTTAAATCAGATACTTTTAAGTCACCGATAAAATGTTTATCACTATTAATGATTCTTCTTTCTTCTATAGCAGTAGAAATCATGCCATCCGTCTTACCAGATTCAAGTTGATGCATGAATCCGCCTTTTTTCTTTAATTGATTAGCAATAGCAAGATTAGCTTCATCTAATTTAGTAGATAATGTTTCTTCTGTAACTTTCGGATTACCATTAAGGTATTCACTTGCTTCTTCTAAAGCAGTTTTTGTTTTGTAATCTGCATCTTCTAATAATTTATTTCCGTATTTATCTTCTGAGCCAGGAATTCTATATCCTATGGATAAATACCTGCCACTTCCTTTGGCACCTTCAGCTCTTGATTTAAAGCTTCCGATTTCTTCACCTAAATCAATAATTTTAGGAGAACTACTAGATAAAAATTCTTTCTTTTCTGCTGCTGATAATGTATTGTAATCTTCTAACGAAGTAATTCCTATGCCTTGCGTATCAGCGTATTGTTTTACGGCATCATCAGTTAATTCACCAGCACTAATAGCTGCTGCAAAGTTACCTGTATTAAATTGATGGCTTAGTGCAACTTTATCAGCGGTAGCATGACTAAACCCAGCTTCTTTAAAATTATTAGTAATTTTTTCTACTTGGCCTTTAGATAAATTATATTTTTCTCTAAATTCTTTTTCGATTCGGTCATCCCAATTTAATTTTCCATTATCCATTACATGAGTTTCACCAACGGTATAAGATAATGTATCATTAAAATGTTTTTGACGAGCATCGAAAATATCTCTTGTAGTTGTTTCTGGAAGTAAGGCTGCGTTTTTTTCACCTAATGCTTTTTTAACGGCAGACAGGTCATCTTCTGAGAAATTTTTCATGCCTGTTTTATTAAAAATATTATGGTCAAGCATAATATCTTTTTCTATTGTTTTGTCTACACTCATACGTTCTTGGTGAAGTCTTCTATATTCATGTTGAATATAATGCGTTTCACCATTGATTTCTACTTTTTTAGTAGTCATTCTTTCTAAACGTAATGCGAGTTTTTGTAAATTGTCTGGGTCAATTAATTTAGTATGGTCAGTTAATATTTTTTTACCATCTATAACTATGCCTTCGAAATATTTATCAAGATGTCGTTTAATATTCTCTGGAGATACACCTCTATGATATAAGTTAGAGGACATACGTTCAGCAATATTAATACCAGCTTCCATATGTTTTGCACGACCAGCACGACCATTAGATAATATTAAGAAGTCTTCAGACAATCCTGCGAAGTTAAATGCATTTCGTAGCTCTTTAGCAGCTGACATGCGTTCTTTCATAGCTGCTTCGTTTAATTCTTTTAACGAACCAAAACCAGATTGTTGTAAAGCATTATTTATTATTTCATTATGGTCTGCATTAGGATTAGCTGTTTTAATAAGTGATTTCCATAAACCATTTTTCGTATCTCTAGCTAAGTTAAACGAAATAGATTCGCCTTTTAAATTACTTAAATTAGCGGCATCTAAAAAGGCTGCGATACGAGAATCAACTTGCCCCATACCGACTTGTAATGCATATGATGCACCCTTTTCGCCATCACCTGTTCCGATTTTAAGCATATTTCTTGATGTAATTGGAGTTAATTCTAATCGTTCTTCGATACCATATTTTCGTAAAATATCACCAACAGATTGTTTAATAGGAGATGAGTCTGGCAATTTAAAGTTATCTGCATAATCTTGCAAGATGGCTTCTATTTTAGCACGTTTAACTTTTCGTCCATTTTGCATGTAAGAAATCGTAGCTAAATTATGTTCTGCGACTTCATGAATTGTTTCACCAGAATAACCTTTAAGAATAATGCCTTTATTCCCAGGGCCTAATAAAGTACCTTCACCTTGTTTAAAAATAACTCTACCATTTTCAAAAGAAATTTGTGGAGCTAATCCTTGCATAGCAAATAGTTTTTTTGTAGATTCAGCCGATGTAGAAAGTTTACTTGTATCAATTCTTTTAATACGACTTCCTTGGTCCATACCAGCATCTAATGCTTCTGGCATAATTACGGATTGGCCATCATAAGTAGACAAACCACTTAATTGTCGTTTAATAAAATTAGGTGTATCTGGATTAGCTTCTAAATATTGGTTTACGATAGCATCTATTGTATCTGTAGAAATATCATAATTATAACCACCAAGAGTATCTACTAAATCTTCACCAGTAGCTTCTTTAATATTTTTAAAGGCTCTTACTTGTGCTTCAGTTGTAATATTGTTATCTGCTTTAATTGTAATATTAGGATTATATTTTTTAGCACGATTTACATTTGCTTTACTAAAATATAACCCTTCTTCATATTGACGTTCAATACCACGAGCACCAGTACCAACACCACCAAATGCAGTAAATGTTGTACCCATAGTACCAAGTAAACCATGTTTAACAGATTTACCGTGAAATTCTGCACTATTATATACATCAACTAGATTTTGATTAGCGTCAGGCACATGTTTAGCAAAATCTTTTTTCCAGAGTTCTTCTGTTTCAGCAATGATTTTTGCATCATTACTACTAATAGATTGACCTTTTTCATAAGCTTCTTTCATAGTTGCAATTAAATGACTATATTTTTTTTCTAATGAAGTATTTGGGTCATTTAATTCTTCGATAGATAATTTTTTATGCGTATCATCATTTTTATATATGAAAGCTAAATTCTCTGGCATTGTTTTAAATACACTAACAGATAAACTATCTGTTGCTTCACGAGCTGTACCTAATGTAGCAATAGAATCTGTTTCCATATTTTTTTTAGAATATGATAAGGCAGAACTAATTGGATTATCATTAGTAGGGTCATAAATTTTATCAGTTAATTTATCCCCAACAGATTCAATACCTTGGATATAATCATTAACTAAATCTAATTTATACGGAACCATTTTTCTTTCGTCTGGGCTCCATTTTTCAATGACCGCATATTTTAATGGAGTAGAATATCTAGTACCATTAATACTTGTATAAAGACCGCCATGTAAATCATTAGTTAATGTGCCTAATGGTAATTTTTGTCCATCGATTAAAATAGCATCTTCGCCAATCATAACTTCTCTGCCATTTTTAATAGCAGATTTAATATTATTTAATGCAAAGTTTTTAACAGCTGCTTTATGTCTGTCTTTAAGGCCATTAAATATTTTTTTGCCAGAATCTTGTAATTGTTCTTCATTAACATTAATAGATTGGTCAACAATTCTATCCAAAGCTTCAGTAAATTTTGTGTTATTTTTTTTAATATCATCCATAGTAAATGGCTTTTGAGAGCCAACTACGCTAATGACATTTTTTACATCATCAAGAGAGTCGTATCCATAAAAAGGATTAATTTCATGGACGTTCATATCAGTAGATGTAGTTTTCATCCAAGATGGATTATCTTGAATATTATCTTTTACATATTGTGTGAAACCTTCATTTAATTTTTCAATAGATGTAATACTGTCCATCCAGCTAATATCAGAAATTTGTCCAGTTTTATGTAAATGTTGAATTACCTTTTTACTGTAATGCAATGCTTGTCTTGGGTCATCTAATGATTTTAATGTAGGGTCAATAGAAGATATTTTAGAAGTTAAATTAACACCATTCGTGCCAACAACTAATTCTGCATCATCTGCTGCATTACCCCATCCAGCCATAGAAAAATAAGCACGAGATTGAGCTTCTCTATTTCGTAATCCTATACCAGAAACACCTACACCACTTTTATCTGGTGTACCATTAACAACAGCTTCCATCCAAGTTTTATATTGTCTAGCTGCTTTTTGATACCCTTCGCCAGATAAATCAGTTTTAGGATTAAAATTAGAAATCGTTGATTCTAGTTTATCAATCATATAGTTTTGAGCGTCACTTGTTTTCCATGCTTGTTCTACTAAATGATGGTATGAATCTACAGTAGTTGAATATGCATCTATGTCGCCATTAAATTTAAAGCCAAATGTTTTAACATATTGAGAATCTTTAAAATTAGGTCCCATAGCATCTTGGAACATAGCATTATCTATACGCATAGCTTCTTTAAAGATAGCTTTTTCAGAGGCACCTGCACCAAGTTTTTTAACAGCTCGTTTTCTTAAATCTGTTACATGTCGTTGTAATCGAATTGCATCTTTTAATTCATAATTTCTGAATTTTCTAGCTGAAGAGCCAAGATATGCTCGTTGTGTTTCTGCTAAAATACTATCTGCTGTAGCATCGACTACCATACCACTTTGTCTTGTGTATCCAAGGCTATGCATCACTTCAGGAGAGGCTCCAGAAGTATCAAGTTTAGTTCCATTAAATACACCAACGTAATCAGTGTGTTTACCGAATGTTTTTGTTAATTCATCTGCTGTACCGAATAAATAATGAGTACTGCCTGCCGCACCAGATTTTACACCAGTAGCTTGTAAGGCAACACGATACATTTTTTCGCCTTTGATACCAGGCATTGCATGATGTATTGTATTAATTTCTTCATCTGTCATTTTATCTATACCAGTAACAGTATAAGCAGCTCTGCTTTTTAAGCCATATGTATCAAAACTAGAAGCACTTACTTTATTGCCATTGTGAGTATCGATACGTACACCACGCATACCAATTTCGCCACTAATAACATCTTTAGTTGCATAGCCAACACGAGAACTTTTAATACCCATTGCATTATTAATAACGAATGTATCATTTACTTTTATAACTGGTTTACTAATAGTAGTATGTTCTTTTAATGCATTGACACGAGCATCATGAGTCATTGGCGATACCATCATATTGCCAAGTGTTTGAATATCATCGAAAGCAAGATGGGCAGCATTACCAGTAACGACACCATTTTTTATTTCGTTAGCAATTTTAAAAGATTCTTGTTTTCTATAAGATAAACCTTCAGCAGATAATCGCTTTTCAAATTCATTAAATAATTTTTCATTTCCATTAAAGAATACATTTTTATAAAATTCTTTTGGATTTTGAATATTATTTCTAGTGACATCAAATATATCTAAATTGTTATTTGTATTAGCATAATAGGATGCTTCTGTTGCGAATAATTGTTGAGCATCTTTACTTAACCGTGGGTCTTGTGTTAATCCCATCATAATGTTAGAGTCAAAATTAATACCATTGTAAGTAGTAACAACAGTATTAGATGTTCTAACTTTATTCATATCATGATAAATTCTAGCAAATACTTTAGGCATTTTTACGCCATTTACATTTACTAAGTTTTTAAATTGAGTGTCGCCTAAATCTTTTAATTTATTCAAGCCACCGATAACATCATCATACGTATATCCTTTTACATCATGAATAGATGGGAAACTTGTATATTGATGGAAACCATCTTCTTTTAATGCAATCGTTGCTTTATTAGTTAATGCAAGACGGTCCATCAATGCTTGTTCAGTACTTGTTAATGGTTTACCGTTTTTAAATTTTTGAGCGATAGGAGCAATTCTATTATATTGTGCTTGATTAATACCTAAGATAGTAGATTGTGGACCGTGTGTACCAAAATCTAATGATGGATTATCTGTATTGAGTCCAGTTATATTAGCCATACCAGAAGCATATTCTGTTAAAATACCTGTTTCTGGTAATCCATATGGGCTATTTAATGGCAATGTTTCTGTATCATAAATTAAAGTTTTACCAGTTTTATTAATTCGTGACCAAGCACTTGCTTGTTGTAATGCAGTACTAGACGCACCATCAGCATAATCTAAATTAAATATAGGACCAGATACGCTTGTATTTCTTGGACCGAAAGCGACAGCTTTTGCAATTTGTTCGCCTCTGTCTTTATTTAATTCAAACATATTTTTTAATGTTTCTTCGCCGAATGTTTTTGGTTGTTTAGGAGAAAATATTAAACCGTCTCTCATTCCATAAACAGGATTATTAATTCCTTTTACGAAAGATTGTGTGGCGAGTACATCATTAATTTTTTTTGTTATTTTTTTTGTTTTAATCTGATTCTTACTTGAATCTTTTTTGTCATTTAAAATATCAATAGCTTCGTACACATGGTCTTGCATATTTTTAGTAATATGCTTAGTACGAATTGCATTCATATTGATAATATTGTTATTATCTTTTTTAGCCATGTATGATTAAATCCTCAGAAGATATAATTCGTTTTTATTCATTTTACATATTACCTTAAATAATAAGAGCTAGACATGTTTTTGTCTAGCTCTTTATTGTATTAATTTGTCGGTGGATTTTTCTTTAACTCTTCTGCTTTAAGAGTGTCTTTAATTTTCTTTTGCATATCTTTGTCTTTTGTCCAAGAATCTATTTTTGCTTCGATAGCGCTTTTATCTCCGATGCCGTCATATACTTTAATATCGACGTCTTTTAATCCTTGTCCTTTTAATATATATTTTAAATTATCTTCTACTGTACTTTTACTTTCAGAATAATTACTAAATTTTAAATCATCACCAAATAAATTAGCAGATGGTGTATCAAGTGTATATTCATATAAACCGTAATCAGATAATGTAGCACCTTCATTTTTAATAGTTTTAGCTTCGATACCTTGCATATCTACATCTGGTCTCCAACCTGCCCATTTATAATCAGGTAGTTTGTGTTTAGTAAAATATTCTTCATTGGTTTCTTCTTCATCTAAATCCATTTTCCAAGCCATTTGCAAAGCTTTTTTAAGTTGAGGAGAAACTGTGTCTAATATTTTTTGTCGTTTATCTGGGTCTTTTTCTTTTACAAATTCCATAAAGAATTCCCTATCGTTTTGTGGAAGAGCAGACACCATTTCGCCCCAAGAAGAATTTTCATTTAACCCATACATAGTGGAGTTCATAGCTTTGCGATATAGCATAGCTGTTCTACCCCATTGCCCTACATTTTGGATTACTTTATCTTCTTCTACTGCATTTTTTTCTTTACTTAGTAATTTTAAATATGCTTTTTGTAGAGGTTGATTTCTTGAATTTCTTTTTAATCTATCTTTAAGTGATTGATAATACTCTTGTTTCTTTTTAGCTTTATCGTCAGCTTCTTTTGACTCTTTAACATATTTTTCTACATCGAAACCTTCTTCGTCTTTAGCTCGTTTAGCTGCTTCTTCGTAAAGTCCTTTGTATTTTAAATAGGTTAATCGGTCAAAATAATCTTCTATGGCCCAACGTTTTTTAGTACGTTCAGGTTTCCATTCTTCATTACCACGAATGACACGAATAGCAGAAGCAAACATAGTCCCAGCTACTGCACCAGCTGCTTTACCATATTTATTTTCAGCACCAAAGAATTTAGCAAGTTTCCAACCTAAATCTCCACCTTCAAAAGCTTGTTCAGCGAAATTATTACCACCAGTAAACACATGAGCTGCAACTGCTAAGTTAGAACCAACTAAGCCCATTTTATGAGCTAATTCATGTTTACCTAACACATAAGGAATCGCTGCGGATGCTATATATGACCGATTTGTCATTAACATAGCATGACCTAATATTGCATTTTTACCTTTATGTGTTTCGATATAATGTTTGCCGTATCGTTGAACAATCGTATTTATTAAACTTCTATCATGAATAGCACGTTCAACAGCAGGCATTAAGAATGTATCGATAGGATGTTCCCATGATTGATATGAAGTACCGTATACTTCTTCTGCACGATACGCTTCATATGGGTCTCGTACTCGTAACCATTGGTCAGATAAAATAGGAATATCAGCATGAGCTAATATTTCAGACATACCAGCCATAAGTCGTTGACCTAATCCAAAACGAGAGAATAAAGCTGCGGCTGATGTATCACCTTTGCGTTTTTCAGCATCACCATTTTCTTCCATCATAGAAGATAAAGATTCACCATTAATAAATACAGCTGCATTAGTTGACCGTACTGAATCTTTATTTTTTTGATAAGCTTCATTAGAATCAGTAGCAATAGTAACAGTATCACCTACATGCAAGTATTTACCTAATACTTCTTGCATAGTTTCTTTATCGTTGCTTTTAACTTTAATACCAGCTAATTTATAAATAGTATTACCAGACCTAAAACGTCCATAGCCCATGATTTCAGATACAGTTATATTTTGATAATCTACATTTTTCCCTAATACTTGATAATCATAGAAGTCATGTTTTTTACCTTGTTGGGCACGACGTTCTTTAATTTCTTTCATTTCTTCTTTTAATTTAGGGTCAGTTACAGTTTTAGATGCTATTTCTTTCCATATTTTATATTCAGAAGAATTAGGAGCAATATCCGCTAGTATTTTAAATCTATCAAAGGCACCATAGCGGCCAAACGAATCTCCGTGTAATTCATTTAGAGCTTCATAACCTGCACCAGGTAATCTAGCTTCGCCGCGTTCGATTTGACTCATTGGGTCACCAAAACGATAGGTATCTGGAAGCCAATCTGGCATATTATTCATTAATGGGTTCAGCATTTTATGTCGTCTAAAATCTGGAATAAAACGACGAATGATTTCCATTGTATTGCCGCCAAAGCCACCTAAGTTTTCGTCCCAAAATCTTCTTGAAAAAGATTCCATATTTTGAGAGGTAGCAATGCGTTGTGCATAGTCAGAGCCAAAGTCTAATGTAGCACCAGCCATATAACCATAAATACCAGTGATAAGTCGAGTTGATTTTGCTAAATCTTGTACGAGTTCATCACCTTTTTTAGCGTTAATTAAATCATTAATTTGGTCAGGGTCATTTAATAAATCGAGAGATTTTGACGGAGAATAATTTCTTAATTTATCTTTAACGAGTACACCTTCAGATGCATCGAATTTATCATCATCCATGTCGTCTGCATTTAATGATTTAGTTCTAGCATCTATTTCTTTAGCTTTATTTTGGATACGAGTAATTCTATCTACACCAGTTCGTTTCGTAACGATATCTGATGCAATATCTGCAAATTGGCTTTTTAAACTATTAATGAGTCCTTTATTAGGAGAAGCCATAGTCTCCATTTTCATTTCGTCATACCAAGCTAATGGGTCTAATTTAGTTTTTTGATTTTGTACCTGAATACCTAGTGTACTTCTATCGCCAGTGACGATAGCATTATTTTGCAATACTTGTTCTTCATAATCTTTAGCTTTAATTTGCTCTTTGGTATTCGTATACATTTTTACTAATGGTCCACCATTGGCTTGACTCATAGTTTTATGAACATCTGTGTAGACATTCATAAGTTCGCCATTTTGGATATTATATGATGTTAATTTAGTATTTCTATCAGCTTTAGAATATTTAACTTGACGCATGATTTCTGCACCACCAGTTTTAGTAACGAGTACAGATTTTTGACTATCATCAGCATCTTCTGCTTTTAATTTAGCATATATTAATGCTTTTAAATCCATACCATTTCGTAATCTATCTGGTTGCATTTCCTTAACTGGTTTAATAATTTCACCAATCGTAGGATTTAAAATAGCTCCCCAAGGAGTGCCATCTGCGAATAATTTACCAGATACAGGATATGGTCTATCATCTTTGTGCATTTCTTCTAGCCAATATGGGTCAGCTAAATAATTTAAAGTAGAAAATGGATGTGTTAATGTAGGCATTAATGAATGGGCCCATTTATTATCATTAGAACCATATAATGATTTATCATAATAATCAGAAGCCATTCGTCTAGTAAATGTTGGAGCCCAATAATTAATAGCTCCACCACGAGCTTCATTGACGCCACCAAAAGTCCACCAAGGCGCATTACGAACAGCAGTATATCCATTAGCATAATAATCAGTTAATTCATCTGCGTTATAAAATTTACCGCCATCGCCCCAATATCGCATAATTGGATTGATTTCATATTGTTTTTTTAAAAAATCGGTTGCACCTGTAGTATCCATAACACGTCTAGCATTCACATCTATATTAGCTAAACCAGATGCAAATGCTGCTGATGGAGCGAGTCCAGTATGGTCTTCTACTTCGTCGTCAAAATATTCCAATTGATTATAGGCAATAACACCAGGGAGAATACGTTTTAAAGCAATGCCTTTTAATAAACTGCCTGTATTGCTAGCAGATTGAGCAGATAATCCTAAACCAAAATATTCGCCGACTTCATTAAGACGATGTAACATATAATATGCACCTTGGCTTGCTGCTGTTACTTCATGCATATTATCTCTACCAGCATTAAACTGAGTGAAGTTTTTGATTAATGATGTTTTAGCTCCACTTAAATCACCATGCATAATATCTTTTGCGATATCTATAGGTGTCCATGCTTTATGCATGAAGCCATATGGATTTTCTCTGTCAGTCATAATGTGATATTTAGGTTCATGTACTTCATCAAGTCGAGAAGAATATTTATCTACAACTCGTTGTGCATATTGACCAATTTGACTATAATCTTCAGAGTTTAATATTTCATCTACAGAAAATGCTTTATTCAATACAGAGTCGTTACTTTTAATGGCATTTTCAATAGAACTATAGGCAATAATGTCCTGAGCATTTTCAGATAATTTACTTGTAAAATCTTTAGTCAGTAAATTATTTTCTTTTAATTCGTGAGTGATTAATTGGTTAACTTTTTCAGATAAATTATTGAATTCATTAGAGCCGACTGTTTTTTCTGCATCTAGCCAATCACGAGTATTAAGAGTTACATTGGCTGTACTAACGGTAGCTTTACGTCCAGAATAATTATAGGCCATTTTATTATTGCCCATAACTTGCATAATGTCTTCGGCGATAGGATTATAAGCATCTGGGTTATTACCAAGTTCAATACTTAATGCATGTAATGCTTCACGTTTTTCATTAACGTTTTGTATTCTATCTATATCTAATAATTTATTAATATTAGAATTACCAGTAGCTGCTAAATATTCTTTATCTTGTAAAGAGAATTGCGACTCAGTATGCTCTTTTAAATATTTTCTAAGTTCATCTGCTTTTTCAAAATACGTTTCTGGAGCTTTTTCTACATTATTGCTATTTAGTACATAAGCAGTTTGATTTTTTATATAGTTTTCATTGCCTTGCGTAGTAACCTTGCTTTTAGCAAATTCAAACGGGTTTTTTATATTTTCTTTATCTTGACCAAAATCAAGTGTTCGTCCTAAAAAACTATCAGATTCTTTGCTTAATGTATTGCCTGACATAGCTTGAAATACATTAGCTTCACGGCCATATCGATTAGAAATAACTTTATAATTATTAGTTAAATCTGCATTGTAAATTAATTCGCCATTGTCATTAGCAACATATGCTTTACCATTAATATATTCAATGTCGTGTTTTAGATGACCTGTTTTACTGCCACCAGCAAAATGTTCCATGCCTGGTGATAATGTACCAGCTTTAACAGTAAAATCAATGCCTTTGCCAATACTTTGTTCCATTAAGCCACGGATATTAAGTATTTTACCAGGAAGAGAATCTGCTACAAAATTACCTGCTTCATAACCTAATTGATTTAATCCAGCTTTAGAATACACACCACCGTATTTATCAACTTTAATATCATGAGAAATATTCATCGATAATAAAGCTTTTCGTTCTGCTTCTGGCAATGTTTGTAGATGTTTATTCATTTCATCAATTAGATTAACATTTTGGTAAATAGGATTACCTAATTCATTTTCAGCAGTTTTAACTGCATAATTAAGATTACCAAATTTTTCTGGGTGAGCAAGAACATCACCTACAGATACATCGCCTTTTTTAGCTGTACCAAATCTGTTATTTAATTGAGTTGTACTGCCTAATAATTTTGCTTTTTCATTTTGTTGTTTAATTAACGCATTTACTTGTTTATTTTTATAAGATTCATCACTGACTCTTTTTAGGTATTCGCTTCTAGCTTCTACCATAATTTTGTGTTGTTCTTCAGTGAGCTTATGTTTTTTTAACTCATCTAAGAATTCTTTTTCTTCATCTTTTGGTTTGGTATGAAGTCTTTGAGTTCTAATTAAATTATTGACTTGATTAAATTGATTTTTTTCAAGATGAGTATATTTATCTAAAGCTACATCTGCTGAATCGCGAACTGCTTTTGCACCAAAATTAATTTGGGCATCTTGCGTAGCTGTTTTTCTTAATGCTGACGCTTGTGCTATCTTATGAAAAACAGTATTATCCCCAGCACTATGAATACCTACTTTTTGAGGAGTAGTACTAAAACCTTTTTTAAAAGCACTATATCTTACAGCAAAATCTCCTGCTGTTAAATCGTCTATTGCTTTGGATGCAATATTATTTCTAATCGCTGCACGACCAGCAACAAATTTATTAGCAATATTCGCTACTCTAACAGAATTTTGTAGTAAATGTTTACCACCTTTAAAGGCAAGAACAGTTGCGGCACCAACACTTAATGTAGTTAATGCTTTTGATTTCCATTCATTAGCTTGTTCTTCTCTTGTTCGTTTCTTTTGTAATTCTTGTATTTTGCCTAAATCTTCAAAGTATCCCATATGTATTTCCTATTAATACCCAGGGCGTAATGCTGGAGACATAGTGTCTACATCACTTTGTTCTAATCCATCAATGCCATTTGCCAATACATTATCATTAGCAAATTCTGGGAATTTCTTTAAAAATTCTTCCCGTTCTTTTAATTTATCTGGAGTTAATTTATTTTTCTTATCTCCGCCACGAATTGTTGTTTGTGGTTCTTGTTCAAGCTCTTCTTTATGTTTTTCTAATTCTTCTCGTTCTTTAGCTTGTTGTTCTAATGCTAATTTTTCTAAGAATTCATTATATTTTTCTATTTTAATTCCTTGTAAATTAGAAAGTATCCATTCAGCTCTAGTATAATATTTAATAGCTTTTTCCATAGGCCAATTTTCTACTTCTTCTAAATTGAAAGAAGGAAATGCTGACAAAATCATGCAATTTAAAATATTATTTTCATCGCTTAAAAAATTTAATCGTTCGGCATCTAATATTTCACATAGAGTTTCTTTATCTGTAATCAAAGATGCTTCTAATATTTCTTTACATAATTGTGTAGGAGTGCCAGCAGGACAATCGTCTAAATCATACTGTTCTGGATATACTAAACAAGTTTGAACAACTAAATTTTCTTTTTCTAATTGAGTAAATTGTTCATCTTCATAAATTGCTTTATATTCAGCTCTACCAAGAACTCTATATAAAAAGAACTCGTTGTCAATTTTAGACGCAATAATATTTTCATATTGGTCTACATATTTCGCAACGAGTTCCTCTATATTTATTTCTTGGGCTGAATCTTTAGTTTTAGAATCAGCCATAAATATTAAAGCTCCTCTGTGTATACGTTAACGAAACCAGATTTTGCTAAAATTTCATCAGCCAATACTGTAGAAAGACCAGCACTTTCTTCAATCAAAGTGTCTACATCTTTTGGGAAGATAATAGTATGTCTAAGAATAGCTTCTTGACGTTCAAAACTTTTATCTTGTAAATCATCAGCATCAGCAGTATTTGCTGTACCAGATTCTTTTAAGATAGCAATATATTCAGAACGTTTTAAGCGACGAAATACGATATCATCGCCATCCAATGTAACGCGGTATACATGTTTAAATTCTTCCTTCCATTTTTCGATTTGTTCTTTAGAAATTTTATTATTAGCCATTATAACTAATTCTCCTTTGTAAAATTATTTAATATATCTAATATCTTTAGCGACAAATGAATATACTTCAGTCACAGGTGCACCTTTAATATTATCTACACTAACTCCGTGATTCGCTTTTATTATTTTAACATCTTCAATAACTATATGTACAGTATCACCTGCTGGACTTTTTTGCCCGAAAACGACATCTATATCAAATGTTGGTTTCCATAAGTATGAAAATTTATCAGCTCTATATTCGCCGACGTCACCATTATCTGTATTATTAGTAATTACATTATCTTGCCATGTATTACGTTCATGAGTAGGTAATGTAATTGTTTTTTGTGATTCAATCAATGGTCGATTAGATTTTCTAGCGGCTTCTAGTATTTGAAATAAATAATTAGGGGATGTAAAACGAATGGCAAATTCACCAGTGATTAAGCGATTACCAATCATAAATTCATCGACAGTATATGAATTATATCCATATGCATTTGCTGTTGGTTGGTCAACTATCCAACTTATACCAGATATATCTTCAACATATTCATTATTAAAATATATCTCTGCGTCGATACAAGAATAGTATCGTTTTAAATATGCTGAACCTTCTGTAACTTGTGAACTAGAACTTCTAGTTTTTTTATACGATACATTATAAGGAATGTAGACGGGAGTTTTATCTAACTGTTGAATATCAGTTTTAATAGTTGACCCCTGCCTAACATATTTAGACATATCGTATGCAGGGTAATATTTATTTTCTGTTGGTTTCACGATTATGTCTCCTTAATATCATATAAATTAGATGCTCTAAATAAATCATTTTTTATATTACCAAAAAATATAAAACCTGATTTTTTATACGTTTCTGTATCAATACAATAATATAAATTATAATCGTATTCATCGTAACGCAATCGTACTGCATAATTTTTAGATGCTTTATATGTTGATGTAGTAAAACTACTTGAACCAACATTAAAACCTAATTGTACAATTTCGTAGTTATGATTGCCTTTAGGAATATCTACTGATTTATTATAATTATTGATATTAATAGTTAAACTATTAAATAAATCATAGGCGTAATCAAAGTTAGCGAAATAATGAGTTAATACAATATATAATAACTTATTTTTATTAACGATAATTGTATTCGTATGAATAATTCTATTTAATATATTCTTAAAGCATTTGTCTACAGATGGAAAAGCATATTGTTTTTCTTCTTCAAGCTCATCTTGAATTAACATTTTTGCTTCTTGATACGATTCAAAATCGTTTAATTTATTGAGTAGACTGTGAACATATTCTTCTATTTCTAATATAGATTTATTGTATTCATAATCATATTGATTTTCGTCTTCACTATATTTAGTAAAGTCAGATAGTATTATACCATGTTCATCAGCAATATAAAATACTACGTCTCCCATTAAATTATTTTCATATAGATTATAAATCATATGAGAGCTAGTAACTGGAATGGCTCTATTAAATAAATTATTATTAATAGAATCATATTCTTTGCCGACGAGATATACTGTTTTATCTAAGTTTTGTAATATATTAAAGTTTTGGATTTCAATCGCAACAGTTTTATTGATAATACCTTCTTCTGCTAACACTCTTGGTACAATCGTATTTTTTACTTCATATTTTCTTTCATATAAAATACTTTGTTTATCAGAATCGGATAAACTAATGACATAAGTAGGAAATGCCGAGTCTGTTACTAGATTAGTATTATCAAATGTCTCTGATTTATTTTTAGAGATTATCTCATTATCAAATTGATAGTGTAATAATCTACCTAAGAAATTTTCATTATTATATAAATCTATATAGTATAAAGTATTTTCTTTGCATTTTAATTCTAATGTTTGTTCTTTAATTTTATGTTCAACTATTGTATGAGTTGTTTTATCAATAATATCTATGTGAGTGATGTTTAATGGAACAGTAATTAGAATTTTATTTTTATTATAAATAATAGATGTATCTTCTAATGCATGATTCATGTTAATAGTTTGGATATTTTCATATCGTTCTGCATTAGAAATTATATAATAATATGATTGTTTTTCTTCTTCTGTAATATTTTTAATATTTTTATATAAATTAATTAAACTTTCTGTTTTATATAGATTGGGTTTAATTAATGTATCAGAATTCTCTATTGTGAAATTATCAAGTTCAGAAACATTATGAATATATTTTCTTAATTGCTCAATAAAAAACATGGTAGAGGCTAACATAATATAAGTAGCACATTCTGCTGTCGTTTGATTATTTTTATCTTCTGCGTAAAAAATATATAACCCTGGATTTAATAGACCATGAATTTCTACTGTATCAGATTCTGTTTCGATACTAAACTCATTTTCTGGATGTACGGCATCATAATATTTAATAGTTGTGTATCCATTATTAAATTCATTATTTTTAATAAGAACACCGTCAAGCAATTGTCTAATAAATGTTAATGGATATAAGGTATTAATTTTATTTTTATTTTGAAGTAATGCTCGCATATCATTTGCAGCATCAATCATATATGAATTAATGTTTTGTTTTTCTTGACTAAGAATAGCTTCTGCTTTATCTTTACTTAATACCCTATCGTTAAGCAAAGCTAATACAGTTTCATTAATAGCATATTTGTAAATATTAGGATAGTTAACTGGGATTTGTTTACTAATAGGCAAAAAAGAAATAGCTTTGTTTTTGATTTCTTCTTTTACGTCTTCTTTAAAAATAATATCTTCTGTATTAGTTTCAGAAGTTTCTTTTGTTAAAAAATCAGGAGTTAAAACTTCTTTATTTTTAATCTTATTCTTTTTCTTTTCTTCTGATTCAATCCATGCGATGACTTCTTTTTGAGCTTCTTCTTGTTCTTTAGCAGTAGCTATTTTAAAGTCGCCCCATTTAATTTTACAACATTCATGTAACACTTTTTGGAAGTTATCGTCATCAAATTTACCAGCTCTAATATAAGCATCATATGCTTTTCGATATTGTTTTTTGCAAACAATTTTGTTAATTGCTATTTTCTGTTCATTAGATTTTTCTTGTTCTTTTTTAGCTTGATTAACAATATCTGGTTTACCAAAATCGATTTGTTGTTGTTGCCACCAATCAATATCATTAGCATCTGGAATATCAAATTTATCCCATTTATTTTGTTCTTGTATTGGTTTTTTTTGTACAGGCTCTTCTTTTTTTGTTTTTGGTTTTTTCTTATGATGTTTTAGTAATGCAATTAAACCAGCTAGACCAGCCGCAATACCAGTAATTCGTTTTGTTTTTAAGTTCCACCAAGAACCTTTCTTCTCATCTTCATCCCATACAATTTCTTCTAATGAATCCTCTATTGGCTTTTCTTTTTCGTTATCATTTTCTTGAGCAGTCAATATTTTGTATGGTCTATCTATAATATTCGAATTAGTCGTTCTTGTTGTTTCTTCTTCAAGAGTGTCTAATTTAGAATATCCAGAACCTAATGAATATCCTTCTTGATTTAAATAATCTATATCTAAGGCAAAAAATTCATATGTATTTTCTGTATAGAAATCTTCGATGGACATAACCTGTCCTTCGTTTACGAACGTAACTCCATACAGTGCTAATCGTGCTTTGTCTCCGTATTCATTAGCCATAGCTATCGTAATATTAATTGGAGGCAATTCATCACTTAATGCATGAACTTTACCTTTACCTTCTTTTTCTAACCATTTTTCAAGTAATTTCAACATCCAATGTTTATCGAATACTTGAAATACTAATGAGCCAGCTATTGTTCTATTATCATATACATAAGCAATAGCATTCATATTACCGAGAATACGAACTGGCGATTTTTCATTATGTACCGAATATGAAATTGTTTTAACCGAACCAACCACTCCAGTAACGGCATTCCCACCACTGAGAGGCAATTCAAAAATACATACCATATCCGTTCCAGAGAAGCTTGTATACGTATCTACATATTTTGTAGCTATTGTTCTTGCTTCATTTGGCATATTTTATTTTTTCCTTTTTGTGTAACATAAAAATAAAAAAGGTCGAATTTTACTTCAACCTTTTTTATTACTTTATATTTAGTTATTATTTAGATGCGCCTGTTGCACTTGTAGCATCATCTTTTACTGCACGCATATATTCTACACGACGAGCAATAAATGTACAAGCTTTTTCAGAAGAAACATCATCGATGGAGAATCCATTAGATTCATTCAAAATTTCTACGCCGTAAATAACTACAGTCGCTTTTTGACCATATTCATTTGCGAAAGAAATAGTGATATCGAATGGAGGAATTTCATCTTCGTATTCTGGTTGTTGAGATTCAACAACATTATTAGTGATTTTGTTTGCAGATGTTGCAGTAGCACCACTTACACCTTCCAATGCCATATCAGTCATTTGGCTATCCCATTCTTCAATAGTCATAGCTTCCATGTTTTTATGAGCACCAAGACGGTGGAATGTTTGTTGTTGTTGGATATGCTCTTTCAAACCTTCGATAAGTGCATCACGGTCAAATACTGTAAATACTAAACTGCCAGCAATCCCGCGTTTGCCGCGACTTACAGAGCGAAGTTCAGCGCTACCCATAGTATAAATTGGAGCTTTTTCCTTTATCTTTAATATAGCTCGTTACTGCTATATTCGTTTATATACAAAATTATAATATATAAACGCTCTGGGTTTCAATCCAGAGAGGAGACTATTTCTTCACCCTCACCATAATGTGTTAGGGGCCTACCACTTCGGAGCACTCGCTCCTAACGGTTTTTCAACCGATAGTCGTTTGACCTTCTTATTTCTAAGCTTGGCGACCAAACATCCCTTGTTAATATCTTTTAGGCTTTCGCCATGAGACATCCTTATCGTTGTTTCTGAATTTCTTCACATTCATATGAGTTTCTGATTCTATCTCATATTGTAGTGATAAGGCTCTTGAGGAGTTACTGGTTTTCAGTAGGTGTCCTGGCTAAATTTCTTTAACCACGGGGCATATTATCATAAATATGTTTAGCATTATTATATGCTTGGAATTTTCTTTCAAGATAAATAGTTGCATCTTCATATAACCATTTAGCTATATTAAATGCTTTTTGTTTTTCAATATTGAAACGCCAACAATTATTTGAGCTTTTAGAAATTTTTATATTATCTAATTTTTCTGGGAGAAGCTCTTTTACTCGGCTAACGAGTGCTTCTGTTCCACAAAATCCAAGAATATATCTATCGTTATTTCTATAATCTTTATTAATAGAACTCCAGCCATCTCCATCTATTAATCCACGAATAAAATGACGAATCATATCTTCAGGAATATCATCTGGAAATTTTGCACAGAATGTTTTATTTTCTTCTGGAATTCCTTTATTAATAGCTTCTTTAATTAAATGGGAATTATGAATTATAATTTTAACATTTCTTTTGTTTTTAGAGAAAAATATTTTTCCTCTAAATTCTAGTGCTGCACATATTTTATAAATTATATCTATATCTGTAGATTTCTGTTCAAACTGTAAATTAAATTTATTATTGCCATCTTTATTTTTAGTTTGAATATATCCATCAGCTAATATAAATCCTAATATGTATGCGGATTTTTCTGTCCATGTATTAAATAAATCATATTTAACATAAACAGAATCTCTTTTGCCAACTTTAATATTAAATTTATTATTCATTCTTTGAGAGATAGATGACCATGTTCTATTTGGGATTTTTTCCATTATAAATTCTTTTGGAGCAAATTCACAAATATTTTTTAATATTTCATCTTCTTCTTTTGTCCATGTAATATTTTGAGCTTTTTTAACAGATAATCCTAATCGATTTAATTTTGTAGCTATTGCAGAATAGCTAATTCCGAAATGATTAGCAATTTCTTGAACTGTTTGCGTTTTAATTAATTTTTCAAGTTCATCTTTTTTATCTTGAGTCCATTCCATGTAGTTACATCTCCTTCTGCATGTAAAATATTAACTATTGCTATTGTAGTTATATTGTACATTTAGAAGCTAAAAAAGTCAAATGAGATGTAAATAAGCTATTACATATTGACTAAACCCTTGTAACGGAGTAGCTGATTGCTTGAAGCTCGCCGATGACAGCAGTACCAAATGTGCAAACTATGTCGCACCCGCTGAAAGAAGTATATGTATGAGTATATTCTGTTGCAATTGTTCTTGCCATTATTTATGTACTCCTTGTTGTACTAATTTAAAAATGTTAGATAGGAGAGGCATAATAATTATGCCTCTTTATATCTATTTATTTTATTACTATTATTTATCAGAACCTGCACTATCGATGGAATCAACCATTTTAATAGTGTTACGAATTTCACGAATTTCGTATACAGGTACGATTTGGTAATCGATTTCGATAACAGACATTTTGAGCAATTTAGGGTCATTGTTCATAACGAAGTCATATTTTTCGATTAATGTACCAGTAATTTTATCAAGTTTAGATTTAATAGCAGTTTTCAATGCGTTACGGTTAGCTGTATGATTTTGTTTACCAATGAATGGTTCAGCTGCTTGACGAATCAAGTCTTCTACAGCACCTACAACACGAGAGCAAGACAAACGACGATAAATGGAATCTGCATTAGCCATCGTTACGCCATCAGTTACTACGATGCCTTTTGTGAAAGAATTACGCATTGTTACGAAACCAGCAGATGTCAAACGAGACAATTGAGATTTAGACAAAGCATATTCAAGGTTATTCACATTAATAGCTTGCATAGTAGAGGATTGGTCAAGGTCTAATGTAGAAACGAAACCAGCGTATGCACCTACGTTATTAGAAACATAAGTATAAGAAGCGTTGTCGATAGGCAAAGCAGATTGGGCAACAACTACAGATACATTACGGCCAATATTATATGGCAAGTTATTACGGTCAAGCATGTTACGACCTACTGCATTTTTAGCATACAAGTCGAAGTTAGTAGCAATTAACTTATCTACCATCATACTGATTTTATCAAGAGATGTAGATGCCATACGTTTTGTACCGATTACGCCATGAGTTGGAGTTGTTTTCAATTCAGTATAAGTACAATGTTGTGCTAATTGACGAGCAAAGTTATCAGTTGTACGGAATGGAATACGCATAGTGTAATCATAGCCAACTTCTTTATTTGCACCACAAGTACCAAGAGCTTTTTCTTCTGTTGGGCTTGCTGGGTTCAAATTAAGAATTTCTGCTACCATGTCGTCTTTTACAAGAGCACCATCTTCAGAAATGCCGAAAGTAAATACATTGCGTAAGCAATTTAATTTATTTAATTCTTCAACAAATTCTTCCAATGTCATGTGGTCAAAAATACCAGAGTTAATCACTACACGGTTTACATCGTTAAATTCAGAAGATTCTACATAAGCAGATACTGCTTGTTCATCTTCATCTGGACGATATAAAGAATCTAGGTCACCAACTGGAATCAATTTAGCACCATTGATTTTGCATAAGAAAATAGTATCGAGATTATTTACTAATGCATAATCTTTAGTGTCCATAGTTGTACCAGTAACATCTGTCATATCTTCGAATACATATTTTTTAGCATTAGAAGCAGATGGTTTTGCTTGTTTTAATTGGTCATTAACAACGATGATACGACCAACGAAAGCGGAACCAGTGATAGCATTTGTATCATAGTTAGCTGCACAATGTTGAACAGTATCTAAATATTCCAAACCATTTTCTGTCAAACGAGCAAGTTTATTAGAGTTAGTATCAAATACTACAGAGCCAGCTTTATAAACGCCATTTTTAACAGCTTTACGAGTTTCATCATAACCCAAAGAATAAGCAGGGTATACATCATAGATTTCTTCTGCTGCAATAGCATCGATATCTGTAATCATATTTTGTTCTACTTTTTCCAAAGTTACGGAATATTTTTTAGCTTTAGTAAAGTCTTTTTGGTCAACGATTGGAGTGACTGTGATAAGTTTATCCATAATGCTGAATTCTAAAGGAGAAGCTTTTTTGAATTCAGATGCACGAGGCAATTTGCCTTTAATTGTGTCATCAGCAAATGCACAAACAATAGCACGGTATTTAATTTCGGAATCTTCTAGTACAGAATAGATACCTTCTTTAATAGATACTGTGCGAGCTTTATCTTCTACTGGAGATTCGATAATACGAGGAGTAATTTCTTGACCAGCGGAATTTTTACGTTGTTCTGCACGAGCTGTGATTGCATAACCAGAACCTAGACGTTTATAGATTTCGAATTTAGACAAATCTGTTTCTTCGTAATCAAAAGCATCTGGTTTGAATGCACGGTCAATAGCACCGTAAGTTTCCAAGAATTCCCAACCTTTAGTTGTTACTTGTACATCACGCAATGCTGCACGGAACGCTTTAGGGTCATTAGTAGGGAATACGATAGGATATGGTTTACTTACATCTGTATTATATTTTAAACGACGGAAATAAGGTTCTGCCACTTTATAAGGCAAGTTCTTTTCGCTTTTTGTTACATGGAATGTTAAAGTAGTGCGACGGTCACATAAGGATTCGTCACGACCAATTGTATACAAACCAGAAAGCATAGAACCAACTTTAAGATGATTTGCTTCAGCAGAATGTGTTACATCATTACCTTCTTTATCAATGATTGTGAAATTCAATACATTGTTAAAGATGTAACGATTAAACAAATCAATTAAATCTACAAGGCGAGAATTAGATGTAATGCTATAATCTTGATTCAAACGCAATTCATTTTTAATCATCATTTCGCCAGATTCAACAACACCACGTTGTTTTTCAATGATAGTGGCACGAGAAGCTGGTTTATAAAAAGTGATTTTTTCGTCGCCATTTGTAGCATCAAATAATACATAGCAATCTTTCGCAATGTTAGATGGGAATTGAGAAGACAATTGAAGTTTGAAATCAGAATCTACTGCAAAATCAAATGTCTTAGAAATATTTTTACCGCCGATACGTACACCATAGATTGTACGACAACCGCGGTTCCAAGCATCTTGAATACCAGCTACCAAGGAAGCTTCTTTTAAAGTTTCGGATTGGTATGGCTCGCCAAAAATATAACGAGCGTGTTCCATAGAATATACTGGAGTTGGAGTGCCAACAGGACCATTGAAAGCTGTACCAACGATTAATACAGAATCAGTTGTCCCGAAAGCGGATTGGTCAAAACCTGTGGAATAGTCTTGTTCAACTTGTGTAATGACACCAGGTAATTTACCGAGTTCTTCGTTGAATAAGGTCATGCTCATTTAAATAAGCCTCCTATTTAATTTATTATTAATAATAATTTAACGTGTTTCTTTTAAATCAATACTCCAGAAATATCTGTATCGTAACTTACATAATTTCTTTCTATTTCAACATAATATTGAAGGTTGCGTACTGATAGATTTTGACGATAATAATCGTAGTTTTTATCAGAAAAACGAGATTTAAAATATATTTCAGCTACGCCTTGTTGCTTAAAGTAGCCAGCGTACCTGAACATTAACTCTTCAAAATCTCTCATTACCTTATTTGCTGTTATATAGTCACTACCAATTATATTAAATTGTATAACACTTTTAAATCTTTGCGAATATACTTGTCCATGACGTCTCCATTTTTCATTTTTATCGTCGGATTCTTCCATGAATTCATTTAATAATCTTGGTTTTAATTCAAATTTTGGTTCGTAACTAATCACATCAAATTGAATAATTGGATGATTAACTGCAACTTGCTGGTCTACGATAAAGCGAGCTCCTTCATCAGGATTAAATTCAACATTGTCACTTTTTAGAGCTTTTGTTACAAGTTTATTAATCATAGCAAATAAATCATCTAAGTCGCAATTTTTATCTGCTTGTTGTTTATGTATCTTAGGAGATAAATCTTTGCCCATAGCAGATTCATTACGAACTCCTAATTTATCATTTTCTATATCTACAGTTGTTTCTTTTCTGTGAATAGTACTTGAATTAACTTTATTTAACGGAACATAATCTTCTCGTTTCATACGTTCATCAAGTAGTTGTTGTAAATCTTTCATTATACTTCTACCTCCTTAGAAATAAATATTTTTTCCATAGTATTGATAGGTACAATTTCAAAATTAACAACAATAACAATTGTTCCTTTACCGTTTTTATATACGTTAATGGAAACAATAGCCCATTTTTTAATTAAAATATCTTTTATTGAATCTAAAAATTGTTCTAATTTTTCTTGGATTTTTTGTTTTTTATATTCGTTATATTGCATACCCATATAATCAGAAAAATCAAGAATTCGTTCTATGTATTTTTTAATCATAGAAACTGTTACAATTTTTTCTGTGTCTCTAGTAAGACGACAATTTAATAGATTTTCAATAGTAGTTTCTCTTACTGTATGAGATTTAAAATAACAGTACTGAGGATAATCCCAACTATCTATATGAAAAATAGCTTGTCCTAAATTATTAAATGTTGGGTATGTTCCTGGTGATGTAACAGCCAACATGGATGCAAGTACGACATCTGCCATTTCGTTATCTATTAAATTATTAGCTACCGTAATTATATTTTCTAGGTTAGCATTTTCTGAACAACATCTAGTAAATAAATCAATTGAGTCATTCATATAATTATTAAAATCATCTATTGTTTCAAATAAAGAAGCGTGTTTATTTGTAGCAATAAAAGTTGATTTTTTACTTAAACCAATATTTCCTAATGTATAAGCTAAGTAATTATGTTTATAAGATGCGTCATTACTATCAATAAAAGTATCTTCTATTAATACGTTAGGGCATACAATAAAAGCGAAGTCATATTCAGCGGCAATTTTTGCCACATCAATAAAATCATCTTTTGTTTGTATATTAGCAACAAATATAGATTCAACACCTATATCTGTTGCTAACGCATAAGCTTCACTTAATTTAGATTCACCATATAATTTAATCATGTCCTTAAAAGAAGTTATATGCCGAATTTCTTTTAAAGCATAATTAGTTGCACCGTTAGATACAATAAGCAAGTTATTATGTTTATCAAATGTTAGAGTCTCTTGTTGTATATCGCTCATCTTTGTAACCTGCTTTCTTTAATGTATCACGGATTTGTTTGAACAATTTATTTCTGTTGCTCTTAATAGGAGCTGTTTCAATTCGCCAGTATACAATATCATTATCATCAGACCGTTCATAATATACATCAGACACTTGGTCCAATTCTGTTGCATCATATACAATGTCTCCTGGTTTAATATCAATATCGATGTCTTTATTATTTTTAGTATAATATACATTCATAATATTTTTTTCTGCGATACCAATACCAGTCGCACGAATTGAAGCTGCTAAATTTAAATTAGCTGCATACTCACGCGTAAAGCGTAATTTATTTCCGAGTCCTAAACAGGTAGGACAATCAGGGTTTGGTTGTTTACTAACGTCATTTAAACAATGACATTGTTCTTCTTTTTTAGATATGAACCAAACTGGGTGAGACCACAAATCAATAACTTTTCTGATATGAGGGTCAAACCAATGATTACAATTTAGTGGTTTCATTTATCTAACTCCATTGAGGAACGCTACGAGCAATATCTTGTAAAAGCGATTCTGTAGTAGTCCACGCAACGTCTGTATTGGAAGAAGATTTAATACCAATACGAGTAACTTTAGGTTTAGCACGTCCTTCTGGCCAGTAGCCACGAACGGCATCTTCCCAAACTTTAATTTGTTTAGCTAAGTCATCAAGAAGTCCTCTTAATGCATCTAAATCTTTTTCATGTTCGTATTCAATTACATCAAGTTTATATCTGTTGTCTTTATCAAAACCTGTGCTCATAATCATACGCATTAAGCAATCATAGGTGGCTTTTGTTTTAACAAAATTTTCTACAGCAAAACTATCTGTTTTAATTTTTGATTTAGTTTGTGAAATGATATAGTCTGCATATTTAGAGGCATCTCTAATATAAGAACGCATATTATCATCTGGAATTTCATAGGCATCCGTAATCATTTTTAGAGATGTTAATGTACAATACATAGGTTTATATTCTGTGCGTATTGTAAAATTTTTCTTTTCTAATAATTCTCCATTTTTATTTCGTACTCCAGATATAGTAAATGTATAATCTGAATTAGCTAATAATTCTTTAGGAGAAATCATAACAACATTTTTTGTATCGTCTTCGTATTTAATTTCGGCGACGATTTTTTCTTTTGCCATTAAATATCCTCCCTTACAATTTTAACTTTAATATCAGAGATATCTACATCATATGGAAATTCAATAGAAAAGTAATCAGGTAATGGGTCAGCATATCTTTCATATTCTAAGCTATAAGATATACCATTAGATATAGTTTCTTTTTTAGTTGGTTCTACTCTATCGACAAATTCAATAGCATTGCCAACTACTTCTGGTGTTACATCTGTATCTTTTAGAGAATCAGTTTGTGGAGTTTCTTCTACTAATCCTTTTTTAGTAAATGTAATCTTTTGTGACCAATTACCATAATTAAGAGCATTTAATTCTCTTTGTGCCCGCATGCGAATATAATATTGACTATTATCAGTTACTTCTTTTAATAATAGTCTATATTCATGTTCGCCTTCGGCTTTATATTTATCTTCATCTACATAAATTCTATATAAGATATTATAGAAATTATTATCAGATGCGACTTCTAAATAAAAAGCTTTTTCAAATTTCTTTTTGCTAATTTCTTTCCATTTTAATTCAATGGTACCTTCACAAGCTTCAAAGTTAGCAGGTGAAGTAATTTCTACTTCAGACACAACATCACTTTTAAAAGTAACGCGTCGCATCATAGCTAAATCTAGTTTTACTTCTGTAATGGATTCAATCCCTGTATCAGTAATAACTAAGTATTCATCTCCAGGGATAACCCATTCTCTAAATTGTAGTTGGATAATATTTCTGTCAACAATGACATTAACTGGTGCGATATGTTTCGTTTTATTATTTAAAACATATATATTATTATTATCAACAGAACTTTCTTCTATATCCATACTACATTTAATAAAAATAGATTGGTCTTGTAGACTAGGTACAACCGCTAAAACAGAAAATTTCATTTCTGCCATAGGTTATTTCCTTTATAAATTATTCAGTTACTGGATTAACAATAACTGCTTGTACAGATTCTTCTAATTCATTAATGAAGATATTAACGATTTGCATTTCAGCTGTGGCAGGAATTTCAAATACGCCATCACGTTTTTTAGAACGTGTAGTGAATTTTTTAACTTCTACTTTTTCGCCTTCTTCACCAATTACATAATATAAACCAGTTACATCTGTACCAACTTTATAAGCAATGATTGCTTTTTTAACATCAGTAGACTGGTCTGCATTAATTTCACAAGTTAAATCACGTGTATCTTCTGGTTCTTTGTTTTCTTCGGCTTCACCATTTTCAGCATCAGCTGCTAACAATTCTTCATCAGTTGGACCAGATACTTCATCTGATTCATCTGTTTCTGCTACATCAGGAGCATTACCATATACAGGTTTATTTACTTCTTCTGTGTTAGGAACTAAATAATATGTACCTTCATGTTCCATAATACGAACTTCAGGAATATCACCGCCGAGAGTACCACTTTGTAAAATAATAGTACCCATACGTACAGAACGACGAAGTTGAGCACAATTTGTACCAGATGGAATACCAGCTACAGGTTTACCAGCTGTCAAATAAATACCAGACAATTCATCATAATAACCAGCTTGACCAGGTGCCAAGCGAACTACTGCGATTTGAGACATAAGTTTCTCCTTTGTTTTTATAAAAAATATAGGGCGGCTAATGCCGCCCTAGTTTTTTAACTATGAATTAATTCTTATTATTTAAAGAATTTACAGTTGCTGCGGACAATGTATTTGTCAATGTAACTGTTGGAGGTTCTGGATAAGTAGGTGCAACTGCGATGTTACGAGCTACTGTAATACCACGACCATTGTCGAGGATACCAACACCATAACGTTCTTTACATTTCAACAAACGAATGTCGCGTTCTGGGTCAGTCCAGTTATCTGTAGATAATGCTTCTTTTTCTGCAATAACACCAACGGAGCTACGGTCGATGCAGTACATATCGAATTTTTTATTAACTTTATCGAAACGTACAAATGGGGAGAAAGATACAGAAATAGGCATTGGAAGACGACCTTGTACTTGGCCAGGATTCATAATGAATTTTTGAGGACCTTGGTCAGCAGACAAACCTGCAAAACCAGGAGTACCTTGTGTAGCACCCCAAGGATGAACTTGAGAACCACCTAATGCACCATAAGTCAACCCGTTACCAATCATGGAGTTACGAGCAAATACAACCCAAGTCAATGGATGCATAATAACATCTGTTGGTGTCTTATCATTTGCCATCAAAGCTAATACCAAATCTAAGAAGTCTTCAGTAGTCAAAGTATTGTTATAAGAACCATCTTTATTCAAACCGTGAGTACCAGCTTCTGGCATTTGTGTACGCAAGTCGTTATCAAATACTGGAGTACCGTGAGTGGAGAATGCATTAAAGCACCATTCTTCTTTATAGCGAGCCATTGCTTGACCCATTTTTCGAATGTTAATACCGTAGATATCCCAAGAAGAATCTTGAACAGCTTCTTCTGTGATAGTTACTTTTAAACCAATTTTCTTCACGCGGATTTCCAATTGGCTGTTTTCTACAGTATTGAAATCTACGGAATCTTCATTGTAACGTCCGCCTTCGGAAACTTCGCTTGCACGCAATTCGCCAACTACAGGAATTACATATGTTACGGAAGAACCACCTTCAACGTGGACTACGTTCATGAATTTAGTAGCCAAGTATTCAGGTTCAGCTGCTTCACGAAGTTGACCTTCGATTACTTTAGGAATCAATTGAACAACGTCAGTAGTCATCAAAGATTCTTGTACGGATACACGACCTTTTTCATAATTACCATTGATGTTCAATACCATTTTTTCCATCAAGTCATAAGTTTTAGGCATAACAGCTGGTTTTGTTTTAATTTCGCCAGCTTCGAATTTTTTCAATTGAGCTTCGGACAATTTGCGACCTTCTGCAATTTTGTTCAAAGTTTCTGTAAGTCTCATAGACATGTATTTAATTCTCCTTGTCGAGTTAAATTAAGAGTTATAGTTCCTCCCCAATTAAGGGGAGGTAATTATAATTATTTTTGCAATAAGATTTTTACGGAGCCAACTACGCCGTCCCAATCCATAAATGTTGGAACACCAGATTTACCTTTTACTTGGTAAACTACGCGTACAGACAAAGGTTTCTTATTAGTTTTTACTGCATCTGCAATAGCTTTCAATGTAGCATTTTCTTGGTCTTTAGCACCAATAGTAATAATACCTTGAGCTGCATTTACATATTTAACTACGAAGTTAGTACCAACTACTTGACCAACTTTGCACAATTTAGCATCAGCTGCCCATGCTGTATCATCAGCAGGAATAGCAATTGGAGTTTCACCAACTTCAAGAAGAATTGTACCTTCTTTAATATTTACATCAGGAAGACGAATGATTACATCATTGTATTCTTGCATTGCAGAACCGTCTTGTGCTTGAGACAAGTCAGCAGAAGCACCAAGATGACCTACTACTTGGTCAGCTACAACTTTAGTGAATACATTAGCACCATCAGTCAAACCAGGGATACCAAGGTCATTATAGCGGAATTCTGGATTCATACGAGGGTCATACAAATCAATACGGTCAGATGCAAGCATATGAAGGTCATGATTCAAATAGTTTTTATCATATGGATGACCAGGGTACGCATTAGTAGATGCATATGGAGAATTTTCTACAGCATCTTCGCCACGACGATTAGTTTTCTTATAAACAGATGGGTTGAAATATTCAGAATTCATGCGGTCTTCAAGAGCCCAAGTAGCCCATTTAGCTGCACCTTCTGGAACTAAATCAGTATTCACTGCATATACAGTACCCAATACTTGTTGACGTTCCATTTCATATTCTTGAATATCCATACCAGTCATTAAGTCATTGAAGTTCAAGATGGAAGGAACGATACGACCATTTTCATCAGAACGAACTAAGCAACCTGGGAACAATTGACCGTAAGCGGAACCCCAAGGGTTTTGTTCTGCTTTATCTTTATAAGCGAACCAAGGCAATTCAACCAAAGCGTCAGTACGAATTGGGCCAGGCATAATACCATTGAATGCATCGTCATCACGAGTATATTCGTTACGTTCAATAATACCGATAGGTACATTGCCAAGACGAATTTCGCCAACTTTAGGAACAACGCCAGTAGTTTTTACACGAACAAGACCAGTGCCTTCTTGCATTTCAACTGTTTCATCAGTGTAATCTGCTAATTGGCCGATAGCGTCTTTCTTTTCTTTAGTAGGACGGAAGCAAGTTTCTTCATAAGTATCTGCCAAACCTTTAAGTGGAGTCCAATCACGACCGATAGATACTTCAGGAACATCTTTACCAGATGCTACTGGAGATACCAAAGATTTAGCATTAGCAGCTGCTTTAAATTTATCGCCAGCTTTACGCAAACGAACAGATGCACCGCCATTTGCAAGAGTCAATGTAGAGAATTTCTTTTCAGATTCAGTATCTACCAAATCCATACGAGGGTCAACTGCTACTACACGACCTTTAGGAATAACGATTTGGTTATAACCAACGCCGAAGCCATAACGGAATAATGTTGGCAAACGGAAGTCGAATGCATATTTAATATTTGGAACATCATGTTCAGATACATTAATTTGCGTATTTGTACGATTAATGCGGTCATCAGAGTGGTCACGGAAGCCAGGGAGGTTTGCTTGGAAGCGAGAACCATCATAACCTGGGCTCATGATTTCTTTATTAGTGAAATTTCTAGGGTAAAGTGCCATTTAAAAAAGCCTCCTATTTATGAGTATTTAAAATATCGTTAAAGATACCGTGTAATTGTTCTTTAAGGTCAACAGTATTAACTTCTTCTTTTTTATGAGTTTTGGATTCAGCTAAAGAAGGATTTTGAAGGAGTCCCTTCAAATTATCAATACTATCTTTCTTTTTATCCAAAGATTCTTTAAAGTCTTTTTGCAAATCTGCAATAGAATCTTTAATAGATTCTTCGGAGCGATTAGCAATAGCTTCTTTATCAACATCTTCATGACCCATAGCTTCACGCATTGTTACAAAGTTTTGTACAAGAGCTTCTTTTAATTCAGCTTTTGTTTCAGCTACTTGAGCTTCTAAACCTTCTTGCATTTGGGATGCTTCTGTCATTTGTTGAGTCAAAGTATCTTTTTCAGCTTTAAGACCTTCGATTTCTTTTTCGAGAGATTCTTTAAGCTCAGTCAAATCGGAATTAGTTTTTTCTAATTCTGCGATTTGCTCAGAAGTTTTTGTTGCTGCTTCTTGAAGTTCAGTTACTGTATTAGTGAGTTCAGTAACTTTGGCTTCAGATTCTTGCAACTTAACTTTTAATTCTTCAGACATGTCTTCAGTGTCTCCTTTAAGTAAGTTTAAATCTTGATTAAGACTTTCAGCAAATGCTTTTGTTTTATTATTACTAGCTGTAGCAGGATATATATCTATATTTTTCGCATACATATCACTAGGTACAATAACATAACTTAGCTCTTTCGCTTCCATTTCGTGGATATCCCAATAACAGGTTTCTCCATTATATATAGCACCACGTTCATGTTCACATGTTTCACCATTAGCCAATTCTTGACCACAGATAGAACATTTAACAGAATGTGCAATAACACCAATTGATGTAGTTTCTAACAATCCAGATTTCACATCAGCTTTTGCTTGTTCACCAGGGATATTAACAGTGAATAATAAAGCAGGGGTTTCTGAACGTGTATTTTTTGTTACATATTTAGCTTCACAAATACGCCCGATAATTTCTCCATCTTCTTCATTATGATGTTTAATTAAAGGTCTGCGATATGGACTTGTCCATGACGGTACAGATTTTTTTAAACAATTGGGAGTATAACGAGTATAGTTTCGTGTTGCAAATGGAGCAGCATGAATGCCTTCGATATCAACCATAATAGAATTAGGGTCAATCGTAGAATCATTAATGCCTTCTGTTATATCAAGTTTTTGATTGTATCCATCTACAATCGATAGAAAATTATTATCGATTTGTTCCTTAATCATCATCGCCATCTTTATTCACCGCCTTTCTCTGTTTTAATTTTGCAAGAGCAATAAGCGTGAAATGGTGGAATGTCATCTAAACTAAAATGCTTAGTATCGATAACATTTTTATGCGATTTCTTATCTTCACTGTTACCAAAGTCTACATACACTTTTTCTTTTCCAAGGGCATTACAGGTTTTTACATAAGCATACCAGTAAGCTTTGGATACAGTGTATTCAGTTAAGAAACGCAAACGATATTCAAGAGAATTAAATACAGATTCTTTTTCTTCTCTAGTTTCGCATTTTTTAATGCGTTTACTAATTTCTTTGAAAATTTCATCTATTGTATTTTTAGTCTCTTTTACGATATTAACAGTTTGTATATCAAAAGTAAAATCTGGATTTTTGTTTCCGCAATCTCTGATTGCTTTTTTATATCCAGCAGCTAATTCTTTTTCCATATACTTCTCAAGCATTTTCATAATACTTTCTCTCGTAAGAGGGATAGTAAACGCGTCCTGATTTTTAACATCGTCACATACATCATTACGCATTGCTTGGAACTTATTATATATTATACTAAAATTTTTTTTATAAATATCAATATTTTTTTTAGTTATTTTATTTCTATCATCAGCTGATTCTTTAAATTCCTTGATATTTACTGAACTTTTTCCATGTTGATTTTCTGGTTGGTCTGTATTAGAAATTTGTTTATTTTCATCAGAACTTTTATCGGCTGCTTTTGGGTCTCCATTTTCTGGAGAAGCAGTTCCATCTGGAGTCAACATTCCTTTACCAGCCCAAACTAAATCCATTTTATTCTTTTGTGTTACGGCATTAGCATATACATCATCTAAAGAAATATTATCGGCACGACGGCCAAGTTCTTGTCGTAATTCTTCAAATGTAATGGCATTACCTTGATATTGATTTAAATAATGATTTTCTACTTTTACTTTTGTTTCTAAGTTAATTTCATTAAATACAAAATATACAATATCGCCTTCGTTTAGAATTGGATTAAATCCACCTTCTAATAATAATTCATTAAATAAATTATTTTGAATAAAATTAGAAATACTTTTTTGGAAATATTTTACAGCATCATGAACCTGTTCTTCCATAGAGTCAGCGTCTTGTTTTACACCGCCACGACCCATCATAGAAGTAGATAAATATAATGCTGAAAATACACGTTTCTCAAAATAATTTAAATATGGTTCAGCATTTAATGCTACATTATTAGCACCAAGATTTTTAAATTCTACTTTTTCATTCGTAATAATTAATCCATCATCGACTAATTGTTCTACAACTTGTTGAGCTTCTTTGATTTCTTGGTCAGTAGCCATCATACCTTGTTGAGGAATTCCGACTTTCATTTGTGTAATCGGGAATAAACATCGATAGATAAGACGTTCTACGTTACCTTCAATACGCCTTAACATTTTTACGTCTTCTAAAGCTGATGCAATTCTTGGTGTACCAAATGCATTAGATGGTTCTTTATCAATATAAAAATGAATCACATCTGTCGGTTTAAATTTTACAGTATCGTTACCTAATGTTTGTTGATATGTTTTAATTGCACCATTAGTATCACGTTGAATTTCGATAGTAGATGGGTCAATTCTAAAATAACCGCCTACTGCTTTATTATCATATACTGGATTAATTGTTAAATCTGATAAATTAATTCCATTAAAGTCTGTTCTGCTTTTTACTAGAAAAGCATTAGAATAGGCAACTAAATCATTGCCAATTTCTATCATTAAATTATCGAAAGATTCGTTTGTCATGAAAGACATTAATCGTAATCTTTTTCTAATATATTCCGCTGCGGCATCATTTTCACCAACGATATTATAACCAGCTTTAAAAATAAGCTGGCTATAATCTGTTACAAAGCGTTTAATATATGAATCTGATTTAATAGCATTTTGAATTTCCGTTAACGAATATTCAGCAGCTGTTAAATCATTTGATTGGGCAGAACGACCTGTTGCTTTAATCGTGAATTTTTTAATATCGTCTTGACTAAAGGCAGGTGAACTACCACCACTACTTTGTTTTGGAGTTGATGCGGCTCCAGCTTCTTTAAATTCTGGAATATTTGGTTTCCAAAATTTTAATGAATCAAGAAGAGCCATTTAATTCTCCTTTTATATGTAAAAAATATATTTTTCATTTTCAATATTACTGTTGAGGTTATTCTTTATTTTGTTCAGGAACTGATTTAAGTTGATTGCTACTGTTGCCAGATTTTTGAGTACCGCTTTGTACTGTCGTATTTTTTACGATACCACTAGCATCTGTTACATTATCAGCAATTGTATCATTCGTTACTTTAACGAATAAAGAATTAGTAGCATAAATATCTACACCATTTTTAATAAGCATAGCTTTAGCTTGTGCTTCTTTAACAGAATCATCGAGAATGTCATTTAATACAATAGCAGAAGAATTTAAATATTTATATGTATTATATAGAGCATTTTTATAACGTTTATCATAATCAGCTCTAGCTTCTCTTAATAATGCATTACTATGAGATTGAGTATATTCAGAAGAATCTTTATATTCTTCTCCGTAATATCGCTCTCGTTGTGCTTCAGCTGCATGCCAAGCTCGTAAATGCATTATCGTTTCATCTACTGTATGAGTCTTTTTAAATAGACTTGTTTTTTGTTTTCTAACGATTTGACTTCTAACAATATGGTCTCGACAATGTTCTAAACTATTGCCAGGTGGTACTACAACAGCATTGCCATCGAATTCTTGAATTAATTCTTTAACAGATTCAACGCCGCTATCTGCGACTAACATAAGCATTTGTTGATAATATTGTCGCATAATCATTTGAAGTCGTTCTAAATAATCTTCCTGTAATTGAATAATATCTTTATTATAATCATCTTGAATTAATTGTACTAATGTTTTAGGCATTTCAATTCTAAGATTAATTGTTTCTGGCTCAGAAAATAAAGAAGGAATGTCTTTATGTCCTTCGATTACAGGAATGTGATTTGTATCTACAGTAGGAATTTCTTTTGGAATTTCTACTTTCGGCTCTTCTGGTTTAGGAGTTTTCCCTTTAGGGAATTTATTATTTAATCTAGCAATTAATTTATCTATAATTGCATGACCTAAAAAATTTACATCGTCAGGAAGTAGTTCTTTAATCTGTTTAAAGTCTTCTATAATATCAGATGGTTCTCGTTGTTCTTCATCGTAGACATCTGAATTAGGATTTTCTAATTCTTGTCTTAGAAATCTAGCATCAGAGTCATAATGATTATCGGGACCAAATGAAGGACGATATAATATTTTTTTATTTTCGTCTACCATTTACCACATCTTTCTGCCAGGAGAACTACCACCACGTTTACCCCATGAGCTACCAGTATCACGATTGCTTTTACCAGAACCTAATGGTACAGCTACCCATTTTTGATAATCACCGCGACGTTCACCAGGCCCCTTACCAATTTGTTTATATTGTGTATCTCTATGTTTCCAAGCATCATTAGCTTCTTCAATACGTTTCATACGCATTTTAAATCGAGTATCTAATGGATTATCCATCATAGAAACACTAAAACTACTTTTAATCCCTTCAATAGCTTGTGCAACTTCTGGGAATTTTAATACGAATGCTAAATGAGCTAAGCCTAATGCATCAATGAAATGTTCATCTTTAGATGTAAATACAGCTCTACCATCAGCACCATATCGTTCGATTGTATAGTTAATTAATTGTCGATAAATATGTTCATCATATGGACATAACGCAATTCTATCTCTTTCGAACGATAGTTTTAATTGATTAACCATAAATTGTTTCACTGGTTCTTTCGTAACCATTCTACTAATAGGGTCAACAATATCTAATTTTTGACTAAATTGATACCCAACAACTTTATCCTTTAATCCAGATGAAGGATGTTTATCACCATAAATATGTAACCGCTCTAATTGATAATCCAATTTGTTATCGTTAAGTTTTTTATCTTAACTTCTTATTATTACTAATAAGTTCAGCATATTTTTTCATGTGTTCTACATGGTGCGGCCTCTTGGGAAAATTATATTCTTTATATAAAAGGTTCATTTCCTATGCGTTGCCCCTGATTAATATTTTACAATTAATCTTCGGTTCGAGTTATCTTGCACAAGATTTTCTCGCTTAATTCCGCACTTATAATCTTAATTATTCCTAATTAAGACGGCAATTATATTTACCGTATCCGCGGTCACAGAATATCCATGATGGATTATATATTTCATTCATTTCAATAATACTATTAACAGCATTATCTAATGTATATTCACCTTTAGGTATTTCAACTCTTTGCATAACCATAAATTGTTGTAAATCAGGTGCATATTCTAATACTAATAAAGAAGAACCTGCTTGGTAAGCATCATAATCTCAATCATGTTCTAATGTAGTCGCTAATTACATTACGTTCTCTTATGAACTGCTATATATCTCTATATAGTTCAGACTATATCATCTTTTTTATTAATAAATTAATAAAAAGGTTTCCTTTTTCCACTCGCTTGAGTGTACGAGCAATGCTCTAGTCGTTGAACGTTCTTTTTATTTATTTATAAAAAGCTTCGCTGCGGATTGTCTAATATTAATCATTGTTACTTTTTTATAAGTAGATTAATCTCTAAAGAGGTCCCCGCAATTAAAGAAATTTATTGGACGCCGATTATATTAACGCCCATGCATCTGTAAGGATTAGGAGGTGCTGGGTTATATTTAGTATAATTAATAAAATTAGGACGTTCTCCAAAATCTTTTTCGGCACGTCTTAGAATTTCATCTGTTGGTGGTAAATAACAATAATTAAATTTATTTCTTGCATCATCAATCATTGTTTTATTAAAAACACCAGAATCTTCTGTACCGAACTCTGCTAATATTTCATGTTCATAAGCAGAAGCCGTCATAGTAGATTTAAAAGAATCATCCATTTCTTGAGTAAAACCAGGGTTATCATGACTAGGATGATAATGCTCGTGGTAATTCATCGATTTTACGGTGCACATATCGTAGAATGTACTACGTTTACCAGTTGGCGTAGATGAAGCTGTAATACCAATATCTTCACGTTCGGCTGCAATCATAGCAATAGTGTCATAGTCACCACTGGCCATATAATCGAGTTCATCTAAGTACAGCCAGTCAGCGCGTTGACCCCGCATACTGGCTGCATTTGAACCAGATGATGCACCTGTTGTAAAACCTAAAATGGCAGAACCATTTTTAAGTTCTAACATATATGGGCTATTAATTAATCGTTTAACTTCATTATTAAGTAGAGGACTATTAGCTAATATTTCTTTAATACGCATCCAAAATGCATTTATCTGATGCTCATAAGGAGCGGCAAATAAAACACGAAAAGCTGGTTTCGTATAAATTTTATGTAACGCACTAATAATCATCGTTTCTGTTTTACCAGTATTATGTGTAATCATATTATCGACTACGAAATTATGATGAGTATCTACTTCTACATCGTAGGTCATAGACTCTTCTTCATCTTGAGTAATACTAACGATGCGTCCCCAAACGATATTTTCAGAAGTTAATAATAAATCATAGTCGTAAATATCAAAATGATGTAAAACAATTAATGCAGACTTTAACGATTTATTATATGTTTTTTCTAATCCTAATTTTTTATGTATCTGTTTTTTATTTCCTTTAGTTAATGTATTTAAGATACTAATAATAGATTTAGGAGTTACATCTTTTTTTTCATAAGCAACGCCACTATAATATTTGTAGCTATCTTTATGCACTCTTTTTTTAAGATTATCGAGTTTAAATGTATCGATTAGTTTAACGCTAAATTCACTTTTATCGAAATGAATATCATTAAAATCATTCGTTATATTTAATCGACAATAGATACCGAATTTTCTTAATACTATTTGTATATAAAATAATAAGAATTTTCTTTTATTTTGATACGTAACCGTTAGTAACGATAAATTCGTTTCTATATATCGCTTGCGTTTTACATTTGAATGAATTTTAAATAATTCGTTTATTAATATAATACAGCCTTCTTTATTTAATTGTTTAAATTCTTCTGGAATATATTTAATATCTAAATAGTCTGTAAGCATCTTATTTACTTCTTCGTTATCTGTTACGAAAAAGAACTCATCGTCAGTTGCTTTTAATTTAGCACCATATGCTTTCAGTGCTTTTTTAGCTGCCTTATATCCTTCTGAATTTTTAACTAATAAAAAGCCGTATTCATTATGTTTCTTACTACCACAATTTAATATAGTAGCATATAAACGAATTTCTTTTTCTTCTTTAACGACATCTCCGAAATGATTAATTTCACTTGGCATAGCGATAAAGTCTTCATATTTAAGCTCGCCAGCTTCTTTCCAGCCAGTTGGTGTTAGTACAGGATGATTATCCGTTACCGTAATAAAATTATCTAAATTCGTTCGTATCTTTAAACATTTCCTATAACCATTCTCCCAGATTCTAGCTTTTCTAATTTCTGGTTGCATAGTTTCTTCATTATAGGCGATAACGGCAAAATTATCTTTTCTGTCATTAAAGATTCTTTCTGCATTATCATAATAGCCTTTACTCGCATCGTAAATCATACTGTTACCGTGTACGCAACGACGGCCACATCTGAATACTAATCGAGTATGGGTATCTCGTAACATTTCAGCTTGATAATCACGAGCTTCCCAGGGGACTACTTTTTTAGTTTTCGGGTCGTTAGTTCTAACGAATGCTTTAGCCCATAAAACTGGGTCTTTCACAATTTCCCGCATTTTGGCTTTTTCAATTTCATTTAATTGGAATGCCAATGATATCCTCCTTCATTAAAAAAAGATTACATTACTATACTATTTTAGTATAGCACAAAAGAGACTAGTATTTCTACTAATCTCTTTTATATCATCGTTTCATATATTTGGCTTCATTACCCATGACTGCCATTTTATTATTATATTGTGTTCGTTTCATGACATTCATGGCTGCTTGACGCATAGTATAGGCACCTTCTGTTTCATTAAACATAGCATTTTGAAATGGTTGACCACTGGCTCTTTGTGCCATCAAATTCTGATGTTCACGTAATGCCTGATATCCTTTAGTTGCATATTCAGGAGCATTCATTAATGCTTGTGCTCCTAAATAGGTACTCATACCAAACATACTTAACCCGAATTCAGATGCACCTTTAAATAAAGAACTAGCCATGCCATTACCTTCTTGTCTGCTTTCATTATATGCACTATAAGAAGAAAAGGCACCCATAGCTACATTTAATTTAGTGACATCAGGTTTAAAAGTAGGTTTAAGTGCACGACCAACAGCTTTTACTGCTTTACCTAAAATCATTTACCGATTTTACCCAATAAAGCTAAACCGCCAGCAATACCTAAACCACTACCAGCTGCTGTACCGATACCTTCATGTCCTTGGCTATTACCGACACGATTACCAGCAATACCACCACCAATAACAGAAGTAGCTACAGCGGCACTTGTTGCACTGGCTTGTAATCTATCGCCACGTTTCCATGCATCAGCAATGACTTTAAAACCATTAATCGGTTTATTAAACATACCCATATAATCTCAATCCTTTCTGTATATTTTATATAAAGATTTTATACTAGAACCAGCACTCACACTTTTATATTCATAAGAAATACTATTTAGCCATTTATTGAATATTTTTATAATATATGTAATCATAATTAACCAAATCGATTCTGATGCAATGCGAATGCTAGACTACCATCTACACTACCAGTATTACTGTATTCTTTTTTATCATCAACAAAAGGTGTCGCATTCTGTACTGTATTATCTATAGTACCTAATGAATAATTTTCATAATCATCTTTGCCTTTACTAGCAGAACCAATCATGCCAGCACCGACAATTGCACCTAATCCTAATTTAGTAGGCGTAGGGATTTTAATATGACTACTATATTTACCTTCACCGACTGCTTTTAGATTAACGAATGCTCCACCTATTTTTTTAGCTGAACTAATTATACTCATTCTTTAATATCTTCCATATCAATAATATCTTTCATCATATCAGCCAAAGATACAGTTTGCTCTTCTTCTTTATTTTTAACTTTATCTTTTCTAGTCATCATTAATAATTGATATACCGAATCTCTTTTTTTACTCATACGTTCATATGCATCCCAAGCTTTTGATACCGTCGGTTGAACAATTTCATTACCTTCCCTATCAGCACCAATAGCCATATCGAGTACAGGTGTACCCTCTTTAGCGAGCAATGCTTTACATCGTTCTAACATAATATCGAGAGTAATTAATTCAGATAATAAATTCTTATCTGTAAAACTAGCTGTATTAATATCTATATCAGAAGAATAACCCATAGCTCTAATATCTATTTGAGCAAGTTCAGTCGGACAATATTCACCGACAGGAGCCATATCATATTTTAATAATTCACATGTTTGGGAATAAGGACAAACTTTACCTTTACATATTAAAGGTACTTTAGCGAACATACCATTTTTAGTACTTAACATAGTCATGGCAGCTTTTTTACTTTCCATAGCTTTAGGAGATAATCCCCAAGGGTTATCATTCTTAGTCATTAATTTTTCGAAGCGTTCTCTTTTTTTTACGAGACCATTTAATTCTTCTTCTTCAGACCAAGTATCTTCAGCACCAGACTCTATTAATTCTTTATCTGACAATGTTTTATTTTCCTCCTTTTTATTTTATATTAAAAAATACTTGCATCATTTATTATATTACTCTATAATAATAACAGAAAAACTATTTGCATGCAAAATAAGTAATGTGAAACCTCCTCGTAAAATAAGATATACTTACTTATATAGTTTTTCTAGTCTTTCATGGTGATAAAAGACGTGATACATACAACTCCTTATTGAATTAAGAGACGGTTAACCTCGGACCGTCTCTTTTTTCATGTCATTATATTACAGATACGGAAAAGAATTAAAAGAAAATAATTTGGTAAAAAATATATTTTATTTTTGGAGTAATTGCAAAATAAATTGTATAAAATTTTTCCTTATAGAAAATGAAAAATTATAAAAAATTTGGGAGTGGAAGTTAATTATCAATTAAAAAAAATAAATGAGAATGCTTATAGGGATTTGAAAATTTAAAAAATTTTGGGAGGGGTAGCAGGTATAAATGAAAATTTTGGGCCTGAAAGTTTTGAGCCCCCGGGTTCGTTTCAGGTTTCGAAGTTTTTATTTTTCTCGCCTTTTTTAATCTGGGCGACTTTTTAAATACAGATTATTTATTTTCATGTAGGAGGAATAAATCATGAAAACAATTCAAGAGTTATGCGTAAATGTTGTTGTTGTCGAAAACGAAAAGAAAGCACATGGCAAAGTATATTCTACTGAAGAGAAAAAAGCTCTTTCTACAACATTTAAACTTCTCTTCACCAAAGATGAGTTAAGAGAAGGATTCAAGTTCTGTTTAGAACAAATGAATAATGCATGGGATTTGTCATATGACGGAGCTGTTGCATTTGGGGAAAAATGTACTTGGACTCCAAAAGATTCTGTGCATTATACTGTAACCAATATTATTATGTACTGCCTTGGAATGAAAACATTCAAGGAGTGTCAAGATAATGAATGGTTTGAGTATATGATGACGCTAATTGAAGAATATATGATTCCTCAAAACTGGTAGTCTTCTTCGCCGTGAGTTAGGGCGAATACTAAATACTAACTCTTTTCTTTATTTCTTTTTCTTTTTTATATTTACTTGGAGGTAAATTATTATGAAATCTGTTAAATCTATCGCAATCGTATCTATTATTTCTGCTTCTCTCTTCTTTGCTATCACACCATCTACTCATGAAATAACTAATGATGTTACTGTACGTGGCGGTGATACTGTAAATCAATTGGTAATTAATTCTGCTCGTGAACAAGGAATCAATCTTGATAGTGTTGACATTAATGAATCTCGTGATATTACGATTCACGAGTCTGGTATCGATGCTGGGAATTTGAAACCTGGCACATCCATAAAAGTAACAGTAGTATATCGTAAATAATACTGTTACTCTTGTCGTACTCTGAGCTATGCGACGTTAAATAAGATAGCTCTTTTTCTTTTTTGTATATGTACTATAGGAGGTACTTATCATGGCAACTGTTGATTTTAACAAATTTCTTTCCAATGCTTTTTCCGTTGGTATTTGTGAAAAAGGTATTTTTGGAGATGGACTCCAAATTAATACACCTATTTTCTTATCTTTTTTGGAAGTAGATGAAACTTCTGGAAAAGCGTCTCTATCTGTGTCTACCGCAGATGGTAAAGACCATTACTTAGAAGGTACTATTAATGCCGATAATTGGGCTAAGTATTGTGAATACATGGCTTAATTAATTCTTTTGCCTTTTAGACGGGGCAAGTAAAATATACCGTCTTTTTTTTCTTTTTTATTTTACTGGAGGTAAATAGTTATGCGTATTCAAGAATTAGTTGTAGAATTGTCCAAAGTTAAAATGTCTGTTGAAGATAAAAAAGCAGTGGTTAAAACATTGTCTTTGTTATTTAATAGAACAGAATTATTGGACGGATTGGCTTGGTGTTTTGGTGAGTTCGAAAATGAACTGTTAGAATCTAATAATGATTCTAACTATCATCCTTCCAAAAGCAATTTTTATGATGTTGCCAATATACTCTTATATTTACTAGACATGAAGACGTTCAAACAAGTTAATGATTGGGAAGAGGTGTATAGAGCCATCGCAACAAGATTGTTCTATTAATTTTTTATTTTTTCTTTTTTTTATTCTATTTTTGGTATAGGAGGAACATACCATGACTACTATGAATCTTATGAACACTGTATCCGTTAATCTTATTTCTATCGCATCTAAAGCAGTTATTGAAACTGCTTATTATGACGGTACTGGCATCTCTTTCGATGATAAAGGCATTGCCAACTATCGTTTAATTGAGCAATCCAAGAAAAACTTTTTCGAGTTATGGATTCTCTGGAATAATGGTGACTTTAACCATTACGAAGGAGAATTATCTGAAGAAGCACAAAGAGTAGCAAACGCTCTCTTTGATGTGGCATGGACAAAAGAGTTTGAAATGGATGACGAAGCGGTTTATCAGGAAGACCGCTTTGGTGTTCCTTGTGAAGTTTTAAGATATGAAGAAAAGTATCCAAAAATGGATAAGGTTAAAGCTACATATGTAGTAGACCCATCTGTTCCATTTTAATCTAATAGTGCCAAGAGCTAGGGCACTTTAAACATACTAGCTCTTTTTATATAAGTACTTAATATGATTTATTTTTTATATTAAGTATTTATATAAGAAATATATTTTTGTATTTCTTTTTTTTATTATTCATGATAGGAGGTAAAAAATCATGAAGTTATATAATCTTGGTAAAGTCAATAGTGTTCTTTTTAAAGTGTCTTACGTTAGTAAAGATAACGTAAGATTAGTCGCTGTGAAAGGAGGTGGTGAGTTCTTTCGTTATTTAATGGATAATTACCGAGGCTGTAATGGCCTCGGTACGTATACACGAGATAATATTATGTTTTTAGAGTTAGAACGTATCGATGCTTCGACTATGGAGAAGTATAGAACGTTCAACTTAGATTCTTTAAAGGCATTATTTAAAAAATGGAAGGAATCGAAGCTTCCAGTTCAAATGTCTTTGTTTTAATTTTCTGTGGTTTATTTAAAAGTGTCCCACATTAAAAAAACACTTTTTTAATTTAATTCTTTTTCTGTTGTTTAATTTAATGGAGGTAACTATTATGATGGAAAAAGTAGAACTTAAAAATTGGGATATGGTGCGTGAGTTAATAAAAACGAATCGCTCTAATATGCCAGAGCGAATTAACGTTGTGCAACTTAAAATTCAAAAGTTATACAACGGCAGAGTTTACGCCACGTCAAAAGTTATTAGTCCTAGTCAAAACAATGAATTGTTTTACTTGGATAAAAGTGTTCATGAAAAAAGCTTCGTTAAAACTGTAGCTAGAGACAGCACGACACAAAAGCCAACAGTTATAAAAGCTGTTGTGCCAAGATTTTCAGAGGCATATATTGAAGTATTCTTCTCTGATGAAACAGCAGAGAAAATTGCGTATGGTATCCTGAAATATGGGAATGAGTTTTATATTCCTGGAGAGACTGAAGGCTCTTGGATAAATCTTTATAATAGTAATGTTTATAAAGATTTACCTATTGAAGAGTGTATTTGGTATGGCACAGATAATGGTGCCATATCTTGTATTGCATCTAACAGCGATATTAAAGCTAAAGATGGGTATCGTAAATGCTCATTATATGCAACATATGGAGTAGACGGTTTCAACAATTCTGAGTGGAGTAATGAAGTCCACTGTGGAATGGGTGAAGAATTAATCAAGAATTTTATTTAATTTTTTTGTGATATAAGGAGGAAATATATCATGGCAAACATCAATACACAATTAGTTATTAATAAAAAATTAAGCCAAGCTAGTACACGCTTGGCGCAAATGCGTGCGTTCCAAAAAAGAATGAAGAGCATTGAAAAATATGCAATTTACTTTGGTACATTCAACTTAAATGGCTTTGACTACTTTGATGGTAGTGCACTTTTTAATTACAAAAAAGTAGCACAAGCCATCAATGCAGAGTTAGAAAGTTTAAATACTCCTTTCTTCATTAGTGATGATATGGTACTTGGTCAAGGCTTTCAAGCTAGACCATATTCCTGTAAATCATTCTTCTTAGCTGTAACAATTAAAACAATTGTTATGGCGATTAAAAATCGTTGTGGTGGAGATAATAACATTGTACGATTACATGTGCCTGTTATGACAGATAAAGAGCGTCAAGATTTTATTGATGCCTTAAATAAAAAAGAAGAATCCCCTTATTGGGGCAAGGTCGTGGTGGTTACTATGACCGATGAAGCAGTAGAAAAAGAGTTAGATTTCTTGGCGGATATGAATAGTTTCAAAGCGCCATATCATCCAGAAAAAGTATCTTACTTTAATATTATGGAAATGTCTCATAAGTCACATGGAGATATTACTATGTCTGCTCAATTATGTAAAAGCTTATTTGTTGCTGATGCTAAAGCGACAGAAAAGCTTTTATTGGATAAAGCTCAAAAATTAATAGATGATAAAATTGCATCTATCGAAGAGGCTGAATCCAAAGACGCTAATGTTGTTGATTTATTAGGAGATATGTCTCAATTAGTTACTTGCTTGCGTCCAGATTTTGTGAGAGAGCAAAGTGCGTCTCTGTATAGAACGCAAGTAGCAAATATGATTGAAGGTATTGAAAGACAAATCAACAACTTAAATTTACCGTTAGAAGGTAAGTATACAGCTGTAATTCCTGAATTGTCTTTACTATTCTGTAATAAAAAATTCTTACGTTTCGGGGAAGTCTTTAGCCCTGAATGTGAAGATGAAGAAATGGAAGCTGGTAAATATCCAAAAGCAGCTAACCACGAAAAGTATTCTTGTCGTGGCATTTCTGCTGATGAATATATCAGTAGAGCAGTTGGTATTCTCGATAGAGAATCTTTCGAAGAATTTAAAACTCTTGTTCGAGCTTTAAGTCCAGGTTTATGTATTTTACCTGCTTTTAAAGAAATTATGTCTTTATTGGCAGGTTTAGATTATGACGGAGATAAAATCTTCTTAATCTGGGAAAAACTTGTTGTAGAAATTTTAAGACTCATTGAGTCTATTGTTGCAATCATTGATTAATGTATATGGAGGAACATATCATGAAATTCGCAAAAAACACAAATTCTATTTCTTTAGTTATTGGTATTGAAACAGCTATCAAAAAATTATCTGATGTTGGTATTGATACTAACAACTATGATTTCGCTTGTTTAGCAGAGATGAATCTGCTAACAGGTGATTCTAATTTAATTGATATCGTAAAAGATGCTTTTAAAGCATTGGGTATTTGTAAAGGTGGCGTTAAACTTACAAAAGCATCTTTTAATGGTTTAGTCAATTTTATTAATATGGAAAATCATGAATGGGTAACTGTTGATGTATTATCTACTGATGAAAAATCTTTGCTAGATATTAAGAATATTCTTGCGTCTGGCGATACAGAAGATTTAGATACTCTTTTAATCTGCTCTCGCGTACTTCAGTTGATTGGTCGTTATAACCAAGAAACTGGTATTGATTCTTATAAAACTTTCAAGCTTCCAGTAGAAGTGTTTGAAAATAAACTTTTAGCTTCCACTAGAAGTGCAATGAAAGAGTTAAGAAAAGCGGAAATTTCTTGGGATAATAAGACAGTAGATATTGTTACTGTTGAAAAAGAGAAAGACCCATATTACATGGAGTCTCCAATGTCCCTTACTCGCAATAAGATGATGGAGCAACTACAGGTAGGTGCTCAATCTCTTGTTAGCAAAGTACAACGCTTGGATAAGGTTAGAGCGTATTTACAATCTGGTAAAGTTAATGTTCCAGAGGGTGCATTATGGGCTGTGAAATTTATTCAAAAAGATTTCATGACATTAAGTTATGTAAATGCTAAAACAAAATCTGAATATAAGAAATTAATGGATTCCGAACTTGATAAAGTAGCTCGAGAAGCAGCTAGAGTTAAATTCGACCCATACTTCTTTGGCATGAGAAACTTGCTCAGAAAAATGATGGAACAATTCGGTGTTAAAGATGGCGATGCAGCTTTAGTTGCATTACAACAAGCTATCATTAATATCGACACTAAAAACAAAAAAGAGGATGCTAAAGCTTCTGAAGTAATTGACCATACATTAGAGTCTGAAATGATTTCTACTGTTGTGGAAAAGTTACTTAAAGAAGAGTATTCTCTTCTTTTGACTGGTGATAAGCATATCGCTAAAACTAAATTAATGGTTTGCGATATTGCACCAGGTACAAAAGTTACTTTTACAAACAATTATGCTGTCGATGGTTCTAATGTTGCATATGCAACTAACATTCCAGATGGTACATATGAAATTCGAGAAATTGAAGGTCATATGTATGCAGCTAAAGTTGTAAAGGAATTTATGAAAGAGCAAATTGAAGAACAAAAGAAAAGTTCTGACATCTGCATTCGCTTAAAGAACTTTAATAAAGAAATTAAGTTCGAAGGCGAAAAAGGTTTGAATGCTATTATTAAAGCAGGTATGAAATATGGTATTGAATTAAAAGATACAAAAATCAAAGGTACTTATGATGCTGTTTATATTAATGGCAAATTAGTAGCTACTTTTGATTGTCCAGTTCATGTCGATATGAAACTTGCTGACAAAGTAGCATTAAAGAAAGTATTTCTTGGTTCCTGGAATATCAAATGTGGCGACACATTTGTATGCAGTAACGGTGAAGAAAAAACTTTCTTGGTTTTATCTAAATAATAGTAAAGCCCCAGTTATCTGGTAAATCAATCTGGATATACTGGGGCTTATATTATTTATTTATTTGAGTATTTATTATGGTTAATTCTATAATAAGTATTCAAATAAATAAATAAGAACTTTATAATTCTTATTTGTATCTTACTATATAGTAAGGCTCATTGCCATTGTCCGCAGAGAGTATATATGCTTCGTTTATATGATACTGTTGCTGCTCTTAGCTTCTCTCCGAATGATAAAAGTGAGGCCGAGTTATGCTTTAATTTTATCTAATCATAAACGTGCGGCCTTAATCATCTATTAAAAAATAATGAATGATTGATATTTACCAGATGATTATATCATATTATATTAAAATATATTTTGTAATAGAATAAGCAACATATCATTTCAGATAGCCTGATAGTTGACGTTCACATATATGATGGATAGCCACATAATAAGATTATAGTTTCTGTTTCAGGACTCTTTTTTGATTCCCCTGTGGCATAGAGTTAAATTAATACCGTATAACTTATTATGTAATTAAGAAACTATAATCCGCGTGTGTTGTTGGAGTTTAATTAATAATAAAAAAACTATAAGTTAATATGTAATGAAATACATATTAAAATATAGTTTCATATAAATAGAATTATTATATTGTATTTTATTTTCTTTTAAACAAGATAATAAGTTTAAACTTAAAAGCTTTTTTGAAATATTGTATTTAGGTTAACAAGATTATATATTGTCATCTGATTTTGGACGTAATTATCCCTAGTCAACGATAATCGAAACCTTAACATAGCGATTAAGCTATGCTCTATCTCATACTCAGTCCTAGAGATTCTTGTTCACACAAGAGGTTAAGAGTAATCCCAATATCCTACACAATATTCAGTGAGCCCTTACATAGATACAACAACTCTGGCAGATTATCTATGTAACTTCTTATTTGGAGATATATAATATATCTTACTCAATGACTATTTTGAGTACACAAATAAGACCCTGTTTGATTTATCTTATTATTAGCAATATCATAATAAGACTAGAGAGGAGCAGAAACCACTTCCCCTTTTACGACAATCAGAGTCTATATTTACTATACCCATATACTAGCGTAGTATTTAAACGAGTATGACTGCTAAACAAATCATGCCGTACCGATTCTCTGAATGAGCTGGTAAAACTACCGTTTTATAGTTGTGCGTCTCCAACTGGTCTCCTAGTAACTTTTTATAGACGTCGCAGTCTAGTGTAGGTTTCGTCCTATGGAGCACCCTCCTATATTTAGTAGATAGGCCACTGTGTATTAACGTTTATGTTTTTAAAAAGATGTTCAATACACTCAACAGCTTTTATATGTTATCTACATAATAATATAAGCAAAATATAAAGTCAAGTAGTTTTTAAAATATTTTAGAAGTTTTTTGTGTAAGACCTGGAATGTCGTTAAAAGTATCCAGAAAGGCAGGTGGCATCACATATGGTGAAGATTACCTTGTATAATATTGGTGGGTACAAAAAGAAGCAAGTTTTTTATTGTTTTGTGAGCTTCTTTTGTATCCATTCTATTTGTATTCCAAATATTCAAAAAGTCAAAAGAAGACATGTATTTGGGAGAAAGAATACAAGTGCTTCGATGCTTAGGGTATACAAGAATAAAAGTGTCCCCCTACGGGCACTGGCATTGAATAAGCATATCATCTCAGAAGCTGGCCCGCTACGCTGTGTGCGTTTCTCCATAGATAATCAACGCTATATCTAAACCAGAGTATTATGGCTTCACCGTGTGAATTATATATTCAAAAAAATAGATATATTTGCTTCAAAAAAAACATATATATAATGTATATATATATTAATAGCACTTTGGTTTCCGTTAATCACATTACATAAAAAAAATATTTAAAAAAATATTCGTAGTGGACGAAACCAGATGTTTGTGTTACTAGATATATATACTAATATAAGAAGAGAAAACTTTTTATATAATTTTATAAAAAAGTTCTTGACACAATTCTCTCTTTATATTAATATATATAGTGTAAGGAAGAGCTGGCCTCACAGAATATCCACACTCTTCTCTTACACTATTTCATGTGCTCAATAAATATATAGTCCTTTGGTGCATAGTGAAATATCTCCTTATAATATTAAATACGCAAAAATGACTTCTTGGTTATGTTTCTACTCACCACCTTTCGGCATAACTAAAGAAGTCTTTTTGTTTTATATATTATATATATAAGAAAAGAAATAAAAAAAATAAAAATTAATTCTTGACTTCTTATTATATATATATTATTATAATAACTGTAAGTATGTTTTTAAACCGATTTACATACATTACACTTTCTTTTATAAAATAAAATAGAAAAGTTATGAGACCCAAAAAGAAAAATACTCTGCTACCATATAGTGGCAGAGCTTTTCTTTTTATTATATATATATTATATAAGAGTACTCATATAAAAAAATAATTTAATTAAAAAAATAATCTGGCGAGAAATAAAAAGAGATTGTCTTGTTACCAGATTTCTTTTTTAATTATTATTATATATAAGAGAGAGACAAAAAAATAATTTTCTGATGTTTCTCTTATATATATATTTTTATAGAAATAAAAAATATGCTTTTTTATATTTTCTATTTATTTTTTTAAATAAAATAATTAATGAAAATAAAAAAGCATAAATATACAAAATAGTATTCGTAATATTTTTTGTTTCACCCTTATACAAATTTTAACACTTTTTTTTAAAAAGTCCCATAGAACCATAGGGTACTTTTTGGAGTGTTAAAAATAAGGTATGCATAAAAAAAACCTTATTTTGTATATCCTGCGGAGGAAATCAAAAATAAGGTTGAAGTATCTTCAACCTTAAACATTACTTTATTATGTATATTATAATCACACAGAAAAAAAATTTTTGTTAAGAAATTTACAAGAGAGTGTGAAACAACATATATAAGAGAGAGATAAGAAATAAATATATCTCCCTACGGGAATATTATATAATAAAAAAAATAAAAATATATTTTTTAATTAAAATAAATATATGTCTGGGAATAAAAAGTGGCTTATTTACTAGATTAAAAAATATTTATATGTAGTGTGTTTTATTTTTATATATAATAGTAATAAGATTTGTAGCAAAACAAATCTTAAAAATTAAATTGGTATGTTCTTTAAAATGTCGTCAAAAGCGAAGTGATATAAGGACGAAGCTGGTCTGTATGCCTATTTTCTTCTTTTCACATGTATAAGAGAAGGGCTTTGTATAAAAGGTCGAAGCTGGTCTGTATCATATCTTTGGGATATCTGGAATGTGGTTTTAGCTTATTCTTTTGTATAAAAGGTCGAAGCTGGTATATACTGTAACTTTTAGGTAACTTTCATAATATTCCTTATATATAATTATAGCTTTCTTTCTTTATATATAAGTATAAGCCTTACGGCTTATATATATAATAATATATTCTTTCTCTTATTCTATTATTCTCTTATACTCTTTATTCTTATATTATTATATTCTCTTCTCTTATTTATATAAGAGGGGAACATCAAAGGCTTTCTTTTCTTAATCAAAGAAAGAAAACTGGAACAAAAGAAAGAAAGTTTATCGCAATAAACATTTCTTTCTTTTTTAGATATAGGGAAAACCGTTTTTGTATACATAACTCTCATCTCTTTGTGAGACGAGAGTATTTTTTTTTATAATATATATTTTAATATAGAATATATCTAAAAATTCTTATTAAAATATATATTTATTTTTTTTATAAAAATACCAGTATACTTAATTTAGTCTTAATAGTATAAAAAGACTACAGTAGTTTACTGATATTCACAAGGGTATCAAAATCCCTTGTATAATAAAGGTGAGTAGTTAAAAAAGGAGCTATTCACTTTTTATTTAATTTTTAATCTGTTCTACGGTATAGGAGGAAATCACCATGAACATTCAACTAATTAACGCATTACGCAATCGCAACTTATTCAATGTAAAAGTATTAGATACATACATGGAAGGTGATTGCCTTCAAGTTTTATTTGCTGATAAAGAAGGTCAATGGGTATTAACCAATCCTATTACACCTGAAGAAGTTGCAAATAAAACAGTAAAGCGTGCACGTCAAATTGTCCGTGCTTACGCTTTATAAAATTATATTATACTGATGATATTCTTTGGAGTATCATCAGTATATTTTTTAAGGAGGAAAATATGAAAGTAAATGGAAATATAACTATTTTTAAAGTTTGTGCTCAAGAAATAGGAACAGATAGTTATTTTATACAAGAAGCAATCAGATTTGAAAGTGATGGCGAACTTATATATAGTGTTAGTTATAATGATTGGGACGACACTATAGTTAGCCTTCCTATTTATAAATCTACTTCAAAAGAAGATTTGAGAAAAACGTTAGTCGCAATAAGTAAATTTTATACAGAACATCCTGATGGAGTTTTAACTATAATAGAAGGAGTATTATATGTTTGATAATCTTTTATTCGACAATCTTATTTTACATAACGAAAATATCACTATTGTGGACTATAAGAGTGTAGAAAAGGTAGACCCAAATTTTTGTTGTTTTTCTTTCTTCCATCACTACCCAGTTGGTGGGGGTATTCTTATAAATTATGTAGAGCGTTATTTAGTAGAAGATATGAATTCTATTAAAAAAGCTCTTCATACTTATATTAAAAGTAATGGACGTAAAAGAAATTTGCGTAAAGCATTTTTGCTTATGTCTAAGTAAATAAAAAAAAGAAATTATAGAACATATGTTCTATAATTTCTTTTTTTTATTTTATTTATAAAAGTTCGCTTCTATTATATATCTGGTAAATGATATACCTTATATAATAGAGGTGAATTATTTTTTTAATGTGTAGCCTCGCATCAAAGGGTTATATCTTTCTAGTAGTTTTTCCATAGGAGGTATAAATCATGGAAAAATACGTTCTTTCTGACACTGGTTTAGTTAACAAAATCGAAAGTGATTGGACTTGGGCCAATTCACTAAAAGAGGCTGTTGATTATTTTGTTGACTTGCACTATACAAGTCCTATCAACAAAAATACTATAATAAAAGTGTCAAAAGATACTACTGTTATTCTTCCATCCGTTTTCGACGGTGAAGAATGGCATAAGCTACGCCCAGTTACTGTTGCTCTTGCAACTGATAACTTGGGTTATAAAGAGATGGTTTAATACCATCTCTTTTTTATTTTTTTTAATTCATATTCTTGTATTCATTATATATAGGAGGAAATATATATCATGAAAAAAAATAAAAATTCTTTTATTCCATTTTATAAAGTAGAAAAATTACATTATAACCGTCGCCAACAATATGTAAAGGCGATGGTATTAATGGCACGTCATTGCAAATAAATAAAAAAATCTTTCTGCCATTGTGATATGAGGTTTGTATTTAATAGATAACACTAATAAGCCTTGTATCATAATGGTGAGAGATAAAAATAATCTTTTAAATATTTTATTTAAAATTTAATTTAGTCATGGAGGTAAATAAAATGGCTATTGAAGTTCAAGCAGTAAAGAAAATTTGTGGCGTTAATTGTGTAGGTATTCATAATTCTAATGGTATTAATATTTTTAATTTAACACCACACGATATTATATTTGATGATGGCGTTAATCGCATCACATATCCAGGCAATAAAATTTCTGTTCGCATTGAACAAGAATATGAAGACTTGGATAACGAATTTAGTTTGCCGTTTGAAAAAGAATGTGGTAACAAAAAAGTTATCGGTCTTCCTGAAGAAGAAAAATATGGTACTTTTTATATTGTATCTAGTATGGTAAGGAAAGAATTGCCTAATCGTAAAGATTTAATTTCACCAACTACAAATGTCGCTCATCAAGAGCGTAACGAAAAAGGCTGGACATTAAGCGTTAGCCATTTTCAAACAAATATTTAATTCTTTTTGCCCCGATTTAATTATCGGGGCTTTTTTATTTTAATATTTTAATATAGAGAGGAAAATATATTATGAAATTTGTAGATATTATTAATAGTAAAATGTTTTTAAATGGTCTTATGGAAATTGTAGCTAAAAAAGACCGTGCAATTACATTAAAATTAGATAACCGCGAAGTTGTTGATGTGGATATTTTTTTTGATACAAAATGTATTCAAATAGTATTGATGGTTGAAAAAGACGAATATAATGAAAAATTCCGTTTTCAACTTATTGGAAATGAGTTACATATGGAAACTCATCCATCTAAAACTGATGAATTACAATTAAAGGCATTTAAGTGGTGTTTGCAATATGCAAATGATTATGAATGTTCCTTTAACCAATTCATCGGAGCTTATTAGTATTTAAATCCTATATGATATAAGACTAGTATTTAATAGATATGGAAGCCTTATATCATATAGGTGAATTAATAATTTATGTATTTAATAGGGAGGTACAACTATGAGCTATGTAGTTGATATCAAAACTGGAGAAATTATCTCCATTACTTTCGAGGCTTAAAAACCTCGAAAGTTTTTTATTTAGGTCGTTATGCGTGCGACGGTAAAAAAGACGTTTTGTATTTACCACCTTATATTATAAAGGTGAAGAGTAACTTAGTTACAGGAGCTACTATAAAATGGGTACTGTAATCTCTTGCGTTCGGAGCATGGATATGGACGCGTCATTTAAAAAATTTAATTTATTTATCTGTGCTGTCTCAGGGGGAGATAGCAGAAAAGGAGTATTCAAATGAATAACATGACATTAGTAAAAGGCTATATTTCCAAAAATTTTGCAGTAAAAACTGCACAAAATGGGAAGAAATACGCTTTAGGCAACATTGCTGTTGCCACTGGTACAGTTGGTCCTGATGGAAAGAAACAATATAATTTTCTTCCATTCAAAGCTTTTGCTAAGACAGCAGAGCTTTTGGAACAACACATTATTTCTGGAGACTATGTGGAATTCACAGGCCAGTTGAGTATGAACTCAAACTACCAAAAAGATGGGAAAACAGTTTACGGTGATATGTTCATTGCGGTGAGAGAATTCTCCCGCTTGAACCAACGTGAAGCTAAACCTGCTGTAGTTGAACCAGAAGTTATTGAACCTGAAGTAGTCGCAGTAGCTGGCGACACAATTTTATAATCTAGTAAAAGAAATCATATATGTACACGGCGGGAGCTAAGAAACATATATGATTTCTTTTTTTATTTTTTCATATATTATTTTTCTTTTTTTTCTTTTTGTTTAAGAGTAAAAATGGTATATAAAAAAATAAAAATAATTACCGTAACTAAATAGGGTACAGAGTACCTTGTATCATATTGGTGAGACGGTTTGGTCTTAATTATATCCTTTTTCCTTTTTTATGCTTATATGTTTAATAAAATAAAATCGTCTTCATGATTTTACCTCCTATACATATAAATATATAAATATAACGAACGTGATACGTATAAGCATAAAAGATATAATTAAGGACTGAAATAAAAAATGGTATAAGAATTTGTGGTGAGTTCTTATATCATTTTTTATTTTTTTAATAAGAAAATATAAATTTATATAGAAAATATATAGATGTAAAAAAATGATATTGATTATAGCTATTTTTTAGTATGTAAAAATAATTATAATGAGTATCATTGTATTTCGTATATATTTTTCTATATTTTTTTATTGTATAAGGAGGTGATGTCCTATGGACATTGCTAATAAACTAGAAGTATATATGTATGATTGCTGGTGGGTTCGCCCACGTACCATTCTGTGGTAAGCCAATACAAGACATAGATGCTTCGATGTTTCTGGGTCCTTGTATAATAAAGCTAGTTTATTATTTTTCTGATTCACCAGAAAATTAATATATATATTTATTTTTTTATAGCCATTAAGGCAGGGAGGTTCACTATGAACATTTTAAGATTTTCCACAATGAAAGACATTATGCCAAAAGAAGATGGTGTGTTTGCTATCAACGTTACTGGCCATCGCCCAGATAAATTGGGCAATCATTGGTCTGCGTTTAGCGATAAACATGACCACATTTTAAAGGCATTTAAGTATTTTTTGTGGAAAACTATTGAGTGCAAGGCTCAACAAGGAATTCGTTTTTTCAGATTAATATCTGGTATGGCTTTAGGAATTGATAGTATTTTTGTTCGTGCTTGCAAAGCATGCAAAGATTACTACGAACCTAGAGGAATTCGTATTGAAATTGTTGCTGCGATACCTTGTGTAAAGCAATATTCTAAATGGCAAAAGAATTCAAAGGCAGAATATCGCAAGCTATTAGCTATGTGTGATTCTGCGAAAATTGTATCTTGGAGATATTCTCCTAAATGTATGCAAGTTCGTAATATTTACATGGTGAAACAAGCAGATATTACTATTGCATATTGGAATGGTACTGATGGTGGTACCAAAAACTGTGTAGATTATGCTATTGAACGTAAAAAACCTTTCTTTAATATCTATGATATTGCGAAAGAGTTTGAAGCTAAAGCAAAATCTAAATAGCTGAAATTAAGCATTATATAGAGATGTATTTCTCTATATAGTGCTTACTATTATTTTTCTTTTTTTAATATTTTTCTGAAAGAAAAATGGTAATAAGCACTATATATATTATATAGGCTTAATTTTATTGTTTTGTTTTCTATATAGGAGGTAAAACTATGAAAAACTTAATCACCATCAAGTCCGTTAATGCAGTAAGAAATCTTGTAAAAGGCAAAGACATATATGCCTTTTGTTCTGAACCATTACCGGACGTTAAGGCTCGAAAAATTTATGAGCCATTTTCTTATCTCGAATTACATTTAGCAGATGTAGACGAAAAAGAAGTGGCTGTGAATTTTTCTGCCAAAACTGTTTTAAGCACTGTCAATCGAGAAAGTCCTTATCTCGAAAGTAGTGTAAAGACAGCATGTGTTGTCACAGGCAATGCTGATATGCGTTTAAGAAGTATCATTCCTCGCTTCAATGATGCGTATATTAGTATCACTTGTGTAAACCAAAGTGGTTTAGAATATATTGCTAAAAGACCAATATACAAATATAATGGTTCTTTCTATATTCTAAACCAACAAGAACTATTAGTAAGTTGTTTTACAGGCACTGTACTTGATGAAGCAAAAACTAATTATGTTCTTAGCAAAGCGTTGCAATATGGATATGATATATTAGATTATTCTAATACAGATATCTATGAAAACTGCGACGCGATATCTTCCGCTGGTAATTTAAAGCAAAATAAAATTATTTTATATTGCGTAAATCACCCAGAATTCGATATCAAACTTTTTAATGAAAAATGTTTATATGGCATGTATAAACATTTAAAAAGAGATGTCGGATTTAATATGGAAGATAATAAAAAGAAATGGTCGCAAGCAAGTACTCGCTTAGCACAAATTAAAGCTTTTATGGCTGAATGTGCAGTTAGTAACTGTTACGCCATATTCTTTGGTAAGTTTTCTTGTAAAACAAATGTTGAAGGAGAAGATTTAGAATTTGCTGATGGTCATGGTTACTATAATAGTAAAGAATTGACTAAGCAAATCAATCAAAGAATTAACCCTTTGCATTTTCATGTGGAAGAAAACACAATATTAGGTATGGGCTTACAAGCCCGCCCTCTTAGTGCTAAATGCTTTTGGTTAGCTGTTCCTGAAGTAGCTATTAATCATTATATTAATAGCTTTAATGAAGTAGAACATTATTTCGTAGAAATTGATGGAGACGAAAATCGAGAAGAATTTATTAAAGCTTTATGTAAAAATAAGGATAGTAAATTCTGGGGCAAAGTAGTTATCGTTCATACAACTGGATTTAATCCTGAAGAACCAGTATGTTGGTTCACAGATATGAACGGTATGAAAGCTCCATTTAATCCAGAAGCTAAAGCACACACCAATATTCTTGAAATGTCTCATGAAGATGAGGAAGACATGCGTAATGCATCTACTCAACTTTATAAGACATTGAAACTAGCAAGCCCTGATGAAGCAAGAGAATTATTCTTGGACCGCATTAGAGAAACTGTTAAAGATAAAAAGCGTAAGCTTCTTGGTGATTTAACAGATGAAGAAAAAAGCAGAATTAAAATATCTGCTGGTGACTTGTTAGGGGACAGAATGTCTGTATTACAAACATTACGTCCAGATATTGTAAACAATGAATTAGCAAATTCCTATAGGAATTCTGTTGATAATTTGTTAGAGGGCTTACAAAGAGATGTATATAAGGCATCATTTAAAGTCGAAGGTTTTTATGGCTTTATGATACCTGAGCTTTCATTATTATTCTGTAAAGAAAGATTATTGAAAGTAAATGAAGTATATATCTCTAAAAATAAAAAGAATAAGAAAGTAGCTATTACTAAATATCCGAAAATGGGTAACCACGAATTCGGAATTTATACTGCGATTTCTTATTATGAATATTTGGAGAGAGCTAAAAAAGTAATGACTAAAGGTGCATTTATGTGCTTTAAGAAATTATTATTAGCTCTTGAAGACGGTCTAGTAATCTGTCCAGCATATGGTATTGTATTAAATCTACATGCTGGTTCTGACTTTGATGGCGACAAAATGTTCATCATTACTGATGAAAAAGTTATCGCTATTATGGAAAAGATTCAAAGTATTGCAACCGTTTGTCTATAATATTCAATTTATTTTTAATATACCTAATTTTGTGAGGAGGAAAACACAATGAGTATTACAAGAAACGTTTTTGCAGAAACTATTATGGCTGGTATTGACCCTATTGGTGTCACTACTATTAATTATGGCATTGGTAACGATTTAGAAATTGAAGCCAAAAAAGCTATGGTGAGTGGTGATACTACAATGGTTGATGCACTCGTGAAGCATTGCCAAGAGTTTCTGAACATTTTCAAAGGTGATAATAAAGAATACAAAATGTATTCTAATGAAACTATCGATACAGATAGTAGATTAAAAATTTACACCATTGAAAAACTTAATAAGAATTCTAAAGAAGTTTTGTTATCTAATATGAAAGATGCAAAACCTACTTTAGAAAATATTATTAAGGTAGGCATCGATATTCAAAATTTGGGCCGTCAAGCTCAAGAAGGCGATATTGATGCTTATAAAACTTTCGAGTTGCTAGAAAAAGCTTTTAATACTAGAACTTTATCTGGGATAAAAAATAGAATTAAAAGTAGAGAGAATTTATTACTTAAACATGAATGGAATGAAAAAGATATTCATGTAGAAGGAGAAATGAAGTCTCATTATGTAGCAACCGAAACTAATGTAACTTGTTTCTATGACAATTCCATGGCTCAAGATATTGATGATGCTATGAAAGTTGTTGTAGAAGAATGTAAAGAGTTACTAGAAAAGAAACAAAAAATTGGACGCTTAAACGGAATTGCACGTAATCGTGTTAAAGACATTCCAGAAGAAGTCGTTCGATTAGTACGTTTCTTACAAGGTCAGTACATGACGTTATCTACTGCACGCTCTAAAATGAAATCCGAATTACGAAAAACATTAAAAGGCGAATTGGATAAAGTGGCTAGAGAAGCTGTCAACAATAAATTCAATGATTTCTTTAGTGCATTACGTAATACTATGCGTTTTGTATTAACAAGTCATGGATATATAGGTGTTGATGCTTGCTTAACTGGCATTAAAATCTGTGCTGACTCTTGTGACACGCTAGAAGATGAAAACTCTTCTGATGTAGTGTCTTCTGTTGTTGATAGAATTTTAACAGATGAATTGTTATTGTCATCTATTAATAAATCTAAAACAACAAAAAATAAATTAGTAGAATGTACATTTGAAGATGGCGAAGTAGTCGAATTTAAAATGGGGTATTCTATTAAAGAAGACCGCTACGCGGTAGGAGACTTCAATCAAATTCCTGATGGTATTTACACTATCAGAAAAATTGATGAAAAATTCTATGCGTGTAAAAATATCCATGAAAGTATTCTTGCTAATATGGAAGAAGAAATAAATCAAAAACATTTCTTAGTTAGAGTAAAAGCTAATGGTGTGTTTGATTTACCTTCTTTATTAGATAAAGAAGTAAAACTTCGTGGATATGTAAGAGTAAATGGAAAAGATTGTCGCCAAATTGTTGCTGTAGGTAACAAAATTATTGGCGAATATGCTATTCCATTTATCGATAAAAAAGATTTTAGTTCTATTAAAGAACAAAAAGATATGGTAGATAGAGTGAAAGCTCCATTTGAAGGAGATTATATCTGTGAACGAGCAGAAACATTTATCACCTATCATGATGGGATTAAAGACCCACAAATCTTTTTAGTACTAAAATCTAAATAGAAATAATAGGGCAGTAGAAATACTGCCCTTTTTATTTTTATATTTATGTGTATTATATAGCTATATAATATATATAAATATAAAAATAAATTAAAAGTACCATTATACATGGTGAAGAATTCCTTGTATAATGTTGGTGAAAGATATGTTGGTGTGAAGGTGACTCATTTTTTTTTAGTTGAGTTTTTATTTTTTTATATTAATGCTTCGCACTTATTTATATATAGGAGGAGAAATAAAATGCAAAACACTAAGATTAAAACTACAGGATTAAAATTAATTTTGAGAGAACTAGGGTACAAAACTAATGTTGTTGTGCATCCTACCGATAATGGTTATAGAACAACTTTGATTGCAATCAACGAAAATTGTCTATTTGAAATCCATTTAGTTTTAAAAGATTATTTGTTTAATGACCAATCTAAAGTATATGTTCGTTGTTTTAACACAAGAACAAACCAAGATTGGGATATTGAACAAAATATTATTTATGATGATTTATTAAATCAAAGAAAAAATATTGCAATGTCTATTCTAAATGCAGTTGAATACTGCAATAAAAATACTAATCTATTTTCTTTATTTACATTAAAAGAAATGTATATTGCATTAACAGATGTAAAGAAAATTAAAGAGTTGTATCATACAAGAAGAAAGATTAGTGAATTGTATGAAGAAATTGATAGTGTTTTATAGGAGGTAAATATGAGTAAGAAAAATTATGACCACGTAATTAAAAATAAGGTATTACCTGGTGGCAAACTAATTTCTGATTGGCAAATTATGACTGGTTATGGGTTAACCAATTTGGAATTAGCTTACATTGATGAGGTTGGAATTTTGCCAGTAGCTCCAAGAGACCAATGGATTATTCCGAAAGGTGTGTCCTTGATTTATTTGGAGAGGTCCAAAAAATTGGTTTAGAAAAATAAGTTTTAAAATGATAATTAGTATATATATTGTACTGGCTATCATTTTTTATTTTTATGATATTGATAAAGGAGAAAATAAAAATGAATTTAAGTGGTCGTGAAAGATTATTATATATTAACTATTCTAAACAAATTAATAAATTGTATAAGAAATATTGTTTTAAAAATATTATTATTAATCCATATAAATTAAAAGATTTATTGGGTGAAACAATTGACGATATTGTTTGGCAATATATGGACGAAGAAGAAAATATAGTTAGAGAATGTATTATTAAAAAAGTTGATAAAAATAAAAAAGGCGTTGTTCATATTATTGATATACATAATAATAATATGATTTTAAAAGTATTTTCTAAAGATATCTTTTTGTCACATGATAATTATAAAAAATATAAATGTTGTTTTGAGAAAAAAGACTTAAAATCTAAAATAAATATATAAATATAAAGGAGATAAAATATGCTTAAACATTTATTCGATACTTTATATTCTTCCGTAAAAAAAGATATAATGTATCAAAAAATGAAAAAAGAAATTATGGATTTGCCAGCTCATAAAATTACGTCAGAAAATGAATTAGTTCGTGTAAAAGATAGAGATGGTTTTATTATATTTTATGCTATATTAATAAAAGATGGATATGCTTTTTACATGGAAAAGAATTATCTAAAAGATTTTAGAGAAGATATTTTATGGCCATTAATGAGTACATATAAATTTGGTAGATTAACCAAAGACGTATCAGCTAAAAAATTATGGAAGACTAATTTAAGAAATGTCGATATCACTGAAAATAGATGCGTATTAGCATCTCAGGAGTAAAATTATGGTATTAGAATTTTCAACAGAAGAAGATGCATCTTCGGCATTTAATTTTAATAGTGAAGGGTTTAACAAATTTAAATCTCATCCATTGTTTGATAGTATTGAAGTTAAAAAATATGCCAGACCATTATTACCAAGATGGACTACATATCGAGATTCAGATAATTTTAATATTTATATATTTTATTATTCTGGATTAGAAAAAAGAAAAGTTGTACGTCGCATCGAAGTAAGACGTTATAAAAATATCTTGCGATTAATCCCAGAAGATATAAAATATGAATGGATAACAAAAGAAATTGTTGATTTATTTATTAATAAAAAATATAAAATATTAGGGAGATAATAACTATGAAACAATATATCGTAACACAAACAGATAAAAACGTTATTAATAAAATTGGAGAAACGCGTTTTATTGTTTTCGCTGATAATTTTTTTGAAGCGATTAAGTATACTTATAATGCTTTAATTCAGATGGGTATTTCTGTCGATTATACTTGTCTTGATTTTAAAAAACAGTTTGGATTTCTTCCTGAAGATGAAGTGTATTCTGAATCTAGTAAAAAAGGATATATTATTGTTATTTATGGAGAATTAAAAGAATTTGGTCATTTTGTTGTGGAGGAAAATACTAATGTATAGAAACATGCAAAGTGTAGATAAGATTCTTTATAATCTTGACTGTTTAATTTGCGATAATAATAAATCTCTTCGGGATTTAATTCATATTAATGAAGAATCTGGATATGATAAATATCAGGAAAAAGTAATTATTAAATTAAATAATAAAGAAGTTGTTATTGAAGACGGCATTTTATTTAAACTAAGCAAATTTTATTATATGTTAACTTGCTTAGAGAATGGTGATTTTGAATCTGATTTAGAAATGCTGAATTGTTTTCTAAGAAAATATGAATTCAAATTTGATTATCAAGATTTAAGTGAACAAGTCAAGAATATTATTCCTATTCGAAAAGAATATGGAGTATATACTAAAGAAGATGATATAATTGTACAAGAAATAAAATATTATTTTATAGGAATTCATTATTTATTAGAGGATTTAGATAATTTATAGGGAGTAAAAAAATGAATGAACAATTATTTTTAAGATACCAAGATAATTTTACTAATCTTATTAGAGAAAGATATCTTCTCGACAATAAAACACATAACTTCGATGATTATGATATCGAAGATTTTAAATTTGAAGATTTAGATTTCTATTATGAAGATGGCCGTCCATGCAAAATCGTAAAATATGAATGGGACGGAGAAGGCAAATGGTCTTACATTAATAACATTACAATTCATTTTGCTGACGGCGAAGTAATGGAGCACGTAAGTGGCTATTATCTTTTCTTAACAGAAGAATCTTTAGAAAAATACGGTTGGTATTTTAAAGAAGATGATTATTGATATGATAGACAATGAAAAATTTTGGGAAACCATGTTCGAAGAATTAGATAAAACTTCGCAAGAAGATTGGGAACAATTCGTTAAAGAACATGATATAGGAGGAAGAAAAATGAAACAATATTATAGTACAGAAAATTTTAATGTAGATAGTTATGGTGATGAAATTTTATCTATTGCAGTAACATTAAATAAATGCACCGTAAATAATGAAGCGGTATTTTTAGATAAATACCGTCTATCTTTTGATTGTATTGAATATATTGTGTATGATAATAGTACCGAAGAACAATTAGTATTATATTCTTCTTATGAAAAAAAAAATCAACAACATAATGTAATTATTAAAGTTAAAATCGAAGACTTCGATAACTTACGAGGTGATTGGGTTGATTTTATTGGAGACATGTTTATGATGGCTCTTGTAAGTAAAGAAGAGGAGGGCCCATATGGAACCTATTGTTAATCCATGGCTAATTTATTTTGCTTCGATTGTAGAGCAGTTAAGAACTTTCTTTAATGCCATTACTTATATTGTAGTTGTTTTGGATATTATAATTGTCATGGGTACATTTGTTGAATCAGATGATGCCATTGCTGTATTCTATAATCGTGAAGAAAAGAAAATAAAACCGTTTATTAAATTATTGATAGCATTAACTATTATTTGTCCATTATTGGTGATTTTTATTCCATCAAAAGAAACTATTATCGCTATGTATATTGCTAATATGGTTACGCCAGATAATTTAAATATTGCAAATGAAGTATTTAAAAGTAATCTAAAAGATTATGCGGATATTATTTCTAAAGCGTTAAATAAATAAAGGAAATAAAAATGGATTTTAACTGGGAAACAATGTTAAAAGCATTAGATGATACAACAGATGAAGAATGGGACACACTTTTTAATGAGTATGACAAGGAGATTAGAATTATGGGTATGTTTAGCTTTATTTATTGTGATATTAAAGATAAAAATTATCAAGGCGGACTTAATATTATTGAAGGCGACATGGTCCGCATTATTGCTCCGAATAACGAGCATTTAGTCGGTCAATACGATGGTTATGGTCGTATAGATACCGAAGATGGACAATATGATTTGCATGAATTATTGGCTTTATGGAATCGAGGCGTATTTCATAAATCATACGCAGAACTATTTGGCTCTTATTTTGTTGATTCAGAAAGATTAGCTGACAAACATGAGGAATTACGTCATATCGGCATCGATATTGAATGCAATAATCAATTATATGGTAAAGATAAAAAGTTCTGCGAATTTCCATTAAAACTTGTCAGAGACCTAGAAAGAAATAAAAATTTAAAGTATAATGATATTCAAAATATTTCCATCTCAGACCCCATGCAAGGTTTTGAGCGTATGACTAATGATGAATATGTATTAGAACATTGCTTTGGAGATAAAGATTATTTTGAATATATGGAAGTAGAATACGGAAGTATATTTAATTAGAAAGGATTATATATGGAATTGTTAAAAACTGTTAAAGTGGAAACAAATTGTCCAACAGTTTGGTTCAATACATTAAAGAATTCCAATGTGTTAGATGATTTGAAATTTATGCTTAAATTTTCTGAAAATAAAATTTCATCTGTTGGCGATATGTTAACTATTTCACTAAATGTAAATGGTGTAACAATTACATATGACCCAACATTAATTAATTATCAAACTATTCATCAATTAACTGAATTAGTTAATATGAGATCAAAAAAGAAAGAGGAAAAATAAAAATGTTTGAGTATTACTATCACTTATTTCAAATCTTCAAATATGATTTAAAAGAAATGATTGCGGAGATTTAATATGAGTACATTAAAAAGATTATCTGTTGTCACAGATAATTTTGAAGAATTAAAACAAAAAGTACTTGAGCTAACTAAAAATGATTTTAGTTGGGCTTTAGAATGTAACATAGAAGATGAAGACGGTGATATTGTTGATACAAAATTATTGATTTTATCTGATTTTAAATATGATATTGAAGAAGAAGAAGATTCTGATTATAAAACTTTATCAGTAAAAATTACTTATGAAAAATATTTAAGTGACGTTATAAATGATGTAAGTAATAATGTAGATATTATCTTTTACCAACATGATGATTTGTTTAAAGATGGTATTTTAGAAATTCAAACAAGAGATAAAAATATTTTTAATGCTTTTTATACTTTATTTGAAGAGATGGAACTATTATAATTATGAAAACAACAAAATTATTAGGTATCACTGGCGACTATAAAGAGCTTCAAGAAAAATTATCTAAATTAGCCAAAAATAATTATGGTTGGTCTATTGAGTATGAAGATGATGACATAATGGATATGGTAACATTAACTTTAACAGATTTTTCTTTAGAAGAAAAAGATGATAAAGATAGTTATATTCATGCTAAAGCTATTTTCGAACATACATATAGCAAACATTATATCCGAGAAGAAAAAATTTATATTAATCTATATAAATATGATTTTACTTCTGACGGCACTCTTGATGTAGAAGTAAAAGATAATCAAATCTTTTTAGCTCTTTATACTTTGTTTGTAGAAATAGGTATTCTATGATTATTTTATCTTTTGATTCAAAAAATAAAGCTAGGGAATATTTTAATTTCATTTTAGGCAATACTAGTATAAAAACAGAAATAATTATACTAAACGATTTTGTATATCAATATGATTATGAAATGTGCATCGATTTATTGTATAGTAAATCTAGTGATTTTGCGTATGATTATGAAATGTTTAGAGTATATGTTCATGTAGAAGATAAAAAAGTACTAATTTTTGCTGAAGATGAACTAGATTTTCAGTGGTCAGAAAATCATATTTCTGATTATTTTCTAGCTTTATATTGTAAACATAAATTAAATATTAAAGTAGAAAAGGAACAAGAATATGTCTGATAATGAAATTACTTTTATGCTTAATGCATTAACATTAATTGCTGTGCCATGTATTCTTTTTATGTTACATATATATTTTAAAGAAGATGGGCGTGACAAAATAGCAAAGTACCTTCTTATCTTAGCTGGAATATTTTTTGCTCCTGATGTTATTTTTATTTTATTAAAAACAATAAGTGCTTTTATTTATATGTTAACTATTTATTTTGAATAAAATTGGAGGTGAAAATATATGGCTGATGCATTACTAGAAAAACTAAGAACACAAAGAACTACTTTGCCATTCAAAAATGGTGAATATGCAAAAATATTCTTTGATTTAGTTGATGAAAACGAAAAACATAATCCATTGCTTTTTGATAAAAGTAAAAAAGAAGAACGATGTTATAGCTATTCTTATGAAATAGATGTTGGATTTTTTACTAAAATATTTATTTTTAAAGATGATAGATATAATGAAGAAATTAAAATTGATGTATCTATTTATAATAACGTAATTGTAATTTCTTCTAGCTCTGATAAAGATAATATTATGGGTTTATTATATCAATATAAAGAATATTATATGCGGAAACATTACGCGAAAGTTATGTTAATGGAAGAATTCATTGAAGGACAATTATAGTAGAAGGAGAATAAAATATGATTTTTAAAGTAACTTATAATTATGCTCATGCCATGACTGTATTACAAGAATGGCTTAAAGATGATATTCAAGGAAATCATAGTCATAATTACGTTGCTGATAATAAAAATTATTTTGTTGGTTTACTTAATATAAAATATTTCTTTAAAAATACTAATGAACTGATTTTCTTTATTAGAAAAGAAGGTGAATCTAATGTTTTTGCAAAAAGCGCTATTTTGACTTTAATTAATAAAGATTTAGAAAATGATGAAGTTGAAATTGCCTTTAGTATTGAAACATCTTATGAATTAGAATGTGTAAATAAGATTTTAAATTTATTATCTACAGATATTATGAATATGTCTGATGCTTTATAACATTATGAATAATAAAAATAATAAAGTTCCTGTATATTACACTTGTGGTGCAATAAAGGGAAGATATATCAAACCTATAAAAATTAAACAAAAGACAAAACCTATTTTAGTCAAAAAGGAAATAAAATGAAGATTACAAGAAAAGGAATTTTTGTAAAAGATTCGAATTAATGGTTTGATAATTTTAAAAGTACGTTATATTATCAAATCCTTGAATTTTTGATTCATGCCACTGAAGATACAATTAATATCGCTAATGGTATTAGAATTTTAAAAAGTGGCAATAATAAAATATTTTTTGAGTATATATCTGATAATGAATTTCACGAAAAAACTGTGAATGATATTATCGAATTAATGCGAGATGAGGAAAGGTAATTATATGAATAAAAAATTATTATTAGTGGCTAGTGTATTATCTATTATTGGTGGAAACGTATTTGCAGATAATACAGTTTCTAGTGATAGTTCTAATATTTTAATTAATAATGGCAAAGATAATGTAGTCACTAATTCTACCAATGTAAATATTGTTGGTAGTGCTAATGAAGTTAATAATGCATTTAATTCTAGTATCGTTGGTTTTAAATCTTATGTTGATGGTGGTGGGCATAACTTTGTTGTTGGTAGTTATTCTGGTGCTAATGGTAGACGTTCTATTGCTATTGGTGATAATGCAGGTGCTTATGCCAAAAGTATGGAAGATTATAAAAATAAAGTAGACGCTTACAATTATGATACAGGTAAATATAATCCTGCTACTGGTGTAGGTGCTATTGCTATTGGTGGACATGCTAGAGCTGACGTAGAAATGAACACAGCTATTGGTTATTTAGCAGAATCTGAAGGCAATTATAATACAGCTATTGGTTCTCATAGTATTGCAAAAGGCGACCCTCATAAGGCAGATTCCAAATATGCTGGTGTAAATAATGCTAAAGGTGTATTTAGTATTGCAAATATGAGCGGTGAAAATCCAGGATATTATTTAGCAAATTCTCCAGTTGGTGCACCTTCATTTTATTATGAAGATAGTAGTGATGGGCGTGATGGATTTTTTAATATTGGACAATTCACTCGTCAATTACAAGGTGTAGCCGCTGGTGAGGTGTCTGCTACGTCTACAGATGCAGTAAATGGTTCTCAATTATATACTGAAATTAAAGAAACTAGAGAAATGCTCAAAATCCCTATGGGCTGGTTAGAAAATCATGAAGGACGTATTCAAGATTTAGAAAATAAAACCTTTGATATTGGTAAAAATGTTTTAAATCAAGCTAATCATTATACAGACCAACAAATTAATAAAGGTGTAGCTAAAGCATCTGCTCTTGCTGGTCTTAAATATTTAGATTATAATCCTAAAGATAAATGGTCCTTCGCAGCGAGCGTAGGCCATTACCGTAATGCTAATGCGGTTGCCGTAGGTGCCGCATACCAACCTAATGAAAACACTATGGTTCATGGTGGAATTACAGTAGATGGTAAAGTAGCATATAATTTAGGTGTAAGTGTTAAAGTTGGCGGTCAAAAATATGTAAATAAATATGAACTAGCTGAACAAATTAGACAACTACAAAGTGATAATGCAGAATTACGTCAAGAATTAAACGAGCTACGCTCTTTGATTGGTAAATAATATGGATAAAAAAGTAAGAAAAGAAATTAAAGAATCAATGTATAATAAAATTAGTGACATTGATAAAGAATTAGACTTTTTAGAATCAGAATATGGTTCTGTTATTAAAAGATATAAACAATTAAAAGAAGATAAAGAGGATGCTTATAAAACTATTTCTCTTATTAGTCATTAATGCATTTCTCAAATCCCTTGTATGATATTGGTGAATAAAATACTATTTGATATAAGGAGATAAAAAATGAAACAAGAATTGATTAAAGAATTTATTGAATTTCCAACATTTCATGAATCTTTTGTAAAACCAGCAAATATTTTTACTGCTGAAACAGAATGTTGGAGATTCATTTGTCCTAATTGTGACTTAGAGGTATCTGTAATCAGAAGTGCAACAAGTTACGGTGGATATAATGGTTTATTTGAATTAGCTTTTATGCAAGATAACCATGTTTGTTATTCAACAGAACTTACTAATGATGTAATTGGGTATTTGACTAAAGAAGAAGTATTAGGGTATCTTGAAAAGTCTAAAAATTTATATCTTGATGTTGAAACAAATACATATCGTGTATACTAAAAGAAGAAGAGACGGTTTTTATGCCGTCTCTTTTGTTTAGTCTTTAATACTTTTTACAAATCCCTTGTATCATATTGGTGATATAATTAAGGAGGTGCTAGAGATGGCTAAAGCGTTAGGTATTATTTTATATGGCATTGCATTTTTTATTGTAATCTGTTTATTCCATTAATACGTGGCTTTGGCTATCTTCAGCATGCCTTGTATAATAATGGTGAATAGTAGACAAAATTTTAAAAAAGAGGTAAAAATGGAACAAGAATTAATTTATTCAAATAAGAATGGTGCTTTACACAAACGCCCTAGATTAACTAAGTTAACTGAAGCTCGTAAAAAAGCTGGCTATAAAAGTCAATATGAAATTGCTAAAGATTTAGGAATTACACAAACAGAATATTGTTCTTATGAGTCTGGTAAAAAAGAAATGCCAGAAAAAATTGCTAATAAACTTTCTGCATTATTAAATATATCAGTTAAAGAAATTAAATCTGTTGATTATGCAAATGAAAAATTATCAGATGATGCAACAAAAGTATTAGAAAAAATATTTAAAATGTTAGGTGAATTAGAATTATGGCAACTTAATCAATTAGATGAAGCTATAACTGATATGAGTCTTATGAATGGTGTTATAAAATATAGAAAGTTGTTACAAGCAAATATTAAAAAACTTAAAAAGAATGTTAAAAGACTTAAAGGTATCACAATACTAGAGGAAGATTATAATCTTTTATTAGTTGACGCTATTAATTTAAATAATGTATCTAATTTATCTATTCATTATGAAACAATGTTAACTTTAATTGATATTGGCTTGTTGCCAGAAAATCAATTAAAGGATTTTATTAAATATTTTAGTATTATTAAATAATTATATTTTTTTAAATAGACAAAAGGAGACAAAAAATGAACAAAGTATTCGAATTAGTAGGCCGTGCAGTTGTTGGTGGGGTCATCGGTTTTGTAGTTGGGTATGTAACCCAAACTGCCATTAATGGTGGTTTAGTTAATAATGTGAAAACAGATGTTGAAGGTCTTAAACAATTACTTAAAGATACAATTAACTAATAAGCGAAACCTTGTATAATATTGGTGAAATGCCTTAGTTAAATTATTCGTCGCATGTTGCGGTTTAATTTAATTAAGGCTTTCATATATGTTGAAGGTCGGCATCGAACCTTCTGGGGCAAGCTGAGTCTTGCGAATAATTGCGGTATTGGGAGGAAAGCTAAGTCGTAAAGATATGTGAACTCCACTGAAGGCTATATGTAATAGTGTAGTCAAGTGTCCAATGGATTGAAACTCATTAGAGAATATAATATCCTAAAAGACCGCAACTTCCATTAGCGATGATACTAATGTTGAAGAAGTAGTGGACTACCCTATCGAAAGATAGGGACTATAACTCATATTAGCGGATTGCGTTAAGGTCGAAATACCTTTCATAATCATAAGTAAATTAATAGTAGACGTAAGAGCTACCATCCGCCAATATTTCATGGGCTTAGTAGTGAACACTGGTGCAACTCCAGTAAAGCCCGTTTGCATTGGAAACGTTATCGTAATTTGGGTGTTCCAACGGTTTCGGAATGCCCTGTACGATAATGGTGAGTGAAATCATTTAGTCATTCATACCTGTTGTATAAGGAAATGGTATTGGCAATGATAAAAAATAAAGTAACTCAAAATTTTTTTTATATAAGATTAGTATTAAATAAAGTCCTCTAGTCAGATAGTAGAGGCACATAAGGAGATTTGCTATGAATAATTTGGCAATGATTAAAGGTTATGTATCCAAACAAAATACAAATTTTAAACCAGCTAAAAATGGTAAAAAAGCTGTGTTTAGCACAACGATTGCAGTTGCTACTGGTACTGTAGATTCTGAAGGTAAAAAACAATACAATTGGATTCCCGTTAAGTCTTTTGGCAAGACTGCGGAATTAATGCATCAGAATTTAATCGAAGGTGATTACACTGAAGTAACTGGTCGTTTGTCCATGAACTCTCGTTATACAAACAAAAAAGGTGAGTTGGTGTATGAAACTTGCTTCCTTGCTGCAACAGAATTTAGCCGTTTGAGCCGTCGTGGCGAAACTGCTAAAGCTGTTGAACCAGCTGTAGTAACTGAAGAAGTAGTGGAAGAATTCGAAGGTGCACCAGAAACTTTTGGTGAAGTAGAAACAACTATTCTTTAATAAAGAATAGAATAAAAGTCATACATTAGTAGTGTAACAACTGCTGATGTATGATTTTTTATTTTTATTATTTTTTAACTTGAGTTAAAAAATATGTTTTTGATTGAAATTAAAAAATAATATGTATATTGTTAATATTTAAGGAGGATTGCTATGGAAAACAAATATACATTAGAAGAAATTGTAAAAGTGTTAAGTGAATTTAAAGATGTTATGAACTATATTCGACAAAATCAAAGCGTATGGGATAGTACTGTACAAGAATGTGACAAAGCATTTGGCGATATTCGCCATTACTGTGAATTACAATATCCAACAGAACGTAAGGATAAAACTAAAGTCGTAAAATTAATTCATGATACATCGGTGCTTCGTCGTCAATGTAAAGATTATTTAGAAGTATTAAATCCATTATTCGAAAGTGGTTTATTAGATATGAAGCAAATTAATAATATAGCTCATGTAATTAATCAAATTAAAAAGAATCAAGATAAACAACGTGTATATAAACCTCGCGTACTTGAAGATTTATTTGTGGGTAAATAATATGAAAAATGATGGAGAAGAACTTTTTGCTTCTGTGACAATTATATTATTCTTTGTTATAATGTTTCTTTGTGTTTCACCTGGAACTCAAGAAGATACATATAATAAAGAAGTTCAAAAATATAATAAGTATGTTGAAGCTCAAAATTATAATATAGGTGATACGTTTATTATCACATACAATGAAGACACTAAAGTCGTAAATTTAGCTGTTAAAGATATGGAAGAAAAAGGATATAAAAAATTATCTATTACACCTGTATCTCGAAAAACAGGGTTTACTTCTTCTACTATTGAATATATGGTTGAATATCAAAAGATTAAATAGTAATATAGATATCTGTCGTGTTTTTAATTAAGAATTGAGAGGTGATATTATTTTTGATAAATTAATTAATCTTGTTTTTAAACTATTTTTCTGTCATAATAAATATGAATTAGAAGTTTTTAAACTAAGATTAGAATTAGACAAGAAAGGATAATCATGGCCGATACATATTTTGTTAATGAGTACGCTCTTGACGATGCATCTGTGCTTCGTAAAACTACAGAAGACCGCATCAAAAAAGCTGTAGAGCGTATCGTAAAAATTTTATATAAAGCTATTAAATTAGCAGCTGAAAAAAATGAATTTGAAGTAACTAGCCAATTAGATTTAAGTTCTGACAGAGATTTAGACAGAGCAACTGTTGAAGGTGTCCGTACAGAACTTATTAATAAAGGATATACTGTTTCTTATGAAACAGAAGACCATAATATTTGGAAAATTAGCTGGTAATTTTTTTATAAGGAGGAGACAAAATGGTAACTGTTTTTACGCCAAGTAGTGAAGAATGGAATCAAGGCATTATTGGTTTAAAAGATATGCATGGCAATAATGTCATGTTTAATGATATCGTAATGTTAATGGGACAAGAATATGGAATTTATTTAATCCCACGTAATTGTGATGATTCCTATGGTTGTTGTTTAACAGATGATAGAAATTGCCACGATAATGATAGTGTTATTAAATTTGATGAATTTTTAGACTACGAAGATATTCGTATCGTAGGTAAATTTGATAAAAAAAATAAAATTTTAGTTGGTAAAATTGGTAAGTCTGAAAAATGTATGTCTTATCTTGCTAAAAAACGCCAACGACAATATAATCAATAATTTATTTTATAAAGCTCATCTGGTAAAGATGGGCTTTTATTTTTTATAATGTGAGGATAAAAAATAAATGTTGCAATTAAAAGGTACAGCATATGATTTCATTAATAGATTTGACAAACTTGATACATTAAGTTTTGATATTGTATATGCAGATAAACCATTATCATGCGAATTAAGAAGTTACAATATGAAAGATGAATATTCTCGTAGAGTAACTATTTCTCTTAATTTTGCGGTAACAGAAAAAGAAAATAAGTATTTTGTAAAACAGCATATCGAATACATTTCTATTGAGGTTGATACAGAATTAAATAGTATTAGAATTAAAGACATTGATTTTGATAGATATAAAACGAAACATGAACAAATGATTGAAGAATTTATTATTGCTTTATATAAAAATACGGAGGAATAAAAAAATGAAAAAACTTATTGAGTTAGAACCTGGTATTTTAACTGCCGAAAATTTTTTATATCAATTACAAACATGTAAAAATGTTGTACTTGAAAATGGATACGATGAAAATTTTTATATTAAAAATGTATATGTTCCTAAAAATTTTAAAGAAAAACGTACAGTTTTGTTTAGCATAAATTTTTGGCGTAAAGATGCAGGCTATCAAAGCCATGTTGTATATACACCAATTCATATTGAATATGCAGTACATTTAGAAGATAATTTAATTTCTTGCGTAGATGATTATGCTCCATTAGGAATAGAATTATTAAGCAAATTAATAAATGAAGTAATCCTTGTATAATATTGGTGTGTTATTTTGGCACAGTATTTTTTTTAATTAATTTATTTGTATAAGGAGTATTAAATTATGATGACTTTAACTTTTAATCACGAAGCAGAAGCTATTGCAATTATGCATCATATCGCACATTTTGCAGAAGAGACTAATAATGTAATTCATACTGGTGATGACCGCTATTCTCTTGAATTTTTTGTATCAACATCTTCGATGTGTGCATTTGCCATGAATGGTGAATTTTTAAGTATGGTAATTAATGTAATTCGTTCTGGTTGCGATATTCATTTTGAAATTGACATTGAAGATAATATTGCTGGTGGTGGATATCCACAACCGTTAGTATATCAAATGTTAATGGGATTATTAGTAGATATTATTGATGATTTTAATCAAAAAGAATATATTAATTCTGAAGTTTAAAAAAAATAGCCACGCATTAATTTGCGTGGCTGTATTATTTTTATTTTTTTAAGGAGAATATATAAATATGGAATATATTATTCGACATGAATATAGAGATATTCATAATGCATTATTACAAATTTATGTAGAAATATTAAAAGATAAATATGAATATTTTATTAAAAATACTAAAGAGGTTCAAATAAAAATTACAGATTTAAGTATGAGAATGACAACAGATAAAGAATTTGATGTTGGATTTAAAATTAATAAAAAGCAAGATGGAAATACTTATGAACAAAATGTTAATTGTGAATTAATTCAAAAAGAACATGGGCTTGGAGAGTTTGCTATTTTTTCTCTTTCTGAAGAAGAAGGAGAATTAATTATTAATATTTTTAAATTTTTAAATAAAAGATTTTATAAAGCTCAATTAAATAGAGAACTATTAGGTGAATAATATGTTATGCTACAAAGATAGAACCTATTGTGGAGCTGAATGTAAATTACAAGGAACTTGTAAAGATAGTTATGTGTATGCTAAAGAAGAACAAGCAAAGCATCCTGACGCATTTGTAAGAAAATTGCCTTTTTCTATTCGACTAGAAAATAGTTCTTGCGAAGAAAAAATCCCTATTGACAATTAATATATAATTTTGTATATTAATTATGGTTGACAATTTTCATTGTTTTTTACCTCCTGTATTAAATAAAATAAATAACCAAGATGAAACGAGATATTTGTGAGAGGATATCTCGTTTTTTCTTTACTTTTATCTTGTTGTATGCTACAATAAATATATATTTTAATTAGTAAACAAGAGGATAAAAATATGGTCAAAGTGTACGGCTATGCTCAAACAGTATCTGGTGAGCAAGTATATGGTCGTTTAATAGATGAACGATATATTTTAAAAGACGAATCAATTATTATTAATATTAAATTAGATTCATTTGAATCAGATAATGAAATACGAGTAAAAAAGCAAGAGAAGCAACTCTCTTTAAATAATAGAAAAGCTAATACTCAAATTAAAAAAATAAATAAATTAAAAGATGTATCATCTTTAGCTACACCAGAAATGCTTGGAAAATATTTAGCGATTATTATGACTCAATTTGCTAATGAAGGTATTCCAAGAGAAGATGAATATACATATGAATATGAAAAAGAAAAAGCATTAGAAGAATCAGAATATAAAGAGGTATTTGAATAAATGTTAAGATTTCAATGGACAGAAGAAAATGAAGTATTCGATAATCAATGTGAATTTACTATCGAATTAAAAAATGGGTACTATAAAGAATTTGGTACCGTAGATAAAGATACAGTTACTATGTTATTCGGAGAATTAACAAAAAGAGATTTTTACCAATCAGATTTTGAATTAATTTCCGTAGAAGAAAATGAAGAATATACGGCTATTAAAGTTGTTGGCGAAGAATTATATGATTGTTATTTCTTAATGCGTGATATTATTGGTAAAATGCCTGAAGATTTATACACATGTTTCATTATTAATCCATTAATGAATTTTGCATATAAACATGTAGGCAAACATTCTTTACAGTTTTCTTCTAAATATGCGGTATATGATACATTTACAAAAGAATATGTATTAGTCGATACAATTAAAGAAATTGCTGAAGAAATTGGGAAATTCGCTGGCAGAGTATTCTTAAAAAAAGATAAGCTAGAAACAGAAAATTTTGCTATTCTAAAAATTAATGACGATATTACGTATATTCAAGATATCGAAGATGATTATAAACGTTATGTTATTAGTAGAGAACGCCACTACCCTATTTATGAAGCAAATAAAAAAATGGATAAAGAAGCGTTTATGAAAGAATTATCTAAAATGGTTGGCGAAGACATTAGCGATTTTGAAATCATCACCGTTAATGAAGATGATATATTAGATAAAAAGTAAGAATTAAATAAAAAAGTATGTGAGGTAATATTAACAATGGTAGTTTTGAAAAATAAGTTTTTCATGATTTCCTGTTTTTAATTATTTTGTATAATATTTTAATAAGATATCGATATGGAACAAATTACGATTACAGCAAAAATTCAAATAATTCCAAATAATAATGATAAAATATTGCTTCAAACAACAATGTTAGCATATAAAAAAGCTTGTAATTATGTTTCAGATTATATATTTGAAACTCATGATTTAAAATATTTTTCCTTAAATAAAGTATTATATTTAGATTTAAGAAATAAATTTAATTTAAAATCTCAAATGGCACAATCCGTTTTAAAAACTGTTGTCGCTAAATATAAAACTATTCTTAAAAATGAAAAAAGTGGATTAAACTTAATTTTAAAAAGCCACAATATGATTTAGTATGGAATAGAGATTATTCTTTAAAAAATAATTATTTTTCTGTTAATACTTTATATGGAAGAATTAAGCTGCCATATTTTGAAAAAGGTATGTCAAAATATTTTAACAATAATATTTATAAATTTGGTACAGCAAAGCTTATAAACAAGCATAATAAATTTTTTTTATATATATCTGTTACCTATGAAATTAAAGAATGTAAAAAATCTGATATTTATAATGTTGTTGGTATTGATAGAGGAATTAATTTTATTATTACAACATATGATAGTGTACATAAAACTAGTTTTATTAGTGGAAAATTTATTAAAAATAAACGTACTCATTATTCTAAACTTCGCAAAGAATTACAAGAACGAAAAACTCCATCTGCGAGACGAAAATTAAAAGCTATTGGACAGCGAGAAAACCGTTGGATGCAAGATATTAATCATCAAGTATCGAAGGCACTCATAAAATCTAATCCAAAATGTACGCTTTTTGTTTTGGAAAATTTAAAAGGAATTCGTTCTGCAACTGAATGCGTTAGAAAAAAAAATCGTTATATGTTAGTATCATGGTCATTTTATGATTTAGAACAAAAAATAATTTATAAAGCAAAGCAAAATGAATCTTGCGTTTTAAAAGTAAATCCTCGTTATACAAGTCAATGCTGTCCTATTTGTGGACATATTGAAAAATCTAATAGAAACAAAAAGATACATTTATTTACTTGTAAAAAATGTAACTATAAATCAAATGATGACCGTATTGGAGCTATGAATCTATATCGTATGGGAATAGATTATTTAATAAATAATGAAGTACCTAATATAGATATAACAAAATAAATTTTTGTTATAAAGGGCGCTATCAGCCTCCCTATAATGTAACACCACTTTAAATATAATTTTTTATTGAACAAAAGTCGGAGAGTAAAATCGATATAACGACTGGGTAGTTATAAATTTATTATTATAAATAGCTGATGATTTCCTCCTCCTCCTTTGTAAAAATAGAATACAAAAACTACTTGCATTGAAATTAATATTTGTCTATAATAGTTACGAGCTATTTTAGAAAATGTAGTTTCATTGTACACAAACCCCCACGAAATAACCATCCTGAGCAGCGACAGGGTGGTTATTTTTTTATTTAAAAAGAAAGGATTTTAAAAAAATGAGTGAACATATTGGTACTATACTGGTAACTATTTTAGTTATATTATTTTTATTAGGGAAATCATCTTTAAAATTTTTTAATAATGAACATGAAATTGGGATTAAATATAGTTTTAGATTATTTTTTGAAGAACCAGATAGCCCACATAGTTTTAAATTTGAAATCATGTGGAGTAAATAAGTATAAAAAAGAAATTAATTAAGGTATATATTAGAAACTTGCAGTTTGATATTCCTGATGTGTCTTTAAAAAATAGAATTAGAAAATTTAGTATATATAAATGCTGAAATAAAAACATACGCAAATATCTTGTCAGAAATTAAAAAAAATGCTAAGATTAAATAGTAACTTTTTTATGATTTTAACGAAAGGATATTAGTATGGAAGATATTGTTAATCAACCAAAACATTATACATCTGGTGGTATTGAAGTGCGTCCATTTATTAATGCACAAGGCTATAATTTCGATATGGGAAATGTGATTAAATATATTTCTCGTGCTGGGTTAAAAACACCAGATAAATTACTTGATTTAGAGAAAGCATTAAATTACATTAACGATGAAATTAAAAAGGGTAACAAGAAATTAAATTTTGAACCTACGGATACATTTATTTCTGGTTACGAATATATTCGCAGTCAACATCATTTAGATAGCACATTACAAAATGTGATTTCTCTTTTATCTAAAGATGAAAAAACAGATATTATTTTAATGTCAGATGTAATTTCTGCTCGTGATTTATTACAAGAAGAAATTAATATGTTAAAGTTATAGTAATATACTCATTGAAGTTTTTATTTTTCTCTTTAAAGAAAGGAAGAAACTCCAATGAGTTTTTTACTAATGGTAAAAGAATATGTCAAAACGCACAGAGACTTCTTACTATCTTGTATTCGCAAAATCGGACTTATTGTTCTTATTATTTTGTCTTGTTTGTTTATCTATGATAAGTTTTTTGCAAGCCATGAAATAGAAAGTAAACCATCTAAAGTAATTAATGCAGATGGTACTATTAATACAAATAAACATTATCAGGAAGCAACTAAAGTACAAACGAATACAATCGAAAGAACTACAATTCAATATGTACCTAAAGAAAATCCATTTGATGCAGATTTAGAATTAGATAACTCTAATAAAAAAGTCTTTGTAAAAGTAAATGGACAACAGCATGAAATAGAAAATAATGTAACAGAAACTCAAAAATTTGAAAATGGCAAATTGGTTGTTACTCAAAAAGAAGAATCTGTTATTTCTATTGCCGCTCCAAAACCAGCAAAATTCTCCGTTAGTTATTATTATGGCGGAGGTAATAATCAAGGTGTAGGATTACACTACAATGTTTCTAAACATCTTACGGCAGATGCACTCTATATTAACCATAAAGCATATGCGGGCGTAACTGTACCAATTGGTAATATGGACAGTTCATCTAAAAAGCAAGATGTATCTAGTGATAAAAAGAAAGAAGGAAAATAATATGCCAGAATCTCCAGTAACAACAGAAGTTACAGGTCAACCAGAAGATGGTCATCCAACAGCAGCAGGTGAACAAAAAGTAGCAGGTAAGACTTTTAGTGTTATGTGCAAAGGTCACAAATATGTGTTCTCTAGCGATTTAACACCAAAAGATGATGCTATGCATGTTGTTCGTGCAACTGATGTATTAGCAAATACACTTGAGCTTACATTTAAAAATAAAATGTGTGTTAGTGTGGAAATCGTAAAATAATGGAATTAATTTTTAATAATAAAACATATTCTTTTTCTGAATATGTAAATCCAAAAGAAGAAGGTTTATATACAGCTGTATTGACTAGCAGTGAAAATATTCGTTGCGAAATTGTATGGTTTAATGGACAACTTCGAGAAATTAATGAATTATTTGATTAGCAAATAAAAAAAGAAATGACGTAGGCTTATGAACCTTGTATAATTAAGGTGCTAAGCTTACGTCTTTTTTTATTTATGTTATTTATATTTTATATAAGGAGATATTAAAAATGGAATATACAGGAAAATTTAGTAGAAATATTTTTAATGATATTGTTGATTCTATTGGTCGTGTCATTCATGAAACTAAAACTAAATCAAAAAAGAAACATAAAAATTTAGATATTACATTTAGTTTCAGTGATTTATCTGAACCCAAAAAAGAATTATTGTTATTAACAATTCGTAAGATTAAAGACATGAAAGAAGAAGATGTATTATTTTTTATCGATTCTATTAATCAATGCGAAAAAGAGAAAGGATATTATAATGAGTATCGTTGAGCGAGTAATTAAGAGTTTAGTAACTTATTACATTACAGGTTTTATTATTCGAGCTTTTAGAAAATTTAAATAATTAATTAGAAATTAAGGAGACAAAAAATGGATAGAGAAAAAATTATTGATGTAACAACTAAAGGTATTAACACAATTGCAGATTTAATGAATACTGCAATGGATTTTACGAAAGAAAAATATGATGCAGTGAAAGAAAAAGCTTCTTCTAAAGAAGTAAATTTTTCTAATGCAACTCAAATTCAAAAAGAATTTATTATGATGTTAGCTGAAAATTTACAAGATATTGATGATGCAACAATTATGCAATGTCGTGATATCGTAACACATCAATTAGATTTAAAACATGCTATTATTAAAATTAATGACGACCAAATTACAGTTGAAAATGTTGTAGCAGAAGAGGTAAATAAATTATGATTAGTCTAATTTTTTTTGGAATTGTTACTGTAGTAATCGGCATTTATGGTGCCAAATTTATTAATAAAATGAGAGGTATCGAAAAATAATGACACAAGATATTTTAATTATGATTACAATCATTACGATTGCTCTCATGTCTACAATTTGTTTTATCGTTCATCAAGTATTTAAAACACGCCGTATGCGAATTGAATATGATGGCGGGTATACTGAAGAAGAAATTAAAGAAATTGTAGTAGAAAAATTTAAATTATTGGCTTCCAGTCAATCATTAGAGCCTGGTAATTTTATTTACACTACAACTACAAAAGAAACCAATAAAGAACCAGAAAATAAAAAAGGGAGAAAATAATGTTTAAATATGTAGTTGGAAATATTTTAGATACAGAGTGCAAATATATTTTGAATCCTGTAAATTGTGTCGGCACAATGGGTAAAGGTTTAGCATTACAAATTGCTAAAGCATACCCTGAATCTGTTGATTCATATAAAAAAGATTGTCAATATGGTAGTTTAAGTATTGGTCATTTAACTAGCTTTAATGCTAAAGATGGCAAAACAATTATTAATTTCCCGACAAAAAATCATTGGCGGGACCCTTCTAAATATCGATATATTGAATCTGGATTAGAAAATTTAGCATTTTATATTGAATTTAGCGGAAACAAAAACTCTCATTTAAGCTTTGCAATCCCGCCATTAGGCTGTGGACTTGGCGGATTAAAATATGATTTCGTTCATGAATTAATTCAACAATATTTAAGTGAATTTAAAAATATTACTATTGAGTTATACGTAACTCAAGAATGGTATAATAAACATGTACAACGCTAAAGATATCGCTAAATATATTTTGTTAGTTTGTAATCAAAATCATATACCTATGGACGTATCTAAACTATGTAAAATTTTGTATTATATTCAAGGCATTATGTTAGTAAGATTTGATAAACCATTTTTTAAAAATGATATTATCGCTTGGAAATATGGTCCTTGTGTACCAGAAGTGTATTATGAGTATGCTCATTATGGTGCAGAAAATATTTATATTCCTGATGAGTTATTATTAAATACTTTACAATTAAATGTAGAAGAAAAGAAATTAATTGCTTATGTATTATTAAATACTAAAGATATGGATTTTTGCCAAATGATTAAAAGTACAACAAAAACTAACAGTCCCTGGTCAAAAGTAGAATTAAATGCTATAATTACTCATGATTTAATTAAACAATATTTTACATGGTTTTAGAAAGAGGAAATTAAACATGAATGAACAAACTCAACAACAACAAGAAGAACATATTATTATTGACTTAGATAATTTAATGTTGCCTAAATGTCGATTTGAAGTAGTATCTTCTTATAAAGACAAAAATATTAAATTGCCGACACGTAAAACATCTGGGTCCGCTGGCTATGACATTGAAGCTGCGGAAGATGTTATTATTAAACCTCATTCTTCTACTGCTGTACCTACTGGTATTAAAGCATATATGGACGAATGTTTAGTATTAAAAATTTATATTCGCTCTTCGTTAGCATTCAAGCAAGGCTTGATGTTAACTAACTCAACAGGTATTATCGATAGTGATTTCTGGAACAATGAAGACAATGAAGGGCATATTCTTGTAGGTTTATACAATACTACAGATAAAGAAATTAGTATTAAGAAAGGAGAACGTATTGCTCAAGGTATTTTTGAAGCCTACATTGTAACGGAAGATGACGCAGAGCAAGAAAAAGAAGTTAGAACTGGAGGCATCGGCTCTACTGGTAAGTAATACGTCATATTAAATACATGGATTATATTAAATTGATGGGAGATAGCGAAGATTGGACACAAGATATTGTTCAAGACTTCGTTGACTCTCATAATAATTCTATGGAATTTTTGCTCAGAGAAATTAATGAAAAAGAGTCAGATTAAAACCGTTTGTGTATATTTACAACTTTAGTTATAAATAATCAACGAATAGTCCATATATCTAGTGATAGGTATGTGCCAAGATAATCTATATCTTGGGAATTCATTGAATTGCTGGAAACTCTTAAAGCTTAAAATACTACAACGTAATTTTGAAATACAAATAAGCGTGAATGTTGCGAAAGCAGAAAAAAATTTTAAGATAAGATATGGTTAAATCCTAAGTCTCAATAAAAAAATAGACAATCAGCAGCTAAGTTCCGAATAGGAAAAAGTTCAACGACTATCTCGAAAGAGAGTACACTCAAGCGAGTGGAAGTGGTGAAGGTCTTTATTAGTAAAATAAAGATTAAGATATAGTCTGTGCCTTATCGAAAGATAAGGGTGCGAGTAGTGTCGCCGATTAAGAAGTAGCGAACTTAATTGAACAATCATCCTTTTAAAAAGTCTTATAGTTATAATTATATATTGATAAATATTTCTTTTAGTATTATAATAATAAAAATAAATAAATTATTTTTATTAATTTTTATAATACGAAAAGGAGGTGTTTACCATCTATGAATAAAAATTTTAAAGTTAGAATATATCCAACTCAAGAGCAACAAATTCTTTTAGAAAAAAGTTTTGGAGCATCAAGATTTATCTATAATCATTTTTTAAAATTAAAGCAATATTTATATCAAGAATTTAATATAAAAATTACTTATAATCATATGTCAAAAATGTTAACGGAATTAAAAAGACAAAAACTTTGGCTCACAGTTCCAGATAAATGTGCTCTTCAAAATACTCTTAAAGATTTAGATAATGCTTATAAAAAATTTTATAACGGAGCTAGATATCCTAAATTTAAAAGAAAAGATGGTAAAAACTCTTATCGTACTAATCAATGTATGAAAGTAAATAATTCTTTTATTTCTATTCCAAAAGTAGGATTACTTAGATATAAAGATACATATAAATTAGAAGAAGAAAATATTCTTAAAATTTATAATATTACAATATCTAAAGATATTATTGGGTATTATTATGCTAGTATTTCTGCGGAGGTCTATATTCCTCATTTTGAGAGAACCAATCAAAGTGTAGGTATAGACTTAGGATTAAAAGAATTTGCTATTTTAAATACTGGAAGAAAAATAAATAATCCTAGAATATTAAAAAATCTTGAAAAGAAATACAGAAAATTAGCTAAAGCTGTTTCAAGAAAAGTTTATGACTCTAATAACTATAAAAAAGCTAAATTAAAATTAGCTAGATTTCATAAATATATAGCTAATATTAGAAAAGATTTTTTACATAAACTATTAACTAATTTAATTAAAGAATATGATATTATTTGTGTTGAGGATTTATGTTTTAAGGGCTTTATGAAGTCTAATAAAGCTAAGTTTTATCAAGATGTAGCTCAATCAGAATTTATACGTCAATTAGAATACAAAGCGGAATGGTATGGCAAAACTATCTCTAAAATAGATAGATTTTATCCATCAAGCCAATTATGCTCTAATTGCGGTTATAAAAATCATGATTTAAAAAATCTCGATATTCGTGAATATGATTGTCCTATTTGTGGTACACATCACGATAGAGATATAAATGCAGCGATTAATATTCTACGCGAAGGATTACGAATTTTAGAAAATTCTAATATATAAATATATAATTATAACCGTGGGACAAACGGGGATAGCCTATCATATCTGAATTCCTCTACCTTTAGATTTAAGTAATCTTTAGGCATGTTTTCTTGGGTAGGAACCTCGTCACTTTAGTGATAAGAGGATGTCAGATGCTATATGAATACTATATCGACCAAATGTATAAAGATTTTCAACAATCTGGGCAAATTCCATTTTAATTAGAAAGATAATAACATATGGAAATTAAAAATACTTTAGATAGAAAATTTTTTTCTAAAATAAATATACTTTGTATTTTTGTTGCTATAGCTCTAGGAACGATTTTTAATTATTTAAAAATTGCAGGCACAGAATATGCATTATATTTACTTGGATTAGCTTTTGTATATGAATTATTTATTATTTACATGTTATTTACAACAAAAACTGAAATATTAAATAATTTAGACAAAAATATTTGGAAGTTTTCTTTACACAATATTGAGCCAGCAGAAATTAAAGCTTTCTTATTTAGCCATTTAGTATTTTCTTTCATTGTATTGGGTGGTATTTTTATTGATACTGTTTTGTATTTTTTAAATATTGCAATGTTTGAAAATATATATATTATTTTTATTGTGTTTCATACATTTGATTTATTAAACCAAATTAAAGTTAAGAATTTATTAAATAAATAGAAGAGGTAGACAAAATGAATTTAACAAATTTCGAAAAAGCTGTATTAGAAAAAGCACATAAAAATGGATTGCGTTTTTTAGTACGTGCCAATGGAAAAGATATTATGTTTTTGCAACAAAATCCTGCACAAAAGAATTTAGTTGAATTACAAGATATTATAGATAGTTTAGAAAATATTATTGAAAAAGTAGAAGTTGTTTCTGATTTTGGCGAATTTAAATTTTCTAAAGTAGAAGAAATTCTTTCTATTGAAAATATTCTAGGCATTATTGATTGGTCTAAAGTTAAAAAAGATACACTCGTTAAAGTTCGGTCTGCTAACGGCGTACAACATTTCCGTTATTTCTGCCGAAAAATTGATAATGTACACGGTATTGAAGTATATCCGTTTGGCACAACTTCCGTAACAGCTCCCAATGAAGATACAGAAGTATATTATGATTTTGAATTGGTAGAAAAATAATGAAACCTACTGATATTCAAACATATACTCATAAAGATGGTAAAATTGTTGAGGCAGTTCAATATATCGGGCAACCTATTTCTGAGGAATGGTTGCCTGAAACTGCTTATATTTTTGATGACGATGGCAGATTGTTTGTAGCTGGTGAAAGCTTTCAATATGAGGTAGATATTACGGATTATATTGTTAAAGATGGCCGCGGATTATTCTTTGCTTTACCAGAACAAGAGTTTTTAGAAAATATTAGGTAATATATAAAAATGCCAATATTAAAATAAAATAATAAGAATTAATACACAATGAAAATATAGCAATATATTTTGTAGTATCAATTATATTTTTTGTTTAAAAATAATAATTGGCCTATACAAAAGGAAAGCAAAAACATTATAAAAGATGTATCGGTTGAAACTATCGATTGTAATAAATTATTATTTCTTTAGTGTTCTTTTATTTTTGGAGATAAATTGAAGTTCACTAATTTTCATGTCGGCCCACGATTTATTTAGATAAAATCTAAATAATAGGAGACTGAAACTGAAAGTTAGGAGATTAATATGAGTCTTAAAAAAGTGATGTTAATGTTTATTTTTGTGTTTGGTTTATTTACTGTATCTGGTCAAGCTGGTGCTACCGAATTAACTGCGTATACGCACACAGGTAGCCCAATGGCTAATGGTGAATGGCCTTACGAAGGTGCCGTAGCATCTAATGATTATGCTTTAGGTACCGTATTGAATATTAATGGATATAATTACGTAGTGGCTGACCGAATGGCTCCTGGTATTCATGGAGTGATTGATATTTTTATGAATGATTATGACAGAGCAATTCAATTCGGTCGTCAATATGGCGAAGTATACGTCGTAGCGTAGTCTTGAAATCATCTTTTGTTTTTACTCTACTTCTCCCATTGTGACACTGGAATTATTAATTAATTCATTTATTTTATTTTTTAATATTAAATAAAAACGAATTCAGGTAATATGGTTAATGAGCATTTAAAAAAAATGCAATACAATTAAACATATTTAATAAAACATATAGTGAATTGGTCTGAGGATGTTTTCCCCCTTATGTTTTTCATAAGGGGTTTTCGCCTCACTATGGAAGCTTACTCAAGTGGTTTAAGAGACTAGTCTTGAAAACTAGGAGGCGGTTAATAGCCGTGCCAGAGTTCGAATCTCTGAGCTTCCGCCATGGTAAAGTACCCAAGTTGGACAAAGGGAGCAGACTGTAAATCTGTCGCTTTTAGCTTCGAAGGTTCGAATCCTTCCTTTACTACCATATGCTGGCGTAGCTCAATAGGCAGAGTAGCTGACTTGTAATCAGCAGGTTGTAGGTTCGATTCCTATCGCCAGCTCCAATACTTAATATAAAATAAATAGAGGGATGTTATATGTTCCAGTGTATTATTAACAAACTCAAAAACATATTCTGTAAAGAAAAACATTGTAAACAATTTGACGCTTTTGTAGATATGCATCAAGTACATGAAGAAAATGTCATGCATCGGTTATCTACTATTGAGAGTAAAATTGATATTTTAGAACAACAAAAAGCTGCATTAACTGCTATTTTAGATAAAATAGAAAAATTAATTGCAGAATTAAAAGAAAAAAAGTAAATATCTCCTTTTAAATAACTAACTAGGTAATAAATATAAATGAGCCAGTTAGTTATTTTTTTGTACAAAAGGAGAGATGCTACTCATGTTTTCTCAAATGTTAAAAGAAAATGGTGAATTTTCTCTAACAAGATTTTTAGCGTTTGCTAGTTTCGTATCATTTATCCTTGTTACAATTATTATCATGGCTGTAAATTTTTACTTCGCATATGACCCAGGTTGGTATAGTACATTTGCTACTTCTACAGTAGGTGGTACTTTTATTCAACCAATCAATAAACTCATTAATAGTAAGTTTAATACAGCTAAAGGTTCATATCAAGAAATGCCTATTACAGAAGGCACTCAAGAAGATATTAAAATTTCTAATAAGGACGTGAAATAATGTACAAGATTTCTGACGATGACTTGCAACAAATGGCATTAAATGCACAAGGCAAGATTAATAAAATTTACATTCATTGGACAGCTGGTCATTATGACCAAGTATTTGATGACTATCATATTAATATCACTAAAGATGGTTCCATGTATACAGATACAAATGATTTGACTGAAATTAAAAATCATACATATCATAGAAATACAGGTGCTGTTGGTATTGGTGTATGCTGTGCATATAATGCAACGGGTCAAAATAATTTAGGCCCTGAACCTCCTACAGAAGCACAATTAACACAAGTGACTCGTGTAATTGCTATGCTTTGTGTAGATTTAGGTTTGCCAGATGATATTCAGCATGTAATGACCCATGCAGAAGCCGCTGATAATAAAGACGGCTGGTATGCTCATGAACCTTATGGTCCAGATTCTACTGTAGAACGTTGGGATTTTGATGTTGTTCATGAAGGTGATGCACCACGTTCTGGTGGTAATTGGTTACGTGGTACTGCTAGATGGCATGCGGCTCAATGGGGTTCCAATATCTAATTATGTAATAAGAAAAGACCTTTTCTCTAGTTTGAGTTAAAAAGGTCTTTTTTTAATACATAATTTTTAATAGTTGACAAGATTATTAGAAACCTTGTATTATATTGGTGTGGCCATTGTGTGTTTCTCTCCCCCCTGTACACATAATGGACATGCCTTTCTTTTCTGTGAATAGATAGGAGCATGGTAAAAACTCCTTTCAAATAAATAAATATAAATACACACTTAGTTCGGAAATAATAAAATAATAAATTAAAATTTTAACTCCCTGTATAAATTTTAAACATAAAATGTATTTACTTTCTCACCTCATATGTAAATACAAAACCTAACAAAAGTATTCAAACACAATCACAAACAACATAAAATCTTTTTCTAGTAATAAAAAAGTTTTTCATATTATTCATTTTTGTGTTTCCTATCTATTCACATACTTGTTCTTGTAGTTCAATTAGAATACCTTCGACTTTGAAGGAGATTTACGTTAAAGTCGTAACAAGAGCGTTAGCTATCATATTGTCGAGAGAGGTTACAAATCGACATTAAAATCCTGTATCAATATTGTAAATGACTATATTTTAGAGATGTTTTAGTAGAAACAATACAATATTCGGATATATACATCGGCGAAAACCAAGCTTAACGAGTATATACGAATACAATACGAAAATTTGAAGAGCACAAAATATCTTAGATGCCCAGCTGGTGGAAGGCCAGCATTACTTGTCCGTGTGGTGAAATTGGCAAACATGGCTGACTTAGAATTAGTTGACTTATGTCTTGTAGGTTCGAGTCCTACCACGGACACCATTATATTTTAATTGTTGTATTTTTTTGCTAAAAAATCCCAAAAGCTAAACTCCCTAAACATGCGAAGGATACAGCAGTTAAAATATTTTTAATTAATAATATAGCGTTAACTATTTATTTTTTATTTTTTAGAAAATACATTGTAATAATCTGTAAAATTTTAAGAAGCTACATACATTATACCTTTTATTTTACATAGTTAATGCTATATTATTTTTTTATTTGACGACAAAAAAGGAAAATAAAAATGAGACAATTAACAAAAAATACAACAATAGAAGACATTATTTTTGACTTAAAAGATGATGGTCAAAATGAATTAGCAAATTGGCTTGAAGAAAATTACATTGTTAATAAAGCTATTAATGAAGAAGCTATGTGCCAAGATAGCTATGATGAAGGTTATGAAGTTGGTTACGATGATGGCTATGATGAAGGCTGTAACGATGCTTCTGAAGAACTTAATATTGAATCTTATGAAAAAGGTTATAAGCAAGGCTTAATCGATGCTAAAAAATCAAAGTAGGTTACATTCTAATAAAATTAGTTGACAAATCATAATTTATTCTTTATAATTATAATATAATAATTATGAAAGGAATAAATTTATGCGAAACAATCTTATTAAAAATAATAAAATAATCCAATTTTTAAAAAATAAGGTATTAGAGAATGTATCTAACTAAAAAAATTAGATTATTACCCACACCAGAACAAGAAAAATTATTCTGGAAAAGTGCTGGCATAGCAAGATGGTCTTATAATTTTTTCTTGAGTTATAGTCAAGAAAAATATAATGAATGGCTAAAAGACAACACTAGAGAAAAAATTATAAGAGAGGGTGATGTTAGAAAATACATTAATAATGTATTAAAAAAAACAACACATACTTGGCTTAAAGAAGTTGGAAGTAATGTTATGAAACAAGGTGTTAAAGATGCTAATATAGCATTACAGCAATTTTTTAATAAAATTTCAGGTTATCCAAAATATAAATCTCGAAAAAAAACTAAACCTAGTTTTTATGTTAATTACGACAGATTAAGACGAACACCAAATGGATTTCGTGGTGAAAAACTTGGTATTGTAAAAACCAAAGAATCATTACCTAAAATTCCGAAAGGGCAAAAATATGTTAATCCTAGAATTACATATGATGGCAAATTTTGGTTTTTATCTGTAGGTTATGAAGTTGAACAAAAACAAATTAAATTAACAGATGAAGAAATAGGTATTGACATTGGATTAAAGGATTTAGCTATTGTATCTAATAAAAATAATTCTTGTTCAAGAAAATATAGAAATATTAATAAAGGACATAAAGTTAAATTATTAGAAAAACGATTAGAACGTGCTCAACGAAAACTTTCAAGAAAAATTTTAAATAATATAGAAAGTTATGATGAAAATCGTATACCAACATATATAAGACCTCTTAAAGACTGTAAAAATATTCAAAAACAAATACATGTAATTCAAGATTTATATAGAAAATTAACTAATATTAGAAATAATTATATTCATCAAGTAACAACTGAGATAGTGAAAACCAAGCCATCTAAAATTGTACTTGAAGATTTAAATGTTTCTGGTATGATGAAAAATAAACATCTTTCTAAGGCCATAGCTGATTCAAAATGGTATGAATTTAGAAGACAAATTTTATATAAAGCTGAGTTATATGGTATTGAAGTTATACTAGCTGATAGATTTTATCCTAGTTCAAAAACATGTAGCTGTTGTGGAAATTATAAAAAAGATTTGAAACTTAAAGACAGAACATATATATGTAATGAATGTGGATTGAAAATCGATAGGGATATTAATGCAGCTATAAATTTAGCAAATTATCAAATTTAAGAAATTTTAAATAAAATAAATTTCTAAATATGTACCCGTCGCATTGCCGGGGAATTTAAGCCCTTGGAGCATTATGGCAAACAAAAGTAGTTAATTTAATTTAATAACGAAATTGGATGCAATGAATAGGGAAGACATTTCGAAAGGAATGTCGTAACATAAGTTTATAAAAAATATATTTTATATAAAATTTTATAAACTTATCGCAGCGGTTACATTCTATAGCCTAATAACCAAAAGCCTTTTCGGCATAGAATTACAAACAGTGGTATGTTTGACTTGGGTGTAAATCGCCAAGCATCGATATCTGTTCCGATGTTAAAAATAATGGAGTAGTCGTTTTTGTCGCCCCCTTTTTACGACGATAAATATTATAAACTGGGGGCATTTTTTATTTTTTTGAGTATAATTTTTATTTTTTATATAAAATAAATCGAGGAGAGACTATATATGTTATTGTTTGAAGGATATATTAAATTTAGAGGAACGAAAAAAAATATAATTAATTTTCTAAGAAAAAATTTTTTAAAAGAATCTTTTAAAGAATGTTTAGGAAGTGAAATTCCAGAATATAAAAAAGTTATTTTTGTTAGTGAAAATAATATTATTCAAAATATAGAACCAGGTTTAAAGTTAAATTGTTTTAAAAAATCTTTTTTAATTAACAATGCTTTTCCATCTTTACAACAAGTAAATGATGAAGATTATGTTGTTGTTTGTAGAATTATTGTTAGTGGCAATGTTGAACTACAAGAATTACAATTAATTGCTTCTGAATATAATATTGATGTAAAAGGTCATTTGACTAATAAAGATACTTTAGTGGATTTAGATTTTGAAGTGTTACGAGATAATATTGTAAAAAGTTATATTCATACTAAATATAAAAGTATAGATGATTTTTTGTGGTATAGTATTCATCCATCGTTTGGTGGTTATTAATATGAATATCGAAAAATATAAAGAAGACTTTTTAAAGAAATTAAATGAAATGACAGCGGAAGAATTAACTGCTATTTTTAAAGAAGTATTCGGTGAAGAATTAGACAAAAAAGAAGAGGATGCTAAAGATGAATGAAGATATTCGTTTTAAAATTGTTGAAGAGATTTGTTATAATTTAGAAGAATATCTTTATCAACAACATAATCAAAATTATATCGCTCCAGTACATATGGATATCTTAAAACATATATCAAAAAAAGTAGACACTATGTTAGGTGTTGCTACTGGAGATTATCAAGACTCTGAATACCAAGCTATATTAGAATCAGAAAAAAGAGGATAGTTATTATAAAAAAGGAGTATTAAAAATGGCTTTTATTGATTACGGTTGTTATGTTTGGAAAAATAATGAATTATTATTGCCAACAGCTGAATTTGACAAAGCAAAACAATATCTTGATTCTTTAGAAGAAAAAGGATATGTCAAACAAAAGTATGATAATTTTTCGCGGTTTATTGATGGTCATGGAGCTGTTTTTGGTACTAATTTTGTATATTCTGTATTAAAAAATGATTGCTCTTTTTTAACTATGATTGACCATGATGGCAAAGTAATTAAAGCAGGTTACTTTGGATATGTGACTAATCAAGATACGCATATTGTGTGGAAAAAATATTGGAGCAAAAAAGAATGTACCATTAACTATGAAAATGAATATGTTAGTGTTACTATGACAACAGAAACACCTGGTATTAAAAATTATGATGGACGTTTGTGTAAACATATCATTATTGATAAGCAAACAAATGATGAATATATTATTGTTGCTGGTAGTGAATATGGAACCAATGCTGATAGTTTAGAAGATATTGATGGTGCCTATACATATCCTGATGGCGAACCAGTTCAATGTGATACTTTAAGAGATGAAGCGGATTATAATAATTTCTTAGAAGTGTTTAAGACATTGAAAAATAAATATGACCGAGAATATTTCTTATGGAAAAGTTGGAATTGGCCAAATCCATATTTTAGTGCTTATAAATATGTAGAAATTGAAAATTATCAATTTGGTCGTTTACGCAATCGCAAAAAAGCATTACGTTTACAAAAACATATTCGTCCATTTATGAAATATGGATGCGTACCTATTAAATTTAAATATAGATATAGATTAAGATAATAATATAAAAAGAGGAGGAATTGACTATGTATTTTGTAATTTATATTTTAATGAGTTGTTTCGCGTTTACATTATCTTTAGTTCGTGGTCATGATGTACGCGAAAGTTATTTTCGTGCTCCTTTAGGACCATTATATATTGTATATGCGATTTACCAAATTCTTGTTGGCGATAAAGTAGTATACGATAAAAGTAAACAATCTGTTAATATACAAACATCTAATGTTGAATATATAAAAGAAAGTCCTTCTAATATGGCAGATACAGACCGTATCGTAATTAAATTTTAGAAAGGAAATATCATATGCATTACGTATTATATACATTAAGTTTTGTATTTATTTTTTTAGCTTTTTGTAGTACACTTACAGTCTTTAGATTTTTAAAAGATAAAGACTTTAAAGAAGAAATGAATGCAAATATTAAATATAAAAAATATGGTAAATTTACAGATAAAGAAGTTATTGAATATGGCTCTATTATTGTTTGTATTTTTATATTTTTAAGTTATTTGTGTTTTAAATTTATAGGTTAATCATGGATTTTTTTAAAAAAGTACATTCTGATATTCATTATTTAACGGCTAAAGAAATTGCTCAGTCGTTAGGTATCTTTAACAGAAAAAATGAATATGATGCAAGTTTCATCAGAAAATATTTTAATCATTATTTAAAAGATGATGCTCAAGAACTATATTTTGTTGGTAAGCATTTAGTAAGGGTATATCCATTTCAAGATGATAGTGCATATCTGCAAGTATTTCTTAGATTATTGCAAGAAATTAGTGATGCTACTTATATTCTTGATAGTTTAAGAGGTACAGATATTATTATTGTCGTAGACGATAAAGAATATTATCTGCGAATAGATATTAAACAATTTAGACAAATGTATAATATGTTTGCTTCGCCTATTGACAATACTAAATAATTTTAATATAATGATTTTACCGTAATCTATTATTTACTTAAAGGAGATTTAATTATATGAAAATGACAATTCGTGCCGCACTAGGCAAAAAGAAAATGTTGGATAAACAAATTGCTGCGTTCGAAAGAGAACCTGTGTTTGCTATCGTAACGCCACAAGATTTCTTTATTAATGGTATGCATAAAGATGAATGGAGTAAACATGTCGCTGAACGTGTACAATCCTTTAACGATAAATTAAAATATCGTGACCGCCTAAATGTAGCTATTATGCAAGCAAATGCAAATAATAAATTAGAAGTACCAGCATTTAATGGTTTCGACTCTACTACAGATAAGAAAGAATTTATTTCTTTTGCATCTGCTATCTCTCGTAAAAATTATTATTTGCAACTTCTTGATTTTGTTGAAAGTTTAATTAACGCTAGAAATGAATCTTCTATACGTTTAGATAAACTCAATCAAAAAGCTCAAACAATAGTACATGAACGTATGGCTAGAGAATATGGTAATACTACAGTAGCAGTTTCTACTAATGAACGTATTAAACGCGAACAAGAAATGTTAGCTGGTATGAAACCAGAATTCTTAGACCCAGCTAAATTGGCTGCTAAACTTGAAACTTTTAGAGACTATCTGGAAGAATATATTACTGAAATTGATGCTATTTTAGGTCATGAGACTGAAACAGTATTGATTGACGTAGAAGACTAATTTAATATACTATTGCTAATATATCGAAAAAATCTTAGATATATATTCTAGGTTTTTGGAAAAGTAATGTGCCATGAGTAATTCTAGTAAATCCAAAACTCCAATAGGCATTACACGTATAAAAAGATGACAATGGTAAATCCGATACTACAGCACAACTAAGATAGACAGATACAATTGGCGTGCTGAGTAATGTGGATTAAAGAGTTCGTGCATTGACTTCGAAAGTGCAAGTAATCATTAATCATTAATCTTTACTATTAATCTACTA